CATTTCTTCTCTGGCTCTTTCTCCTGACATTTTTTCATATGTGCCACTTTGAGGCGTTGAAGTTCTTCGGATTTCCACGCGTCTTTATCGTTCATTGTTTTTATGATAGTGGTCCACTTTATACCGATAATATATTATATTCCATCATCGCAGCTCTAGATTCGTTTATTATGGTTTCGGCTTCCCTGCCTCTGATATTGAACATACGACCCCCTATCTCTGAAGGATTTTCTCTCGCTACCTTTTCTATTTGTTGTTCTTGTTGTATAGTCACATTAGCTGCGATGATTGCCATGAGCTTGGTCCTGCGTGAGGGTTCGCATGTGATTAGCGCATCCCACACAAGCAGGAGGTCATCGAAATGGAACAGTTGTGAAAACCATATTAACAACCATTTAACCGTAATCATTGGGCATATGACATTGTAATGTGGTGTTAGAAAGGCATGCATGCGCGCGTTCTTCAGCCTTATGTGGTTTTTGTAATGTTTAGACCAGCGGTTGGTGTAGCGGAAAAAGTCGTGCGGGTCGTGGTCTGGTATCATGGGTCTCACGATGGAAATGATGGATACCATGGACCACCACGTATCCGCCAGGGCAAACTCGATATCGTTCTTTGAATATACTTTGTATAATATCATAGCGATATAGTTGAACCCCTGTAGGTAGCCATCACAAGGCATGATTTGGACGTACTGTATGAGTAGAGTTTTTATTATTTTTTGTAGTAGTTCGTCACCAGCGGCGAAATGAGTTCTAGGTACATCGGCGTCTATAGTTCTTTGTAAATCTTTATCTATTAAATAAGGATGGTGTACTATTATATTATAATACATTTTACGCGCTTTTTGTATATGCTCATAATCGCCTAGTAAATAGTTTTTCCAAACTTCGGCTCGTTTGCTCATTTGTCTAGGGGGTAACTCAGTTTATAGGGTAACTCAGTCTTCATAAACGACGATTCCGAATTTATCGGCGAGATGGGCGATTGCAAAGGTGACCGTGTGTGCATTGGCATTCGGCGAGACCATTTTGAACCATTCGTAGAACTTGTTATTAATGTCAACCGGTGAGGCGTCAGGTTCCACGAAACCCATATACTGACCCACGAGTTGTTGTACGCGGTAGATGTCCCATTTTTCTTGAAGTTTTCCGACGGTAGCAGGGCCAATGCCTGGTATGTCTTTGAGTTTGGTAGTGTTCCAATTGAATCCTTGGAGAAAGTCCACGAGAGATTCTGCGGTGGAGGAACTTTTACTACCGTCGAAGTTGCGTGTTGGGTGTTGTTCGAGTTTTGGCATTTCGCCAAGCATGTCTTCTTCATCATCGGATAGTTGTAATTCTGTATTAGAACGGGTTAATTTTGGGGCAGCTGACATTGTTGGTTTGATGATATTATAATGATAGCCATTGACACTATCGAATATTCTTAGCGTATCCGAACGAATGCATTGCTTTAGTTGGATTGAGTATATAACATACCCATATATGTTTAGTGTGTATGGAATATGCAACACCACTTATACTTAATATAGAATCCTCGTCATCGAAACGAGACGTAATAGAGAAAGTCAAAGAGTCCCACTTAAAAAGACAGGCCGTAATGTTAGTACCAGTAGACGATATGAGTATGAACACTGCGTTTTTCGTCGCTGATGTTTTTAGACGTAGCGGTCACTTTGTCCAGTCCGTGTCCCAACCCAAAGAGTTGAATATACCGTTTAATTTGGCGCTGTATATATGTTATATGTCAAATACCGTATTAGAGAAACAGATAACACGGGACGATACATTAGAATCGTTACAAAACGAGGCAGAGGTCACAGGCTCGTACAAACTTGTACGCGCGTGTGGTACCGCTTGCTCCACCGCTTGGAAATATTCCCAGTGGTTGATAGAGACAGGTGAATGGAGACAGATGGGCGAATTGAATCTCAATGCTATACCTGTGAAAATAGATGGCAAGACTATATTCAAGACTACCATCCAGATAAATCTTCAGAAAGTCAACGCATGGGGAGTATAGTATATAAGAGGTGCCGCAACCTTTTTAAATGAACTTACAAAATTACAAAGACGCGAATAGTACCACTAACAACGGGACTAATATCATTATAAAACAAGTGTTTATTACTGTTGACCCAGACATGTACGTGACTTGGGATGCATTGTTCATGTTTATCCTACAATCATTGTTATGGTATATCATAATCGCCTCGTGTGTTAAGGGGTTTAAGAAACGTTATACCCAGAGAAACGAAACACCCACTGTCGCAGCCGTTATCGTGCATGATGCGGAAAATGGCACGTCAAGACTCGTCCAGGTGACTGAGGAATAATACTATAAATAAATCATATAATCCTAGTATAGATGTCTATTGTAGCTATAAAAAAATCTGTTTTATTCGAGCGTATCATACCTCAACAGAGCGTATCCTCCCAACAATCTATCGCTACCAGCCAGAAGAGACTCTCTCTCCAGGACGCGCTCAACAATAATGACATGCCTCGAGCACAGAAAGCTGTGAAAGAATATAGAGAGTCGCTAGAAAATATTATGAAAATGTTAGAACAGCACCGTAGCATGACCATACTGACCGAACAGCCACAGTTCGATTGGGGCTGGGGAACCGGCTCGTATATGAGCTCCTGCTGGCAATGGGAAAATCTAATGACCCATGCGGTTGGATATGATATATTTATGACCACAGCCATGAATCTAGCAACCAAATCGAACTTTAAAGAAGCATCCAAAAATTTCCATAGCGCAGGTTCTTATGTTGTATCCGTATTGGAAGATGTATTGCCCAACTGGACCTGGAAAGAAAATCCTTCGATACATATGACCTTTGCTAAATTCTGGAAAAGTAAACTGGAATTCATATACGCCATGAAGGACCTATGCACACTTAACTACGCATACGCTGGCGTTGGTATCACGGACAAGAACGCAATACGGCTATTGTTACGAGTGGAAGGCCAATGCCAGAAGTCTCTAGGACACTGGATAAACGCGGACAACACCGCTCTCATGAACTGGGCCAGAGTATCCCGGGCGTTGTTGTTGGCTCGTCAACACACTGAAAAAGACGAATGGGGTAAAGCTTTGGGGCTTGTAAATGATTGGGACCCTATTCTAAAACGACTTATATCCGATAACCATCTGAATATTATTATGGAAACGTTGGTCACACAGTTGAATGAAATAGTAGATAAGCAAGACGATTGGGCAAAGACCAATAACCATGTACATTTTCTAGAAGTAGAATCGGTACCATTGGAGGATGTAACAGAACTAGAAGAAATAAAAAATAAAATACAACCATTATAAGTTAACGTCTTTAAACGACCAATTTTTAACCTTTACCACCTCTGCTAACTTTTCTTCGATAGAATTCTCAACCGCAAAGGTAATAACATCCAACGACTTCTTCGTCTGACCAATACGGTCCATGCGTCCGATACATTGGTCTCGAAGACTACGATTCATGCATGGTTCGAAGAATATTATCGAACTAGCTGCTGTAAGTGTCAATCCATAACTAGCAGACCGTGTGGTCAGTAAAAACGCTCTACATGTCACATCGTTTTGAAAGGTGTCAATAGCTTTCGCTCGTTGAAACCTGGTCATTGACCCGGTCACCACCACATGCTTGATGTTCGCTTCTTGTAATGCTTGTTGTATGTCTCCCAAAACGACACCGCTTAGACTAGTGAAGATTAAACATTTCTCCTCCGTATTCTGAAACCACTCGACCAGCCGTTTTACTTTTGGAGACCGTACATCGGTCCATTTTTTCAGCTCGTCGATAGTCGTATCCAACACTTCCGTTGCCCCTACCATAGGATGTTCACATATACTAAAGTCTTTGTCCGTCCCTGCCACCGAATCTTCCATCTTGATTTCTCTCAACACGCTATTTTGTAAATCAGCCCGACAACACGGACATTTCTTACGCGCAGTTTGTTGGTGGATAAAGGCATTGTTTATACATTCGAAACAGAATATATGCCCACAAGCAGTGATGGTTGGCGTGTCTATGGTGTCCAGACAGACAGGGCACCGGTGATTGTCCAGCGCTGCCAGGTGACTCTTGACCGTATTTTGGTAGGAAGCTGGAACGTTCGGTAAGTTGAGCGCAGCGGCGCTGGTAATAATAACTGGCATGCCAGCTTCCGAAGTCTTTGTCATCGGACGCCCGTAAGCAGCTGTCGGGACCATCGCCGGATTAAAGGCACAGAACCGCAACCAGGACATCCATTTGAGCCGTTGACTGTAATTATTAGCCGTTGGGTCATTCTCCACACGCTCATCGATTTGTTCGCGTAACAATTTCATCAGCTTTCTATGGCTCTCGTCCGTTGGAATAGTGATAGTAATATCATTGATAGAAGCTGGTTTCAATTGTGATATTGTGGCAACTGTCTGTTTACTCTGGTAAAACATAGACATTTTCATCTGCCTACGGAGAGCGTCTGCTATCGTTGGATACGTTTCAGAATAACTACTAAGCGCATACATTATAGAGCTGATTGAACGGCTAATGTAAGAGTGATGAGGAAGGTTGTCCAATGTTACCCATGGAAATATACGCAGGAACGCAAAGTAAGCACACATGTCCATGCTGCTTTTTACTATAGGAGTAGCCGTTATTACCCATTTGGAAGCCCTATTGGACAATTTAATATTGTTAATGGCTTTGAAGGTTCTGCTGGACATATCGCGTATATGGTGTCCTTCGTCCAGAATGATACGTTTCCAATAGATACCGGCTAAATCCTGGTGTTTAATGTTGGCAGAGTTAGTGGATAGCTCTGAACAAACGGTGCGGTACGTTGTAATGACAATATCACTCTCATCCGTGGCTGAACATTTGCGCCGGTTGCCATAGTATACATTAACCTTTAGTTCAGGTGTCCAGCGTTCGCATTCCTTTTCCCATGTGGATATCATTGTCGTTGGTAATACTATTAGGGTTTTCGTCCGTAGTGCTTCTTCAGCATTTCCCTGGTCATCCAACGTCTTATTCCATTCATCCACTATTTCTTTTTTACGGTCTCTGATGAGAAAAAGCATCTCTTTGGTCTTGCCAGAGCCTACCGCTTGTGCTATGATACCACCAGACGCCTTTGTTTTAATATACGTGTCGAATGTGTCTTGGCTCACTATGTTTCCCAATTCGTGTTGATACATGGCAAACCCGGATGCCAATTCCATTTTAGTCCATCCCTCGCCTGTCCCAGTTGCTCGTTCTTTTTCCATCATCCATTCCAACATTTGAACTTGGTGAGGATATAAATCCGGCCTGTTGTATACGGTTTGGCAGGGTTTTCTGTGGGCCCATTCTAGATAAACTTTTCCCCATTCTACCAGTGTCATTTGGTTGTAATGGTCGTAGTATGCTATACCGTGGTTGGTCATGGCGGGCGTGTTCGGTTCACGCAGCCCCGGGCATTGGTGAATCAGAGATTCAGGAAAATGAACGAATAAATCATCACCTTTGCGTACGGCGTTTATGATATTCTTTAGATGCAACCAGTTCATAGATTCTGCCGCCATGGACCTACCGTCTTTGAATATCAAATCGCTCATGTATAACTTGGTCCGGAAGTAATTTCCACTCCATTCCCGACCGTCGTACGATACAATCTCAGCATCGCGCATGGTAAACACAGAGGCACAGGCATCCAGCCATAATCTCTTTTTACGCCTCATGGATGTATTTGGCCTCTTAAACTGTTTCCAAAGTGGTAACATGAGCTGTGGTAAATTCTTTACCAAGTCGGTGTGGGCAGAGTTCTTCAGCCTGCGTGGCAATCCACATATGAACGAGCGTGCACCGCCTGGCAAACGGTCATCGTCCAACGTCAATTCGTTGTGGTCTATGCCATGGTATTCTAAAATCAATCTCATGCGACTCCACGCTACTGTTTTAGTCCAACGTAGTCTTTTCTGGTTGATACACCGTGGTTCTGGTATGTCTGGAGTCAATCTCAACCCTTCGTGGTATTTATCAGAGTAGTAGAGCAACGATTGCCATATAACTCCCAACGCAGGGCATTTGGATTTCATCACGCGTAAACGGTTGTACATGTTTGGTAAATTACCAACTGGCTGACCTTGACTGTTTATTCTACCCAATTCGTCAGTAAAGAAGGCTCCCTGCTGCTGCTGGTAATCACTATTGGGGTTAAAGGCGCCTGGCGCGTTGTGAAATGCTGGGTCAATCGGTATACAAACATCACCAATGTAATGTTTCATATCGGCTATAGGTCGTAACACTGGCTTTGTTCCGTGTGTTTCACGAATCCAAACGAGCGAGGGGTCTCCCAGTGTTATCCAGCGCGGGTCAGGGTTTTGGTCATCGCGTGATAGCCCTTGGTAGCGTGGTTCGATTTGAATAAACTGGTAATCTGGGTCGTAATCTACCACGCGGTAGTCGTCTGTTCCGATGGTTACGAGAGAGTTGTAAAATGTATGTTCAAATCCGGGGGCACCTACACGTTTAAAACGTTTTGGCATTTGGCCGAATACGGATTTGCGTAGGGCCCAATCTATGGCTGCTTGAATATCACTATCGAATATATTGGCTGCTTCATAGGCATAGTCGGCAAAACCCATAGAAGTAAGAGCCTCGATGGTTGCTTTGTGGTGTTCGTTCATTTAATAAAGATAGAGCTGTTATTTATATAATATTTATTACACATCTTGCATATTCGTCACTTTCTCGAGCCATTGCTTGTATTGTTTCATATAGGCGTTCACAGGCTTAATATTACCAACCATAGTTACAAACTGTCTACGTTCTGACTCTTCACATGTACTCCACCATCCTTCCGCTTGTTCAAAGAATCCATTTTGTAAACTAATCAAAAAACAAATCCATTTAGCGGATTTTATACCGGTCAAGTGTTTTACCACCAACTCTTCGTAATTGGTACCGCCGCTTCCACCATTACATAACCATTCCGCCAACACGGGCGAAGTGTCGTGCGGTCGAAATACTGTCGGGTCTCCACCATACTCCACTAGAATACCAATAAAGCCGTGTGTTTTAGATGCCGTTTTAAACGCCGTTTCACTATTGGGGCTGGCACCGTGTTCCAACAACCACCTCAACGATTCCTCATCGCCGACTCCCTGTTCGAGTATTTCTGTCAGTAGCTCCGTTGATTCCTCTTCCATTTTATCCCAGAATAGTTGTAAATATTTAATATCAGGAGCATAGTGAAACGCTGTCTTATTATCAGAATCACGGAGGGCAGGATTTGCAAAGTTGGCTATGAACCATTTGGCCCATGATTCTCGCCGTTGCATAGCAGTAATATGTAGAATGGTACGCCCGTCATCATCGGTCATGTTTATCCAACCTTTGAGGAATTGACTCTCCTTGTATTCTGTCTGAAGTGCCGTTGCGGATGTCAATAGACCGCGCACCAAGTCATATCGTTCCATGAGAACAACATAGTGAAGCAACGGCTTAGGTTCGTTGAGCGGGCCAAGCACATATGAACTTAATATCACGTTGAGTTGTAGCCAGTGTTTCCCCTCTTCTAGGTCATTCAGATAATCTAAAGCGGGTTGAACGTCTTGACGCATGAATAGAATTTCGTATATTTTTCGTATTTTGACGAGGATGTCTTTCGTCTCCTGGCGTATCCCACCCTCTACTGTACTAATTAAATCAAAAACGGTGACTTGGTGGCCCGTGTCCAACGCCCTCCATGTTTTATCAATAGTAACACCTTGTAAAATACATTTTTCTAGCCAGTCCAATTGCCATTCAACATCGGTCATGAGAATAAGTTGAAACCATTGCCAATCGACCTCGTTGTCTTTCCCTATCTTCTCCGTGAATAAATCCATCTGTTGATTCATAATAATAGTAGTTGCGAGACCCGCATCCTTCCAATCGGTAGATATAATATCTATCCAAACTTTACTAGGGACTTTCTCTGGTATAGATTTTAAAATAGACATGTCTAATAAAAAAAATTAAGTGTTTATAGTAATAATAGTAGCTCCTGTCCAGTCTCTCAAACGAATCCGGAAGCGTTGAACCAAGTCGTCAAAATCTAATGGTGCATAATACTTGTCTTGGAACATTTGACGCTGTGCATACATCCATTCCGAACATTTTGCCCATTCTACTTCTCCAGAATCCAATGATGCATTGACGGTACCCACCTTTTCCACCAATTCCTCGTCACTACTGTCCGCTTCGTACTCTCTAGTGTTTAATTCCACGCCCGCTATCACGTTAAGAAAGTTCATCTCTTCGTCTCCCATATCCACACGCCCATCATAAGGCATTTGCACTGGTATTGGTACGCTATACTCCGTGTAGTTGGGTGGGTTATCTACATCCCACCTGTCCATTAGAGTAGAAAGCAACAGAGGCTCAGGCCTTGGTTGAGCTCGTAAAAGAATCACGGCCTGGGCCAAACTATCCGATTTCTGTTGCGCAGAGAACAACTGTGCCTCTTCCTTCATGATTTCAAGGTCGGCTATGTCAAGACTCTGCTTGACTAAATCAACCATGTTTTTCTGAACTTCTACCTCGTTTTGGCTGACGTTGGTTAGACCACTAAAATAGGCGCTCTGTAGGTACTCGTTCCTTTTTTCTATAAGGCTTTCCAATTTTTTCTGAGCCTCTTCGACCTTTGTTTCCCATTCTTCCTTCTGTTTCTCTTTGTCATTTATGTTCTCTTTGTATACTTGTATCGTTAATTCGTTTTTTTGTTTATTCTGTATTGCTACACTAATCGCTTCATCGTAATCTTTGATATCTTGAGTGTTGTTGGAAACAAGCGGTTCGGCTATTGTACTTTGGTAATCATCGCGTTGAGTCGCGCGTGCTTCTAATTGCTCATTATTGAACAGGTCTCGGGCGTCTTTCCATTCATTTAGTCTAGATTCGAAACGTCTGTCCCTTTCCTCTTTAAACCTCTGTGCTTCGGCCGACAATGCGGATTGTTTGAATTCGTCACTTTTATTGTCAGAGCTCCCATACAATTCAGTAGTGAATGGTGTCCACATATTTAGCACCGGTATTGGTTCTACACGACCTGTGCCTACTCTGTTCTCATTGATAAGGTCTTTGTACTTTGTAGACCATATATTGTAAGCTGAAGTCAGTTTTGTTGATGGTTTGTCGTTGGCAAACTTGCCGTGTAAGATTCGGCTTATCAAAGGTATGAACAATGAACGGTTGATGATAATACGGTTGTCGATTCCCCTGCGAGCCAGCCATGCACAAGTCGTGTATGGGTCATTACGGTTAGGTTTTACCATTTTTTGATATTCACGGACCAAATTGACCCACGTAGAGAAAACTGTAGACCATCCGAATCCTACGTACATTGGTATTCCAGAAGAACAGCTGACTGCCAACAGGACCACGAAAGTCAATATAACAGTAGACTCCGACAACAAAGGTGTGACAACACGGCCAAGGAGACCTCTCTGCCTTAGAACCTGTTCTTTGAGGGCTTTAATTTCAATAGGCTGGTCGGTTAACCAATTGTTGAATACGATAACGTTGACATCGTTTACCAAACAATAACCTATTATTTCTGGACTTGTGGAGTAGATAACAACGTTACCATTATCTAACATGAGCCCTTCGTCCAATGAAATTTTTAGCGCGTTGAGTCTATCGTGAATAACCACCATACGTTGCTTTTCGTCCGTTATTTTCTCAACCGCAATGTTGGCATCGGTAGTCAGCTCGTCCCAACCTAGTTCTGGAGGTCTCCACCATGGAGATTCGTTTCGTAAGGTGTAGACGTATACCAAATGCGGCATGTTCAGAGCGTTTAAACCGTACCTGCCGAATTTAGAGACGCCAGTAGAGCTGTCATCCAACACAACTATTTGCGTGTTACGAAGGAGAGTGGCTGTTGTTTCTGTACGGCTGAGTTTCGCTACCTGGTGAAACCATTTCGTATGGCCGTCCCTTAGCCAGAATTGGGCTGCCCAAGCATACCACCGGTCAATCACGCCAGGCTCTTCGGTAGACCATACCGTTTCAAGCCAAGGCGTCCACGGTACATTCGAACGGGCGTTTTGGTAGGCCTCATAAGCTTCTCCCACATCCGTGATATCTCTCTGCTGTGCACCGGGGGAGTAAAGTATACGGAGAGACTCTGTGTGCTCTTTTTCCAATCGTTCGAGCCGAGCCACCGTTGCCCCGTCCTGTTCAAGGCGTTTTTTGTCTTGTTCGTACTCGTCCTTTTTCCATTCGAGTGCCAATCTATTCTGACGCTGTGATGCTTCTCTCTCCTTGTACAGTTCTTCCGCACCCTTCAAAACTCTCACGTATTCCTCTTCGGTGATGGTAACTGGCGATGAATCTATGGACGCCGGTGGGTCGATGGTGCCCTTGTACAATGGCATGGGCGGTAACCCTTTACCACCCATCGAAAAGCTAGTTAGTGTGGCCAGTTTCGATTCTAACATTTTGTAAACCTCTATAAAGTTTTGTTCTTCCTCTGAGTTTTCTACAATTTTCAAACGACGCAGCAGGCTACGCCATAGGGTAAACAACGCTACGTCTTCGTTCAACGGCCAAGACGCCACGTGTTTTATATACTTTTTCAAATCGTCCAAGAAACGTTTGCGCGCGACTACCAGTGTTTTCTCGTAAGGTATTTGAGTGTCTACAGAAATAGGTTGGATATCATCCACCGTTATGTTCGTCGTGTTCGCCTCCAGGGCTCTTATAGCAGAGTATAAGTATGGTATATCAGTCTCTCCGTTGGTTTCCACCCCTTTGATTGTCTTGACACCCTTGATGATAAAACGAATAAAATCAGGAAAGATATTCGTTGGGGCTTGACCATCAACAGCCCAAAATTTGTTCAACACTAAGAAAAAAAGAGAAGGGTCTTGAAAATAACGATACGCCAAGTTGGCACGGTACGGTGGGGAAAGTTTCTTTTCCCAAGTTAAAGAATGAAAAAGAAGTTCTATATTTCTCGCATTAGTTCCGGCAGATACCAACGTTCCTTCGAAGGCGCGTTGTCCGGGATATTGTGACATTAAGACAAAAAATATATACTTTATACTTTACTTTTAACAAACCACAAATGTCTGTTGATTGGTGACGGTGTGTATTTATATACAGCGATGATGGAAGGGCCCGCGGTGTCCAAGACACTGGTTTTAAATGTCATGTTCAACGCCCTATCTCCATCTATAGTTAACTCGAAACAATCTTCCATCCTGGCCATGATTGTTTCGTTTTGTTCGCTCGGTGTTGGCCCGCGCCATGTTAACGATATGGTCTCGCCGTATACCACCGAATGTTTCCGCACGCCGCGTGTCTGTTGGTTTATACCCACTTGACCTTGGAAATATAACAATCTACCAGCTATAGGGTCCCACAACTTTCCAAACCATATGGTTCTACCATCAACGTACCCGTCATGCTCATCGATTCGACGACTACTCAGTGCCAGTGGTATAAGAAGTCCGAACTGCTGTTGCATGAGAGATTCTTTAACATTGTGTCCCGCAGGATACGGTTTAGGTATGAACATTTTTGAGAATAGCTGCGAGGCACCTGCTGCGGCCAAACCAGCGAAGAAATGCATAGGTATGGCTTCTTCCATCGGTGGAGCGCTAGAGGCAAACCACGAATAAATAAAGGTAGACGCTACCGCTGGGGAGGCTACTTTGTTGTTCTCGATAGAAGCCAGAGCCACCATGGCGCCAGTTGTCATTTGCACTTGCTGTACACTAGGGTCGTATCCCATACCCAAACACATCATAGACATACAAGCAGCCGTAACCAGTGTGTTCTTAATACTCTGTGCCGTGTTCTTTCCCGCAACCGACATAATAACTATACGGTCTTTGGCAGCCATCCCGGGGGTCGTGTTGTAGCACACTCGAAACTGTTTAAGAACATCAAAAATGTTATACGCCTTTCCACTGTAATCTATTTGTTTGAGTTTTGCCCAATCATCCCATCCTTGCGTCTCTTCTTCAAATTCATAATCAGGGTAGCTCCTCTTAATTACATCCTGTGGTGTAGGCGTTACTTCCACAGCATCACGGACCGCACCGCCGGTGGTCGAGCGCGTGTACATGGTCTCTAAATCATCTACTACAACAAATGTTTCAGAGTTGTAGGTGAATATAAAACCTGGTGGGTAATGTATGTTCTTTGCGCGTGAGTTTGAACTTATGTGATTAGTCGAATATAATAAGTCAGCATTGTCGGTGTTAAACCATATCTTTCGCCGCCCACCTCCTTGTCGTCTGTACGAATTAGGTTCGTATATGGTATTGCCACCATCTCTAAGTTTGAAACGTCTAGACTGCTGAACAAATTCGTTCGCAGTATTCTTAAAGGGATTGTTCTGTTTCGTCGCACCAAAGGCCCACGCGTACCAGCTCTTCCTGTCCGAAACGTAGCGTTGAACGAATAAATCATTGTCAGGGTCCACACTTGAATCAATTATTGCTGCTAGTGTCTGACCCACTACAATAAAGGAGGTGATAAACATAGACCGCTCGATGTTCATGGCGTAGGTTGGAAGGCTGGCAGAGTTAGGACTGCTCCATTTGGCATAGAGAGCCAGCCCAGCACTAGTCAACGGGGCTAACCCCACCTTTACCAAGTCGATAGCATCCACAGTTCGCATGCCTTCCTTGGACACGCGTGAGTCACGGTCTACAAATAGTGAGGCCACCGACATGATACCCCAAGCCAGTACCAACCAATTCATTTGATTGTACATGCGTATCTCTGTTGCGTAGCAAGTTACCTGACCCTGTTGCCAGTTGGCTGCCATGGTATCCATCAACACCTGGTCGGAAGGCAGCTCACTCTCCGCAAATCCCGCTGTCAACATCGCGGCTTTGTTTCCTAGCCATTTTTCCAGGTCGCTAAGGTACCCTTTGTCTGAAAAGGTCTGTATAGTATCGCCTAGCCCATTGGTGGAGTTAAAATCTCTTTCGTACTTTTTAAGAATGCTTTGTATACCAAGGCCTTCTTTTTGAGCCCAACGTATAGCATGCTTATGTAAACGCCTGTTTAACTCGTCGTATACGATTTCGCCATTAATTACGTAACCTTTTTCGGTAAGACCGGCAGCGTTGTATATTGATTGGTCCGAGAAGAATTCCACGTCCGCGTTGGCGAAATCAGCAGGTATCAACCATTGTTGGGCGAGTGGGGATATGACAGGCACGTACCCGTTTGTGGTTATCAAGCTAAACACTATTTTCCTGAACCAATCACAACCGGGCAGTATGGTAGTCAACACTTTGCCATTTTTGCGTATGGTAGAGATTGGATTGGATATTCTCCACAGAAAGGTTTTATGAAGTACCGCCAACACTCCCGGAATCATCTTGAGACCTAAACTTTTGAAAAATCCCCTAGAAGCCATAAAAGCCTTTACCTCATCGTTGTCTTTTAAAGTACTGAGGGCAGCGTACAAACTAATCCCTTGAGGTGGGTATGCCGGTGGGATGGCATTGGGCCAGTCATCTCCCACCACGGTCATGAATCCAGCCGTGCGCGGGTCTTGTATAGGCACCTCGAGCCCCTGCTGCCATCGTTGACACAGCATTTTTACCAATCTCCAGTTCCCTCTATTATTGTTAGTGTGTGGCCATTTCTGTAAATCGTATATCAAACGACTTGGGTCTCGATACTGGTCATTTAACGCGTTCCACATAGCTATTGGAACGTTCAATATGTTTACCAAGCGTCGCAGCTGGTATTGTCTTCCTTCGTTGAAATCACGTATAATCGCATCAATCTCATCTTCCACTACAGGCTGTATATTTTCCTGTTCAAGTGCGTTAACAAGCCCCTGGTCGTTCGCGACTGCGTCTTGGTCCACTGCCGCCCTATCGACGTTTCTCGCTGGTGTGCGAGCCCTTCGCCTATTACCATAACGATACCGCACCACACCATCATCGCCCCGGGTATAATCGCTGGCACGGGCCGCTGATTTTAAAAAACCTTTGGCTTCGGAAGGATGGTAAAGGACAGGACCCGGTTCTGCCCCCAGTTCTCTCACAGGATTCAACTCACGGCAAAACTGAAGCATCTCTGGCACCAGCATATCAATACAATGTTCGTACCACTCTAGCAACTCTGCCCTGACTTCTGGCTTACACTCGATGTTTATATATTTTTCATCCTTGAAAATATGCGATTTCATGTCCATCAATAAGTGTTTTAAATGGTGCGAGTACACCATAGCCGTCCGTTTATAGCTGTTGAGACTCAGCTTGTATTCTCCGAACGTAGTTTCTGGCCATTCGTCCTTGTGGACATACTTTCTCAACTCTTCTTTATTTTCTTTGGACAGTATCTCAGATTTTGGTACAAAGTGGTCCATGTCTTTAAGCATTTCCGATTGTACTTCTATTGCGAACGTCTCTACGATTTCATTCTCCAATTGCTTTCTAGTCTCTTCTAATTTATCGTCAGTTAGAATGAGCTTCGCGTTTGCCCGGGCGGCTGAGTTTTTGTAATAGTATTTCCATTTCAATTGTTCCCCATACCCTTCTACTTCAAAATATTCAGGTGGTATGGACACTCCACTCGTCTTGGTGTAGCAGTCGAGTGGTAACCGAAACATGCCCGCTTGACGACGGAGGTCTGCCGCCAACTGGTCTCGTATCGACAAATTGTCATCTTTACTATTCCAAGTCTTCGACCGTTTGATAGCAATGGTTCTGGCTACATTCATGTCCTGGTGTTCGGTTGCTGCCAGTAGATGGCCGACATCACCATGAACATCGTCCATGTTACCGTTTAGGTCGTGGTTGATAGACCCAAACCCATTGATTGTCTCCTTGAGCAATAACTTTAAACGCTGGTCCAATATATTGAACGCGACATCGGTATCAAAGAGTGGGTCGGCGTGCCACTCTTTATCAAAGTCGTGAAATGAATGCATTTTGGTGGGGAACAGAACAAAGGGCAACGGTTTGGTATCTAGTTTTGTTCTTACAACAAAATATAGATAGGTTCTCCCGAATTTGTCGCGCTGCGCTTCTTCTATACGTTTTTCGAAATATTTTATATCGCTATCGAGGTCGTCTTTGTTCTTGTACTCTTCAGGGAGGGCTAATCCTTTTCTTAGGTTTTCCCTAAATTTTAAAAGACGTTGAAACTTCATGTTCAGACCTGGTTTGTGTTGAGTTAGAAAAAGGGCTTCTTCGCCCCGGTACGTTTCGTCGTTTTCAGCATTATACTCGCTAATATACCCCGGTTGTAATCGGTCACTCTCTAGCCTCATCCATTCGTAGTCTGTATCGCCTATGGGTATTCTAGAAACGGTAAGGCTCGATTTATTAAGAGAAAACTTCATCCCTACTCCTTTCGGCTTTACCATGTGCCAGGGGCCTTCCTTTACAACAGAGTCTGTGAAGGTCCGTTCCTTGTGTAAGTCGGGTTTCGGTTCTGTTGTGAAACCACGGTACAAATTGGCTGGTGAGTACCAGTCACGTCCGAATGTTTCTGGCAATGCATTTCTGGATTTGAGAATACGTACCATATCTTCTATTTTTTCATTTCTCGTTCTTTCCTGGAACAATCGACCTAACATATTTGATTGTGACTGTCCTTCTCTTATACTCCCAAAGAACGTATAAAGGTAAAGTCGCGCATCACTAGAACACCAACATGCCTAAAGTTATTAAGAGAAAAAAGAAACAGAATACCGGTATGGTACATCGTGACCCAAACAAGAAGAAACCGAAGAATGGCTCCAGGAATTTAAATCAACGCATGTCTGACGAGTCCAGGAAGAAGCAGAATGTATTTACTAGAGGTAGAAAGAAAATACATATTCTATTCGATGGTGTGGGTATACAACGAGCAATCATACGCATGATTAACAAACCAGAAACTGCGTTCGTAGTGGGGTGTATTGCTTGGCTTTCCAACAAGCAGATACTGGGCGCAATGGCCAAGAAGAAAGGTGGATGTATTGTATGTACCAAAGACAAGCTCACCAAGGGTGCACGGAACCAGAAAGCTTACGCGGCCATAAAACCAGCGTATCCCGGCGGTGTCATACGCGTTGTCGGTGAAGGGCGTGGATGGCATAAGTCATTGATGCACCATAAATTCCTAGTAGGGTTGGGCCACGACGGTAAACCTATTTGGGTCACCAACGGTTCCTTCAATTTTACTACTTCTGCCACGTCCAACCTTGAGAATTTGATGGTTATGGAGGACGAGGACGTCGCGGAATGTTATTTTCAAGAGTTTAAGAGGGTACATGCGTTATCTCAACCTTTGAAAATTAAAGTATAAACTCAAATAATAACTATTTACGCTTTATAATATCTCTAAATGCAAATACACCCTCGGACGCTGTATGATGCTGATAACGATTTAGAAATGTCTATTGAAAAAAGAAAATCAGACAATGTATTGGAGGAGGATGAAGACCAGGGTGAGTTAGACATGATATTTTGGTGTGGGTTAATGGCCTTTACCATTACACAACTATCTTTATCGACCATATATACCGATAACGAAGATTATCAAGCGGTGGGCAAGTTTGACCTCATCATGTCCAATATGTGGGCTTTTTTTCCAATCGTGCAAGCTCAGGGGCTCTGGTTGAAGCTATTGTTGATTGGTACGTGTTGGTATTCTATACTATGGCACTGGACACAGGTAGAGTTTTCTATGCCCGGTTCTTCCGACCTGTACGGTACGCTAGATACCATGTTCAGTTGTTGTATTATTATAGCGTATGCTATATCATGGCTTCCAAAATTTAAAACCTATCGCCCAACACCTGACGATGAGCGTGCACCAACATGTGGGTGGTTTTACAAGTCGTGTCGCGGACCACCGAAAGAGACTAGCGAATGGCGTTGTAGATGGACTCCTAATTTATTATTGAACATTATTATATGCTTGGGTATAATGATTTACTTTGCATATCACTGGCCTGCGTACATTGGCGGCGTGGACATGGCGTTGTTGGTTTGTTGGCTTTCCATAGGCTTCGCAGTGGTAGTGGCTCTGTACCAACTGTTTCGGGGTAAGATGAAGGTTGGGCACCGATATCGCAAGAATTTTATCTTCTGGGTAATCTCCGGTTTTATATTTGGGCCTATTGCGTTTATATATAAATCCAAATCAGATTTAAGAGACGTGGACAGGTGGGTATATCATTCTACATGGCATGTCTATGTATTTTCATGTGCTTATGCATTTAGTAGGGCCCAAGAGTATCTTGAGATATACTAGTGAAGCACAATAAGTAATATAAAGTAACTTGTTACAGCTAGACTAATTAGTACATGTATTAAACCAAAATAGTCAGCATAAAAATCTTTACACCTTTGCATATACCTTTAATGTAATCTCCTTTATACTAGGGTACGCATCGCAAAACGAGTTTCGAGTATATATGCAGAGATACACTGCCTAACATGCCGAAACAAAATCCACCTGCGAAGCTGGTTCACGACAGACGGCGCGTGATAAAGAAAGATGACAAAAACCTAAACCAACGGGTTAGGGATGTAGGTCGTCGCACACAGTCTGTATTTGTCCGGGGAGGTAATAAAGTCCATGTTTTGTTCGATGGTCCGAATATTAAAAGAGCTATCAACCGTATGATAAATAGAAAGGGAACAGAGTACATTGTAGGCTGTGTAACCTATTTGTCCAACAAAGATATCCTCAAGAATATGGCCAAGAAGCGAGGCATTTGTATTGTTCTGACCCGCGATAAAGAAACGCATAACCCCGTGAATCAAAAACTGTACAGCAAACTAACACCGTCTTACCCTGGCGGAGCCCTTAGAGTAGCGGGCGACAAGGGTCGTGGCAAAGCCTCCATGCATCACCGATTTCTTATCGGTCTAGACTTGGTAGGCGAACCACAATGGGTCATCAATGGCACCTTCGACATGACCGAAAAAGCTACATCAAATATTGAAAACATCATGATATTAGAAGATGAGGACGTTTCCAAGTGTTACATGGAAGAGTTCAAGCGCATGTATGCGTTATCAAATACATTAAAAATTAATTCATTTTAAAAATATAGTTTATCTTTATTAGTTGCTCCTGCGTCGGCTGCTGCGACGGCCGGAGTATCATTGTCAGAGTCCTTTTTACAAGTACAGCATTTCACACAGCCAATTTCCAATTTCTGCCCCACGTAACAATACAAGTAAGAACTAGGAGTCAAGAACCAGTTGAATATAGATAAGACGACTATCGCGATGATGCCCAGTACAATAATCATTCCGCGTATCAGAGGACCGTTAATCTCCTTATCCAAGTACGTCATAGAAGGTGTTCCGTTGCGGACCTCTCGCCCACCGGCAAAGTTATACACTTCGGTAAGAGTACCCACTGCTATCCAAGTGACAACTATCTTGATGACCAACATTAATATTATAAAACATGCGTCACCGTCCAGCTGTTCGAGGATAAAGTTTCCAGGGGGATGTTCCGTCGCTTTCGAACGGTCGGACCCAACGAAATCGCCTATTAGAATCAACAACATCCAGAAGCCGATAAGCCCCGTACCGTATTGATACCAAGTAGCTAATAGTTTGAACGCATCGCCGTCTATTTCACCTTCGACCCCGCTCGTCTGAATGATAATATTCTCTGCTGCGTCGTTAATGGTAAAGGTAATGCTCCACCATATGACGAATATCATCCCAATGGAAAGCCCTATGTTACGCACTGGCTGTGTCCACCCGTTGGCACGAGGTTTTGAGATTTCGTGCTGGTTCATGATGTAGCTATGCCTGCCCCATCTATCAATCGCAAACAGCGAAGCATTCTGAAATAGAAGCTTATTAATAAATTCGTAGCTGTGGTTGGCATTGTAAGCAGCTGCGTCCGTTATCTTCAACTGGTAACGGGCATCGTCAATTTGGAATCCCAATAGAGCCAACACTTGGATTCCGATAAATAACTGTACCAATACAAAGAAGTTTGTAATGCCAACAGAAATACCGGTTGCAACAGTTAGTATACCAAAGCTCAGTGCAATATCCAGCCAGCGACGGTTGTATTCGGGGGCACGTGGATAGTTAGGTGAGTGTAACTGGTTAGCGGTTGGTTGTGGTAATATCTTCTTTCTCATCTCTTCTCTCTCATTGTAGCTCCTCGTGTCTTCTTTAGAAAGTGCTAACTTAATCACCTTGGGAAGTTCTTCCACGGCCGCAAACACGGACCTATACCTAGATATAATAGTCATTACAATGGCATAGATGTGGAATACCATCGAAAACAGGTCTACCAAGATAAACAATCCGAAGATATTGATGTCTTTAAAGCGTTGCTTGTCTCCTCCGTCCGACCCAATGGCAAATTCAATATCGGTGTGGCGTTCGTCTACACCACAAGATAGTCCATCGGCTATCTCCACACCGGTGCACTTAGGCTGGCTTGCTGCCCCAATGGTGATGGGGTAGTTGGCTGCGGTTATTGCTCCAGTGCCATCGTCCATACGCGTTGGGGCACCCTCACAAGAATTGATTGGTGTGGGTGTACCGCTTATCGTTGGTTCAGGGCCCGTACCGAAGCAAGGGCCAACAATCTCAGTCTGAACGGTCATCAATTCAGCCAGTGGCGTGACCAGAACATCATTGGGTAGGTTGGTGTTACCGACTATCCAAGAAACGCCGTGACAGAGAAAGGCCGTAACATGTAGAATTAGGAATATCCACGTAGCCATTTTAGAGTATGGTGCATGGTTGAGTCTATGGCGTTCGAATAATTTTTCTCCCATCGTTGCTCACTAATAAACAAGCTTTATACTCGCCAATTTTATAGTAATTGCGAAAGTTCATCATTGGGGTCCACTTCTATGTAGACAGTCTTCATGAGTTTGGCGTCACTTGGTATATGGTCAAGCTTGGTCATTCGTTTTGGAAGTACAATATGTACCAGGTCTTCTTTTCGATGTACAGTCATGCGTTCCATATCTATATAGTGTGGGGCCTCGTAGAATAGAATAGTACCACCACCCTCTTCCGAAATGTTTATACATGGGGGCCACACACTGACTATTACATCGTATTTACATGTAGAATCTGGCTTAAAGGTTAATATTATACTATTCTGTAGCATTTGTTCGGTTTGGAAGAATTCATTATCGTGTAGTTGGGCGTATATATTGGCAAACACAAGAAATAATATATGTGGAACGAACCTGGACATTGGAAATGGCTGGCTATAGGGATTGGACTCCTGCTATTTTTCTTCCTTATGTACTATTGTATGATAAAATCCGTTGAACATGTCAGATACAGACTATATCCACCCGACGTAGTCCTACCATTAATAGACAATGAGCTACACAGTAGAAAATTTACGACAGAGGAATCCAGTGAGAATGACATCCACGGAGGAGAAGATGGGGTCGTACCAGCGTGAGATGGAATACTATCATGATACTGCGACCTATGCTATAGTGGGAATATCATTGCTCGCAGCCTTTACTAGCATGGCTCAATACGTTGTACCCATTTTATATTTCGCAGATGTTGTATGGTTGGAGTATGGTGACAAGCATTGCAACACGAGCCAGATGCCAAAACTGTACAAGGCTTCTTTGATTTGCACAGCGTTGTTGGCCATGGCTACACATTACCCAGTATTTCGCAATGCATTCCTGATACACGCGTTGGTCGCAACGGTACCAGTGTTTAGTGTCGCGCATCGGCAACAAAAAAATAACAAGTTGTTGGAGTTATTTTTCGTTGTAGTGTGGTTGGTGATGAAAGTGGGACTTACATGGTTGGTATCGTTTCAATATATAAACATAGCGGGTGAATCCTATAGTAAATGGGTTACCGTTGTAACCTATACACCACTGATGAATCCTTGGACCAACCCACCAGCGATATTAGTTATGATGATTGCTATAGTGTCTTCGGTCATCGACTTTGCACAATCTTGGTGGGTGATAAGTTGTAATCGTAAATTAATTTAACAGTATTTATTGCTATTCTTTTTATACAATATGAACACAAACGAATTCTACGGTAAAAAAGGGCTAGCCGCTCGCAAGCTTCGAAGCGATGAAATAGATGAATTTGCAATCAATCTACGACTAAAATGGAAAGACCAAGAGTTTACTAGAGTAGCAGACCGTATCTGGAGACATATACCGTTGCAAGCTATGGTCAACATAGTAACCCCACAGCAGGGAAAACTGGAAGACGAAGACAAGGTATTGCCCATCAAAGAAATAAATAAATGGTGCAAACGGCGAAAGGGGTTGACTTCACCAGAAGACGTACAGGAGGCATACTTTAGCATAATTCAACCAGACCCAGAGAATGCTATAGAACCGTGGAGCCCATTTAAGAACTACCTACCAGGAGAATTGGTACAGTATGTACCAGAAGTAGACACAAAGATATGGAAACTTGCCGGCGGCAATTTCATGGCCGGTGAAGAAATTATCGACGCACAAGGCACCGCGGTGTCGCCACAAGATGCCAAGTGGGAATTATTCAGCGAGCTGCCAAAGGGTCAAAAAAAACCGGTTGAAATGCAACCACCCACGCAGGTGGCCTTCTACACGAATCAATACGAAGTACTTGAATTGACTTCCATGTCCAGATGCTATTGGATGTGCTTGCAACATCTCGAAGGTGAAGAGCGTATACCGTTGGTGAGAAACATTAACGAAACCGAAGATGAATTTCGATTGCGAATCGCCGAACAGATGGGGAGAGCCAAGCAAAATATGAAGGGACAAAAATTACAACCACGGTTGGACTACATGTACATGGACAAAAAATGGATACCAGATTCTAGAAAGCATGGGATAGTAAAAGGTGTGCTAAAGGGTAAAGGATGGCCAGGTTCTGAGTATTGGGTGTGCTTACACTTTCCAGGCACTGGACAGGTGGAAACTAAATCGAAGTCCAACAGATACGGCGAACCTGTACTAGAGTTGAGAATATCACACAAACAGGTGTGGTATGCCCGCGCAGCATACCTAGGACGCCTCGTTCAAGTACATTCCGTGCTCCCTGGTTTGCTCGCGAAATACAGAAAGGGTATGCACGACGAGAGAGTCGAGAAAGCGTTGCGCCAGAAGACCTTGAATGCTTTCTCCGAAATAGACCGTTATACCAACGATTTAAATGATTTGGGAACCGTTACTATCGATAGGCAAATGGACGTGGTACAATCCGACATGACGGTCAACGCTCACACAGAACAGTACCAGATATTCTATAGAAAAGATTTCCAGAATGTGATAGGAGAAGAGGATGGCGTTATGCGTACAAGTGACCAAGATGTATGGGGCAAAGTAAAGTACACGGGCACTGGGTTCGTGAAAAAATACGGCCATGGAGCGGTGAAGGCCATGGAAGAGGTATTCACAGACCAGAGCCTAAGCAAGCACCAGACATACATCCGCCGCGTAAAGCCCAAGGTAAATCAGAAAGATTTACAAGACCCTGTACAGTCGGTATCTCTACACTGGAACGAGCGTGCAAACCTGTGGTCTACATTGTTTGGTTACTTGCATACCCCCATACTAAAATGGGAGCGGATGCATTTTGAATTCCACACCTCGAAGAATGCCGAACTGAATAAAAAACTTGGGATAAGTGGTACATTCCACCAGTTGATAAAACAAATAATGGCTCTCAACGGTGGCTTTGCTTTCGCACAGGTTCCGATGGAAACCACTTACTATATGCAGAAAATTATCAATGTGGTACAAGAAGAGTCCCACGCAGAAAAGGTAGTCAAAGCCGCGCGCGATTTCTTTGACAAAGGGTTGGAATTCTTTAATAATGCGTACGAAGCAGAGAAGGAATTGAAAAATGTATTTGCATTTGGCCCCAATTCGTCCGATGAAGATAAATACATGTTATACAATATGATGCGTTATAAGCCTGCCGGAACCAGGGGAAAGACCATACGATACATCTTACGGTGTCTATACAACGGTAAGGTTAACGATAAAAACGCACCACACACCGAAATCAATTCGGACGGGTCGGACTTCTTTGACTGGGGCACAAACATACGCAAAACCTTTTTCAAGTTTTGCATGTACTACGGGCTGCTGATACAGCGAAAAATAATAGACAACAACAAAGAATTCGAAATTATCTACCGAGATTGGGAAACCATAAGGACCCGCAGTTATAAATCCCAAGACGTCCCACTCAATATGTTTGAATCTATATGGGAGACAGGTCCTCGCGCACTACAAGCTGTCAAAACAAGCGAACTATGGCAAATTAAAATCTTCGACACGGGTGATATTACAAACGGAGAATGGCAATCCTTCGATGCTCACCCGCTAGAGACAATTAAAGACGATAAAGTGCTGACTATCCATCCAGACAGAGACCTACCGTTGCTGTTCAAAACAAAGGAATCAGCACAGTGGGCAGGGCGAGAAACTCTGAGGTGGGAGAGTAGCCTAGTGTATTGGTTTATTTACCTGAAAAGGTTGGAAATGTTTCATATAGACTCCGCTAACTACAGCCGTGGACGCTCTGTATACCGTGTGTGCAAAAACTTGATGGAAAAACATATAACTTTCTTGGTAGCTTACTTACCAGAGTACCGTGTTTATTCAGACGAACTGTACGGTCCGTTGGTCTTTGGTCGTTTGTTAAACCCTGGAAAGACGACACAGTTCGACGGGGCTGTATTGCATATCATTGCGTATTGTAAACGTTTAAAACTGGAACAAGACGCCGGTAAGATTGAAGACATTGATGAAGACCTAACATGTATGCAATGGACGGTGAACGGCTTCAATCAAGAAAACAATATGAATGTTTGGTTGTCAGGGACAAAGAATATATTAACTCAGACCATTACGAAGAACCCTATAAACGAGTACGGTCCGAACGCTCTAACGCCGGAGCAAGAAGCAGCTCTGAGAGATATTTACGACAAGACCGGAAATCAGGTCCGCAAAAACCAAGAGGAGGCGATATTAGAGTATCGTCGATTGAGAACTGCCCAAGAGAAAACGCAAGAAGCGGTGGCCAATCTCGAGTTGCTCGAGCGGAAAGTTGAACGGCAGGTAGCGTCGATTGAGAAAAAGAGGCAGGAGTTGGACGCAAAAATTATACAACAACAGGAGCTTATTGATAACGTGAAAAGACATGCCGTAGAAAATCCCAAACCAGGCCAATAAAGGGTATATATCTTATGTATTAATATTTAAAATGTATTTATCCGACTTTGTATTTTTTTCAGTGACACTATCTCTACTCGCTCTGATGGCTATCGTGTCAGGATGGGACCACATTAGCCACTATACAGACTGGGAACAGAAAGTACATGTGATTGCTACCGGTAAATTAAATACACCCGACATCGTACAAACGCCACACGCGCCTGCGTTGAGAGCGCCAGAACCCAAGGTAGCTTTGTGCGATTGTAAAAACTGGGCCACTTGGAACAACGAGGGAATAGAAACTCCGACCTGTTGTCGAACCGACACAGTGGCCGCGTTGAAAAGCCTGGTCTCAGTTCTAGATGAGTCTAATATAAAATATTCTTTAGAGGGTGGAACGCTACTTGGAGCAGTCCGTTGTGGAGAATTTATTCAATACGATTACGACGTTGATATCACCGTTGAGAGCCCCGAACCTTTCCTAGTGAAGGCTGCGCTCGATAAATGGCATAGACATGACACGGACAACATATTCGATAGAATGACCGTACATTTGACCGGTTTACCCTGGCCACAAACTGAAATAGAAGGTTCGTACCAGTCGCACGTTATGGTTGATATTCACATTGTAGACCGATTATCTAAAACACGACCCTGCCTATTTGAAGGTGTTATGATGAGATGCGTAGGAGATTACCGCAGTCGTCTAACCAAAAAATATGGCAAGGATTGGATGATACCTCACCGTTGGACCAATAGTAGAAAAGAAGGACTGAATCAAGCCATTGATATGAAGCAATTGAACCACTGTGTAGAGAAACGTGAGACTATGAGCCACCTATGTGCGGAGTTTCCAAACGTTATCGTTGGTGAGAAGGGTTGTACACTGAAAAATAATATCATAAAATCAAAATACGAATATAAGGCACAAGCTGGTCAAGATAAATATGTAGAACAGTTTCTTAATCATGAAAATGGCGTATATGTAGAATTTGGAGCAAGAGATGGCATAGAACATTCAAATACATATTATTTTGAGAAAACTTATAACTGGACAGGTATTTTAGTAGAGCCAGATGACCGCGAACTTAAAAAGATAACCAAAAATCGTCCTAATGCGCATATATATACAGGTGTAGCAGTATGTCCTGTTGGTACAAAGGAAGTATCATTTGCTATATCATCTAATAGAGGGTGGAGTGGAATACACAACTCTTACGACGATAAAAGATGGCATAACACTGTCATCAGCCAGAAAAAAATGCCATGTGTAGATTTGAATGAAATATGTCCAGAACATGTAGATTATATGACGGTAGACACAGAAGGTTCAGAAGTAGAAATTTTAAGAACGTTTGACTTTACATCACATGATGTCACAATCATACAGGTTGAGCGTAATATGAAGACACGAGTACAACAAAACGAAGAAAAGCAATTAACACAATTCATGTCAAGGAAAGGTTATGAGAAAATAAAACAAATAGATATTGGCAATTGGGCAGTAGATTGTATTTATAAAAAAATAATTTAATCTGGTGGCATTAAATTGGTATATCTCCCTGGTGGTGCTTGTGGCCTTGTAGACCACCATTGGCAAAAACCAACGTAATGTAACTCTGGTGTATTCGCTATCTGCTGCCTCAGGTACTTTATCTCCTGGAGCAAAGTAATAATTGTTACATCTCTTGGCATTGGTAGTTGCACACACCCTTATATATTCGAGTATAAAGGTATGACCAATCCAATAAATGGACGTACTGAACGACTCAACTATCGATAAACCGCTCATCCCTGGCGATATGGGAAAGAAAACGAACAGGAGAATGTTCTATTGTAACTATATATCAGTAGGGCTCACACTGGTGTTGATATTGATTATCACCTGTATCACCGGAGCCATGGTTCACAAAGTCAACGAGACCGTAAGCAATACGAACGAAGTAATAGAAGAGTTGAGAGATTTGTTACCGTACAAGGGTCTCGCATTCGCATTGAAAGAGGCGTTGTGTAACGATACCAACTTTACTAAACATTATGGTCCAAACATAGTGGGACCGGTGTGTAATACTACATGGACTAATTAAAATTTTAATGTTAATTTATCTAACTCTTTCCAAACTACTTTCTGTTCTCCCTGCCTGGTTCTACGGCTCAGCAATACACGTTGAAGTCTACGGAAACCATGCCTCTGTCTACAAGAAGGACATTCAATAGTGAATGGTCCATTGGCACAATTGTTATTATCCTTCCCTCCCATGTACTGACCGTAAATGATGTCATTGTCTGCGTGCACCAATTGACGGTTACCGTTGTCCTGTTGTTCACGGTCGTACCTTATCACGTTGGCAGCACATCCCCCACAAATCATATGCGGTAGAGCAAGGCTCGAAGTGCTGTCATGTGTGAAAATATACCCAGACATTTCTTCGCCATTCAAACCGTGAGACTTAACGATACCCATGGGGTCGTTTTCCTCTGTATCAGGGTTTAAACAAGGATTCATGCAAATTAGACACGTCCATTCCGTCACGCTCGTTGCTTCTTCCCTGGCCCGTTTTTCGTTCATTGCTGCGTTGACCGCTGCCCTGGCTTTGACCCCCCTTGCCTCTTTGTACGTGTCGAAATGTCTATACTTACCAACGTTTAAACTCGCATCAAAGTCCCCCGCCATAGACCATTTATAACTATCTCTCCTCGCGTTAAAGGCATACGCAATTTCCTCGTCTTCCTCTTCCTCGTCGCTGGTTTCATTTAACACATCGATTAGTTTACTATCGAGCACAAACAGTGTATGAAATTCAACAAGTGGCAAGTCAACGATTGGGTTGCGGTCTTCTGGTATGTCGTCGAACAACAAGTGAATTTTAATGAAGCCATTGGTTGGCTCTTCTATAACCATTACATTGTCCTTTTCCTTGAGAGTGATTCCTGTTTTAGACTTTAGGTGGTATAGTAACCTACTGAACGACTTCCTATTTAATGGTGGAGGTCGTTGCCACCTGTCAAGATACCAGTTACGCCCTTTTTCGTCCAACCTCCCGAGTGCGTAACGACCGCGCTCTGGTGGCAGCTCCCGCAGAACGTAGACAGCGCCAAGATTTGGCTGGTTTATTTGAGCCCATTGTTCGTAGCGTCGGTATCCTAGAAAAGAGAATTCTCCGTTGAAATCTTCCGTTAGTTGCTGGTCGGTCCTCGCTATCTCTTTAGGATAGGTTGGCCTAATCGTACTAACTTTCCACTTCTTTTTTATTTCACCACTTAACGGGAAAAAATTCGTTTTTTCTCTGTGGTATATACCGTCCCCTTCAAAGTTACTGTGAAGTATATTAACACCATTGTCATCCCTCGAGTGTAAAGAGTACAATCGACCGGATTCGTTGTGCATATATACCTGTGATTGTCTTGGTATCCAACGTAGACCCCTCAACCATATCTCCAAGCGATTTCCAAAATCTCCCGGTGGACTAATGAAACGTTGATGGGAACCCGACCATACAGTCGGTGGTCTGTGGTTTAGTACAAAGTCGCACACCGCGGGTCTTTGTGTATTATTTTCTAATAGAAGGGGCCAGTTGACATAATCGGTAGCTATACGAGAATACGAATTTTCAAAAAGAACTTCGCCAGGTCTGCCAGGGTCCGCTCCCCATAACTGATTGTCCTGCTTTTTCATGTGCCACCACTCACCAGCCCGTGGGAAGTTACATATCGCCCGGGCCTCATCGCTACTGTCCAAACCCGGTGGCAACCATATAGTGTATTCACCATACTCAATCTCACGCCCCCATTCTGTGGGGGCTGGAGGGTCAGATTCCCGTGCTAAATTTTGTATTATCCGTCTTCGTACATGATAATGCTGGAATCCAACGAGCGTCTGCTGCCGCTTATCGTAATTTTTAAACAACCATTCGACATCTAAATAATAAACGCCGCTATATTCATCCCGATTGATTTGATTCACCGCATAAACCCATTGCTTTCCATTTTCTTTTAGCAATTTCATACCCGTACCTGGCGAATATACCGGACCAAGAATTAAAACCATTCCGTCTGGGACACCGGAGTTAGTGCACACCGACTTGCGCGGCCTCGGCGGCGGGCCAGGGCCGCGCCTCCATGCCCATAAGCTACCAAAGAGGAGTTCTTTACCTTTCTCGCTGGCCAATGGATATTCGTTAAAGCCTCCAAGACCCCTATAATCTGGAGTCAGACGCTTATCTGGGTCACTAATTATGTTCCAATTGGTTATCCAAACGCCCGATTTCCCCACAGGTGTGTGGTCTACCCACATTCGAATCTTTTCTTCTTGGCTGGGGTCTGGGTGGTTTAAGAAGCCTTGTTCTATTATCCATTTGTATAGCTCTGCCATCCATATCCACGGGCCCCTGACCACTCTTATTTCGTTTTGTCGCGCGATTTCTGTTCCCAAAACTATAGTCGTCTCAGTAGTTGGCAACGACATTATTACGTCTCCTTTCATCTTCATCCTGCTGCCTTCAAAGGTGATAATACGCATCTCGTAAGGTTTGTATTTCAATTTGAGTAGCATCTCTTCCCGGTCCTTATCCTTTATTTCATCCATTGCCCGGTGTCGCCAGCTATGGAAATGGGTCATCCTGTAATTCCATAGCTTAAACCGTCTTAAGCTGTTGGAAGAGAAGCCATCCAACGTATATTTCTCCTTGTACCAGTGCATCTGGTTCTGCTTATTATCGCTTGTCGTAATAATGCTGACTCTTTGGTGACCATCCTCGTCTGGTGTTGTCATGATTCTATCGACCTGAGCAGTAGTGTCAAAGTATACACTCTTTACCATCTCGAGCCCTTGCACGTCATAGCTCTCCCTAATCTTCATCCAGTATTCCAGCTTTGGAAATGGGGTAAGTCCCCGCTCCATATCGTCAGCGGGTGGTAGCGTACCGGCTTTAACCATATCTTCAACGTCGTATGTTGTTATTGTGTGATGGTCGGACAGGTCGTGCGAGTCCATATCGAGCATCATCTCTCTGTATCGAACGAGGGGTGCCACGGCCCCTGGAGCATCTTCAATCAACACTAAATATTTGTTAAACATATTGACTTCGTGATAATCCCTCATATAATTCCAATAATTGTACTTTCCGTCGTCCTGCCATACGACATTGACTGTTGTCACGATGAGCGTTGGCTTATCTTCTGGCCAGTGGACCTTATCAAATATTTTTTCGCTTCCCATCTTAAACTTACCACGCAACCGAAACATTTTGGGATAACCATCAGTATCTACATCCACCCCACGGGTTAATGCCCACATATCGTCTTTGAGGGGCCGTCGAGACCAAGAAACACCCAGCACCATTACACCATCGGTCAGGTCAGCTATGGGTGTCTCCCTCCCCCTCCATTTGTAAATTTGACCTACCTTGGGAATGTTTATACTCTCGTCAAACCAAGGAATGTTCTCGTAATACTCCGGAGCCCACCCTACGAAGGTGTAATGGTGGCGCAGCTTCCTCCTCAACAAGCGATATCCAATGAATCCCCCATTGTGACTCACCGACCGTCCTCCTCCTCCTGACTGCTTTGCGGAAGATAATTTATCTGTACCCAAATCCGGATGGGTTCTAATAACGGCCTTGTCCGTTTTTTCCAGGTCTCCACCCCAACCCGGTCCGTGTGGCATGACTCCTGTTGGGTTGGCTTCACGGACGTCGTCCGTGTTGTATATTCTAACCGAACAGGTGTCGGTATGCATTATGGAGCCACCGGCGCCGCCGGCCTCGTTACCATCGTAGTCGGTAGCGTTGAGACCTTCGGATACATACAGTACAGTATTCATGTGCACTGGTAGGCGCCCTTCTCCCAGTCCGAGATTGTGACCCACCACTCGTGAATTGGCGTTTCTAACCCAAAGCGAACCTTTTTGAGGGTAGTTGTGTTCGTTTTGAAATCTGTATACATTTTTAAACTCATTCACCGATTGAAACATTGTCAAATTCATACGTGCGTTAAAGTATACGTTATCGTCCTCGACTCGATAAATTCGTACGCGGTCCATCTGGTATCCAACGTTGACAATATCGCTTCCTGGAATTTGTTTTTTGCGGAGCCAAACTTCTCCTGGTAGCGGTATTGCAGATGGCATTTATTACATTGTGGATTTGTATTTATATAATGTTATATATTTAAGTCAAGGTTTAAATTCATATATGTCAGGAACAACCGTTCATATTAATAAAATACCTTTAGAACAGAGAATTATACTCCACGACGGTAAAGCTTTGTCACTGGTATCATTCCAAGAGTCAGACCCTAAAAAAATAAACGATTGGGTCAGGCGTGGCAACCATCCTGTCCTGTGGGACCCACGCAGTTGGGCAATGATTGAGCATACCAAGTGGAAGATTGAAAAAGACGAGGAGGATAGCATTGAGCATGTGGAAGCTTGTATCCTCTAAGAATGTGCGAGGTATTTAATAACAATGTTATATATATTAAAACATTACCATTTCTTATCCCACGCAAACATGAATCTATTTGTTCTAGCTCAAATGGCGGTTGACGCCGCCAAATGCCACTGTGACAAGCACTGTGTTAAAATGATACTCGAAATATGCCAATTGTTGTATACCGCACACTGGTACAACAGCGAAACACCAGACTTTATGCCAGTACCCGAACTAATTAAAAAGTATGGCAACGACAATCCTTACCGCATGACGCACGAGAACCACCCGGTTGCGGTGTGGGTACGTGCCAAACGAGCCCACTACGACTACACTATCAAGCTGGGTATTGAGCTATCCAAAGAATACTCACGCCGTTTCGGTAGGATACACCGTTGTCATTATCATCTACAACGCCTTCAGGAAATGGGTTATCCATTGCACCGTGTCAAAGAAACCTACACAGCACCTCCCCACAAGCGCGCTGTTGCCGGTTTGCCCGTCGGTGTAGAATACTTTGACGTGTGTATCGCTGACAAACTGTTCGAGAAATGTGCACGTTACGACAAAGATGGTAGCCTTAACTGTATTGATTCCTACCGTGCGTATTATCACACTAAAGAATGGGACCTTAAGTGGAATAGAGGCAAAGAGCTCACTCCCGTGTGGTATACAAAGGTGCACGTACCAATGCCAGTGCTTAAACTACCACCACGTGTAGTGGACCAACGTCCTGTTAAAAAGTGTAAGATAATCTAAGAATATTCGTACTCTATAATAACTCTATATTTATTTTAAATGGATATATCCGAACAACTTTCTCAAGAAGGGAATGATTTCTATAATATTATTTACGCTGACCCTCCGTGGAGCTATACTAGGACCATTGGCAACGGTACCATTAGAGGGCGAGATGGTGAGTCTCATTATGCAACAATGTCTGTGGATGCACTTAGACAAATCGGGTATCATGTCCAGCGTATTAGCCGTAAAAATTCTGCTCTCCTTCTATGGGCTACTCTTCCTAACCTTCCAGCAGCTTTACAGGTAATGGAGTCTTGGGGCTTCAAATACAAAACCTGCTGGTGTACATGGGTAAAGACCAACAAAGCTGGGAACAAACCTTTCTTCGGCGTGGGATACTACACGCGCTCGAACGCAGAACTGTGCCTGCTTGGCGTTAAAGGTAAGATTGCTTCCTTCAAGAACTTGGTAGAAAATGAAGTGAGAGATGGCAATCCAAACGCAATGAGTTCTATCTGTATCGAACCACCAAGGCAACATTCAAGAAAACCTTCAACAGTGCGAGACAATATTGTTACATTCTTCGGTGATGTGCCACGCATTGAGTTGTTTGCACGTGAACAATCTCCAGGATGGAGTGTTTTGGGGAATCAGAGCGATAAATACAACGAACAAGAACTACTGGCTGCTCGTAAAGAAGAGCGAGCACGTCCTAAAAAGAGATTAAAAAAAAAATAAGAAAAATAGAGTATAACCTATATATTATTCCATTTATAAAATGAACGACGCCACAACGATTCTCGAAACTATTAATACCACTATCGTAAAAGTCATGGAACAACAGGCTACTCTCATGCGAATGTACGACACGGTGGACCAAAAATTCAACCGTATCGAGATTCAATTGGATAAGTTTAAAAAAGAATGGCGCGTCAGGAAGGCGCTCAACGGTGTTACCATAACTCAAGACCTCTTGTCGTGCGGTCAGAACGATATGATATACGCCATACAGAACCTCACCGGTGAATTTAACAAAGAAAGACGCGACACAGAATCCCGTATAGCTGCGCTTAAAGAAGAAGTGCAGATTTTGACCCAACTTTTTATCCACGGGGACGATATAAAAACGTATGATTTGTCTACTACTTTTCCAGAGGCATACGGACGTATCGTTGATTTAGAAAAGAGACGCGCTAAAGCCAGACCTTGGAGGTTGAGGAATAAAAACGTATTCAGCAGTGACGAAGACACTGATGTCAGTATGAGCCCAGAAAGACAATCGCCCATACCGTTGACCGATTTGGCCAGCAAAGAATTATAAAATTAAAAATTTTTATCTTATTATTTTAAAACAACTTCTTTATCTTTTACAGATAAAATTGGCTTTACGCCCATACTCATCAACTCTTGTAATAATAATTTGGTTGCATACGGCATCTTACACTTTTTGATAGGGTTAGCAGAACCGTGGCAACCAACACACTGGTACATCCGTGCTTTCTTCTGACCAACCAACCCAACCGGGCGCGTGATACCACCAATCAAACCACATTTAGAACACACGGGAGCTTCGTAAGCGTCCGATGATATACACATACGCTCGTTTAGAACAGCTGAAGTGCCGTGAGATATACCAACGTCACGCTCCATCTCTCCCCACCTCAATCCACCACCGTTCGCTCTACCTTCATTTGGTTGACGTGTTAACCCTACAATCTTACCCCGTGGGCGTGCGTGTATCTTATCACTACTCATGTGGCGGAGTTTTTGATAGTACAGGGGACCAATAAACACCTTAGCTTTAAGAGGCTCGCCCGTTCTACCTGAGTACATCTGCTCTTTGCCGTAAGGTTTGAAGCCCGCTGCTTTCATCTCCCTACAGAAGGTCTCGACCGGCTCGTGGTCGAACGAGGTCGCATCAATCTGTCTGCCTGTTATCGCTGCTAGTTTAGACGCCAATTGCTCATTGAAATGCCCAACTGTCATCCGTGATGGCATACAGTGTGGATTGATAATGATATCTGGTGTAATACCATCGGCTGTGAATGGCAGGTCTACTTGATGATATATCATACCTATGGTCCCCTTTTGAGCATGGCGAGTGGCAAATTTATCTCCAAGCTCAGGAATTTTTTGTATTCTAACACGTACTTTAGCTGTCCTACCACCCTGGTCGTTTTGGAAGACTACTGTTTCATCTACTACACCACTGGACTTTTTGTTGAATAGGGAAGCGTCACGTGGTTTTAGGACAGGTTCTGGTAGTAGAGGAGCTTTTCCATGCGGCATGACTTCCCTTGGTACGGTAACTCTACCGACTACTGCTTGGCCTTGTTTTATCGCGGTGTTGGGAGGTGGTAGACCGTCGTCATCGAGGCATGTATAGAGATGTTCATCTCGCATATGAACTGTATCTGATGCCTTTGGACGTTTGAAGTTGTGATATCCCGAGCCTCTCGTCACCGTAGATGCGCTCATTGTCATGTAAGTGGTTGAACGCCCCATCCCTCTTTCGATAGAGCATTTGTTCCATTGTGTTGAGTCTTCTTGGTTGTAGCCCTCGTCACACAGGCAAGCTACAATAGCGTTGAAACCGGCCGGCATCTCATTCTGTCCCAATACTTGTGCTGATTTAGTAGTGACCAATGGTTTCTGACAATAGGTTAATATATTTCCAGAAGAGTCAAATCGTTTTTGATAGGTAGATGCATATATTCCCATAGCCTGCTTTCCCATGGCTGCCTGGTATGTATTACGCGGTCCGGGGTTCATATCTGCGAATGGCGAGCTAGACAACAGTGTTCCGAATATCATGGAAGGGTGTAACTCGCAGTGTGTATGGTCTTTCTTTACATCTGCTGGTTTGAGCGCGACGTAACAATTTGTAGTCTCGTAGGCGTCGATGTTCTCTACGATTCCAAGCTGGTAAAGGTCATTGAATTGTGTTCTCCCCGCGTTCAAGTCGGTAATTATATCATTCGTAATGCCAAGCTTACCGTTTGTGACCACAAACACTGGCCTGTAAATACGACCCGCGTCTGTCCATACAAATATGGACCCATTTTGATAAGATATAGATATATCCAACTGTACCAAACGATTGCGCCGTAGGTTCTTTATATGATTTAAAACATAGATAACATCGTTGGTCTTTCCTACGGGTATACCGTCGTGGTATATCAGGTGCTCACCCTCGTCATCAAATTTGAGCGTCTGAAACAGTCTTTTATTATTGGACGATGTAGATATCTGAGCTGTCAACGCCATTTGATACACCAGACCAGTAGGTTGGCCTTCTGGTGTCTCGTTAGGACATAGGAAACCCCACTGGTCACCGTAACATTTACGAGGTGCAATCATTTTCTGTTCTGTATCCACGTTGGAATCGACACGTCTCAATTGACTAATAGAGGATATATAAGTGTTACGGTTGAGCACTTGTGATACCCCTTCGCGTACTTGTGTTTTATCTCCTTTCCATTTACCCGTAGCCAACGCATACTTGATACCGTCTGTTATGGCTGTGGAACCGGCAATCTTTTCGATGCGAATTTTCTTCTGTGAATCGCAACATTTCTGTATTGTTTTCTGAACTTCTTCTATGTATTTGTTCCATATATGAGCAAAGAGTGAGCCCATGAGAGCACCCGCGGTGTCGAATCTCTTGTTGGGTAGCTGGTCCCTGGTATCAAAGGTGCGTTCGCCCCTGGTTGCTCTGATAAGATTGACCACTTGGTCCATCATGATTTCTTTACGGTATTTCCAGCCTTTGGCCGCAGCAGTGTCGAAATCGTCTACGGTGCCAACGTGCGGATACACCAAGTATATGAAGGAGCGCTTCGGAGTCTTTTTGTTCTTGAATCTACCCAGGACCCAGGCCATTGCTTGAGCAGCGTTATCCCACGCAGTAACACCTGTGTCCTTGTTCCATATATCCCACTCTTCCTCTGTTAGCGCGAGTCTTTCTTTTATCTGTTCGTATGACCATCCAAAGGCTATTAGAAAAGTAATAACGGGTACATTGGATTGTAGTCCACCGATGTCTATTTTAGCAGGTATAAGACCCCCGCCTATCATCTTCAACATACAGTAAGAGGCTGTCCATTCGTTGGAACAGCTGTGAACAACGCTCTGGCACCCGTTGCTGTGTTTGAAACACAGAACTACGTTGGGTATTACTCTTTGTTGTACTATAACAATTTTCTCATTTCCGTTGATAATAAAGTAACCACCGGGGTCATGTTCGCACTCGCTGTACTTTGGTATGTTGCTGCCTAGCGACGAGCGCACCATAATAGGCATCCTACCGATGTAAATCTCTTTATGGTGTTCAATACCTTCACGTTTTGATTCGTTGGGTTGGTATATAACGTCCACGTACATGGGTGCGCTGAAGGTCAGGTCTCTGGTACGAGCTTCTTCTGGGGTAAGGGGACGAACATCTTGGTTCTTTTCGACGATAGAAGGTTGTTTGTATACGGGATTGGAGAATGTTATTTTATGTGTTGGTCCGTTGGAAACGAGTTGTGATTTTACTTTAATTATATTATTTTCCTCAACGATACAAGCTACTTTCCGAACGATAAAATCATCGAAAGAGTGTATAGCTTGTTGTGTTAGTGATACGTCGCGTACCCTAGCATTGATAACGTCCCAGCGCCAGTTAGAGTCTTCAGACATGTATAATTATAATAGATACATTATTAAATACGTATATTCTTAGAATATGTTATTCATTTTAATGAGTGCTTCATCCAGTTTGTTCAGTGAATGTTCTCCCGCGGCCTCGTGTACTTTGTACAGTTTCGATGAGGTATCGTAGGCCATGATGAATGGCAGTACACCTTCAAAGCGTACTGGTTGTTCACGTGTATAAGAAGCGATAGCATTCCTCAAAAACTCCTCCACGCTGGAATGGTTGGTTTCTACCACAATGTTGTCCAGGCATTGGCACATGACAAGGGATTCCTCCAGCTTTTTCATCTTGCTCCTCTTGACTTCTTTCTGGAATTTCTTTACCATTTTCTTATGAGCCCGGTGCTTGATGTAAGAACGGCGGTATTTGTGATAGATTTTACGCGTGGTATCTCTCTGGTCTTTCAAAATCCCCTCCCTGGAAGAAAAATTATTTGGGTGGGGGTGCGCCTTCAAAAAGGTATTATGCTCCGCACGGGCGGCGTGGCGGACAACTCTCAATTCTTCTAGTTTTGACTTGGTATACTTCATTGTGATAGAATATGTACCGACCAATATATACTTCCGAATACTCCACGAATAATCGAATACCATTATAAGAGATATCATAAGTCGTAGAAATACCATGTTACTATTCGCAGATTTACACTGTTCGCCACAAACCTTAGAAATATGCCTAGATGTATTGAGAGGAATACACGCAAAGGCTATTGAGACGAAGCAGAAAATTGGATTCCTTGGGGATTTCTTCGATACAGTATATCGTAGAGGAACCATACCAGTTGACATGCTAAACACACTTCTAGAATTCTTCGAAAAGGAATGGAGTATTGATATGATTATGATACCAGGCAATCACGACTACATCGATGCTTCGGAAAAAGAACACGCGTTGGAACCATTTAGACATGCCTCCAAATACATACACGTGTTAGATGACCCGTGTGTGCGGGGCAACGTACTATGGGTACCGTGGAAGCGCGACAATGACCAGCTACGCTCTATATTCAAACAGTTTGCGGGACAGTACCAATGTATTTTCGGTCATTTTGACGTGATAGGCGCACACGTAAACAACAACACACCGTCAGACCGTGGGCTCAAAAAAGAAGACTTTCCATGCGACGTTATCTCTGGGCATTACCACAAGCCACAGAGAATGGGAAAGGTTATATACATAGGAAGTCCTTACCAAACCTCTATGAGTGAAGCAGGGCAGAACAAGCGTTTTATATTCTACAAAGAAGCTGGAGACTTTCGAGGTATACCTATTCGCTACGGTCCGAAACGGTTCAAAGTTACAGAAAATCCAGACACTTGGCCAGCTCTTCATCACCTACAGAACGAGGATATACTGTACATGGACTCGTTCAACCCTGAAAAGCTGTCACCCGAAGCGGAAGAGTTCGTAGAACATATACGAACCATAGGCGTAGTCGTCGTACTACAACGCTACTTGAGAGAGACGGTAGCAGCAAATAGTTTGTTGAGCGCGGAAAAGGAGTTGTCACCCGAAGAAATGTTCAAGCTTTATGCTATGCATTTCAACTTACAAGACGAACCAGGGTACAAACAGGCTATAGATTTAATAAACAAGATGGATACCGGCACGACATCAAACCGCGTGCCCAGCTTGTTAAATTTTAATGAGATTAGTTTCGAAGGATTTGGTCCGTTTCAAGGCAAACAGATAATTAAATTGGACGACAGGGGACTGGCCAAGATAACTGGCAAATGGATGGAAGGTGCGATAGGCAGTTCAAACGGTGCTGGTAAATCTATGGCAACTGTATCCGCCTTTCTGTGGTGTTTAACCGGTTACTCTGATATGAGAGCTTCTACTTCGCTTAAAAAGGGCACAGCGTCTGCCGCTTGTATTAACCAGAAAACGAGGATGGCACGTGTAGAAATTGTAGGCGATATGGGTGGAACACCCTTTAAGATATACAGAGCTTGTTCCTTGATAGACAAGACATCGTTCTTGGAAGTATTCCACAACAACGAGCGTATTACAAGGTCTACGCAACACCAAACACAATTCATGTTGAACTCTATGTTTTTTCGAATTCCCAAAGGCAAGACGTTACCCAAGGCACCAAACAAGCGATTGCATGCCTGGCTTATGCGCACCCTGGTGTGGGAACAGGCGGGCGGATGTAAGAACTGGTTGGAAACAAACGACAAAGGTACCAAGGAAGAGCTGTTATTGTTGTGTAATATGAACATATGGGAAGACTTGTTTATGAGTGCGAACGAGCAGTATTTGTTCTCCGAATCCAACATACGAAGCACTGGAGAGCTGTTGGCGAATGCACTACGTACTCAATCCGCAACACAGTCTAGAAAGGTGAGAACACTACAACGCTTGGACGAGTGGCGTGCACAGCAACACAATCGAATAGAGTCGTATCGTTCTCAGATATCCACGCATCAAAAAGAGTTAGAGGACCTTGGTCCTCAGCCAGTGCTGGGAGAAATGCCGGTCAACCACAACAAGCGCAAATATCAAGATATCACACGGACCTACTACGAAACGAAAAAATCGGCCAAAGATGCATTTGACAAGGCCACGCGCTTGTATAGAAATGATGATAGTAATGATTTGGATGGACGCTATACCGTTGATGTAGTCTCCCCTGTATACGACCGCCCGGCACCGGAGCAGAAACTCATTGACAACGCTATCGCTGAAGCAGGCGTGCGCAAACAACAATTGTTCATGCTCAAAAAAGCAGCTTCCGCGCCCACCGCTTGTCCCACTTGTAAACAGTCTATACAGTGTAAACATATCGAACCCAGTCGCATAGTAGACGCACAGACAGAATATGGCTCCGCTATGAAGATGGTCACATCGCGTAAGAAAGCGAAGAAGATGCATGAGTTTAAGGTAAAGGAAGAGAATAAGAAACAAGAGCGCATCGCTGCTTATAAATTAGCTAAATCATTGAGCCTGGCAGCTGTTTCCAAGCAGGAAGATTTCACCAGGATAGAGAAGGAGAAAACAGAGCACGAGTTTAAACAGGCAGAGTGGGCTGCCACACGGGTGTTACTACAGCATTGGGAGCACAAGCGCCAGACTGCCCTCTCCGCTCTCCGTTTGATAAACCGTGAGCTGTTACAGACGGAAGGGGAAATCCCACCCATACAGCAGGAGTTGGCCGACATAGAATTAACATTGAAGGATGGTGCCGCGGCCATTGCCCGCTACAAGGAGCTGAAGTTAATGAATACTACCAACCTCGAGGCGCTCAAGAACATGCGTCAGTGGTTAGGCGTTAAGGGTATCCAGACCTACGTGGTTGAGCGGATGTTGCACAAAATATCCAAACATACAACGGACTGGTGTAAATATTTGTTCGATGCGGAGTCTCAGGGAAGCCCGGTGTTTAGTATGGAGCTGGACGATAACGAAACCATATCGAAAGAGCTGACATTTGGACCGCGTTCAACGGCCCATGCTTTGAGTGGAGGTCAGTACCGTCGTTTGCAAATTGCATCGTTTATGGCGTGGCGCATGCAATCTTCTATATTCACGGGTGTGCATTCGAACTTGGCCATTCTAGACGAGCCTGCTGCCAACATAGATACGGTTGGTTTCAAGCAAATGGAGCAGGCCCTTAAGGACTGGGCGGGTCGGTCACAGGGGCGCCGAACTTGTATGTTTATTTCTCACGATGTAGGCCGCGCTGGTGTGGACAGTTTGTACGATACCCACATAGAAATAAGAGCAAAGGCTGGGGCCTCGTTTGTGCATGATTACGATGATGAAGAATGACTCTATAAAAGTATATTATAACATATTTATTATGGCTAGGTTAAATACACTTAGCATAGTATTAGGTTTATTATTAATAGCTGCTCTTGTCTTTATATTTATAGAGTTACCAGACCACTGTGATGACCACGACAGTACATTCCACAGTCATTGTCATCATCTAAGGGATGCTGGTGTCAATTGTAGGCCAGGTTCTAATTGTTGGGACGACTCATTAGGAGACGCTACACCGGGTACTACTGGTTGGGTTATCATAGGCGCAGTGGTCGTATTGCTTGGTGTGGGTTTAACAGGCGGTTGCGACGACCCTCAAATACACGCCCCTGTCTATGCTCCACGATATTATCCCCCTCCCCCACCAGTGTATAGAGTTAAATCCAAAACGACCAAAGGATATCCTGACCCTTGATACTATAAGAGCATGTACAGACTCAATATCATCATGGGTAAATGTTTAAGTAAAACTTCTGTAATAGTAGAGGATGCTTACAGGTCTGTGTCCGAATCGGCCAGTGAAATACAGCGCAAATATAGTGCGCGTAATTATACACAGGTTAGACAGAGTGATAACACGACTATACTTTCAAATTACGAAGATGAAACCGATAGTCAGGGCAAGCTGTCGGTGGGCGAGCAAGAGATAGAGGACATTTTTAATAGCAACATCGATACAGAAATATAATTATTCTTTTTTATACGTACCGAATATTTTATCCAATATAAACAATGGCTGAGCGCCATAGTTGTACCTGAATCTCTTATGGTGTACCATATGCTCACCCTCTATAGCATGCCCCTGTGTCGTGTTAAACATCGCATACACTATCCATAACAAAGAAGCGGTTTCGGAACCCACGAACATATATAATGGTAACCCTACAGCCAACACATTACCAAATAGAAATTCCAACGGATGAGCATCTAAACAAGATGTCGAGTACGAAGGGTTGTTCTGATGGTGTTGCTTGTGTATGGGCCACAGAAAGCGTGTGTGAAAAACACGGTGCGTGACGGTAAAAATTAAGCTAGTGGTCAATCCCCACACCACTACAAATAACACATCTTTCCCCAGAGAATTCTCGTTGTTATATGGTAAATCGGCATGGCCTGTATATGTTAGAGGTACCGAAATCATACCCAACGTTGCTAGGTTTGCTAAGGACCTGGTAAACGCTATATGTCGTTGTTCGTCCATGTCATTTTTACCTTTGTGGTCCATTTTTTCAAACCACTTAGTGAACGCTACGTAAGCTAGGATAGAAACTAAGATATACACTTGCAAATACATCGTATATTAGGACGCACCTTCGTCTTATATATGATGTACACAACCATTTTTATACTCTTTGGGATTTTATTATTTACGGTGTCCGCTGTATGGGTTCCTAAAATGAATGCCCAAGAAGCATCGGATTGGACCAAAGATTTAGTAAAGGCAACCTGTGGGGACGATTATTTCGACACGCCAGAAACAGTGAGAGTGTGTGAAGGGTTGAGTCCGGACGATGCCGCGAAAATAGTAGGGGTGTTGTGTTTACAATTTTGATATTATAAATAAGTGTAAATTATATTATAAATGAAACCCACACAACAACAATTACTCATCACTGGCGCGATAGCATTGGTCTCTATAATGGGATATGCCATATATACGGATTTGACCAGGTTCTTTCCTGACAAGAAGAAAGACAAGAAAAACGATACATACCACTAGGTAGTCGTACGACGGCGTTTTACACCCAGAGACTCTTTGGAAGTGCGGAACTGGTTGAGAACGTCTTCATCGAGAAGTTCCTCTAAGTCGGCCTCTTTGATGTTTAAACGCTGCTTCTGCTTAATGGTGAAGTAATAACCGCCAATGTCCAGCTCTTCAATCTCGTTCTCTCGCATGTAACTGTATATGGTATGCTTGTAAGCATTGTGGATTTTTTTAAGAGCTTTGAGTTCTGATTTCTTCTCGTCTATTTCAGGTAATAATAGAGTAAACTGAGTTTTCGCCTCTTCGAATAGAGTAACGTCGATGTCAGCCATTTGTAAATATCACTCTAAACTATATACTTTTTTATTTAGAATTTTAACTTATTTTGCACTCAACCCGTTGTATGTCCCAGCATCTTTATAACGTGGTATCCTGGCGTTGACCGCTCTTACTTCGTCGCTGTATTTGTGACAATTCTGCCACTCTGTAAAATGGAATCGACACTTGTTGGCGCCACAACAGTTGTCCTTGGTATCTACACACAACAGCCACTGGTAATAATAAGGCTTACAGTTGGGTACTGGGAATCGTAATGAGGATGCCGGCTTCTTATCCATGTTGCCATTAAATAGAACATGTTCCTCTAATATATCCATTTAACATATCGCATATTCTTATATAATGCTAATACCAAACTAGTCCACAGTTAAGTGCCCCTGTCATATGATACATACCCCACCCACCACCATATAGGTAGTCCCAACGCTGTAACATTTTGTTCCATTGGGCGGTCACTTCAGTTAGTGGTAATACTATCTTCTCCCTATCGGCTATTGAGGTGCCATACATGATATCAAATACGCCATTCTTTACGGGATGAACCTTATGCTCAGGCATGTACCATATATCCACCATGGCCCGCCGTCTTCCTTGCCGTATTTGTTTAAAAACTTGGTCCATTTTGTACTCTGATGACCAATGGCGTTATTAAATAGTTCGCATATGCGTATCTAATCTATATAAATTCTATCGCTCTTTGGATTAGAATTGGCAAACCCGTAGTCTGCGTTCAGCTTTTCCATGGAACAAGGATACGGTGGTTTGCCATTTTCTATGTTTATATCGTTATGAAGAAAGCACATGAACATGGACAGGTCTGTCTTGTTAGCGGTGTGTATGCCGTATTTCTCTACATTACGCCATAGGTGCGCGCGGCAATACTCGCACGGGTAGAAATTAATTAACGTTTCTATAAAGCCGTACCATGGATATTTCTGATAGAACACTGGTTCGTCTGGATAGTTGGCAGCCAGCGAATGTATCAATCTCCACCCGGCACGGCCGACTTCATCCATGCGTTCACTATCGCACGAGCAAGTACACTGTGAGGAGTGTGAGGTAGGAAGTAACAAGATGAATACACATATAAAGAGTAAACATTTCATATTTAAAGATTAATAACACATTTATATATGTACGTCAATAACGGACAAATTAAATCCAAACGTCCAGAAGGCGTGTGGAGAATCAACTGGCTATTGTGGACCATACTCAACTTTTTTGGATTCTTTTTTAGCTCTATGTTTAGTTTATCCAACAAACCTCGCAGACGTTCACAACCTCCACCAAAACCCAGAAGACAAAGCAATATACGTTCGTTTAAACCGGGCGAATGCCAATCAAAAGGCGGGTGAGGTAGATAGACCAGAGATGAGCCTAATCCAGTGTATCCGAATGAATTCGTTATAGATTAAATTTACGGTCTTGACGACGACGGAATGCACCCGGTTTGGGCGGTTTAAAATCTCTGGTCTTTTCGCGATACGTTGTCCCTTCTTCAGCTCCTATTGCGTATCCCACAAGCAAGTACATGGTCCAGAAAAATAGATATTCAAACCAGTAGAATCCAGAGCGCAGTTTGGGTGCTCTCGCAGTGTTCCAACCTTTGCGTTCAAACTCTGCGTAAGATTCTAACCAGAAACCTACGAATATAATATTACTAACAACCATGAATACCCATAAGAACCACCAGACTGCTCTAAGTTTAAACTTGACTCCAAGCACACGACAGAGCATTTTATCATGACGGTAGCAAGCTTTACAACAGTTGTCGGGTAGACATGGTAGCGGTCCTGGAATGGTGAAAAGAACTCCCAGCGTGGAAGCCATTCCTATTAGAACACCATGCGCGCGACCATCGAACATAGAGACTTCGAATGCGCTACTAAATATGAGAAGGGCGACGATTAATGGTATTTTGATAAATATTTGCAATGGGCGTTGGCGATGTAATGGTACAGGTGTCATGGAGATGAACATGATACTCAGAAGTGAATAACCTATAGCAAACCCTCTTGCCCAGCCCAGCGTGGTAAAGGCCCTGCTTAACAATACAGCTTGTCCGTCTTCACATTCGGACGAGTTGTGATGCCATAAATTAATAACTATTTCTTGACAAGTGTCGTGTAATGTTTTATTCTGTTCAGCGGTTCTAGTACCGTTGGTCATGTTGAATACCTCCCAACAATCATCACAAATCTTACCAGTCTCATTCACCGCAATGATAGACAATACAACAAGCACAAGCCATAACAAAGCCCATATTTCTAATTGTAGTTCTTCTCCTTTACCATATCCACAGAATATCAACGACCACCAGTTGACTTCGTTCGCTTCCGCCCCCATTTCGTCGTAATCGTCGAACCTTACACGACGATTTTTCTTATCCGGCATCAAACGGTACGTTATCATTTATCAATAGTCAACAACCTCTTATAGTGTCATGGACGAAATGTCGGGTAATGGTTGAAATGGAAATACATGGTCATGAGCCGCTAACAAATTTGCTATCTGCTGGTAGATGGTTCGCCAATTTCCAAAACGGTAATGATACGCGCCGTGGTCACCGTTCGCAATATCTACATACATTGCCCTTACAATATTAGGCATGCGAGGCATAGGTTGGGCAGAAGGCAACCAGAAACACCATTTACTAATGAATCGTCGTTTATGTACGGCTATCGATAGTACATATCCCCAGACTTCTGAAGTGCCACGATGCCCGGCAATAAAGAGAGCATCTATGACTCGCTGGTCCGCATCTTGCATCGCAGCATAATCCACCATGCTATATTGTCCGTCCAACAATAGCTCTTTCGGTACATATTGAATAAACGCACTTACGTATTCATAGTGGTTGCCAGATATCCATTCTTTCATCGGACACCGCTTCCATCCGTGCTCCTCTCTCATATTCGTACACCATAAAAGTTGAGGTATCGCTGCTATTAAATTCTTCATCCACTGCGGCGGTGACCGTGTTGGTGTTCCGACTCCATTCATAACAGTAGTACTGACGACCCATTGTGTAATAGGACACTGTGTGTATGTTAATGGTAATACACCCATCATATAGAATATACCAGAGGCCCATAGAAAGGGTTCCAGATTTCCAAATGTATCTGGATAGTCTAATTCTTCCCATAGGTCATGCCAATGTGTGAGAGTAGAGTTGCCGGTGCGGTTTTCTAATCCATTGCGCATCTGTGGACGACGTGTTAGCTTACCCTCCCAGAACAATTTCGGGTGCCATAACCTATTCAAAAAATTACATTCTGCTTTGCCATATACCACCGTGAAGATATCATCTTTGAAAGTAGTCCACCAGTGCATCATGAGCCGTGGTTGGTACATGATAAACTGCCATACATGCTCCGGATAGCTTGTTAGAGGTCCGTAGTATTCTGAACTTATCATAAAAGAGCATAATTCTCGCTGTGCTTTCTTCATGTCTAGGTAGTTGGCAGCGTTGTAGACGTCCAACCAATGCTCTTCTAGCAGGTCTATAACACCACATGAGATGATATTCCATAAGATATTGAGATGTTTGAGAGTGGCAGGGCCGTTGGTGATGGCAGTCCACCATTGCTCGTCAATTTCATCCGTTTCGGGGTCATGGGCGTTCTCGTATAAGAGGTTGATTAGTCTAGATTCTTTCGCCCAGAGAGGTAGTCGAGAAAAGGAAGTATTTTCATGTAGAAATAATTCTTTATAAGATAACATTTGTAATAGTATTAATGTGTTTATACACAAACCTCTTATTCTTTACTTATTCGTCCATGTCCATACATTGTTTGGAGCCCAGACGTCTTGATTTTCTTGTCTTTACGGGTGGTTCTTCTACCGGCTCCTCAGTGTCGTCTTCAGATGATGCTTTAAAGTCTTCATTTTCTTCGAGCTCCTCTTCGAGCTCCTCTTCAGATTCCTCGGTGTCAGCGTCCTCTTCCGTATCGCCCTCTGTCCCCGAATCCTCTTCGAGCGCCTCGTCTTCGTCGGAATCATAGTAAGCATCTTGGCCCTGCTCGCGCTTAATATCATCCGCATTTTTGATAATGTAGAAGCCAACAACCATACAAATAAACACGAAAAGGCTTGTATTGTCTTCCTTAATACAAGGTTCTCCGTTACTTCCCTTTTCAGTAGTAGTTGAGTATACATAGGTAATTAAAAATAGTGATGCGACAAAGTTGTAGATTAGTTTCATGTTTAATATTTTAATAGTGTTAATTATAGTCTCGCATATGCGAATCTTATCCGGAAAAGATTTCATCCGTATCGTCGCCCTCGTCCGCTGCTACCCTGGTACTCTGCTCTATAGCAAGTGCTGTCCATTGAAATAGTATGAAAATTTGCCACAATAGCATAGCAAAGTCGATTAAAAATTTGAAGACAACGAGAGTGATTTGGAAAATGATGTACGCGGCGATTGTCGCCACCACAGCGTTGACAAACAAGTCTCCGCTGGTCACGTATACACATTCTTTGAACAAAGTAGACGTTCCATTCGCATTCTGGAAGGCTGAAAATACCAAATCCTGGAATGTATCATCACCGTCTTGAATGACTCCAGTTTCCGCCAACCATGAGATGGAACCTGGTGCCACCCAGCGCAGCAGAGCAGGAAACCACCACCACACTCCCCATTCCGAAGCAAATGGTATGTAATCGTTACAATTTAGATACTGTCCTGCTGGTATAGTACATTGATAACAGGTACTGGGCGCACACCATTCAGAAGTCAGTGTGGGCCACGATTCGCAGAAACAGCCTGGTGCAATGCGCTGCTGTATCCATTCTACCACGTCTTCAAACAGCATATGTGGCATGGTAGGTTCACACGATGGAAGATAACCGTACACTATCCAGAAGAAGAGCAGCTTGTTGAGATGTACCAGAACAATAGTGTTGACGACGGCACCAAGTGGTACGACGGACCATAAACCGTTGGTCATGAGTGCCCCTGTGAATATAACGCCCGCCCAGAGAGCAGAGTCTATATTTGATAATCTCTCGGATTGAGACGTTCCTTCGTTCCACACGGCTGTCTCCACTTTGCACGATTCAGTAAAGACATAACTAATGGTGTATGGCGCTCCATACCCGAAGAAAGGAACGTAATCTTCACCAGTCTCTGACAACAACATCTTAATGCCACGAGTTAGTTTGGCAGTGTTTGCCTTGAAGTCTGGTGAAGTAATGTTTCCTTCGGTCAGGTTGCCCCAAAACTCTGCCCAATCTCGTCCAGCCCTAGGCCATCTAGCTGTAATAGGTGCTATGGTTGAATCGTACGCTGCTTGGGATTTGAGCCTCGAATGCTTCTTACGTGCTTTTAATTTCTTTTCCGTGTAGGGATGAAACTTACGATGAAGTTTGTGCTTTGCCCTGGTCAACTGTTGTGTGTTGTCCACAAAGCCAGAGTTGTTGGTCATCATGTGTATAAAATAATCGTTGATATCTGCCAGTGTACCAGGCTGTATGAACCCAGTGTTGGGGTCGGGAGCTTGGAAGCTTGCCGCATACACGTTCGCTTGGAACCTGCCCATGGCATTGGACCAATCACGTATAAGCTCGAACAGGTTGTCTATGATAGTACATTGTACACAAGCTGGTGATTCAGGGTCTGGGCAGAGCAGCGAATTGACGTCGGGGAAGCTAATGTTGGTGTTGAGTGGTTTTTCCATCCTGTATGGGTTTCCCAACCTAGAGTTTTCCCTCCTCAAATGCCGGCCAGGTTTTCGACTTCGGCGAATGTGGTGTCCACTCGTATGGATAAATTGACGTACCAAATGGCCAGTGGACTGAAGATTTTTATTGTTGGAAAAGGTAGACTTGAGCCAGCTTTCCTCACCAGGGTCTTGGGCCACAGTGTGCATGGTATCAAACACACGCCAACCTTTCTCGGTTATCTTCTTACCTTTCCACTGGCTCATAAATTCCGTACCAGTCTCTCTCAAATCTTTTCCTACCTTGTATATACGCGCGGTAGTGGTAGGCCGGGTGTCGTCACCACTCTCCGATGCGTATTCAGGGTCAAAACTAGAAAATAAGTCATCCACTATGGTGTTCAGGTCCATCTGTTCGTATATCCAATTGGTAAAGGTGCTAACTCTATCGAAGATTTTTATCGGTCCGTCTGGTTTCATATTTATCTCTATGAGAGCACCTCTTAGCTTGGCCTCGGTTATACTACCATGCTTTAGCCCTATGGAAGACACTATGAATGCCGTTTGTACCACTTCCAACCCAATTTTCCATTTACGGTGCCAGTTGTAAACAACATCTTCCAGCTCTAACTCTGGTATATTTACAAATTTAGCAATTTCAACACCAATGGCTCTCTCTTCTAAACAGTTAAGCCACGTAGCACGTTCCAATGGTCTTAGTTCAGTGTAGTTGTAATATTTAACACCTTCCATAAACAAGTCACAAGTAGTCGTTCCATTCCAATCGATGTTATCCGCCACCCATCGTGGTGCTGGTATTCCGTCTACGGTTTCATAATGTTGAGCAAACATCCGTGGTAATTCTTCTCCCAGGTAGCGAGCTCGATGTCCTTTCCATTGTGAACCTAATGGCTGACCTTCTGCGTTTCCAAACCCTCCGGAATAACAAGACATAACACCACATCTAAATCCTAGCGAGATGGCACAGAAAGCGGTATTGATAGCGTTACATACACCGGTCATTAAAGCGTTCAGGAAACCACCGATACCAGGGCCCAGCATCATAAAGATAGCTCGCAATACTTTACCAAGGTTCCGGATAATTATATTCAGAATCTTCATAAAGAATGTCCAGAAAGCAGAAAGAAAGTTTCCAACGCTACCAGTTCCAGAGAACAGAGCCAACATCTCAAAGATTAAATCGAATACCAACCCTAGAATGTCAAACAATGTACCTACCAACATCTTGGCCAAGAAGGTAAGCATGTCGGATATAGAGTAGAAGAAACCTCCCGACCCGCTGGATATTGCATCGAAGACATCTCCTATGGCGTCTAAGAATAGAATAACAATGTCGAGCAATAGACGTATGGCGTCTTTCATTAGATTCTTCACGTGCTCTGACATGCCAGACCCGACCGAACCACTCGATTGGCCGGTCGCTGCTTTCTTGATTTCGTTCACGTACGTGAATAAAAACTGTACCAACAGGTTACCAAGCTTGAGCGACATGATTCCCACTTCAAACATCATGATAAATAGCTTTCCAAGGCCCTTCTTAATACCTCGAGCACCGCCGAACGTTACGACATTGGTGAAGGCTCCCACCGCGGCGGCAAAGGTCTTCTCCACATCGCAGAGCCGGTGACGCAAATCGAAATTAAAGTCGTTCCAATTGCCCGCCATAAACATGATAACGTTGTTGTGTATCTGTCTTTGTACCGCTATCATTCCTCCTCCCGCGCTTCTCAAAATCATACTCAACGAGCAGAATAAATTATCATTGCTCCAAAGCTTGCATGTCCCTCGAGACGTTGCTATCTTCTGAACATTTTCACACTTATCACCAAGAATCTCGGCAATACCGGGGTTCTCTTCCAACAGGTCCGCAAACACTTCGTCCCCTCCCGCCTCGCACATCTTCTCTGCCAGTGTTACATCTGCCGAACCAGAGCTGTCTGTTGTAGTCGTTTTAGCCATTACGTAGTACGACGAGAACGAAGTTTCTTCCGTGATAGCTCTTGCCGGTACACAGTCCGTATTCCACGGTCCAAACGATACCAGATAGGCCAGACTATCCAGCAATTGATTTTGCATGAAGAAAAACCATTCTAGATAATTCGAATTACACCATCTGTAACTGGCTGCCGTGATTTGTTTGTAAGCAAAGTAATTGGCAATGGGGTTGTCGTCGGCTATCGTGCTCAACTCCGGTAGTGTGGCAATACACGCGCACGGTGAGTCTATAGTCAAAGGCAGCATAAAGTTACAGGAACAATCGTCTGCCTCGTTGGACTCTGTACATGTTTTCATGTCATCTTCCCTGTTGTAGGTGAGCCCTGGAAACTTAAACCTTCGCTTCTTGCAAGGTTCCCACCTCAGTCTCTCGTCGTCAGTTGGTATCATAGCAGGGGCGCCGTTCTTGGTGTATTCGCCAGAGGTTTCATTGTATTCGATACCGTTCAACATACGATATCTAAAGTCTAGATGGCTAGCGTTAAGACCGTAGCCACAGTTGATATCGTAATATATCCAATTGCCTGTGAATATGTCAGGGAACGACAGCAGCAAGCGAACCATCACGCGCATCAATTCAATTTGCATTCTATTGACTGGTGGTATGGATATTCCATTTCCCTCTACCGGTTCCGACTCTTCTGCTTCCCCTTCCAGGACGGAGGAGACGGTCGGTACTGAATAATATTGAAATATTTCTCCCAAACCGGACGGGCCGAATATACCGTGCGTTAGATAGATAAGAGCAGAGTCCATCGGTCCGAATATCTGGTCTTGCATCGTTGGCTGGCCACACCATGGGTTGTATACGGGTTGGGAGGCATACCGGTACACACCTTCCATTCCCACACGGTTGGGGTCCGGTGCCACGTATTCGCCCAGTTGCATATTACAGTTGCACTGTTCTGGGTCTATAGACCAGTCGAGGCGCATGGTACCGTTGAGAGGCGAGGCGCGTTCTTTACGCTTCTCACAGGTGGATATCTCTTCTCTGGATGTCCACATACCATCGTATTTCTGTATGACTCTCAGCATGTTCTGTTCCTGTAATACAATAGACTTGAAGAACAGTTCTTTAATCATCTCTGAGAATACCAATGGACCGCCAAGCAGCACGAGTCCTGTGTTGTATAAAGAACAGGCTGCCGTGTAAGATATCATATGCGGGGCATTGGGCCATTTATTTATATTTTCGGGTGAGTAATCGTTGACCCAATCGCACTCAAAGGTCTCTGGCAAGGCATCCGCTTTAATCGTTGAGGCCGTAGCTAGCCCACCCACAATGTTCTCAATCAGGTACAAAAACCAATGGACTGAATTGGCCATGTCATACAAACTAATGTAAAGGTTCGCCCACACGTCGTCAAAGTTGAAGGCGTTCATCATTGCCGCAGAATCACCAGTAACCTCGGGATTAAACATGGCCCAAACGCCCTTTAACATATTGACTGGTACTTGTAACAGAATGAGTCCTGCCCGTGCTGCGCTCCCCGCTACAAACTCCGCAGGTTGTTTAATTCCTGACTCATCGAACAGTCCCAACGCAAATATACGCACGACATTCTTTATGGTGGTGTATAGAACGTAATCAATAAAGAACGATGACTCAAGTATGCCCCCGTATACGTGGTACATGACTCGTTCGATGTTGGGAGCTTCGCCCGGTGGTATAACGATGCGTAGAAACATTTGCGCAACACGCACCAGAGCGTTGAACCAGTGGTCAATAGCTGCCGGCAAATGGTAGCTAGTCACCGGTGCGAATCCTATATCCCAAACTGGGTCTAGAGCATTGCAAGCGCATCTCAGCCCGTTCTGTGTGGCGTTTAATCCCACCATGATACGCGATACACCTGGCATGATATTCCAATCGTTCACAGCGATGTTGTTCACGGTTGAAATGGGTAAGTTGGTGAATCCTAGCCAGTCAACAAACGATAGTGCTATATCTACCACGCCTACTACAACGTTTTCGATAGGTATGAATATAGTTTGTACTTGACATTTAAGAAAGATTTGTGTACTTCCTTTACCAATTTGATACATCGTGACCGTCATCAAATTCCACAACGGTGTGAAGAACCCGTACGCAAGTCTTATAACTTGGAGAAAAGGTATGAAAAAGTTGTAGAAGAAGGTGTGCGCGAAGCATCTCCAGAACTGGTCCAGACCAGACATGAGGTCCTGGTGTTCGTAGTGCATTAATATAGCAAGGGCAAAGGCGATGGCTAGAAAAAGCACATACTTCCAGTTCTGCGCAGAAACTTGGGCAAATTGTATACAGGCCAGCCACGCTGCGAGGAATGGATTTATAAATGTTGTTAGGCCGTTCATAATGATTAATTGTACTTGGGATTGTATTTGTCGTTGCAATCCTTCATCTATATTTGGAGCACCCGCTTTAGTGGCGAATATACTTAAGTAATAATAACTACCTACAAATCCAACAAGAATCGTAATAGCATATGCCAGAAAACCAAGAGGATAGTCAACCGCCATATGACTCAGATTGCGATGAAGAACAAGGACTTTTATACGAAAGAACTGCCACTCCATTGTGTCGCATTTGTTTAGAAACCGAAGGTGTCTTACTCCATGCCTGTAAATGCGCAGGAACCCAGGGCTATGTTCACCGTAAATGTTTGCGCAATTGGGTCACGCATTACTCCAACACACCCGACCAATGTGAACTGTGCAAGACCGGATGGAAAATAGAAATGTACAGCTATTGCGAAAAATGGTTGCAACGGTGGAATTGGTTGCTGGCCATGGGAGGATGGTACTGTGTTATTATATTCTCGCTCTTCGATTTCCACTATGCTTGTATTGACCCATTGGGATACAGAGCCTTTATATTCTGGGGCTTCATACAGCTGATGTGGCACCTTTCCGCGAAACACACAGGCCATGGTATATTTAAGATATTCCGAATTACTTCAACCTTATTGTTTTACACCGGTATGATAACATTGCTAGCTGCTCAAGACGACTACGACGCAGAGCAACACAACATCGATTTGGACCGGTGGATGACCTGGGAAGAAAAGAAGATAGCCCACCAAGAGCTAGTGAAACGCAGTGAAGTCGAGGACGTGTTCGGATGGCCGATGGAGAATAACTTCGGCAACCGACAATTATGGTTTATCATTGGAGTAGATATTACATTATGGGGTGCGTGGTTCACCTACTTACGTGTCTATGGAATACGATGGAGACGGCGTTGGGATTACCGTCCAATGCGAATAGCTACATCTTCTTCAGAGGACACTTATGGAACCAGCTCGAGCGAGGAGTCATAATAACCTATAAATATTATTATTTAATTATTATTATTATGGGTAACGTTTCATCTTATGTATTTACCGAAAAAGCTTTCTTCGTTTACAGACGTCTAATCGATACCGATGCTTACCACACCGAACCCACTCAAAAATGGTCGAACATTTCCAAAGAATGTGCTCTTAGTCAATTCAAACACGAGATGTTTGCTTACAGCACTGGTAAGTACGACTATGACGGCAACACAAAATGTATCTATCTGTACTATGGCTCCACCCGCCTCATGAAGGTGGGAATTGTAAATAATCAAGTGCTAGTCGATAGCTCGCACGACCTTGCTACCTTTTTAGAATCCGACGAACAACCGGCACCGGGCAGAGGAATAAAACTGGAAAAAGCTTTTAGCAACGTATGGTTTAGAAATTATGCGAGATTGAATACCAACATTGTTGGATTCGTAAGAACTTTAAAGAAATAATTTATATATTATACTTTTTATTAACAAATATGACTAACAAACCAGTCTATCTAAATGTAACAGAAATACAAGGCATGCCTATGATTATTATCAACGCATACGAAGGTCTTGTGTTTTTACTGTGTCTGGTATTTATCAAATGGATATCCTTCGCTATTGGACAAACATGCAAGCGCCAAGCCGACCCCGGGCCCGACACTCCAGTCGCTAGAGCGGTTCAGGTAGGAAGACCCCCGGCGCTCAGGCGGTTAGGGGATTGGCTAGACGATATCACCACGCCAACCAGTCAACGGACATCAATATTCTCCGATACAGACGTTGAGAGCAAAACCTCCGAACCTGATATAGAAGACCCGGGCTCTCCTACGGCTGCCAGTATACTCCCTACGGGTGCTGATGCTACTCTAGATAATGAAGGTCTTGTTTCATGTGGTTGATACGGAAGAACACAAGATAAATCGATAGGAGCTGGTCTATTGGTATGATGCATATACTTGGGTTTAGCCGCCACGCGAATATAAGATAACTGCTGGCGTAGACGAATGAGCTCTTCACTCATTTCCTTATTTTTCTCACGTAATTTATTATTTTCCATTTTAAGCGTGGTGATGTGTATGGAAGCTCCTTCATTACCGGTCGGTGACTCGTGAGGCGAACGATACGCGGACATGTATTGTGTACAATATGCCATTATATAATGATATACTAGATACTTATATACAATGTGGTCCGCTACGAAATCAATCCCCAAGACAATATGCAAACAAAAAGGTATGATAGTACGCCTCGTGGACCAGGACAGGATGTCAGAATACTCTGCGAATATTCACGATATAAAGGAACACTATCAAAGATACCAAGTACTTTTCAACCATGCCTACGTGTGTCGTCTGTTTAACCAAGTCAGATAGCACCCGCGCCGGTGGTACCTGTCAGACTTGTACGGCTCCGGAACGTACTAACTATTTTCAATACAGGACTGTACCCACCGGACCAAAACGTGTCATGTGTATAACGTGTGGCAAATACTCTGGTTTCAATGATAAGACCGTATCTACTGCGTGCTGGGGCAATGTAATGGGAGGACAGCAATGTTTTAAATGTTACAGTAGTGGTGTGTCGTCTCTGAGTATTTGTTGCGTAGGTAGAGAGTGATATGGCCCTGCCAACGTGTTAAAGGCCGTGTCTGGAGCACACTCCGAACAATAGCGTTTACCATTGTACCGAAATAAATGTGCTCGTCTGTTCCATTTTTTACAGGTAGTACACCTAGCCTTGGGAGCAGCTAAAACAGTTAGATTATAAAAGGTTTTTGTTTCGTAAAATTTACTAGCTAATGTACCCATTTATTTAAGTTTTTTTACACTCTTTATATGATTTTTTACTGACCTTCCCGACGCATCATCTATCTCATTACCACGCCACTGTGTAGCCTCAGCACTGGAACAAGCACATGATTTTCCATACGGAACCATAGACACAGCGCCTGGTATATTAAAATACTTGTCGAAATACATTCTATAGTACATCGCCTCGTACGTCCTGGGTGTATGCCATGGGAACATCAGCGCTCTCTTCCTCCACAGCTTCCAACTCAGTGACTGCTCTGACATACTCTTTAATGAATCAATCCACTTGTACCCTACACCATCGCTAAACTGTTCTTTCTGACGCCAGCATATACTTTCTGGTAACATAGGACAGAAAGTTTCGCGTAGTATATGCTTCTCTATGCGGGTTTCAGACGGCATCTTTAAACCAGGATGAATACCCATAGAATAGTCCACCATATCCATATCGAGAAATGGTACGCGACATTCCACACCCCAAGCGCTCATAGCTTTATTGGCTCTCAAACAGTCGTAATAATGCAAGTCGAGAACTTTACGCTGGGTCTCAAAGTAAAGTTCTGTTTCATTCGGACAATTATGGAAGTACATGTAACCCCCGAATAATTCATCAGCTCCTTCGCCACTTAGCACCATTTTCACACCAGTTGCCTTGATGCGGCGTGCTAACAGATACATAGGAGTACCAGCGCGTATAGTAGTCACATCGTAGGTTTCGAGATGACGTATGACTTCAGGTAAGGCAGATAGAGCTTCTTCCACGGTAAAGGTATAGGAACGATGGTTGCTTTTTATGTGCTTAGCCATCACTTCGGCTGCCTCCAAGTCTGGAGAACCTTCCAACCCTATAGCAAATGTATTTATAGGAGCCGCAGATTCCCTAGCAGCAATAGCAGCTATTATAGAGCTGTCTAACCCACCACTGAGCAACACGCCCCATGGAACGTCAGACATCATACGCTTCTTTACCGCAGAGATTAACGTTTTCCCAAGCTCGAGACCGTCATTAAAATCGTTTGGCGCCTGCCAATTTCTTCCTGGCTTTAACTTCCAGGTCGGGTTAAAGAATTGTGCAAACCCACCTCCATTTCCATTATTATGGTAATAATAACCAGGGGGGAATTCGGCAACAAAGTCCACTATTCCCAACAACGCTTTGATTTCTGAAGCAAAGGCTACGCCACCACCTTTCTTGTAGCCATAGTACAGTGGTATAACACCAAGCGGGTCACGGGCTGCGAAATGTTGTGTGCCATCCACAAGTACGAAAGCGTATACACCGTCTAGAAAGCAGCACACTGCCTTTAATTTATTAGACTCGCTGATGCCCGTGTCGCTCTGTACATGGTCATATATGTGGGCAATGGATTCACAATCGGAGCGAGTTTTACACACGGCAGTATGCATGCTGTTTAACACTTCATGGTTGTATATTTCACCATTGACCGTGAGTATGGTTCCATTATCCGTTTGGAATGGTTGAGCACCACTTTCTGGGTCTACGATGGAGAGGCGCGTATGTCCGATGTAAGCATTTTCTGTCTGGGCGGAACCGGAGGCATCTGGACCTCTATGGTTTAAACGGGAGAGTTGTTCCTTGAAAGTAATGTATCCCACGTTCGTGTTGAGTAGTGCTAAGATTCCACACATGATGTCAAATAACTTGGGTCTCTTATAGCTTTATTATCAAACTCGTATATGCGAATCTTATATCACCATTACGAATGTAAAATCTTGTTTGCATGGTTTTTCTTTTCTAAGACAGGAGAGACATGTGTATCTACACACAGCTTCAACACGGTTAAGTTTAGGTAGCATTATAGGATTCATTATCCAATACATATATTAATAAAGATTAATTACTTTAAATACTTTTTTATGTTGTTGATTTATATGCTGTGAAAACGACAGCAACACACATGAACATAATTCCTAGGATTATAATTCCAGCGAACATTTTAAATGATTTTTATGGCTTTATACTCTTAACCAAACATGGAGGCGTCGTAGATTGGGATAGCTTCGAGAGAGCCTTCTTCTGGGATTGCGCTGATACCGGAGTGGATATTGATGTAGTTATCCAAGTCAATGCCAAGTGATACGCCCGCTACACCTGTGTTCATTGTGTATACTTTAGGCTCGATAACCATAGCAATTTTACAACCTGGTTCAAGACCTGGGTCTTGTTCCAATGGGTCGCAATCTTCATCTTTGTATTTGAACGTGTTCTTAACCCATGGCTCGTTAGCAGAGTTCTTGTACTTGTGCATCTTAACACCGACGCGCAACTCACGACCTTGTCCTTTCTGGCTGACAGGCGATTGAATGTTCTCCATGAATAGAGAAAGCATAGTAGATTCGACCGATTGATTGGTTTCTTCCGCAATAGAAGCAGCAGTAGAGCGCAATTCGGCTTTTTGGTCTGGCATAATATTGCTATCGTTGAACATGTAGGTAGCAGCGTCGCGAACCAATTGCTCAATATGGTCAAAGTATGCCTTGTTGGTGTCATCTTCCAAGAAGGTACAAGTGAACTTGGCAGACGATTCGGTAACGCCTGGGAATTTACCCAATGTACCTTGTTGCAAATCACAATACTTGGTAATCGAAGGTGGCATACGATGCAAATATTTACGTCCGGCCATATCGTTGACGTAAATGTTGTAGTTACCGCTGTTGGCAGTAACACCTTTAAACGTGTATTGGCGCTGTTTCAAATCAGCTTCAGTCAATGGACCATCTTGGCGTAACGAACCAGTGCCGTTTTTGTGAATAACAACATGGCGATTCTCAAGCTGGTACGTGATACCGAACGACGTGTTGCCCGGAGTGGTGTACAAGCGAATAGCAAATACAGGGCTGATGATAGCACCGTCTTTGATGTCACCAGGTTCGATAGTATCATGCTGTGGAAAGGTTGACTTGTTACCGTCATAAACGAAGCATTGACGCGGTGTGAAGGTGCCGTTCTTGTTGTCACGGAAAGCAGAGCATTTGACTACGAATGAAACACCGCCAGCTTGGTCTTGTTTCAATGGTGTATGCGTTAAGCAGAACTTGTCGAATAGTTTTTTACCCATGGAATCCAATCGCTCTTGTGGAGTATCCTTAGGCAATACAGCGCGTGCTTTTTTCATGAAACCTTCCTTGATGTCAGGTACGTTCTCGTATAGCGCGGTAAATGCATTTGCATGCGTTTTTTTAAGGAACGCAAAGAATGATTCTTGTTGTTGCTTGAATGGAGTCTGACGCTTGTTGTAGTCTTCGACACTCTCACCAGGCAATAGCGGTAATGCTGCGTTAGTGTAAGTAAAGCATAGTGATGCGCCTTTCTCTTCGGTGGACCAGTCTTTTTTGCCAAAGTCACCGCCGGAACCCAAGTGGCACCATTTGACGAAGCCGGGCGGAGCCATAACTTGGTAGTTGAAGGAGTGCGATTGGTTGTGCAATTGAACGGACGGTTTGCCATCTTTGCCAGTGGTAACATCAATGCACGGGTTGTGGTTTTCACCGCGCCAGTTGTAACGGTTGGCACGAAGAACAGGAGCTGCCATCTTTGATTTCTTTTTAGGAGCAAGAGGAGCAGTATCCAATGCACGCTTGTTGCTTGGCGATGCGGTAACGGCGGCGATTACATTAGTAGAGTTCATAGTTGGGGTTTGGTTTTGGTTTGAGATAACGATTGTAGACATGTTTGTTTGTTTAATATATTAATATAGTCATAGATTATATCGAATATGCGAAGCGGATACGGATAGTTTTAGTTACCCATTAGTCTAATGTTCCTGTAGTTGATTGTTCCGCTATCTGTGTCTGGTATGCATCCAACGAAACGTTGAATGCGATGTTAGGGTACTCAGTATTCGTTGTATAGTATATGCGGTCTCTCCGTTGAAACCACTTAGTATTCTCACCGATTGGTCCTGAATGTACCGCCCCAACGCCGTCTGTAAATTCGTAGCCGGTTGCGACTCTTGGGGTACCGTCGCTGTTGGTCTTTATAGATTCTAAACAGTTTGAGTGATGTACAAAGACATCTTTACCGGTTTCAACGTCTTTACCTATACCATAGCCCAATGCCCAATTCCAGTCTTCCATAATCGCGGTTTTTATTTTTGTCGGAAGTGATAACTGTGACATATTTAAGATAGCTCAGACGTTCTTATATGTCAGATTTTGCAAAATTGGATAAAGTCATTGCACAGATGCAAGCAATAAAAAGCATGTTGGAGGGCAACCAAAGAAAACTAAACGAGGAGACTATTGAGGTTCGGCACGAGGACGCTAAGCAGGTTATAGAATACCTTGAAAAAACCAGGTACGCGCTAATAATCGAGAAGAAGAAGAGGGAGCGGGAGGCGCTAACTTATGAAGAGAAGATAAAGTTGTGGAGGAATAGAGCACAGGTAGCAGGGTACGACGCTAGAAATTCAGCTTCAGAATACGAACCATTTACATTTTAAATTTATTCTCTATACTCCAGAACATGTACTTTGATATCTCATACCGGGCCAGTAAATTACCACGGCACACTGGGCAGCGACCAGCGTATTCCATGTCGAAGGAGTCCGCACATTCTTTATGGCCAATACGAGCCGTACATTTACATTGGTATATTTTATAATTCGAAAGACTGAATTCTTTTTTACACCAACGACAAGACAATGGGTTTGGTTTGGAACGCATATCTATAGAGCCGACTATTTTAGCTTCTTTACAGGCCAGCGGCAATAGACCGAACACCGACTCGTCGAATACCACGCTTCCTCGCAGTGAATTTAAATAGTCTACACGTGCTTTGGCCAAGGTCTGCTGAGGTTTCGTAGAGGCAGTGACTACAGCATCGTAACAGTCTTTGGTAGGAGGGTCTAATAGCAAGGATGCGCTAGAATCGATATGCTTTTTCATATTGTCGATTAGAGTAAAAATGTCTTCATCAGTATAAGGTAAATTATTTTTTATAATAAACTGTTTTACTGTTGTCGGATTGATAGTTCTCAATGCCGATTTACCCGCTGTTTCTATATCGAAAGCATTCGCGTTGTGTGGTAATCCGAACAAGTCGTATAGAGACATTCTTGGAATATAACAGGTAACATTGTTCTTTGCGCATAATCGTAACATATACCGTTAGATGTCGCCATCAAACGAATAATTGACCGGTGTTGGATTTTTAAACAGGTCCTTCAACGCTCTGTAGCCAGTATGGAAGACTTCCCACACGCTTATTTCGTTAGCCATTGTGGGCTCACATATCATGCATTCAGCTGGTGGCGTGCACGGCCTACAGCGTTTACAATGACCCAATACTTCACAGGTAGATGGGTGTTTGTCGTAGAGATGGTCCATCATCTCTTGCGTGTCCTCTACAATCTCGAGGCATTCCTTCTCCGTCTTTGTAGAGTGATATCCGTGACAAGCATGGCGAGCCATTGTCTTGAACTCTTCGAGTTTCGAGTATTGGTAGATGCTTCCGTCTTGTGTGACTGTGTTTTGCATGACTGCGACGATGTTCTGGCAGATGGTGCATTCATTTGGTGTTTCCGTAGTCCATTCCGTTTTTGCCTCCTGCGGTGGTTCCCTGAACAATGTGGCATCTTGGCGTAAGTGAGTTGCTTTTGTGAGTGTGAGTAGTAATGTAAAGACTGTGATTGCATTCATGTTTGATATTATAATAATGTTATTTTTTATCTCGCATATTCTTATCTAATCCCAACTATAATCCCTCGTTCCTCCTGCTTTACGAGCAGCGATAACTTTAGGTTTATCCAATATGAGCTGGCACAATGGTATAAGGTTCACACCACCGTATACTATTCCCTTACACTTTTTGCGCAACAGCATCACCCATTGTAAAAAGGCCCAATAGAACGAACCGTCTTTAGAAGGTATAATATGACCCTTCCACATCGCATCATAACGATTACTTCGTTGTATAATAAACGGGGCAAGTACCAAGTGTACTTTATGCTTGTGTTTATGTATATTTTTTTCAGTTAATAGAAAGTACTGTACAAACGACATGTTGTATACGGATGCTAAATGCATCTGAACCATACCAACATACATGGCGTCCGGCACTCGCTGGTCTTCCATTAAAACGGCGAATGTACCATAAGAACATTGTTTCGCAATAGCATCGAGCATGGCCAGTGGTCTATTGCTAGCCATAGCTGCGTAGTCCGACACATCGGCTCCTTTGAGCCTATAAGACTGTATATCCCTTTCCGCCGGCCTTAACATATTCTCATTGAGTCTATTGTTTAGTTCGTCACGGAATTTACGCTGGGTCATCTGACGCTGCTCCTTCAGAATGAAATCATCCATGAAATGCTGTTGTATCTCCAAGGGTTTTACCGCATCCCACAAAAACCAAAGCTCTGCTTTACGACGTATCAAGGTCGTGCGGCTCATCAATTCGTGTATACCACCCGGATGCAATTGATATACCGTTTTGGATACTTGTATACGATATTGAGCCCTATCCAGTACAGAAAAATTGGAATTGAGCGTGACCAATTGCGCCGCTCGTAGCTCGATGTAGTCTATATACTTGAACAGGGTTTCGTCCCACTCCAGCGTTCCCATGTTGGCTTCTATGATTTCCAACGCTCTACAGGTGTCCATAAAGGACCAACTATTCAGGTTAAACGAATCTGTAGCTTGTAAATGATTTTCTTTGACCCATGAGACTATCGTCTCGTTCATCTTAAGCATGTTGGGGCTAGATATCTGTAAATATTTAACAAGCATCATCTGAACATACCAGAATAGCCCGTTGGTCCACCCTTTCAAACGACCAGGGATAAAGACAAACATCTTATCGTACTGGTTCACTAAAATCTTTCTCATTTTGATATAGAGTTTCTGTAACAGTGCCGGGCTCCAGGTTTCTCTTCCTGTTGGGAATTGACTAGTAGAAGCAATGTCCAATAGAACATCGTACAAATCCAGCATGAAAAGAAACAGTTCGCAGTTGTTCTCTTTCCCCGTAAATGGAAATTCGACAGCTTCCTTCACTGTGTGTATCCTACCCGCTGTATTGAACTGTGCTGGGTATGACATTTATTGTAGTAAACTTATTTTTATACCGTAAATGAAGTGGCGCATCCGCAACTAGCTACCGCATTAGGATTTACAAAGGTAAATCGTTTTCCCATAAAATCTGTTGTATAGTCTATTGTTGTACCAATCAAATATAACTGAGACATTTTATCCACAGATACCACAACTTCAGCATGGACCACTATACCTTCGTCGCCTTCGCTTCTCTTTCCCGGTTGCAAATCGTATACAAATCCATTGCATCCACCACCTTTAACACTGAACACTATCGTTTTTGTTTTATGACTTCGAGCTAGATTTATTAGTTGTGTTCTAGCCATGCGCGTTATACTTATCATATACCGGAACAATTGCGCTTGTAAATACTCTCAACGTTTAGCTTGTGAATATATTCTAGATGGTTATCAATAAACCGCTTAATATCCCACACACCAACGCGACAGTCTAAATGAAACTGCGTTATGTTTCTCTGAGTTTGGTCAGCGTTGAGAAGTATCACGTGAGGCACGTGTGTTACCCGAAAGCGGCTCCTCAAATACATGTGGTCAACAGGAGCATCTACGAATACGACCGAAGGCCAATAATATTTTGACACCTCGTTGAGGTCTTCTATTGGTACTCCAAACGATAACACATGTAACTTAGAAACGTCGTAAGCAACGCCGAAGTCCGGTGTCCCTAGTTCTGTTACCAATGGTAAAGGGTATGTAGCGGCAGTGACATAGTGTGCAAGCAATAGCAACAACAACAACATATATAAGGTAGAATAGAACGTTTATAGAATGTTAAATGAATTACCTGGGGATTTATTAGTTAACATATCTTATTATTTACACCCAAAAGATTTTTACACCATGTTTATTCTCGAAACGTCCCTATCGGACCGCTCTGCTCATTTGGTAACCTTAAGATGGCCCGGTTGTGGAAACCTGCGCCAGTTGAATCATTTATATAACATGGTTCATAAAGAGTGTGTTCGATGGCAAACGGCGCGCGATGTCAGAATACAATTCCCATTGTATAACAATAGACGTAGACTGCGTAGGGAAGAGACGCCTATACTTATGTTTTAGTCGGTTTAAGACAGCTACCGAGCTCTGCTATTGCCTTGTCGTTACGTTGAATACGCTCGGTTAATCGTTGAAGATTCGCGGCATCTTTCTCTTCTACGGTTTTTATATCGCCAGCGGCCTTCGTAAAACTCGTGTACATTTCTCCATAACAGGTCACCATTTCTTCAATTCTTTGTTTTATTTTTTCGTATAATTCCGTGTGTTTTTTATGTAAAGCAGAACTTTCCGCTTCCTCCAAACCATCCGGAACCTGAAGGTGCTTGTTAATGATTTCCAACAGCTGCACTCTAGCATTGATAAAATCTTCGTTACATTTCTTGCTCATAACTTAAGGTTGTAGTTATAATCTGGATACTTATATACAACCCGGCGTTGAACCTCTGGGTCTAAACTGTCCCATGTGTTTTCACAAGGAAACGATTTAAACACACCTAGTAGTTCAGCTTGTTGCATTCTCCAGGCCAATTCGTAGTGTACAAACGGTTGTAATATATCCTTGTCCCAACCACTGCGGTTTGGCTCGTACGATAGTCTACGACAACCACGAGTATACTTTCTCTTAATGGCTGGAAAAAAATACGAACAATCTTTCCCTCGACCAATCAGAGCGTCCATAGCGGTGCCATATACGCATTTCATGTTGTCTATGGTCCAGCCCATATCCCTATGACCAACACAACCTTTACAACATTCCATCCACTTGTTGTCTTTCCAACCTTGGTTACAATTTTTACAAAAATATAAGTCGGAGAGTATAGGGCGGATAGGGTTTATATCTAGAGTAGAATTATTTAAGTCAGAAGACATTTTAGTTATTTTAATATGCATTTAAATACGCTGTCTTTGCTGCTTGGCAGCTGGTTGGTTTGAGCCACCCAATGCGTGTAGTGTTGGTTCTGGAGCTTTACGCTTCATCCAGTTAAAGTTGTTGGTTGTGCCTAGGCAGATACGGAAGCAGGCTAGTACGTCTGTGCTCTGTGTAGCTTGGCCTATTTTTGCCATCGCATTTAGCTGCTCGAGGAGTTGGACCATTTGACCGTTCTCGCGCTTGAGGCGTTCTATTGCGGCGTTTTGTACCTTGTATTGGTCTACTATTTGTTTGTTGCTGCTTACCAATGCTTTGATTTGTTCAGAACGGCGCATGCGTTTCTCACCGTTACGGGTGGCTTTCTTGGACGCGTTTGGATTACGGTTGGCTTCGATGACATCTGGCTGACGTTTGCTCATGACTACGAATTTCTTACTGTGTATTGCCTTGTATTTGCCAGTTGCGTGCTCGCTGATAGCAACTACGTACATGTCTGGTAGGAACTCTTGTCCTAGTTGGTATCGACGGCTGAGGTCCATGCCTTTGCACAATGGTATGCGGTAGACACCGGACTCGGAATACTGTCTTTGTACGTAGGCGAATTTGGAGAAATCCTCGCCAAGTTTGGATATGTTGGCCTTTGCGAAACGTCTGTCCACGGTGGCGCTTAGCTTCACTGGTTTGCGGATGGTTTTGTATCCACTTGGATGTTCGCTATCGCGTTTTAATGCTATGGCTACCTTGAACGTGGCGAGACCGTTCTTGAACCAGTTTTTTGGTATATTGTTGAGAATTACACATGGTGGTACGCCGGGCTCGTCCTTGAAGAAGGTATGCCCTTGTTCTCCATATTCCAACCGTGTTAATGTACTGCTAGGTACTGGTGCGTTGGTCGCTGGTACCGGTGCTGCTACTGGCTTCATAAGAGTTGGTTGTTTCTCAATGGTGGCTTCTTGCCAATCGACGGTTTGGTTTGATACTGACATGTTGAGTTGTTTGCTTATGCTTATCTTATGTTTGTTATTAATTGTATCGCTTATTCTTATCGGATACGGACTGTTTTACTCGATACGTGAAATTTTTTTTTCCTTTGCTGTGTTGATGTGTTTGTTGTTTGTGTGTGTTCGAATTTTGTTTTTGCTATGCTGTGTGTTTGTTGTTTGATAATTGCTTGTGGGGGCACTCGAGTTTTTGACGACTGAGCTAGGTGAACGGAAATACGGATATATCAGGACACTTATTAGATAAAGTAAGTATTTGATATATATACCCCACACTTTTTTCTGATAGATGTGTTATAGTGCTGTGTCATGCTAGAGGTCAGTTCACGTCTCTGTACTATGTGCCTGTAGTTGTGCGAGATGTGGGAGGAAGGGTAAAAGAAATTTCTTAGGAAGAATTAAAATTTAATCTTTACATTATGCGTTAACTCGTAGTCGTTTAAATTTGGACTACATTTACTAGCGTCATTTGTTAATTCCAGGAAAAAATCAATGTTATCGATTTCGTTCTGAAGTCCTAAAGCAGCCATCTCCATTTGATGTTTGTGCGCTTGCAATTCTTCGTATTTGGCATTTTGTTCTCCCGCCTCGTCTATCCAACCACCTTCAGCTTTAATAGCCTCCATCAATCGATGGTCTCGCTTTTCCAGTAGAATGATATGATTTAATAAATCCAATTCGCCACTATCAACCACGTCTGACACCGTGTTCACCAAATTTTCATCGTCCATGGCTTTGAGTTCGTCATACTGTTTAATGTATTCGTGCAGAGGGTCTTGTGGTGGTATATCGTCGAAATGTAATGATGTAAATGTGTGTGACCCTATTTTACGTGGTAGTGGAGCGGGTTTGATAGGAGTTCCTGGTAGTTTACTAACGTCCACTTCCCTGCCGTGGTTATCGAACGATGGTGATTTTATACTACGATTCGGACGTTTATCTTGGTGTTGGTGTTCTACCGTTCCCCCTCCATGCGTTGGAGAAGCCCGCTTCTTATCGTCTCGTGGCGGTAACGGGTCCAGCGAGGGCTTCCTTGGTCGTGGAGAACGTAATTTAATAGTAGTTTTTTTATTGGACTCATTAAGCAAATCTTTGAATTGGTTCGGGTCCAAACTCTTCTTCATTTAGGTGATAGGTCTGATTATTTATAGAACAAAATCAGTTACCCACATCATAATATTGTCTGGTAAATCTTTGTACCCACCTACAAACCCTGTCAACAGCGAGATAATATTGATAGCTTTCATTTGGTTTCTCTTGCTTATCGATAATATATCCGCCCTCTTCACGTTGTAAATACCCATAGCTATGTATTTCTGTAACAAGAGAACATCCGCCTCGTCCGACACTACTTTCTTGCGCAAGTTAATCAGGGCAGATGCCACGATGCGCGGGTTCTTCTTCTGCTTTATCTTGGCATTTATTTCACGCTCCAACATGATAAAGAACGACTCGACCGTTATACTGGTCACCATATTAATCTGCCGCTGTGTCCAACCTTTCGACGGGCCTATATCGATAGCGATAGGCGTGGGTGGAGCATACGGACGTAACGGTTTGTACGCCTCTCTGGCTGACTCCGACACGATTTTAGGTTGAACAGGGGATAAGGCAGCTCTCTCCATGCCCAGAGATTCTGGGCGTTCAGTTCTTGTAACATGCGTCACGATTTTATGTTTGGTTGTGCTGCTATAAGAAGAGCAATTGCCATCGTCGTCGCTCCATGACCAGAATATACATACAAAGAGAGCAAAAAAGAATATCAAAAAGACCACGGCTCCGACCGAACCCGAACCTGGCGTATCATAGTACCAATTAGAATAATAATAAGGGCTATAATAAGGGTAATTGTTAATATGTCCATCGTAAGGGTGACCTAACTGGGGGTCCATAATATTTATAGTTTAGATAGCTTTTATATAGTCAATAGCTTTGCTGGCTCACAACTTGCCGTATTCAACGCTTCTTTTTTCTCTTGTATTTTTTCCTCTAAGGTGCGTGAGCTTCCGGTGATAGCGGCCATCATATCTTTATAACTCTGTTTCTTCTTCTTCTTCCCTTTCTTTCCTCGCGCGTTCTTCGTCTTCGGCTTTGCCGAGTTCATATTCGTCGGGTTGGAATTCTTCTTCTTCTTCGAGTTCAAGGTCCCAGCCAAGGGGTACTTCACCGGGACAACAATTGGAGCTTGCGTCGTCGTGTTCATCTGCGTCGGGTTTGAATTGGAGTTCATCTTGGTCATGTAAAGTTATACTCTGTGTCGAGACAGAGGAAGTAGGTGATTTTGGCGGAGTCTGTGAATGCTGTTCTCTAAACCGGTCAACGGACGATATAGGTTGTTGTCCAATATTATGTTTTATGAGCTGTTTTAACAGCAAATGACACGCGTCAACCTTACCGTGTAACCCTTGTAGTCGCTCAACAATTGACTTTATCTTCTGTACTTCCCACCTAAGGGTATTTATCTGTTGTCTGTTTAAGTCTCTCGATTGGTCTACCTGTCTAGATACTGCGGATAGTTGTGCGGAGGAGGCTGTTGACATGTTAAACTTAATATAATGTTATAAATATTAAGACATATGTGTAGAATATATCACTATAGATTTGTTTGTTTAATATTTACATCGATGTTACGTCAGCCTGTTGTGCGTAAGCTCAACCCAGATAAGCATTATATATTTTGTGCCCGTGAACATAGACCCAATGACATATTTAAAGTTAAATGTGGCGTAGGGAATATGATGCGCTGGGACAGTGTGCGTTTTCTAATAGAAGAGCATATTGGCTTACACAACAGTAAGAAGCAAAACCAAGTGGTAGTGGGTCGTTACATCGAAGAGATTGATGGTTGGTTTGACGAAGGTGATATACTCACTCCCCAAACCATACTACGTATACGGTGTGTTCCTTATTATTATCAGTTCGATTACAACCCTGACCGCCCTAGGTCTTGTCCTCAGCATGGCCCTGTTTACTATCCACCGCCGATACTTGTACAATACCAACAGGCTGGGATTGACATTTCATCATTGAACTAAGTTCGCGTATTTGTTTCTGTTGTCTTTGGTTATGCTCCCTGGATATAATGCTCAGGTGTTCTACCAACTGTTTATGTTGTAGTGTTTGGTTGTTGAACGTCAGGCTAGCTATATCATAAGCTTCTTTGGTCTGTTCCATATCCTGTTTAGAGTGTATTAGTTCCTGATTTAAAATAGCTATTTTTTTCCTCAAAACCTGTACGTCTTGACGTTTGCATAGTTTATTCTCTTCTATTTCTTTTTTCTTTTTTGCTATCAATTTGAAGCGCACCATTGCATTTTGTAAGGCCATGTTGTATTCGTCATCGTAGCCCGCCTCCATTATATTGTCGTGTCAGAGCACTGCCTATATACATTATTACACCAATACCTCGAAGCAGTCGTGGTCTATGTAATCGTCTAACTCGTGGACTACTGGATAATCGTCTATCGACATGGTACAGATGGGACAAAACGTTGAAAACCCATAGGCTTTCTCTATACAATGTTTATGAAACACACATCCGCACGCCCTTAGTTCAACGTAAGACTTTTTTTCTTTCGTCTGACAGACACAACATTTTATAATCTTGTTGGTGTCTTTATAACTATCCACATCCATTACCGGTTTGGGGGAACTAGAACGGTGCATCAACGCTGCGTCGATGGACTCGCCCATTATCCAGTTCTCCGCATACTGACGCGTTGAATCCATAACTAAATTCAGCTTTGCTACCCATTCTGGGTCTTCTGGACCGTATTTAGACTGCATGAACCTACGTAGTTCAAAGGTGCTTGGCAATCTCTCACTGGACTCTTGCAACCCCTTTATGTATGGTATCAACAGTCCGAGGGCTTCGTCTTTATCGGTATCTTCGCTTACTGATAATTGTACTATTAGTGTGTGCGTCCTTTTAGCGGAATCGAGGCACGGTTCTGATATTGAGCGCGGTCTCCTCCTAGAGCGGAAGGGCATTTAATACTTGTTCTTCCCAGTTATATACACATAGATTTTCTTCGGGACACACTTTAACCCGCCGGTGCCGTATCGCTTGGGACAACTCGTTGTAAAGTCCCGACCCACAAGGACCTCGTATTTTTGGTTTCGACTTGGGTTTGCGTGGTTTAAACTCGTGATTCTTTATGGACGAAGCCAAGGTCTGTTGCATCCTAGGCAATAACTCCTTCGGTTTTGCTTTGGGACTATGTTCTACACATGATATACGATATTCCAAAGCTCGAATGATGGTCATAAGGCGTTGGTGTTCGTCGTCTTTTTTGCTCCAATATGAACCCATTGACTATGGATTTTTATACTTATATACCAACGCCCGCCTACGCGGCGCATAATCGCTGTATATAGTATCGCCAAGAGAAAGGTATACATGCAATGTTCCGTATATGCCCATTTGATGACCCCGCCGACGAAAGAAACTCCACAACACGACGTTATCCCGACACGATATACCACTTGGGACGGCACAGCACCGTCTTATCGCCCCGAGGGTAAGACTAAAATAATACTGGAAGACGATACCGGGGCTGAGTACAATTTCATCACACCAGTGTGTACTATACTCATGGCCAATATAAATGGAGCTGGCGTAAAGTCGAGCAGTGGTAAAGTGCAACACACTATGGTACTATCAAAAATACCACCACCCAATTGGATGATAGGAGACGAAGCCTTACCCTTTTCACCAAATGTGATAGGTTTTTGGGACAACCTGGAGCAAGTGGTTCGCAATTGTTTAATGGTAGCATTTAGACAACCAGAAATGTTCCAGAAAGCTACGGAATTGGCATGGGAACGTAGCGTGAACAAAACGGAACAAGAAGCCTTTGGCATCTTCTTGAACAAGGCTAACGTGCCTTACAAAGACGATAGGTGGACTATACGAAAGAACCATCAGAAAGGTCGCACTGGTGTACAATATATTACCATTGTTGACATCGCAAACATGGAGCACACTGGCAACTTTGCACCAACCAGGGGAGGGTTAGCATCGGCCTGTATACGACTATGGCCTTACTACATGAACGAGCATGTATACGGTGTATCCGCTTCCTTCGGTGACGCTGGTATCAAAGTGTATTATCAAGGCGGATACATCGGCCCGCGCTTGACATGGAAAAAGGAACATACATGTATTGTACGCAGTAGTCAAGTGGACGTGTACGACATACGCGGTGGACCATTCCAAATCAAATACCTGCCCAAACAGTTCATGGAGCTACAAGAACTGCTACAGCATTTCCAAGAAAAGAACATCGAACCGGCAGAGCTAGGAGAAGAAGGCTACATGTTAACTGCTAAAGTAAAGGTAGTAAACGGTAATCAATTGGAGTGGGATATTATTAACAAATTTAAAATTTAATTCATATCGTTTAAGAGTTTATTAATACTAACGAAAAAAGTATCGCTCGACTGTTTACTGTCGTGGCATTTCTCTAGTACGTACATCGCGTACGCGTTGCACGTTTTAGGAATATCATAGTGCTCTTCCAATGCGTGCTGGACGTGGCACCACTGCGCTATCTCGTTCTTACGGGCTATTAGAGGCATGGAACCAACGATGTATCTGAAAAGTACAGCACGTTTGTCGCTGTCTAGCGTGTTGAGTTGTTTAAGTGTTTCTACGTGGTCGTATATTGTATGTGTTCCTTCAATTTCTTCTAGGTTATCAACGTCCATTTATCTGTGGTTCGCGTCCAATATAGTGTTAAAATCTCAAAGACTTCGGGGTGATTTCCTTGAGTCTCTTGACTATATCTATTCGCTCTGCGTCGAGTTTTTCGTATTTATCTAGCAATTCCTCGTACTCTTTGTCTAATTCATCATGATTCATAGCAACACCGACGTACTCCTCATCTATATCATTAATTCGCTGCTGTAGCGCTTTCTGTTCTTCATTTATCTTCACCATGCGCGTGGACAACTTTTTGCGCTCTTCATCGTCCATGTACCATTTAAATCCAAAGACTTATAGTGTAGAATATTACAGTATATACGATGCGGTTTACATTGCAAATGATTATATTTGCTGTGGACCCTGGCGTTAAAAACATGGGATATGCGTGCTTTGACACGGAAAGAAACGGGTTTATTACCTTCGGAAAGTTCGATATGCAAACTGGAGTGAAGTCCAAGGAGAAGACTAAGTATGCGTTGTTGACCAAGCGATTCTGCGACGCGATGGATGATTATCTAAAGATGGCTGATGTCGTTCTTATCGAGGCACAGATGCAAGCTAAGATGAAGATGATACAGACCGCTATGCAATGTTTCTACTGGGACAAGAGCCACGTAATAGGCCCATTGGCTGTACGTAAGTTTTTTGGCATCTCAATGAGCAATTACTCAAGGAACAAGAGAACATCCGTTATATTGAGCGGACAGTTGATTCACTCTATCAAAGAGAAGCATTTGATGTCTACCTTTGAGAAGAAGGACGACGTTGCGGACGCCATTATATTGGCAAAATACTGGGACTACAAGGAGAGAGGAGACACGTGGAGCGGGCCAGACATGTCGAAGATGAAGGATTTTCAACCCAAGACACCGAAGACGAAAAGCAAGAAACGGGCAGCACCGACACGCAAAACTAAGCCGGTTAAAAAGAAGAGGAAGAAATAGTATAAAACTAAGATATGTTAACATATAATGGGAGGTTTTATGGTAACATACTACTGGAATTTACAGAACACACATCAACTACCTACTAATATACAAAACAGTACAGACCCTTTACCGGACAATGGTAGGCAAGAACACGAACTGTTTGAAATATGTATCGATGAACCAATGGGAACACGAGAGGAAGTGGTCAACTCGCATAGTCATTTCCTACACGGAGCTCCTAAAAACGTAGGGACAACTTCCTGAACGAGGGTTGGTCTTCCATACACGTTTCAGCTTCAGGTTCCACAGGTTGGGGATTCTCGTCGAGCTCTCTGTCTTTGATTTCGTAGCCGTAAGGATAACCAAAAAATATTTTACAGGCATCGGAGCCTTCTATTTTGGTCCAGTCTAAATCGTAAGTCTCCGGAGCGACGGGTTGGTTATCTGGGTCGTATACCGCCGCGTAATCCCATGGGTCACCGCCTTCTGGCACGGGATTGGGGTCAGGATTGTTCTTGAATAATTTACACTCGGGTATGACGAAGGATTCCCTTTCAGTATACCTTGCTATATCAATACCATCATCATCCTGGTCATTTGTGTTATATGGTTTTCTGTGCCATTTGTAAGCGGTCTGCGCCGGTACGTGTATATGTTCTTGTTCGCCGTGACTATTCGGTCTCATAAGGTTTCCTTTGAATTCTATCCATTGTTCACCCTCATCGCCTTCCAGGGTTCCATCGTCGTCGTATTGGTATTGCTGTCTCTGGTAACCACCAGTGTCATGGAATCGTAATAGTTTGTTTTCAGAATCGGTAGCGAGAGAGGACATTAGTTTAAAGTAGAGTAGAATGTTTTATATGTTAAATTATCTTAATACTGTTATAATGACAGGTTTTATTTTCTCTGCCTCCGTCTTTGGCCGTTTACTCTTGGCCTTGATGATGATGTCGAAGGTTTCTTCCACGGTTTTCGGGCATTTAATACCGTCAATCGTTCGTAGTATGTCGCCTTTTTGTATGCCGCAACTGTATCCTGTACCAGGCGTATCGGGGTCCAGGCTTATGTATGTACCGTCGAGTACAATGTCGGTCTCCCAGGACATGTCTCGTGGTAGTGGTATGTCTATGCTGTATTTGCCTATGAGGTCAACGTATTCATCGGTGGTAGATTTGAGTGTTTCTGCTGCTCCACGCTGTACATCGATGCTACATAGTTCAGGAATATCAATCCCGAACATGGTTTTGAACTTGGGAAATTCTTTGCTAATCTCTTCGGCGTACCTGTGTACGGTGTCTAGGCGTAGTCCTCTGGTAACACGTGCTTGAACTGGTCTAAGGCCACCTGCTTTGCGCTTTTTGTTGATTAGTACGGCTTTGCGTTCATAGTTTGGTGTGTAAGCGTCATACTTCTGTAGTTCTGCTGCTGCTTCGCATATGGTATTGAGGGACCATTTGCTGCTAGTGTATGTGCGTTGTTCTACGGACAGTATGGAATACCATACGAATGCTGCTGCTAGCTGCCACGTACCCATCTTGTTCTTTTTGTCTTCCCATTTACCTTCTTTGAACAGCCACTTGGCGTAGATTTCGTACTTCTTCCATGCCCATATGCGTATGTAATGTTCGCCATCGCCGCTATCACAGTTTAATTTGTCGCATATACATCCTATCAATGTTTTGAGTTTTTTGTTTGCTTTGGTCTTGTATTCTTGATTTACGAATGCCATCATGTTGCGGTTGCCTTTCCCTACGGCAGCCCACATCTCACCAAGCTCACAGCCTGGTGCGGCGTGGTGGAAACCGGTCTGTACACCTTCTTCGTTCATTCTCATTTGAGATACCATTTGTATGTTACTGTGTTTGAATTGCATACCACAGTGTGGGCAGACATGGTGTGATGATTGTGTTACTACGTGTTCGCTATGTGGCCGACCGCATCCTGAGCAGGATACAGCGTTGTATGTGCCGACGGTTATTTTGACGGTGCCAAGGCTATTGCCCCATTGGCTGTAACCGTTGTATTCGGTGGATGGTATGATGCGGTATGCCTTTAATTGGTGGTCTTCCATGTCCACCATGAACTTGTGTACTTCGTTGAGGGCTTGTATAACGGCTAGTTTCCTATCACCTCGAAGGTCCCATTTGTTGATGTGGCTGTCTAATTTGCGGAGCTTGAGGAAACTGTCGTGCGTCTCGATACAGTAGAATTGGCTATTGTTGTGCATGTTCCAACCGTGTACCAGTGTTGGTGTTTTGCGAACCTTGTACACGGTGCGTCGAGTTAACGGGTCTTCTACCGTTTTCATGCCGGTATGGATGTATGCGCCTTGTTTGCCGTTTTCCATTTTTTGTTCCATGTAGTCGATGATTTTCTTCATGTCAGCTGCTGTGTGTATGTACATGTGTTCGGCGTTGAAGCCCAATGCTGACATGCCTGGGAAACGTTCGTTGCGTTCTACGATGGCCTTACCTAGGCCTGTGGTACTGCCATGTACCATGTGCTGGAAATTATAAATGCTTGTCATGTTGTTTGTTGTGTTAATATGTGTCAATGTGTGTGTCGATTATTCTTAGAGTATATGTGTTTTTTTTTGCGTTGCTATTGTCTTGTTATTAATTTTGGGGTCACTCTGATGTTTTACCAACTGAGCTAGGAGAACGGATATACGAATATGTCTGGACTCTTGTTATAGAAAGTAAGTATTTGATATATATACCCCACACTTTTTTCTAAAAGTCACCTCTAATGCTATTACGGTCTAGAGAGTCTAGGGACGCGTAGTGCTGTGTGTATGTAATATAAAATAGAAATACGAGGAAGTCAAAAAGAAAGTTCTTAGAAATAATTTACTTTAATTTTCTCTTGTTGAATCGCTTCTTTAACATGGAGCGTGTGCCCTTGACCCACTTCATGACACTATCATCAGGCGTTTGTTTGTTCTTTTCTTTACGTTTGATTAAGTCTAACACTGATACAAGCTTGGTTTCGCGTGCCATGGTCCACTTGACGTCTTTATCTTCGTAAATGTCCCTGAGAATTTTTCTAAGTTTGCTCTTGTTGTTGCCTTGTAACCAGTATTTCTCCAAGGCTTTGCGGTAAAGGTTGGTCATTTTCCACTGGCGGCTCTTCTCCTTCTTTGGTTTGGGAGGCGGGTCGTATTGTGTGCCTATGCTACGTGTTTCTTTTTCTGGAATTATCCATGGTTCGTCATCTTGTTTCCATATTGGTGTGTAACCGCCACCGACTGCTTCGTAGACAGCAGGGGCGTAGGTTGGTGCGCGTGGTTGGTAGTCGATAATAGCAGCCATGTTTGATTTGTTGATATATAGATGGAGTCATTAAAGTGTTCGCATATTCTTAGAGTATTCGAACATCCGGATACGTAAAACATATTCGAGCATCTTTGTGTCAATATAGATATAGTACAACAATACTATCATGGTCAGAACAACAAGAATTTCAATGGCAAAGCCAAAACCTACCACTATAACTATCCCTGAGCGTTGCGATGCTGATATCATACGCAATTATTTCGTATCGAACCAGATAGGATGCAACCAACTATACAACGACAACGTGTGGTCCTGGCAGGGATACAAGTATGGGGACTGCTTACCTGTTGAGATGGACGAGACAGACAACGGGTTTGTTACACAATTAATGGTCATGCGGGAGCATTGGCAACGGGAAGAGATATACCTATGCCTTTTACACTGGGCAGAACTGCGTAAAAATGATTCGCTAATGAAGGCTACAGCACGTAAGAACATGAAGGGTCGGTGGAAAACGATGCCGGTGGAAGGTGTACATCGTTTAGCATACATGCTAGGTAGGCCTGTCAGTAGCGTTACCTACCTACTGCGTGAGTTTCGTGATTTAGAACTTGGTATTGAGTTTCAGAAGTTCGCGCGCATGCAAGGTGTAGTAAAGAAGAAGTGTTGGCATGCTTTATTCGGTGAAAAAGATACAGAAGAGGTTATGGATACATTAAATCATATGACCTTTAAAAAATTACCATGGCAAAGCGTTTGTCCTATAAAAATTTAATTATTTTTATCATCATCTAAATATTCTTTGTACATACTCATAAGCGTCTTGGCATAGGCTGCCGACGCTCCTCTCAACGATTTCCTCCACTCCTTACTCTCCAATGCTAACGGTGTGGCCGTAGCCTTTAAATTATCAGTGGACTGTTCAATATTTTTGGCCCAATCAGGATGCTGTTTTAGCATGTCTGTAGAAACACGGAATGCGTTCTGTGCAAACAGCCGCCATTGAGGTATTTCTTTCCACGGTATGTCACTCTTTTCTAATATATTATTTGTATGTGCCCAATGGTGCATGACTTTATCCATTGGTACCGAATCGGCTAATTTACGCATGCTATGAAGCGCCAAATGAGCTTCTTGGACTGTTTTATGTAAATCCCCCTTGAGAAGGCTCTTGCCTAGAGGTTGCATGGTCTTGGACGCTTCGTTTATCGACAGTACAAGTGTTACCGCAAAAATACACAAAATTACAAAGACAGCTCCCAATGCCCCAATACCAGCTTTAGCATACTTTAAATGTTCTGGTCCTATCTTGATTGTTGTTTGACCATCAGTTCTCGCAGAAAGTGAGCTTCTAGGCTTCATAGAGAGCAGCCCCTGTACGTCTTCTTGGGATGTTACCAGGTTGGTCCTATCCATTTTCAACGGGCGTTGATTAAGTGATGGGTGCATCTTATTGATACTCCACTTCCCTTTATACTTATGAATCCGCAACGGCGACAATGAGGCTATATACTAGTAGACTATCTTTGTAAATGAATATCAAACACAACCGGTATATTATATTCTTAGGTCCGTTGATATGGGTTTTGGTAGCTATGTCTACACCACGGACAATACAAGCTGGTGTATTTACACTATGGTTTGTGATGACCGGAGTCTATGACATATGTGAAATATCTCACGAAAGAATATACAAGTATAGTCCAGACCAAGTAGGCAAATGGAGACAGTACACGCTTATAGAATCGACCATGACCTGTTGGTTCGCGTCCATGGGGTACCCCGGTCTGTCCGTACTTGGTATATTGTTCATAAAAGTATTTGTAAACCCCATACAACTAGCTACAATGCTTGGCATGTTATGGTCCATATACTATGGACTTGGGTTTTTCCTAGATTGGAAATGGATGATAGGAGCTTATCCAAGGTGGTACGGTATCCTACTACTCGCTTGGGCGTTGACGCGCCACTCCGCAAAGTTAGAGATTAGAAATCTTGGCTCAGGGTTTGCAACGAAACAATATACCGTCATTTGGGCCATGCGATTCATGGAACAGTTTATACTATCAACACTGCGATGGTTCACATGGTGCGATTGCGTTTTCCCGTACGTCGCCCGTTGGGATATATATTTTTACGGCGTGTTTTTGACATTAATAGCGTTATGGCTGGTAAATCATAAACGCCCGCAGAAAATATTAGAATTCGAGGAAGGGTTACCGGATGGTCATATGCCAGCACCGTGTCCGGACACTGCGTCGAAATGTAACGTATGCCGAGAACGCCAGAAGGCGGTAGATATAGAACACGGCACGGAAACAGAGGCCAGTGGTTTTACTTTTTGGGAGCCTGTAACTGATTTTAAATTATTATAATCCAATTGCTTATCTATCTGACTATATACACTCTTATCAACGTATTAATTATGCGATGCTTGGCGTCCTTGTCATATTTACTACTTACGCTTTATTTATGTTGGTCCTCTGGTGTTGTGGCGAAGGGGAGTGCGACGGTTACGAAGATTAGTTGGACACTATCCAAACCACCTGCTAACTTATTTAAATGGGAAACCACACAAGCTGACCCAGAGTACACACTCACTTCTCTTTCTTCCGGAAATTATGTTCTTCAAGCTATTGCCCAAGACGAAGACGGGACTTCAACACACTCTGGGGTGATAACAGGCACCATATCGGACGAACCCGAAACTATCACAGTGGTTCTCAATCCCCTGATACAAGCAGACGCTACACGCTTCCAACAACCCAGCTACATCAAATGGATAAAAACCAACTCTACAACGGTATACCCAGGCGACGCGGTGGAGCTCACCATCAAAGGTAGTTCCAACCCACCCGATTCCGACATGCAATTCACCATAGATAACATAGTAAAGTGTACGTCGAAAGACGAATGTGTTATAGACCATATTATTCCTGAACAAGCAACTGACCCTTACGATATACAATTGGGCATTTTAGGAATGGGTTACAGTATACCCATGGAGTTTATGGTCAAGGATTTTGTACCAGTAGAGTTTAGAGCAGTGTTCAACGTACCACCCGTCATTACACACATCAACTCTGCCCATAGTCTATTGCACCAGATAGGTACAAGTACTACGGTGACAGCAACCTTCGATGACCCTGAAAATGCCGACGTAACGTACACCTGGACAATAGAAGCGTTGCAAGGTCAGTGCCCCATTACAGAATTGGCTGGCGACTTGACGGATACTGTCGCTTCCGGCTCTAGCGTATCTGTTGTGTATACGCCCACTACTTTGGGGGCTAAATGTATAGTTAAAATCAGGTGTGAAGATGCACAAGGGGCGGTTTCACTGGGAGAAGTATATATTTACGTGGACACTGTTCCTGTGTATTTTCCACCTTATGTTGTGTCTAAATTGCAATCGAAGCAAGTGGCTGCGGTCGGTGATAGCGTAGACTTTTCGCTCGAAATGTGCGAGCCACAGGACCAGATGATAACCGTGTCATGGACTACTGACTGCGGCAGTCTAGACCACACATCAGATACTATAACAGCTAGTCCGGATTGTCATTGGATATACAACGACATATTGCTGTCAAGTGTACCGTGTAATATAGCATGGACTGCTACCGATTCGGACGGTTCACCATCGTCCGGTAAGTTTCGTATACTGGCGAACAATGCACGGCGACTAAAAGAGACCGGCGTGCCCCGTGTTCGGGTTATCACTAAAGGGAAACGGCTAACCACCGTTATGGACTGGCCAGAGCCAGAAAAAAAAGACGAGACCATGGAACAACAAATCATCAAAAAAGGCGTTTCCAGTGAAGGAGTAGCTCTTATTGTATTGGCTTCTTTGCTATTGGTTGGATTAATTGCTATAGGTATATTAATGAAGATGCGCAAAGTGGAGTGTGTCATACCGGAAAGCAAGCCAATCACAAAGCCACAAACACCAACATCGCCACGTTCGCTAGAGATGGGCAGGAAAAGAATAGAGAGTTTGAAATTTGCGGTAAGGAAACAAAGTCCACACATACCAGACCCTCCGGCGGTTAAAGAGGACGACGAAAAGGTCGAAATAACCCCTCAAATGCTGGGGTTGGGGGCAAGGCGTCAGATGCGCATGAAACGTCACGAAAAGCAAAAAAGGCACGAATCGATTGGGAAACTTAAGAATGATTTGTTGCCATCGGGCGGACACGATATGCATTTGGACCACCCGGCTCACGCAAAAACAATGGACGGGGGTTGGGAGAATAGAATAAAATCACATAGGACTATAAATAGGCACCCTGGTAGAGATACTAAACGTTTTAATGGCAACCCTTCCCTCGGCCAAAAGACGAAAAATTGAAACGAATACAGGCGTTTGGTCCACTATAGGAACCATAGTTACAACAATACAGCCACTCAGTGACAAGTTAAACAAGTACAAAGCTGTGTTGAAACAGATTTCGCGTCTAACAAATCGCGAAGAGTTGGAACAGCTTCACGATGTCCCTGAGGGTCAATTATGGAACGATTTGTACATTTGGACCGCTACTTCTGGCCAGCAGATATATGAATATATTATGATGTGGTGGACAACACTTCGCCAACGCTGGAAAGATTTAAACGAGGAATCAAAACAGAAACACAGTGAAGAAGAGTTGAGTCGGTTGGAGCAAATGACGAAAGCCATCACAACAGAGTTGAGAAGGTGGAAGCGTATCATACGGTGTGACGATGAAGAAATGGATGCGATAGAAGAAAAAACAATGGCATGGGCCAAAACATTTGTGGACAAATGGGATAATGCACAAACTTCCTACAATTCCCTTGAGAAAAGTTTTGTAAGTATTTTCAACGCATATGCGAACTCGAAAGTGACATCCGTTAAGAAAGACAAGTAAAGCTATATAAGATATACATAAGCAAGATAACGACTATGAGTACTGTAGAAGACCCGATATATGCTATAGCTCGCAAACGCAAACGCGACTGGCAGGTGATTGCCCAGCAGGTTTCAAAAACCAAACCGCGTGGCCCTGCTACACCAGTAGCCAAACCGTATAATTTACGCGGCGGTGGGCTTCCAGCACCTGGTTCCACTATCATGCCCGATGGAGATTTTCACGAGACACAGAGAGGTATGTATTGTGGTATGCACGCAATTCACAATCTATTTAGAGAAAATACATGGCCAACTATCAAAGAGATGAACATATTGGCAGAGAAAGTGGCAAAGGAGGCAGGGGACAAGGTATTAAATCATAAATCTTACAACGGTTACTACAGTAGTGATGTTATAGTTCGCGTCATGCAAGACAGGGGCTTTATTGTGCGTAATATGGTGAAACAAATGAGAGGCGACAACGGGAATCAAGTATGGTTATGGGACCATGATGTCGGTACCATGCACCAACTATTGAACGACGATAAGGTGTTGGGATTTATAATACACCAACCACAACATTACACCGCTCTTCGTAAAAACTTAGACAAGAGCGACTGGCAATACTCGAATTCTTATTCTAAACAGTCCAATTACATGAATCCGCATGAATTTTGCAAGCAAGCTCTTAACGGCGTCTGGACTGTCTGGTGTGTCAGTAAAAAATAAATCCTATATTAAATTTATATTTGTTAGCGACTCATGTGTAATCAAAACTATTAATCCACCTATTCTCTGTCTGCCAAATTCCAGACTATATACCCGACTCAAATAGTTACATCAAAATGCAAGTAGAAAAAAGAAATGGAGACATAGTGAGCGTTGATAGTATAAAACTGACCACATATATCAACGCATTATGCCAATACGAACCCGTATTAAACCATGTTAATATCGATAAGGTTATGGAAGGGTGTATACAGTCGTTCGGAACGGAAGTTCAAACTTCGGAAGTTCCGCACGTAATAGCCGAAGTGGCAGCTGCTCTAACTACGGAGCACCACCACTATTCTAAATTGGCAGGCAGATGTATCGTGGAAGCTCTTCACAAAGAGACTCCTAAAAAATTTACCGAATTTGTCGGTCAACTGGGACATCTATTCAATTCTGAATTCCACGATATTATAGAACACCTTGGGGCCCAACTGGACGCACTGATTTGTGCCGAACGGGATTATCAGTACGATATCTTCGCAATCAAAACACTAGAAAGGTCTTACCTGTTGAAAAAAGCTGGGAAAATACTGGAGCGTCCACAATACATGCTCATGCGCGTTTCTATCACTATCGCACTGGGCCAACTGAAGGCTGACGTCGCATCGTTAGATATCATACGCGACACGTACGAAGCAATGTCCAAAGGGTTTTACACGCATGCTACGCCAACATTATTTCACGCCGGCTTAAAGCAACAACAGATGGCTTCATGTTATCTCATGACCATGAAAGACGATTCCATCGAAGGTATCTACGAAACCCTCAAAAACTGCGCTCTTATCAGTAAAGGGGCGGGCGGTATAGGTCTTTCTATTTCTCAAATTAGACCATCTGGGAGCGGTATTACCGGAACCAACGGTACCAGCAATGGTCTGTGCCCCATGCTTAAAGTGTTCAACGATACAGCACGTTATGTAGACCAAGGCGGAGGAAAGCGTAAAGGCTCCTTCGCTATTTGGTTGGAGCCGTGGCATCCAGACGTAGGGACCTGGTTGGACTTGAAGAAAAACCACGGCGATGAGAACGCTAGAGCAAGAGATTTATTCTATGGACTCTGGGTTCCAGATTTATTCATGAAACGTGTCAAGGCTAATGAGACATGGTCCATGTTCTGTCCCAACGCGTGCCCGGGCTTACAAGACACGTGGGGAGCAGAGTTCGAAGCTCTCTATCACAAATACGAGGCAGAAGGTAAAGCCCACGCTACTATCAATGCTCAAGAGCTGTGGCTTAAAATTTGCGATAGTCAAATAGAGACCGGTACTCCTTATCTCATGTACAAGGATTCTTGTAATAGTAAGAGCAATCAACAAAATCTGGGAACGATAAGAAGCTCCAACCTATGCTGTGAAGTGGTAGAGTATACATCCCCAGAAGAGACTGCGGTTTGTACGTTGGCGTCTTTGGCTCTGCCTAAATGCATGAGTGGTTCTACCTTTAATTATTCTTGGTTGGAGAAGATAACTCGCATGGCAGTGCGTAATTTAAACGCGGTACTGGATGTCAATACCTACCCAGTCCCAGAAGCTGAGCGTTCGAACAAACTCCATAGACCAATAGGTATAGGAATACAAGGTTTACACGATGTATTCCAAGTGAAATCGGTTGCGTACGACAGTAAAGAAGCGGAACAGTTGAATAGACATATCTTCGAGACTATCTACTACGCGGCATTGGACGAGTCGTGCGAACAAGCATGTGTGTACGGGAGTTACAAAAGCTTTGAAGGTTCGCCCGCTTCCAAAGGTATACTTCAGTTTGATATGTGGGACGTAACTCCTTCAAAACGCTACGATTGGGAGAAGTTAAAGACCAAGATTAAGAAATTTGGTCTTAGAAATTCATTGTTGGTTGCGCCAATGCCAACAGCTTCTACCGCGCAGATACTTGGCAATACCGAATCGTTCGAGCCAAGAACTTCCAATCTGTATACCAGGCGCGTGTTGGCGGGCGAGTACATGGTAGTCAACCCACATTTACAAGATAAGCTTGTAGAGTTGGGAGTCTGGAACGAAGAGAATAGACGCAATCTAATTGAGAACAGGGGTTCGGTACAGGGAATGGAAGTTCCCAAAGAGGTAAAAGAAGTGTTCAAAACTGTATGGGAAATTTCACAGAAATCTTTGATTAATTTGTCGGTGGGGAGAAGTCCATACATTTGCCAATCGCAATCATTAAATTTATATCTTGAATCGCCCACTAGAGCTAAGTTAAGTTCAATGGGTTTTTATGCATGGTCTAAGGGGTTGAAAACTGGACAGTATTACTTGAGAAGTCAACCAAAGGCCAGACCGATTCAATTTACAGTAGTTAAAAAAGTTGCGAAGAAGCAGAGAATGGAGTGTGAGGAGGATGTATGTATTATGTGTTCGTCTTAATTAACAATATATAAGATTATTATGTGTCAACAATGCCTAAAAATTATGAGAAACTGGAAAAGAGGTGTAAAGAGCTTGAGAAGGCGCTCAAAGAATGCCACGAGGCATGTATAGAGAAAGATAAACAAATATTGACACTCGAAGGAAAAATTAAATTTTAAGCCAATTTCTAATGGGAGAAATCAGTTGTATAAATTTTATAAACGCGCCCTTCTCGTGGTTAAAAAAATCTTTTATGTCCAAATCTCCATCGTACCAACGTTCTAACAACTCTTCACCGTGGTCATCGTAAAAATAGTAATCTCCACGAGCCACTATTATTCTTTTTATACCAAAGGGCAGGTTTGTACAAACGTTCCAAACGGATGGAGAGTCCATACTGTGTATATTCATCTCCACTGACCAGTTGGAAGACAGGGGTATATTTAAAACATAAGTTCCAGGTATGTTATTCATTTTTTTAATATTTTAACGATGTTATACTAGCGAACTCTTATTCTTAACGGGTACACCCTCTTCTAACTTTTCATAATAATTCAGTAGGTTCGTAGTGTTGCGTTCTAGCTTTCTAAAGTACAAGTACAATAGCGGAGGCACTATAATAATGAACGACACTGCGACCACAATGGTACAAAAAATAACGGTACGTTGCATCTCTTGCATTTGTTCCATCAGTTTGTAATCAAAATCCTGTGGTGATAGTATTGGGTAATCCGAGGACATATTGTAGGGGATTTGTACACTTTAATAGTTTAATTATATAAGTCTACAATTAAAATATAAATGTTTGATTATTACTCAGTATTGTGTTTTGTGAGCTTTATTTTATTGCTAGTATGGTTTTTATTCACTCCAATACCAGAAGAGACCGTTCAGACGGCGACCCCGCCCAGGCCAGAAAAAACCTGTCCCCATCCACCGGTAATATCCGAAGTATTAGACGAATGTGTTGGCGCGGTGGAAGATGCCGCATCTCTACAAGAAGAAATAAATATTGAACGCGAAGCAATGGTTAAAAAAATACGCAGAAGGCTCAAACCCTCTGTCGCTTCTTCGGTTTCGGGTTCATATCTCTAGTAAGGCGAGCTCGTATGCGTTCACGCTGTAACCACGCACTTACCCTGGGGTCCGTACATGGTGCTTCTTTCTCTTCTTTCCATAACCAGCAGCTCTGGTCTTTACGAACCCACATTGCGGTACCTTTACTCATTATTAAATCAATATGCCTATTTCGTTTGCCAGTGTCCATGTACATTACTCCGCACTTGTTACACAGACTTCCAGGTCCGCATGGACCCGGGCGCCAAGTAGTGGATTCTGTAACATTGCAATAGGTACAAGGTAATTTTGTTTTACTACTGCTATTCGGTCTTGATTTTTTATTATTTGTGATTATCCATTCGATAAATCCATCCACATATGCTGGGGAAATATAGTTCTGGGGGTTTGCCATGGTGTAATAATATAATAGTGTTATAAGTTCATCCGTATATTCTAATCTTATTCGAGTATTTAAATATTATTATTAAATTAATAAACAAAAAATGATATCTGATTCTGACTGGTCCTACGTAACTAAAGACTACGCCCAAGGTAAGGAAGGTAGTGTATCTGTTGTAGATATAAACGGTACCAAAGCTATTCTTAAACAATTTAAAGCTGCCAAGTCGGTCAATAAACTAAACAAGGAGGCCACCATACAACAAGATGCGCACGAGTTGGGCATAGCGCCTGAAGTGTATGCCGTAGACACGCGTGCTAAGCGTATATTCATGCAAGGGATTGAACATCGTATAGTGGATTTGGCCAAAGCACGGAATCCAAAGGCGTTAACTGCTTCCGAAGAGTCCCAGATTGTGCGCATGTATGAAGTGTTGGACGATAACAATATCTTCCACAACGATGGGAATGCTCTTAATCTAATGCAACACCCGGACGGTCGTTGTTGTATCATTGATTACGGCATGGCAAAGTGTATAACAGCCAAACTCCGAAAAAAAGCCAAGAACGGTGCTCCCAACATGCACTACGGTCTTAATATGTTGAAGCGTTCATTTAGACATCATGGTATAAAGGCTTGGGACAACATGGAAAATAGGGAATGAACGATGACGTGAGGGTCATTGTAAACTTGGACGACCTCGAATTAGATGTTATACCCAAGACAAAAAGTACATTCGACATCATAGGTAGTTATACCCAAGAAGCTCTCCGGGACGAAGATTTATCCTGTGCCACCTATGCTCTCAAACGGTCGTTGACTATACCACATGGTGAAACAGGTAGACACTGGACGCGTAAGAGAGACTTACTTGAAGATTTGGCAGGGTTGCGCTCTCTCAAACCAAAACGAAACTGTTGTACTGGGTACAACCCAGCACGTGATAGGGAGTATGAATTGTTTATGACTTATTATAAATTAGTACGAGCAGTAGCATTGGTAGAGTCCAGGGACGATAGAGGGTATTCACATGCACAGGGCCATCCAATGCTGTATGCTTATGACAGGTGGATGGACATAGGCATGCCTACCGTGTCCGGATACAATCCGAATAAAGCTACCGTAAAATGGTTGGCGTTGTTCATGACACTGTTGGCCAATGTATGCAAATTGGCGTTAGCAACCAAGGGTAGGGCTTCCTTCATAGGTAATGTTGTGCAAGCTATCAGCCATTTCATGTTCATGATATATTTTTATTTCTTAGCATACGATGAGAAAGCACTGGTGATTCCAAAGTTTTTCGGATTCATTATATCTCTCACGACCGCAATGTTGATAGTGTACTCTACCAAAAACGCAGATAGGTTCTTGTAAATACTTAAGGGATGTAATACATATATTATAATGGGTTGTAAACTATCTATAGGAATTAAAGGCGATGCTGCTAGTAAGCAAAATCCTAAAATAACACCCGCGTGTATAACACACGAACAATCTACCAGCCCTATTCAAATCAATGCTAAAACCAACATAACAACTCAAACTTCTCCCAAGGGTCTGGAAATCCAGAAAGATTTTGACTTTGTCCGCGACACAGAGTATATGAGCCCCGACGCAGAAAGCAATGGGACAGAAAGTAAGCATAGCGATAGTAAAAACCGATGGAAGAGTAAGGCCGCAGCAGTTGGGGCAATTGGCGGGGGAAGCCGCATCGAACATATCGATAGGTAACGGTAAAGACGGGGATGATGAGTCTGAGGAGGAAGAGGAGGAAGAGGAAGACAATAAATGTCCTTGTGAGTGTTGTAATACAAAATGTCCGTGTTGTGTAAAATTAACTTTTTGCTGCTTAGCAGCGTTAGCTGGATAATATTTTAACTTTATTTTATCAGTGTAATGTAACATTATAAGGAATCAAACCTTATTAAATCATCAGAAATGTTAAAAATTTATTGTCCATACCTACTAAGCTAGTTTTCGTCCGATAAATGGGCGAAGAAGAAAATTTTGCTCTTCAGTGTCAACGGGACAGTTACACTACTAGGAATCGAACCTAGGCTACCTTTCGGTGTATTACACGGGTCATGAGCCCGCAGCTCTCCCAACTGAGCTATAGTGTATTGCAAGTGTCATATCCTACTTACCGAATCCTACATACCGACACTATCTCCTTATCGTACCCAACTATACATTGAAACCAGTTTGACTTGTTCGGACAAAACGTGTATTTGCCATGCGCTGTGGTTTAATACCCCTCTACCTACAACACGCCTGTAGAGAGACCACCTCCTTCTCTGGTATTTGGAATGGGAGCAACCCCATCATTTTTACGATACTACCCCGTAAGCCGGATTACAGGGGGGAATGAAGAGGAATCAAACCTCAATGTGATACTGCCTTGCGTAATTGCATCACAGTCATCTGACCATTCCTTGCATGTTGATACATCTATCAACAGTCTCCAGTGGTATACTTACCAAACAGGCCACTAATTTTTATAATAGGTTTTTTCCTGTAGTTATTCATAATGGGTGAATTAGTTTTAGTGTTTATTCGCTGTATGTGGCCTTGGGTTAGTATTCCACGGTGGGCGCCATGGCGTCCTGGGACTCCAAATACGACTCACTATGCGCACAATGTACGGGACCTGTGTTATTGCAATCCGTAAGCATAGCTTAATGAGAAGGAAGAGAAAGCGAGCACTGTAAGATGGTGGGATTGGTTTGAATGATACAACTATTTGGAAACACACAGAGTTAAGCGGGTACGCACTTTGAAATAACTGGCTTACAACCAGTGGCGTTGAGGGTTACGAATTCCTCGTGTCTTCACGTCATTTAACTCCTATATGCCTGTCAAACGTTGAACTCCATTTGGGCAACATTCTTTTTGAATGCAGGTTCTCCCTGGCCAATCCCTTTAGTTGCGTTCTGGGAAAAGTAACAGCGCTCTGGGCTCTATGAGATATCAATAGCGTCATTATTTATATGGTATATTCGTAGAGTATGTGAGTAGTTATGGATTTAAAATTTAATAGTAAAACGATTTGATTTTACACGCCCTCCTTCTGCCGCTCGTTCAGCTTTTTCCACTGCGGCCAGAAGGTTTTGTTTTTCCTCCTCCTCCTGTTCGGTGATACTTTTTTTGGTGCAAAATGCCAAGCTGCCTATACCAACAACAGAAACAAAGACGAAGGTAACTCCCATGTTGAGCCAATTCCATTGGCAATATTGCATGCGCTTCCACCGTTTACATGCGTCTGCCACATCCGCAGGAACATGCGCTGTCGGGTCTGCTGCCGGAGCTTCGTCCGTATCGCACCTAATCCTGTTGTGTTCTTGTTCATATCCTATGTCTACTATATCGGCGCAGTAGGATACAAAACTATCACATTTCTTAACGTTCCATCCAAGTCCCACGTCAGATGTGGTGTGACAAGTGGTGGAATCGTCGGCGCTCCTGTCAAAATCTGACGCTTCACATTCGGTATTATCTATTTGACAAGGGTCTAGCCTAGGTAATGAAATACTGGTCGCTAACAACGGTAGTAATAATAATATCAGGAGCCTTCGCATTTAGTCTTATCCGTATCCTGCTTTATAGTCTCATCTTCTTCCACCCGTCGTTGGGCTTCTCTCCCCCCACCTTCTTTCTCATGATAGCCATGGCATCATTGAGACCGTAGTCTTTGTCAGGGTCACATTCTTTGTCTCTACTTTGGTCATAGACACAGCAGCAGACCACACATCCCGCTATTGTTATTCCTACAGCGATATAGATTATAATGGAACCTGTGTCTGCTACGCAATGTTTTGCCATCTTAAAATTAGTACAGTTGCTTAGCGGGTCTATCTGTGGCGCGTTGGAACACAGTAGATTGTCCTTGTCCGCATCCGACATAATATCTACACAGAGACCGTCACAATCTTCCGGTTTGCGCATAAAACCAGAACCCTTGGGTGCAAGAATGTTAGGGTCTACGGGAAACGGGTCCACGCCCTCAACACCACAAAGTATGTATTCTGTAACTAAAAAATCCTTGGTTTTTGAACATATGTCGTTCGCTTTAAGACACGAACTACGAGGGTAAGCTAGAGAGGATACAAATAATAATAAGAAGACAAGTAGGCGCATATTAAGTAAAAAAATGATATCTTATATAGTATCGTTGAATTGCCGCGGAACTCGAGTTTTGTAGTTTCCCATCAACTTACTTTCCTCTTCTTCGGCGGCTTTGGTCCTTTTCATGAGTTTCGACATCCAGTCGGGTTGGTTATCTGGGTTCTTTAAGAAGCCAAACCAAACACCCGCTCCTATAGCTCCCAACGCCACGGTAATAATAAGTATTAAAACGAGAATAAAACCACCACCTCCCTGTTGACATACTCCAGTTGTATCGTTCAACCATTTCTTACAGGCCGTAATTTTCGTTGCCAACAGTGCATCTTCGTCAGATGTGTATGGTCTGTTCGCATCGAGAGGGTCTAAACCAATACCGTTTACAAACAGCCAAATCTTTTCACATCCAGCGTCAACATAGGCCCTACCCGTGTCGTCGCTGCCCGTCCACTCGAGTGATGTATCACCAGTTGGAAATACAAATACGCATGTCTCCATAAAACCGCACGTGCCTTTGAGGCCTGTACCTTTGGTAGCACCGTCTTGTGTTTGGTATTCGGTAGATATGACCTCTTCCGGGTCACACATCAAATAATGAGCTACAGAAAACTCGTCGTTCTTGCAAGCTTCCGGACGTTTAAGACAGTCAGAGGATAACTGAATAACACCGTTAACCGATGTTAGAGCTAGCAGAAATAAAATAAATATTCTCATTATACATGGTCTTTATATGCTTTAAATACTTTGCGTTTCTTGCCTCCCATAAACCTGTCCGCTTCGGGACTTTTGGCCTCCTCCTCGCCGGGTAATGGTGCTTTACTAAACGCAAAGTAGTACACCAAGAATGCTACACCAGATAGTAATACCACTGTCCCTGCTATTATACCTATGATAGCGCCGCTGTCTGATACACAGAATTTGTTCTTTTTCCAACTGTTACATGCTGCTTCGACTGGGGTATCGTTCGAGATGTCTGCGTCGTTGGTAGCCCCGGGTACCAAGTTGCATTTCATGTTGTTGATTTTGTCCGAACCAACGCATAATTCTAACGCACCACACTCTATTAGACTAGGGTTTGCTATTATACTATTACCTGTTGAGGTTTCGCACAGTCTCTCGCCTGCTTTCGGTGTGAAATCAGATAGGATACACCGGGCAGAGTCTAGTATACACTGCTTTCCCGGGTCGGCTGCTTGGACTATGTACGTGCTCAGTAAAAAAGTAAATAATAATATCAGTAGTCGCATTGTTGCTAATGTTACGGTACTTTAAATACTCACTTAAATCTCTGCCCTCGCGTCGTCGGCACATTTTCGGTAGAAACCAGATTGTATCCCACGAGCTTTGGTTTCCGTGGTTCGTTATTCCTCGTTCGGGGCAATATAACATAGGCGGTAATAACCCCGACACTGACCAATAGTAGAATACCTGCCGTTATTGCCATTGCTAGACTAAACGCAGTGTTAGGGTCGTATTGGCAAGTGGCGGTGGAAACATAGTTCACGCATGCTTCTCTATCGCCAGAAAATGTTATTGCTTCGCATTTGAATGGTAACGAGCCGGCTATCTGGCATGTGTTGGGATAATCACATTCATCCACCGTGTTGATACTCAAATCATCAGGACCCTTGCCCGTCTCGTGGGCATATCCAGCGCACACGCCTCCGCCCAAATAATCGTCGTCGAAAGATAGTTTAAAATCTGATTTCTTACAGTTTTTACCGGCCGGGGCGTCTTCATCTTGGAAACCGGCCAATCGACAGTCTCTGATAAACTCTGCTTTAGCAGCTATTATAAATATAAGTAGGAGTACAGTTCTAATCATATATGATACGAATGCGATAACTTAAATACATTAACTTTTTATTTATAAAACAACACGCCCTTGATATTGATATCCGTCCTACACTTGTCATACCACACAACGTGTATCTCCCTTTGAATTGAGCCACCTGTTAGCTCGAAATTTTGTTTGTTAAACACTACGTTTCCGTTAGTACTGCTAGAGTTACGGTCATCTGATGTATTGCCGCGGACGGAAGCATTTCTATGCCAAGTGTCGGTAGAGTTTTGCAATTTCTTTCCCAGTATAACATCACACATGAGGACACACCGGATATTATCCACACCGGAAGGACAATACCCGTTGGCATGTACCCACGAGGGGGACTTCGCAAAATATATACCTTGGCCATAACATTTACCGTTTGCTTCTCCGGCCATGGCAAAACCCCCAAGCGGATGAAGAATAGGGAACAAGTTGCGCATGTATGTGCCGTGATACATTCTATCTATGCGCATGTCGATATCGTATTTATTATAGAAGTCAAAACGAGCGTTCAAATCGACAAAGTTATTCTTGAACTTGGTCATGCCCAGAAGCCGTAAAGTGGACGGGTGTTTCACTCCAGCTATAAGCGGGTCAGCGAGCGCCGCATCCTTGTCTTTCCATACCCAGTCGTGTACTTTGCCAACGACTCCCTCTATATTTGAGCGGTAATGCGTCAGCTCCTTCTGGACTGGTTGTTTCAACGAGCCGATATAAAGCGTACGTTTCACATTCGTTTTCATATTGCATTGTGTAGCTACCCAGTAGCGGTGCTTGTGTTTTTGATTGTCGGTGAATTTAATCTGAGTATACACCTCCCAATCAATTTTGTAATCAAAGTTATTGGTTTGAAAAGAAAAGCTATCCGCACATATCTCCTTGTTTGTAGCCGGGTCCGTCGAATTCTCACATACGGCATCCGCTTTTTCAACCAACTTGAATATATTAAGCTGTAGTGCTGCCGTATCTATATGAAAATAAGAGTGCTTTCCATTGTCTTCGAACTCTATAGTATAGTGATACCATTTATGCTTTGGGTTCATACGTTTCGTCGAGTTGTAACTACTGCTTTCTTGGTCACAATCGCGGAGTACCACCGATGACCATTCAGGGTTTCTACACGGGCTCACTTCACTTACGGAGCATAACGAGCCCCAACTGTTGAACATATCCGTTCGTATAACCATGCCTTTTTTCAACGGCATCAGCCGCTCATCCATCAATTTGGGCCCAGTGAATATAGCATCAAAAAACTTTCTATAACATGGAGTACAAGCACAATTGGGATAGAATTCTGTCGCTTCGATGCGATATTTCAGTGCGACTGGTCCCAGTTCACTTTTTACTTGTATAAGGTCCTTGTACATGACATCGGCCCTCACTTGTGTTTCAGCCAAATCATTGTCTGTCAATCGCCTTTTCAGGTGTGTGTTCTTAACAGATTGGAGATACCATTTCCCCCATGTGGAGATTGCAGGTGTTTCGGGGCGTAGACCAATTATTTTCACCGCGTATCGTCTGTCACGCATTGGACCACCACTGCCATGGTCGTATGCACAAGCAATCATTCCCCAGGTCCAAGTACGGTAACGGTCCCAGAAAACTTTTACCTTGTCACCTACATTGTAACGGGTGGAAGTGTCTCCATCGGCTGAAGGTACTTTCTTCTTACGAGGCACAGTTACAGAACTGCTACGCTTACGCTTAGTATTGACTGGTTGTACAGTTTTACATTTAGGGCACTTACGACATCCATTGCCTATGTATACACCACAAAAAGAAGTTTCGGCGCATTGTTTATGCCTAAGGGTAGGTACGAGTTTCCAACGTTGAGCCATTCTTGAAGGGTTTCTTCTTGTCGTTATGTAATTCATATAGAGTTACTCTAATACCCGAATATTCTTAGCGTATCCGGATTGTATAAATAGTTGAGAAACGGTGGTAACCCAGTATATAGGTAACTGATATCGTAGCATTATGGGTTATTTATCAGATTTTAAAGGTGTACCAAATGAATATAAAATGTATCTCTTCGGGTTAGTAGGATTATTACAAGTAATAACGTTGTTTGTACAGGTATTGCGAATAAATACACCATTGCAAGACCATTGTCCACTCGACCTGACAACCGCAGAGCGCGAAAACGCCAACTGGGCGGGATGGGCCAATTTTATATCATTGGCACTTTGTGGGTTGTTCTTCTATATTCGCTTCAAGGAAATCGACAACTACATGAAATTCGTCACCAAGATAGCCTGGATAGGATTCACTGCGGTAGCTTTCTTGTTGGTCTGTATCACCTACGGACATAGTTTAAAAATAAGAGAGACATGTACCGACTTGCTAGACGACGATGTAGAAAATTCGGCACGGTGGAATGTAGCACTGTGGTTCGTTCTACTGGCGCTTGCTCATAGCGGTGAGAGTAACAAGATGTTGCATAAACGCGACGACGACGCTGACGTACCACCTGACGATGACCAACCTCTCATGGCCTCTTCCGTGGCCTCTTCCGTGGGAAGTGTACCATTACAAAATGAAGAGTTTCATACCATTAAATTTTAAAATAATAATTTTAATTTAGCCGCAAATGCTTTAGGATTTAGCTTACCATCAGTGGGGCATACCTGTTCATAATTCTCTACCACGACACTCTGGAGCGTCGCCACTCCCGCAGACTTCTCACTAACTGGACTGTTCAGACGTGGTTTTCCCCTGGCAAGCTCACCATACGCCTCCAATGTTTTTTCGGCTTCTTCCAACTTTTCCCCCAACAATTTGCATTCCGCTTCTTTCATGCTTAATTCGTTCTTCATCTGTTCCTTTACAATGCTGAACCGGTTCACGACCTGTTCGTGTTCAGCACTACACGTTTGGAGTTTTTCCTGCTGGTTTTTATTTATTTCTTTTAATGACTCCAGGTCCCGTTCCCATTTATGCTTTTCCAAAATAGATTTGTCCATTGTGAGCTTATCTTCTTTCTGTTTATTAACGAGTCCATTGATGCGTTTTTCAAGGTGAACAATAGTCGATTGCATGTTTGTTTTGATGCTCTCCTTTTCAGAGCTACATGCTTTTTTCTCTGACTCCTCACTTATGACAACATTTGTCAGGTTCTGTTCCGCCGCAGCACATTTTTTTATTAGCGCTTGATTCATTTTTCGTAATTTTTCATTCTCTTTTTGTATCGTAGGAATAGCCATTTGAAGCGTGCTAATTAATTGCTCCTTCTTATTCACTAACCCACTTAAGCCGTCGTTTTGTACAGTAAGCTCCTTTATTTTTTTTTGAAGTCCCGCACTGGCAACCAATTTTTCACGGTCTACCTCTGTCTCTGATTTCAGTTCATCAATATGATTTTTACAGGCCAAGAGTCTATCTTCTAGGGTATCCATCTGTTGGGTTTTGGATGTATTGTCTTTTCGGAGGCCTTCAACCAAGCTTACCAGTTGTCCCGCGGTCAGCTCTTTCAAATCATCGTTGTACATTGTATATGACACAGACATTTAAATACTCTCCACTTACTCTCTGCATATTCGGACTCATCAATCACATTCATCTATATATTAAGTCTAGATTATTACAACATTCATATTGATATGAATATATCAGCTCCTATACCAACCACCGTCAATACACTAGTAGGTAGTAGTGGATGTGCTAAGCACTGGATTGTAAATGTACCTGGTTCAACGCAATGTTCAATTTGTTTAGAGACTATAAACGATGGCGAAGTAGTAACAACTTGCAATTGTGATGCGGGCACACACGGATTCCATAGACACTGCTTACAACCGTGGCTTGCTAGAGCGCGTCGCTGCCCGGTCTGCCAAAAAACGGTCGGAATATACCAAGGCACCCAACCGTTGGAAGCGGGCGACCACATGGCTGTTGAATCGTGGGGTTCGAAGCTCGCGGGGTACGCATGTCCAACCCTTGTCATCCGATACGTTATCAATAGTGGAACCCAACGAGACCACATGCCAAACCCAGGAGAGCCTTACAATGGAACCAGACGATTCGCCTTCTTACCGTTTAATTCGGAGGGGATTGAAACATTACGACTCCTCCGGATTGCCTGGGACAATGGATGTATATTCAAAGTCGGAACTTCGCTTACGACGGGAGAAGAAAACGTTGTCTGTTGGGGAATCATCCCTCACAAGACCGATTCAAACCCGGACCCTCAGGAGGCGGTCCAATTCGGATTCCCAGATGATAATTATTTCGAAAGAGTTAAATACGCGTGCAACAACCTCGGAATCTTTTGATGTTCTTCCTCCCATGTTTAACCCTGATTTTAAAGTGTATATGAATACTCGCCTAGCTGCTCAGCTACAACTAAGAGAAGAAGACCGAGAAAGAGAGTCATGTTGTGAGTGTTTAATATCTTAACAGTATATATTATTAAATAAACTATATTACATGTCTAGACAACCTAGAGATTTTGAGCGCGAACCCTTTATCCAACATGAAATGGACCGACATAATTTTGTATCGTCTGGTACTCCAAAGGAACAGACGAGTCTTTTAAAAGGCGACGACCGGGACCGAAACAAAAAGCGGGACTCGTCCAACTGTTGTGACAACATAACCTTTAAAGATATAATACTGTGCCGATGTATATGGAATTTATGCGACTGTGCCGATTCTTGTCCCGTTTAAATCAGTCAAGCTTAACCCATTATATAAACATTGCATTAAAGTATAATATGCCTAGAAAAACTAGAAATTTACATTTAGTAGGGACTGCCCTATTGACACCCAAAGTCTATCTTAAAGAGCCTTTTTATTCTAGCGGAATCGATAAAAATCAAGAAGCCGTACCTATCATCGATGTGGGTGCAAGCAAGAATGTAACAGTAAGAAACATAGAAGATTTGGACGACGAAGCCAGAATTGGAATGATACGTGCACAATACCAAGCAAATTCTAAATTAATGCAACAAGCTTTTTGTCAGCGTTTATGTTGTGCTGGGTTAATAGGTGGAGCATTGGCAATCGGTGGAGCAGGAAGATGAGAGTATAAGTAATTTAGTAAACATAATAAATGTTCTCTTTGTTTCAAAGACGATTTCTACACGATAGAAAATTACCTACAATGATTTTCAACTCTTCAGCACCCTCGACTGTAAAGTGTTCATTCGAGTCTCCACGCAAGTCGAATGCTTACCCAGAGCACAGAGTTTGGAGCACACAATACAAGGACCCGAGGCCACATGAAGTTGCCGAGCAAGAAGAGCGGGAGCACGCGGAGGCGAACCGTTGGGACATCGAGAAAAAATGTTGGACCAAACCAGACCAACACTTGGACCAAAACCAGAGACCACGATGGCCTTCGACCACCGGAAATTAAAACGTTTAACTTATAATATTCATGTTCTGTATCATACCTTAATCTCGTATTTATATTTTTAAAGACAACAAGCCAAAACTTTTTTTTTACACAAAAGGTGTTTCATTTTATTTACCCGTTTAGACCCTGTTCGTTACCCGCGTTCGTATACCAACCACGACATTCAAAGGGTATCAAAATGGTATTCACAAAAAAAATCACGTGTGTGCAACTCTTGTGCACGCGAAAGTTTATTTCTATTTCTATTGTCGTGGTTCGTATACATATCTCGTATTCGCAACTACAGACACAACGCTCTATTTCTAAATTATCAAATCAGCTGTTTCAACAAACGACATTATATAAGGTTTGTATATGCTTATAACAATGTGGAAACGCTTACTCGTTATAGCTATCAGCTTGAGCGTTGTATCCGCTCAACTGTCTTTAGGAAATCTGAATGCCGGTGCGCGTCACAACTACAACAACATACATTTAATATCAGACCTTAATGGTATTACTAAAGTTGTGATTCAGAAAGAGTTAACCACGGATACTCTGGTTGATATTATGTATTTTACTAAACTAACTGGCACCGATGGAACGTATACCACTACTGTTCCAAGTGGTATGTCTGGCTGTGTAGACCCTGTAACTTCGGCTTCGGTCAATGCTGGTGGAACTATCAATATCCCAAGAGCTGGTTCTAGCTCATGGGCAAACTGGGGAAACACTGGAGGTAGCCGCTTAACAGATAATAGAGCCACAGCAGCTTGGCCAGAAGCAAACTGGATTGATATAGCGTACTGTGATGCGACCACTACTCTTTACTCCATAGAAATTAAATTAGTAAATCAATTGGCCAATGGGAACGACGGGGCCGAAACCACACGTTATTTTTGGCATATGGAAGCTTCTTTCGAAGACTCTTCTGGTAACGTATTAGCGACAGAGGAAGTTAACTCCAACTGTCCAGCTACATTTTATAAAGATAGCGTTGCTGGAACATACGGAAGGTGTTCGACTTGTGCCTGTCCTGCGGGATACACCAACTTGTGCGATGGTACTTCGACCACAACGTACAGCCAAAGCGACGACTGTCAGTCCTGTGAATGCCAAGTCGGATACGCGGCAGTGGATTCCGAATGTATTAGCGTTGCATCGGGCGCATGGCCAACAGAGTGTGCGACAGATGCCACACACTCTAACTGTGGTACAACCTTCTGCTTACCATGCACCTGTGATGCACCTGGTATGGTCTTTGATAAAGTAGATTGCCCAGGTACCAAGACCTATAACACTTGGTTAGTAGAGAAACACGAAGATGTAGCTGGAGCCAAAGATGCCTCTGGTGCTGATGAATCAGGAGGCCATTGTAGAACCTGTCAATGCTCAACAAGAGGGTACTACATCGACCCAGCAGTGTGTTCATCCTTTAGTAATCAAGGTAACACCTACTCTGGTACAGCATACGACGACGATGGAGACTACCAAGCATGGGTAGATGCCCACTGTTATCCTTGCTCGTGTGGAGATAAAAACAGAGCAGCTGGTACTGCTTCCACTTTCGAAGGTTACTATGTATCCACCGAAGTAGGACAGTGCGATGGCGCTTGGATAACACACGTACGTGGTCAGTTAAAATCTGCCTCTGGTGAATTACTATCCAGTATTACAACACAACCAGGCTCTGGTGTAGCGGACAATACCTACACTGGGTTGGCTTCTAGCGACGACAGCACGTATGCATCTGGTGGTGTATTTAGTATAACTATAGCTTCCGGCTCTGTTACAGGAATCACAGCAACCTCTGTAGGTTCCAACTATGTAGAAAGAGATATTATTACTATCTCCAAAACAGTGTTTGGTATCAGCTCTTGTGACCAGAGTGGTGGTCGAGAAACCAATCAGGCCGTTTGTACGGCAGCTGCTTCCACCTGGAATGCTGCTGCTTGTGACCAGAGTGGTGGACGAGAAACCAATCAGGCCACTTGTACCGCAGCAGCTGGCACATGGGCAGATAATGCTTGTTCAGATAGTACGTATACAACACAGACTGCTTGTACCACACAAGGTACGTGGACAGCAGCTCATTGTACGGTATCAACCTACACCACACAGGCAGCTTGTACCACTCAAGGTACTTGGTCCACTACCAACGAACCAGCCAACGATATTAAAATTACGTTGGCGGCTGGTGATATTGCCACAGGTACAGCTACTGCTCCACACGGAGGAGTCAACCCAACGGCAGCAGATGGTGCTGGGAGTGGTAACAACGCTCACAATACTGCTGTTGCTGGGCAGATATGGGCTCCATTGGCTCAGGATGGTATCAACGTAGCAACCTTTGCCAACAACGATGGTTGGTGTAGAGAATGTGCTTGTTACACTGGTTTGGCGACTACTTCTATCCTAGGGGATGTACGTGGTGGTGCTTCACCGGTAGCGGGTTCTTACTTTACTTCATCGTTTTGCCCGTCTGGCAAGCCTCAAGCTGCTGGAGGAGCTGGTACACGATTGGACGCTTCTAGCGAGACAGCATCTCAAACCAATGGTAAAGGATGGTTAGATTATTATGCTGACACATCACAAACCGTAGGAGGACCTGCTTCTCAAGCATGTAAATTTGCCGACGCTAGTAATCCAGCCACAGGTGTTGAATGGGACTGTACGTTGGGGGCCAAGAAATTACATACATACGACGCTGCTGGTGATGGATACTTTATCAACAGTGCGACAGGCAAATGCGATGGTAAGACAGGATATACCGATTTGGCTGCTGCTGCGACAGCTTGCTGTACAGCATGCTCTTGCTCTTCTGGACAGTATATTGACGCTTCTAGTGGTATATGCGATGGTGATACAGTTCATGCTGTGTCCTCCAGTTCTCAACCGACCAATGCTTGTGTAGACTGTGCCTGTGCTGCTGGTCAGTACTTTGACCTATCTATTTGTGATGGTAACCATCCATCTACCATTTCCGGCACACAAACTACAGTCGGTGAATGTTCATCTGGATGTAACCCTGGTTTCCAAAAAGGAACAAGCACGGCAACAATATTTACAGATTTAACAGGTCCGAATGACGACGATGGACGCGTATGTAGAGATTGTAGTTGTTTAGCAGGCCAGTACATCGGTACAGCTTCGGGAAAATGTGACGGGTCAACTGGTTTTGATTCCAAGAGGTTTGAAACCGGCACAGCGGCTGTGATTGAAGCAGCTCGTAAAGCAGCTTTAAATTCACACCGCTCAAGCGTTTGCCTCACATGCAATTGCGAGAGAGGTGGTACTTTGGTGACTACCGCTGGAGGCTTAACAGCTTCTTACACCTCTGGTGCCAAGACGTCCGATACGGATGCTCTTGTTGCGACAGGTGTAATTGTCTCAGAAGACAACAATCTAGCCCTTTCCGTCACCTACAACGCAGACTCTACTGATTTATCTGCTGTTACGGTGACAACGGCAGGGTCTACTATCCATTACATCGGTGGCACCTTGACCACTACCAACTTGGTAGCGAAAGGAGGTACGGCAGAGCTGGTGTTTACGCTGGTAGCGAACGATTTGACTCGAAGCGATAGGACTGCTATTGTTAATGAATATAGTTATATCAACACGGGAATATGTAATGGTTTCAAGATTAATAATGCTCCAGACAACTCACCAACCGATGCTTGTACAGCATGTGGATGTAGTACCAAGTCTAATCTTGGTGTAGGATGGTACATTGACCAATCTCTATGCGAAGGTACAGATACCTACGACGATACCAGTGTAACAGCGACCGATACCTACTGTAAACAGTGCCATACCAAGTGTAGCTTGGGTCAATACGTCAATACTGATGTATGTGACGGTACCAATGCTAAATCGGTTTCGAACGCGGACGGTTCTCAAATTGTCAACGGATGTAAGGATTGTAGTTGTGCTGCTGGTAATTATATAGAGACGCGTGATTCTCCATACGATTTCGGCTCCAATACTGCCGATAAGCCTGAAACTAGTACAGGAAGTTTAACCGACACTGCCTTTACCACCGCTAGAACAGCTGGTACAGCGGTAGATGTGTCATGTGATGGTAAATATCAATACTCTGCTGCTCTCAACAGTGGCAATGGTCATGCTTCGGCATGTGTAGACTGTAGTGATTTGTGCACCACTGCTATACAAGGAACTGCTAAGTATGTAGACTCGAGCTCTGGCAAATGTGATGGCGCAACCAATGGTGCTAGGTCTTCGACCGCAACCTCTCCAGCTACGGTATTGTCTGTGAACATGCCAAGCGGTGGATGTGGTTCTTGTGACTGTGTTGCGGGCCAATACATCGATATGAAGTACTGTAACACGAACATCGTGAGCACTTCGCAGCCATCTGCTGCCACCCGTTGTAACGAATGTAAATGCTCAAGTGGACAATGGTTGGATTACCAGAACGAAGACAGCAACGAAGCTAATTTGTACGCTGCGCGTGGTGAAGCTGCGGAAGGTGGTAGTGGAGCGGGCGCTGCCGGCGCTGGCGAATGTGTTGGCACAGAAATAGGAACGACAGATACGGGAGCGCAGGCGTACTCGGTTACCAAATCTGGCCAAACTAATTTCGACTCAACGACCCCCACCACGAAAGCGGGTGTAGCTCCAAACACGCCAAGCGGTGCCACTGTAGGCCCTATTACTCCTTACTATTGTATTACAAACACTGTACCGGACCATTGTGCGACTGGTGACAAATTGACGGCCACCACTTCGGATGGTTTGTTGGATACAACTTGTACAAAATTAAAGACGGGAGAACAGTGCCCAACGTCTGATTTGGTAGATTGTGTTGGTAAATGTGGTGGAACTTCTCTATCTTGTCCAAATATGTATGGTTATGTAACTGGATACAAAGATTCCGCCGACACGTGCGAACATAGATGCGTGAAATGGCGTGGAGACTTGAGGGAAAATTTTAGAGAATATCTGTTAACAGATGTTTCTACAACAGCTATATGCGACTTGCTAAGAGAAAGTTCGACATTAGATTTGACATCCAGTTGTTGTTCTGGTGCGCAAAGTACATGGACTACTAACTGTGAAGCAGTCCCTTAAAATTAACGAAATAATAATAATCCTAATATAGCAAATAAAAATATACTCATCGCCACTTCTGGTAATACTGTACCCCTCGCATGATGTCTGGACAGGGACGTGTTGGCATGTCTCCATTCCAAACATTTATTCGTAATATACTCAGTACCGGGACACACTCCTGGTATTTCTTCCGACGCGCTCAGACCGTCTGCCATTAATACTTTTACTGTAATGGTTCCATACGGATGTTTATGATGGTCTATACGGTATACCCAATGCGAACCCAACCTTATTGTTACATCTGTACATACCTCGTCTGTGAATAATATTTCAGAGTTACGAGCTCCTATCGAGCATATATGTTTCATATTGTCGTCTAGAAGATAAATATGGTAAGGGCCGGAAATAGGGTCTGTAATAATCTCCGCAAACTTAGTGTTGTGACCAGAACCACGAGCCAAATAAAAAGCTTCGGTATTAGCCATAAATAATAATAACAAAAGTATAATAGACATTACAGGTAAAAAAATATCTTTTTATAGACTCATTTGTTCTCGTACATTCGCGCATGCCCCGGGCATAGTTGGTGTGGCCCAGTCTGATGCGAAGGCTCGACAATCATATCGTTTGGGTTGCCTTGTGTTTCTTGTATCATCATCATATGCCTACCGCTTAATTCGTCGTACTCGCGTTTAAGTCGTCTGAATTGGTCTTCCAAGTCAATAATTCTGGCGTTCGCTGCTCCAAGTTCCGACATCAGCCGTAAGTTTCTCGCATACATTGCGTGATATCCTGTTTCCTTTACGACACATGGATTGGGCGCTATATCATTGCGCGTCTTTTTTAAACCTAGCCCACCAACAGCGGCAGCTATCTGTTCCTCCTTTTCGAAGTTAAATCCACGTTTTCCTAGTATAGTAGTCATTATATTTTGTGTATTAATCTAAATATACTATTAAAATCTTAACTTATTCTTATCGGATACGACTAAAACTTTAGATTGCTCTTATCGGTCTCGACTGCTCTGGATGGCCCCTCTGTATTGCCTGTTCCACTTAATAGGTCTACGGCCCAATCATTGCCAGCAACCTCTCCACCATTTGTGGGCCATTTCTTATGTAGTCCACAGAATCCTGTATTATTTCCTTTATGTAAACAATTAACACACCGTTTACCATTGTTTCGTTTAATAGCAAGGCAACGAATGACGTTGGTTGTGTCTGTTTCTACAGGCTGTGGCGGGTTTCCTCTAAAGACTAAAAAGGGTTGGTCCTCCCGTGTTTCATGATAATTTTCTGTACCATGTAGACCATGCCCTATCATGATAGGCCTACCCTCGATTTCTACTCTAGTTTGTAACGCATTAGACCCAGCATATGGCATGTACCCACTTGAATCCGTAACGTCGTCAGGTTCAAACCAGTGGGTTTGGCGTATTATATATTCATTACGTGTTTGCTGCTTGTCATCATTTCTACGACAGTTATCAATGAGGGTTTTATCAGGTTGCGGGTCTGGAGTTGCCCAGTTGGCAGTCATTGCTAAACGTCGTTGATTAACTCTTCCGTCCCGGCCCCTCTCAGTGGTGTATCGCATTCCTTGGGACAATACCAACATAGCAAGAAACGCGCACAACAACGCCATCACATTAAATCCCGCAGATATAGAAATGCTTACAGCTATACTAGCATACATTATACTAAAGTTACCAAAATTCCCCATGAATTCGTTAAATTGCCATTGTCTGCTGACCATCGTATCCGCTATACGTTGCATAACACCTGATGGAATACTGCGAGTCACGCGATTTATGGGTATACGTAAATCTCGATGGTCAGCGTTGTGTCCATTTATTATTTCTTCTGTAGAGATAATTTCACCCCCGTTTCCCATGGCTAAAGCAGCTGCGGCGCCAGTTATTAGAGAGTTTGGGCGCGCTCCACTGTGTTCGAAATCTTCGGTACAGTAGCGAGCTACAACGGTTTGTAAATCTTCTTCTTCTAGAACTTCTTTGATAAATTCGTCCATAGTTATGAACAATATAAATCTCTATATAGTGTAGAAAAATACTACATAAGAATAGTTTCCATGGGTAATAGACTTATGAGTCTTACCAAGAGAAAGAAACGTAAGAAAGAGGGCGCAACGTACACTGTTGAGTGGGACGACGATTTAACAGAGTTTCCACTGGGTGAGGGTAAGACTATGTTGGATTATTGTCCTATCCGATGTTCCATATGTTTGATGGGTATTTTGAAATCCGAAGCACGGTGTGGCCCTTGTGTAACGCATGTTTTTCACAACACGTGTTTAACAAAGTGGGAGATGTATCAATTGCAAACGAACAACCAAATCAAATGTCCGAATTGTCAGACAGTTGATATGAGTAAGTATATAAAAGAGGACGAACCTAGTATGAAATGCGAGTCATAATATTGCTTTTTTTATTTTTCGTCAGCGTGTACGGAGCCCCAGGTAGTGATTGTACCTCTGACCCGTCTCAGTGTACAGAAGCTGATTTCACGTACGATAATAATATTGCACAGTGTGCGTATAATAGCTACGATTTAAAGCACTCACCGTGGAGGGAGGCCATTTCTAACGATACCTCTGCCATATTTCGCGAAACTTGTGGGATGGGCTACAGCTGTACTGTTGTAGCTCGAGAAGCGGCATTGGTATTTGTTAGTCGTCAGGTAGACGTAGGTAACGGCAAAGACACCGTTTCTACCGCAACTACGGCAGTTGCCGTAGATTCCATACCAGCGGGTGCCGTTCGAGAAGCAGCAGTGGTGTATTTCGACAGGGAATATTGCGAATTCCAAGCTTGGGCTTGGATTGTCATTGGCGTAATAGGTCTGGCTGTTCTAGTATCGTGTGGTGCCGTTGGTTATATTATTTTCAAGAAATTCAAGGAAGCCAAAGAGTTTGAAGACATCTCAAAGGCGGGACTTATCGAATCCCCCATTGAACAACTTCTCATGCGAGGGCGTAAACAACGTATATTCTAAGAATAAGAGACATATATAATATTAATATTAGTATATCATATGAATGTATTGATTAAGAAATGGAAAGAGGGTAGTCTATCTAACGACGAATTCGAAAATGAATGGTATCGGATGATACATTCTAAACCGAATAAAAAGACAGAGAAACGTACCTTTCAAGTATCCTGGTCCAATCATCCTATCTCTAAAGATTTACCCACTCTACGCAACGCCTCTCCCGTCTTTAAAAAGAAAGCTATCACTCAATGCATCAAGTATGGAAAGATGTGGTGGAGCAAATCAACCGATACTTATCTCTTTCCATCGTACGCCGTTTCACTCTTTCTAAATAGTTTACCCGACCGCGACACTCCTATCGTTATTGAAGTAAAAAAGAAACAAGCCATGGAGGTCTATCGCTTAATGGAATCACACAGTGGGCCAGATGATTTCATTCGTAAGATAGTAGCTTCAGACCAGCACACGACCATGGGAGCTCTCAACGGTGTTGGTAAGAAGAGTCCTTATGCCAACTGTACCTTTAGTTTGTACCACTCCGCCGTTCGACCGTACACGAAAGGATGTGAATGGGTGTTCAGGGATTATATTGAGTTTCGTTTGGGCCACTTGGAAGACAAATGGAAGAAACAAGCGTATGAGAACTTAAAAGAGTTCGGTGAAGGAAAGACCACACACTCTCAGTTTTGGGACAAAACCTGCCTGGTGATGAAACATGGCTTGGGATTGATGGAACCTACACCGCCTTCGTACTGGAAAGAACCCAAAGCTCCTACACGTAAATCGTCAGAGGTCAAGCACCCAAACCCTGAAGCCGCTTTTCACTTCCGTTGTTCACCATTGAGAGACGGCTGGCCGCTTGATTCGTTGGTATCTGGTCTTCAAAAAATGATACGGCGTTCGTGTTTTTTCGAAGCGGTGTGGTGTGCCTGTCGCTTGTTAATGTTTGGTTATTTCCATCTAGAAACTCGTATGGGAACTGCTACTATGTGGAGTATCTATCCATCTGCCCAGGCCAAGATTACCAATATGATTAACCGTTTGATTGTTATCACCGCAGAAGACTTGTATCCAGACGCGAATCTGTTTGTTGACATTACCAGTGTGTTGGAACAGTGTCGCAAATCGCTCATGGAGCTGAAGGAACCACAGCCAGAGCCGCTTTACCACAAACGATTCGAAATATTAACACAGAATGTATTATCAGTAATCGTATCGTTAGTATCCCGACCTAAACAACATTATATTGGGTCGCGTCTATTTAAATTTAGAGCGCATTACAACGAGGCAACTGAGAGCCTGGCCACCGCAGAAGAAGAAGAGAATAAAAAACGTAAGCAAGCAGATATTAGAACTTTATTTAATTTTTAAACACCGTTATTGGTTGATAGGGAGTAGAATAATCCTCCCTGGCAATTCTATGTACCACTGTCTTGTGTAATACCGACCTTCTATTAGTGTATACAAAGAATATGACTCCTATAATAGCTATCAATCCTCCTCCTATTCCTATAATCCACCAGGTCAAGTCTGTCGTATCGTCACTGGGGGTATCATGCGTATGATTGTTTGGGTCTACGTTGTCGCTGTGGTGATGGTGGTCCGCATGCTCCTCATTGTGTGGGTTGTCGTGCACGTGGTCGTCCGGATGTTCGTGTGTCGTGTGCGTGTGCACGGCAGGAGGTGGGTCCATTGGGGAGTTGATAACAGTAGGCAATGGCCAAGATTTGATACGGTTCGCTGCCGGTAAAATGTTTAGATAATTCGATGTCCATAGCGAACTACCAGTGTTAAGCACCATAGTATTCAATAATTCCAGGGATTGTTCGGGACTTAGTTCGTTGTCTGGCCCATCGTGTACACTAAAGTCTACGATGATAGAACCAGCCGACACCCTATCGATGGTAATTCTATCCTTTGATATTCCCATAAGAACACTCATTTCATTGATGAGCAATGTCAACCACATGTTTCTTAGGTGACTTCCAGCTGTTCCTATGCTAGAAAAATCAAGGTCTAAGGTAATACGAGACCCTACGCTTGGGCTGGTGACTTGATGTGATGGTCCTCCGAATTCACAGCCTTGTACATCGGGGTTGTGCACGCAGTAGGAAGCAACATCCATGTCCAATTCACAAGCAAGACAGGAAGCAATGAGCGCTTTGCAACAATAGTTGGTTACGATAGGACAGCCAATTTCCGATGGAAAGTAATGACAATATTTGTCTACACTCCAATCGAGTTTACAAGCTTCGCATTGGGCCGTCAACGCTCCACAACATACAGCAGGCGAAGGGGCAGGAGCAGGCATCGGTGATGCTGGTATCGGCGAAGGGTATAGGTTCACATCAGGGTCAGGCTTGTTGTAGCTACCCGTCAGTGTAATGTCACCATGCATCCATATAGCATTCTTAGCATAGTATCGAATATTTCCTGTCATGGTATTATCGAATACCACTGAAAAATGTCCTAACCCACTCATCTGGGACTCGCCCACCGTAATGTGTGGTTTGCTATGTTCCTCCATGACCAAATGATAGTGTGGAGCATTCATCATGAATATGTATTCTATACCACGCTGTAATGTCATAGCTGGGTCTGGACCACTGAATCCTGAGAATATCCAACCCTTTTCCCCGTCATTTGTCACTTGAATGGCGACCTGTTGAAGGCTGTCGGCAAAGGCTAGGGCTAGAGTAGTAAGCAGAAGCAGAAGTACTCTTAACATATTAATAAACAATCTTATCAACTTAAATACAATATTTATTTTATATCCTCTGTTGCGCGCCTACCAAGACGCATATACACAGCAATGTTTTAGACAGAAAAGACTGGACCAAATACGCTCGCTCTACGTCAAACATAATGGTCGCTTGCTCTTCCGGTGGTATAATATCTTCCATAATCATGCCACAACACTCCTTGTCCCAATCTACATAGTCGCCCTTGCGTTTTTTACGACGCCAGCAACAATTAAACCGTTTCAACTGGTGGTATAAATTGGTGATTCCGAATCCAGAATAGGTCAATGTGACGATGATATTCAACGCGGTGATGAAGCCAAAGTATTGACCCCACAATTCTTTCGTGGCCTCCTGTTCTATGTATGGTGATATGTTCTCAAGATATGCCGACCAGAGAAGACTAAACTGCCATGTCAACGCTCCCACCGCACAGACCCAAAACCATGCTACGATAGCTCCCGAATTGGTATAGTCGATGGCCGCGCCGAAACTATTGACCAGGTTCATAATGATATAAGCAAAGGCCAATAGATAGATATCCGTTACACCATTGATGATAAAGACGAGAACAATCATCACCGATGCTGTGATACTGTATTCGGCCCATCTCATAGGCTGTATACCGCTGTTAATCCATTGAATATATGGAACGCTAAATTGCCAATTGTTATTGGGCAGGGGAGTAAGTCCTTTGCCAAAATCCTCCTTACCAAGTGCCCCAAGTACCCACGAATATGTATCGGCAGAATATGCTAGGACGTAATGGAAGGAAGCAGTAACAATGGTAAAGAGGGCTACTCCCCACCAGACGTATAGACCATCGCTAAAGACGGTAGGTACACCTTTTCGCAGTACAAACTTATCATCACCTCCTATTGCTATGTAAGCAGATGGGTCTATTTTCAGCGCAACACAAGCATCCGTATCGCAGCTGTATTTGGTTTGTAAGCAGTCCATCCATTTGCGGAAGTTGGTATAGGTGGTAGTCACGCCACCTGCCGTACAAGTAGGTGTAGTAAAATCTCCTATCAGTGAAGCTCCCGAGTGGCTTGTAGATAGTGCGATAGGTAATATATTTTCTCTATTGGATGTCGCTGCTTGTATAACTATAGTGATAAAGGCCAAGACAGCACAGATTAATAGAGCCAGCCAGAAAATATGAGTTTGCTTCTTTTTGGCTAATACACATGGCCGTACAATGACGATTAGAATAAAGACACCAATAGCTATGGATTGGATAACATTAAGCCCCATGCTATCGCTACCATACCAGGCAGCCAAACAAAACAATAGTAGTTGTACACAGCAGGCTATGATATTCAATTGGTATAGTTGTCGAGACCTCTCGAGGAGAGTCTCGAAATCTGAATGGATAACAGACATAATAATCAGTATGATACTTTATTTATAGAACCTTTACGTACTTCACACTCCTCAATTTTTTGACACTATGTTAAGGTGTGTGTGTGCCAAAAGAGCCAGAGTTTTAAAAGTCACCGGTTAATCATCCGTCATTTGTCCAGCATCCAATGATTTTTTTTCACTTACTTCCGGCGAGTGATTTACCAAGTGGTTAACAAGCTCTTGTGGTACATAGATTTTCCATGCATCTGCTTCCCGTGTCACTCTTCTCAATTGTTTCTTGAGTAGAATAATTTCTTCGGTCAGTTCGGCAATGATAAGGCTATCGGATTTAGATTCCGTTTTTGGAGATTCCGGGAAAAAATTTACATCCGATGGTAGTGCTCCATTGGCATTCACAATGTAGTTCGTCATGTCGTTTGCACTTTAAATAACGCTATAAAGGTAATCGCTTATTCCTATAATATGCCATTGAAAACAGCTCTATGTAGTAGGTGCGGCAATAGGTACGCAACATTGTACAGTTACAGAGGCGGCCGCGTATGTTATTGGTGTCTGGCGAGGAACAACCGAAGAAAATTCTCTGGTCTTCTTTTCGAATCAAACATTTGATATATATATCAAATATATTCCTTTTACTAATAAGAGTCCAGACATATTCGTATATCCGTTCTCCTAGCTCAGTCGTCAAAAACTCGAGTGCCCCCACGATTAACAAACACACAGCATTGCAAAATAAAAAACACGTACCCGCTAAGAATAAGCGACACATTTAATAACACCATCAGAATATTAAGAACCAAACAACACCATGCCTCGCACCAAGAAACCACGTTGCACCTACGCGACCCTCAAGACCGGCTCTGACCGTACAGCAGCCTTCAAGAAACACATCATGAAGATGATGAACGGTGGAAAAAAGAAGAAGAAGAAGCGTATAATAGGTCCAAACCACGTATCACAAATTATGAAACGTCGAGCTGCCAAGGCACGCGCGGAAAAGAAAGCCTCCGAAGAAGTATATCGAGCAGCGTATGAGCGTCGTATCGCCGCAGAGCGTGCCGAAGCCTTCAGCCGCTCATTCTTCGGTACTACTCCTCAAATGGAGTACGAGAAGAGGAAAGAAGCAGAAATAGCACAAATGCGAGAAGAACAGAGGCAGAAAGTTCTCAACATGTCGTTGGCCGAATACATCAAAGACCGTAGCCGGTACGCATCATTAGCAGCCGGTTTCGCTCGTCGAGCAAACGTCATACGTTTAGCATGGAAATGTAAGATGCGCCGTTTAACAAAAAAGAGAAACCGCCGCGTCCACTGGAATGAAATCCCTGAAACAGTCATCTTTGACCATTCTGGGGTATCATACTTCAACATCTTAAAAATTCTAAAGTAAATAAATATTATGAAATTAAACAAGCACTACTTCTACGAATCCTATACTCTACTGTGTTTATTCCTAAAAATCTTGAACCCCATAAAAAATTCCGCCTACAATATGGACATTGGGACACATAATATGTTTTTTTTTCCCATTTTATCAATGGCTTCTTAAGCTTATCGTAACAAGTACCACACCACTGTTGGTTACAGGCGTGGCACTCTACAAATTTTTGTTTTATATCGGTACATATACCACATTCCATTACGAGTGAAAAGCTTACATAAATAGTCGGTCACGCCTATAAATGGTAACCTCTACCTCCAAATGTCTTACTATAAGGAACCAATCGATATATGTAATAAAGCACAAGCCTATTATAATAGTAATAGAAAAGTAAGAGCCTTATTGTTCTACACGGAAGGTATAAAGGAATATATCACACTGTATCGAGATGATAAAAACGTAGCACGTAAACAGCAGCATTATTTAGATATTCATAAAATGTTCGAACGAGCCGAACTGGTTAAAACAGAGATAGCGGTGGAAAAATGTCCCGCCGTACCCACAACCCCATTGTCACCAGTGCGTGAATTGGAAGAAGAGTTGGAGGGTATAAAGATAAGTGGTCAAGATACATAATGTCTCGACATTCTGGCCCAGATAATGAAAATCCACACCACTGGCACGAAGAAGATTTGGAGAGGGATTTGGAGGAAGCCGAGAAAAAGATTGATGAAATGAATGAGGAGATACTACGGCTTAGAATAAGTACGCGCAGCCGACTGAATGACGAGATAGCAAGAGTGGAAAACCGACGAGAATACGTCGATGCTAAGAACGAACGGAATAGACTAGGTATAGCATTAATGGAACACCGTAGTAGGCACGGTAGTAGGCACCGCAGTCGGCGGTTACTGCCTAACCTGTTATCAGACGAACAAATACAGATGCGCGCAGCGGCCAGGAGAGCTATCCAAAGAGGGGAACGAGCACCGGGTGGGGACGCGCGAAGAAATAGCAGAAGACACAGCCTACGCACATCACCGGTTAATACACCCCCTCAGTCAACCATGCGATTTGCTACCATTGGTGGTGGAGGAGCATTTACAACACCGCCGCGTAGCGCTTCTAACCGTTCAACCAACCAAGAACAGCCCAACACTCGCACATCTCCGATTCAAACCCCCAACCGGACACCAAGGAGGTTACAAAGGAGGTTACCACCCATTCAGCGCCCAACGGGCCACATGCGGCCTGTTCCTAGCAATCACACTGGAGATGTGAGTCGTGACGAATTACAAAGTTCACCAGGTAATAACGATGGAAGGCGGCCCGGCGACAGGGGCACAGGTACAGCAGAACGCAATGACGGTGGGGAGGGCCTCACAGGGCAGCAGTTACAATATGATAACCACAATACCTTTAAACCTACACTAAAATTCTAAATTTTTGTAAGCATTCTTAAAGAACTTTCTTTATTTCTTCCTCTACAACTACAGGCACACAGTATTATACATATTTACACACTATAGCAAGGAATAGTATTAGTGGTGAGATTTAGAAAAAAGTGTGGGGTATATATATCAAATACTTACTTTCTCTAGTAACAAGCGCACGCGCGACACATATGCCGACTCGGTGGTTCAGTTGGCAGAGTGTGTGTGTGAGTTCGGTAGTAAGATTCACTGCCGCATCTACAAGAATCGGTCCTTAATCTATAATCACTGATAAAACGAGACAATGATGTTCGCTAATTAGCTCGGGTGTGATTAAGGATGACAGTGGGAGGGTTTTCTAGCCCTATTGCATGATTGTTTGCCCACTACTGTAAAAATATATAGGATAACATGTGCGGACCGTCTCCCTTCCCCCCTGAGTTGTGGGGGATAGCACTAACCATGCGAACGGGCGACGTTAAAACCTTGACTCGCTAAAAATACACAAACAGTAGTGGCTGCCCCACTCCTTAAACAGGCAGAAGTTAGCATAGAAGTAGCAGATAGAGAAATAGACAATTTAGTAGTAGACTGGGAGGACCTCCTCGAGTTAGATAACATAGAAATAGTAGCGCAAAAAACAGAACCGGAAGACTTGACCGCCGTTGAGATGGCCAACAGCCCACAAGCCAAGCTTAACCAATGGTACGCCGACAACGCCGCACGCCAAGCAGCATGGGTTGAAGAGCAGCAGAAAAATAGCTGTAAGATTACCCGCAAACTAACACGAAAAACGTGGAAAAGCATCAACAAATGCAAAGGCAACTTTGAAACCATCGACTTCATCAAGATGGTATTCCGTGCTGGTATGATATGTCGTTGGAAGAAGCAATACAAGAAACACTTCCCAACGTATCACGCGGTAGGCAAAAAATGGCAGGGACAAGTAGACGGATTCGTAGATGACTACATAAGAACATTAAAGGCGCAAAAAGAATACGACGGTGGGTACGAAGTAGACTTCTGGATGGATGCAATCATACCAGTAACACAACGTATACTTCCACGCCTATTAAAACGTGCACATAAGCACACGCCAGTGGTATTAGAGTCTATGATAAAGGAAAGCGCAAAGCTCGACTGGGGGTTAGAGGGTTTACACGGAGGGTTGTCATTTAAAATATAATAAAATAAAATAAGATTTAATCTTTTTGCTCTATATAGATTACACTATTCCACCCAAAAAGGACGATTATAGCCCCAAACGACCCACTGGAAGCAGTGGCAACAGGAAATTAAAATATTAAAGATATTTTTTCTCAACTAAAAAGAGTGCCCACCCATCTCGATGATTCACCGTCCAGTGCTCCATCTGGTCAGGAACCCTAATCATATCCCCTGGTTTCTGTATAAATGTGGTCCCGTCTTCGAACCACCACTCTTTCTGTCCACTCAGCAACACATGGATAGATGGCCAGTGTTTGTGTGGTGGAGCTCCATAGCCTTCCAACCCACCAATCAGAGAGACCATCATGATATCTTCCAACGGTACTTCGATGTCATCGAATACAGTATCCAGTATACCGTTGTGGAAGAAATCATAACCGAACGTTCCTTTCGTGGGTTTGACACAACCAATGTCGTAGTTGTCAACCGTACAGAACTGGTTCCAGATAGAACCATTTACAGGCCGATTCTCGAAGAAATCAACAATGCGACTCGAACCCGCGTCCACAGAGGTGGCTTCGGAACCCGACACCGTTACGGTCTCCTCACCGTAGTCGGCAATGATATTGATATCAGGCACTTTGAACGCGTTACGAGTGGCGAACTCTCCTATCTGCGACTCTGCGTAGAGATGAGACATATAGCAGAACGCCCACCACAGCATAAACATTTCGAAAACAGTCTTCATTGATGTTGTTGTAATTTACTAAAGGTGTTATTAATACACTAGAATATGTTACGAATATGTGAAACCTCTTATAATAGTTATATAGTTTACAACGAATAACAATCATGCCATTTATACACGATATCGGATTAGAAGAGGAGGGAATATACCAAAATTGGTACCCTAAAAATAAAAATTTTATAGTGAGAGACAACCACTCAACGTGTTCGTATTCTATAAGTTTTGAAACTTCCGACACATTTACCATGCCAGCGTCCGACCAAAACTGCCTGTATACGATGACTGTCCCATTGGGCATTCGGTGTAAAGCTACGCTTTTGTATTATGAAGGTGAGCCCTGGAAGGTTAGACTCACTCAGCTTTCCGCGGAGGAGGTGGCGGTGGAGGAAGGGGCCCACCATACGGGGCGAAGCCGAATGTATTTCCAAGAACAATCGGCCCAGCAGGATAGCTCCAGTCATTAGGTATACCGCCATTAAATTCCTTTATTTGGTTTGTTATGGGTAACTGTGTTTGGAAAGCCAAACGTTGGTCACCCTCACGAGCGAGTGTCATTAAAAGCCTTCTAAACATATGTATAGTATTTGTTACATTTTATACCCGTATTCGCTTAACTTATTCGATAACCCAAAAAGCACTATTACAATATTAAACATGTCAAGTAAATCTCTATTCAACGAACCCACCTATCCAAATCCGCCTATCTACGACTCTTACTCTGACACTGATAACGAAGGCTGGAAAATAAGCCCCTCTATGGTAGGGGGGCTACTGGGCCAAATGTCTAGCTATGGTGTAGATTATAACACCTGCCTGGCCAATATTTGGCAGAAATCCCAACCCGCGTACTTCCACAAGTGTTTGGAGCAGCATGGTTACACACAAACCAAGTCTACCTGGTTCTCCAATTGCTGGGGTAAACCTCGCTATGGTCCGCGTGTGATGTTGGAAGTGCAGAAAGCTATCATAGACGTACCCAACCGATATTTGCATATTTCGAACGCTGTGGCAGAAGCTTGGATGTGGCTTATTCCACGCGGTGTGTCAGTATCCGAACGCGCTTTATTCCAAGAGTTGTTGGAGAATGAAATATACCGCATGGTGTTTACCAGGTCTGGAACTATCGGAGAAGAAGACGATATCGTGTCTTTCTTTCGCGATGGCAACTTCAATTCTGTCATAGGCTCTGCCCTTGGTGGGACACGTCTGTACCAATACAAACGCCAGGGACTTATGTTGAACGGTATACCCCAATACTTCAATGACAACTACGGTAAAGCCTCTTACCCCCACCACAATGTGAAGATATCACACAAGCCAGAGAAGTTGACAGCGGGTAAATCGGACGAGATATGGCACAATTACAAGTGGAAAGCTTCCAACTGCGGTGCCAAGTGGGGAGCTTCTGCTTGGGGAAAGTTCGATGGTGTGCTAAGTGGAGCGGCAGGCCATGGTGCCGAAAAGATAAAATACTTTGATGTATTCGAAGCCAAGCAGCGTCAGACGGACGCCACCATGAAATATGTATCTGGTAAAGAGTCGGAAGTAACGCAAATGCATATGTATATGATGATGGTGGAGTGGGAGAAGCAAAACAAGCACCCAAAGTGGCGTTGGGGGAGTGGAAGTGACGATATATCGACAGGCGCATGGTTACTTCAGACAAGAGTGGGCAACCGTTCCAATCAAACGCTAACCCATCTAACCTTCGACGCATCCGTGGTAAATGACATCGATAAAATTGTGGCCAAGGCTTGTCAAGATTTGAATAAGGTACAGATTTATCTGTTCAGAGATGAGCGTCGCCAAGAAGAAGGAAGAATCCTTCAAGCAAATATTCTAAAATCCGTGGGGTGTTCATTTTAGAGTATAAGGGGTTCTTAATTTACTATTAAAATGATTAAACAAATCTTTATTTTATTTACAGTTTTAAACGTTATCAACGCTGAAGTGACCGTCCTACATACAGATTCCTTCAAGGAACACATTGAATCGACCGAATACGTATTGGTTAAGTTCTTCGCGCCTTGGTGTGGGCATTGTAAGAAGTTGGCACCACACTATGAAAAACTATCTACAGAAGGCGTTAAGGGCGTATCGATTACCGAAGTAGACGCTACCGTTGATACTGAGTTGGCCAAAGAGTTCGATGTAAAGGGTTACCCGACAATGAAATGGTTTATTAACGGCACTGAATACGATTTTAAAGGCGGGCGTGATTTTGACACGATGAATTCTTTCTTGAAGAAAGCGACCGGCGAATGGGCAGCATTCATCGACAATAAAGACCAATTGACTTCTTTTCTCGAATTCGGTGAAGAGGATGCTGTTGTTGTTTCTAACTATGATTCAGGTGACCTTCGTCCGTTGGCAGCCCAGGTGGGTGCTGTTAACTTTGCTCATGTGAGGACTAGCAAGATAGATATGCCACCCAACACGTTGCGGGTGTACAACAAGTTTGACGGTACAATGGACTACTACGATTACGAAGATACGGCCGAAGGACCAACGGCTGTGAACTTTATTCGCAAGCATTCCATTCCCTTTGTTAACAAGTTGGATAGCACTGCTATTAAACGAGGTTTTGAATATTCTAGACAGCATTTTATTATATTTACAGAGGATACAGACCGTGATTCTGTAGTGAAGAACATTCGACCAGTTGCGGAGATATATTCACCTAAATATATTTTCGTCACGGTGAAGCACACCAACAAGCAAGTGGTAGATATGTTTGGCCCTACTAAGTTCCCCAGTGCTTTTTTGGTGAACTTGAGCCCTAAGATTGTCAAGTACCCGATGAAGGGTGAAGTTACCAGCGAGAACTTGAGGAAACATCTGGAAGCGTACGAATCTGGTGAGTTGAAGCCTGTGCTCAAGAGCGCTGCCGAACCAGAACAAGACGCCGACAAACCATACACATTGGTTGGTTCGGCATTCGATACCTTTGTCAAAGAAAACGACCACGTGTTTGTCAAGTTTTATGCCCCTTGGTGCGGCCACTGTAAGAAGTTGGCACCTATTTGGGAGGAGCTACATACCAAACTCGCCGATGAAAACGTTGTAATTGCCGATTACGACGCAACTGCGAACGAGAACGAGCAAGTAGAGGTAAAGGGTTACCCAACGCTCAAGTATTACAAAAATGGTAATGCTATCGATTACCGTGGCGGGCGTGACTTAGAATCGTTGATGAAATTCGTTGAAGAGCACGCTACGTTATCAGTGACTGGCTCAGAGTCCCCGCACGCTGAGTTGTAGTCGGGCATAATTGCCACATCAATTTGAATCTTGAACGCAGTATACGCATGGCCCGAACCAACTGCTTACGCTCAGAGCGTAGGTTTATCTTCATCCATCTAGATATATATCCTTCATGGTGATGTTTGGTCTTTACGTGTATTGTTTCTAAATCAAACTTAACTCGATGCAATGCTTTTACAACATAGTCTCTTGCAAGCATGAAGTCCTCGCCTCCGGACATATGTGATTTACAAACCAATTCTATGGTGGTGACAGTGGCTTCGATATCCAAATCACCTATATGTTGTTTTATATTATCATCTTTACTCAAGGTGCGTACATTCTGTATTAGAGATGCCAAAGAAGATACCGCAGAGATAGATACAGCACCGATAGCGGATGTTCCGGCATAGGCTAAGTAAGCAGCCATTTAGTATACTAAATTATAAGATATAGTTATAAAATTTACTTTATCACAGCATTATTAAACCAGGACTTTTACCTTTTTCATGTTTCGGCAACTCTACTACCCACTCCATCCAATAGCATGTTTCGTGGTCTATAATATTACCATAAATTTTCCAACCTTGACGTTTTAAACGCTCTACAGCATCGCACACAGCGTTGTGAAAGCCGTCATGCCTATGCTTTGTTCTGTACCCAAACATTAAATTATTCTCCCACATGTTACGCACGGGCTCACCCATGGAAGCAATGATTTGCGTATTGTATTTCAAAGGAGTGATGGGCTTATCGTACGAGCAGACATGCTCCATCATTCTTATTCCCTCTGCCGAATGTTGCGCTGCCGGTATCATCTTATAATATCCACGTACCCATTTATCGAAAGGGATACCGTAAGTAACGTCGTTGTGTCGCATGCTTTTGTTTAAATATATGTAATCTAGCATACCTTTCTCTTTCCATTTTGGTGTCATACAGGCCACCACGTGCTTGTAGAAATGCGTACGTTCAATATCATACATTTCGGTGTTGGAAAAAATAGGTTCCATTTGCATCAATCTATCTCGCTTCTTATGCATCCTATCTACAGCATCTAATGGTGTATACAACGGGTGAGTTGCCGAGGTTCCCTCTAATAATATGGTTGGGAGGCACCTCTCCTGAACAGGCGCAGTGCTCTCAAACTTCGCCACGCGTCCCAGCGAAGCTATGAACGTTGCATCCGGTATTAAAGCAGCCCATATATGGTTCTGTGGATTCCCATTAATCGCAACGGCCCCCTGGCATATTACGGGCACGTAGCAGCTGAGGATGTCCTGAACTGCACTTACCACCTCGTCCGTTGGGTCCATGTTCTGCCACTCGTGTATCTCCACCATTATCTCTTTGGCACAGTCTTCGCAATCCCCCACAAACTGAGCGTCCATGTCGCGCGGGCATTCCCACCGGTCCGTTGGAACCGTTTTGGCCCCGTCGAATTGTATATCAGACACGTATTTCATCACCTGGTTGGTATGCATGGTCAGTGTCTTGGCCATCACAATCAAAGCATTCTTGGTCTCCCCGTCCACTTCCCCCTGCTTAATCATGGCAGCATACTTAATAAAGCTATTGCGTTTTAGACCGCAACACTTCATCGTGGACAGTAGTCTGTGGACATGCGATTGTTGACAGGGCTTCGACGGGTGCGTCGTTCCCAACTCCAACGTAAAGGCGCCGGAAGGCATTGTAATACCGATGTTCGAATTGTAATAAGGAGAATGGACACGGGTCAAGTTGGGGTCGGTCGGTTGCAAACCGCGCGAGCCCCAAGGAGCGATAAAGGTCAAGTTGCGTTCAGCTGCCCCATGCATTTTGCGCCCAATGTTCTTTAGATTCGGCATTGCGGGAGGTAACAATACGGGTTTCCATTTTATATTAAAGTGTATTTTACCTACAACCGGTTGAGGAGATGACTGGTCTGTAAGGTCCGTGACAAACGTAGAAATGGTATCCATGTCTACTTTAGACATGTCCACCACACAAGAACCACATGGATGATATATATCCTCACCGTCTAATTTCCTCACGCCATAAGCTCCAATAACGAGGGCAAGTGGTTGATTAACATTGCACATGGTTTCGATAGTCGCGCTACTTTGCTTTCTATCTATTTTATATATGGCTCTAGTTTGATTGGTCCAAGCAGTCGCGAAAGAGTGAGAGAATTCATGTCTAAAGTTAAGTTCTAAAATTTGTAAATATATCTTCATTAATTAACTATAATATCTTAATATACTGGTAAATAGTTACGACGGAAAAAACGCGTGTCCTTTCCTTTTAACATGGTCCAACACGAAACTTTCCACGGTAGTGTCCCTTGTTGATTAGACCGCTTGTTCACTTGTACTAGACACTCTTTTCCAAATCTCTGCCATAATCCTATCAAATATAATAAAATATTTCTACGCCTGGATAAGTAGTACACTTGGTCTTGAAAACTCATTAAATATAATTTCTTATACATTACATAAGATTTTACGGCGCGTTTGCTATCTTTATAAAACACAGCGCTGAGTTGGTCTAGGTGGAATGATTCGTATTCGGTCAGTCTACCTTTGTAAAACCCAAAAAAATAATGCCATATGTCATTGTCTTGTTTCATGTATCTACAAGTCATTTCCAACTTGCACATGTCGGATGGTGATAGGAATTGAGTGACGAACCACAGTGGGGAAGCTTCCATTTGATTTACTAATGGGAAGAGTGATGATCGTAACGATCATAAACCTTAGACCTATTTAAGTCCAGAAACACACAACAATGGCTACACTCAAAGAATTAGAAGCTTCACATACTATGGATTTCAAAGACTATCTCGTCCGTGAATGGAACTTAAACCCATCCTACGTATGGATACGACGTTCGCTAGAAACCCCAGAGGAGTGTTTGCGCGTGCAAAGTGTCAACGTAAATTTCATCATGGTGGAGAAAGGAAGGTGGATGGCACCTATACCCGTTCACGACAGACGCAACAGGCGAATGTGCTTGACTACAAAGTATCCAGATTACGTCAATGTATATCTACCGGATGGGCAGAAATTTCTGAACGTACTTAGGAATAGGAAAGAGACGTCGGATATTGTGGCGTGGAAAAGCAGCGGGATTAAAGAGAGATGGACGATACCGAACCTGGTCGAAGTAAACAAAAATTATATTGATAAACAGAAATGGAAGTGTCGGTATTGTAACTTTATAAATCAAGGTACAGACACTTGCCAAGGTACCTATTATGGCCAATTACCGCATGGTGGACCACCGAAAGCACAGAACAATGTTCTCATGGAATATGAATATTTTTTATCCAAACCGACCGGCTGTCCTCCAGTACTCTACCCCTTTCCAAACGAACAACAGCTGGGATGGCACGACGACGCAGCTCGAGACAGATTCCAAACGAGAGCTGGAACAGTATCTTCTCCTTGTAAAGCTAGGAGATGCGTACATTTCTCACATATCAATCAATCGGACCAGATTCTTAGTTTTCCAAGAGCTCAATGGACCCAGTGGGGAAAGACATACGTTTCGAACACGGAACAGTTTTACTTACCAGGTGCTATGCTGGGACACCAGACCACACAGAACGAATGTGTATGTCCCAAATGTCGTAACCCGTTCCATCGGTCATCGCCGGTCAGCGCTACCAAATGGAGAACAAACATTGAACATTCATGGTGGATAATAGAGATATTATATTGGTTAAAGGTGGACGTATACAACAAGAAGATGCAAAAACTAAACCGTGAGGAATCCGAAGTACGATATGAGTTTTTAAAGAGTGAAGTGTCCAAGTTACACGCGTGTTACACGAGTGATTTTGTATACTGTCTTGAGAATTCTAGCCAGCAGACCGTCCCATTTAATAATATATTGAAAGACATGTGGGTATGGTTAAATGATAAGGGCAAGTACGATGCTCGATTTGAGAGAAAGAAACCTCCTCCGGGGTTTAATAGAAATGTAAATTTAAAATTTTAATTTAGTCAAAAAGTTAGGTCTTTTCTCTTCACCAATCTCATCCTTTACAATGCCCATCTCACCCAAAAGTCTAGAGTCGTCAACACTATTTATCATACCTACAATGATAGCAATCTCTACCCACGTGCCTTCAATGTTCTCGTCATCTTCGGGCCAATGGTCTCCACTGTATGCCCAAAATCTATACCCTTCATCACTGTTTGCTATAGGTATGATATATTTTTCATTACGCATGTAGGTAATCTTATAACAATGTTCGAGGTCGTATTCCATTTAATAGATACGCATAAGCTTAAATAATTTATAATAATAGATAGTAATTTTGTTTAATTTTAAAAGTTCAAGTTGTTTTTATTTCCCCATCTACTTTTTCTTGGTTGACGAGTCTTTTCACCCAGTACATAGGTCTCTGGCGAAGCATAAGCTGGTGCTGTTGGTATCGCTGCTACCGCCCTACCGGTGCGGAGATAACCAAGCAACAGAACATATGCAATAATAATAGCCAAACCCATTATAACATCAACTGGTAATACCCATCCAGGCAATTCCGCCTCGGCACCATTGCCAGTGTCACCCTTTGGTCCTTGTAAACCTCTTGGGCCCTGTTGTCCAGGAGCCCCTTGTAAACCCTGTTGACCATCATGGCCTTGTTGGCCACGCTCTCCACGTGGTCCAGATTGACCTTGAGGTCCGACTGGACCCATTTGGCCAACGTCGCCTCTGTCTCCATTTTGGCCAGTTTCACCTCTTGGTCCGACTGGTCCCTGAGCACCGGCTGGCCCGGCTTGTCCATCTTGTCCATCTCTCCCAGACGGACCCATAGGGCCTATCGGGCCTTGGATACCATCGTCGCCTTGGTCACCCTTGGCCCCGGCTGGTCCAACAATTTCATCGATATGGTCGATGTCATCCTTCGTTGCGAAGTAATTGACATCGTGTCCGGCCAATCTAGCGGCGTCTAAACCACTGGATGCACCGTCCACCAATTTCAAATTGTTCAAGATAGCTTGTGCGCTAGTCTTATCGTCCAAGTCGTCGTCTAATTTCTCCACTACTTTTTCCAAATCATCTAGAACCGATTTCAATGTGGATTCTTGAGTCTTTGCTCTACTACTCTCGTCGTTGATGGCTTGTGAATTTGTTGAGACTTGTGACTGTGTGGCAACCAAAGACGTACGCGTTGCTTGTAAGTCTGTTCCTGCGGTATTAACCAAGTTTTGTAAACTTTGTTCCGCGTGAGTTGCACGCGTCACTTCAGAACTTGTAGAGAATGCAAGTTGTTGTTCCGCCTTCGTTGCTCTTACATATTCCTCGTCTACACGAGCACTCAATTGGTTTTCTTTACTAGACGCTCTGGACGCTTCCGCTGTTATTGCTTGCATGTTTGCTGTCTCTGCCCCTATGGCACGAGCAGCTTCTTGTTGAATCAATTGTTTGGCTTCGTCCAGCTCTTCTTGTGTCTTCAATTTGAAGTCACCGTGTGTTGACTCCAATCTGGACACGCTGCTTTCCAAGTTGTTTGAGAGGTCTGCCGATTGAGCATTGAGGGCCGCTACGAGATTATTATTCAGTGTAACAAGACCGTCCGCATTGCGGGAAGTCTGGTTACCAATCAAATCTTCACGGTTCAAAGCTCTATTGGTTTCTAATGTAATAGCATTGGTCAACCCCATGGTTTCTGTACTAAACGAATGAGAAATGTCTTGAATCTTATTGTCCGTACCTTGTTGTGCTGTTGTGAGACTGCTAGCAATCGCACCTTCCACCTGTGTAATACGTTGATTCAAATTCGCAGTGGCTTGACCAGCATCTTGGTCTACCTTGCTATTCAATGCGGACAACTGTGTTTTCACAGAGTCCAAACTGATATCCAAGGCATCTGCCAATTGCTGGGCATCTTGTGCCGCTTTCTTTCCTTCGTTTGCAAGCTCTTTCGCCTCGGAGATAGAACCTGACGTACCAGAGTTGGAGTTGGTAATGGTATCAATCCTAGCTTCTAATGAAGCCAAAGATGCACTGGAACCACCTCTCACCTGGTTAATTTGTCCTTCCACCAATTGGTCACCTGCCGTTCTGGCCGATGCTTCTTGCTGAACAGCCGATTGCCGTTGGGCTACTTCAGCACCCAAATCATTCGCAACGGTATTTGCCTTTGTCTTTGCTGCTCCAGCTTCCTGTACGGCATTGTTCGCTATACCACTAGCTACGTCTGCTTTGTTACTGGCTATAGAGGCAGCGTTCGTAGCGTCCACCGCTCTACCCTCCGCATCCGTGGCCAATTCAGATGCTTCCTTGGCATCTTTCACCGCTCCGTCCGCTTCGTCTCTTGCAACGTTAGCGGTTCCTTGAGCCGCCGCTGCTTGTTGCACACCCAAGTTACCACGGTCCATGGCACCTTGGGCATCTTGAATACCTTGTGCCGCGTTGGCAAGCGCACTCTCTGCTTTGACCGTAGCTGTACTAGACTGTAACAAGGCTTGAGAACCTTTAGTGTCTGCTTCTCCGGCCCGTGTAGCAGCTGCTTCCCCTACTGCTTCGGCTTTCTCTGCCTCCACCATAGCGTTGGAAGCGCTTGTCTTGGCATCGTTCGCATTGTCGTTCGCATTATCTGCCCGTGTCTCAGCTTCTCCCGCTTTCTCCGAAGCTTGTTCTGCTGCTTTCTCAGCTGCTTGAGCGTTGGAGTTGGCCTGGAACGCTTCCGTTTCGGCTTCAGACGCGCTTCTCTTAGCTTCCTGCGCATCACCTTCCACCACTGAGATAGCATTCTTATTAGTCGCCGCATCCGATTCTGCCTTTTTGGCTTCATTAGAAGCTTCTTCTGCTTTATTCTCAGCAACTGTAGCTTCCCCTCTGGCAGCTGCTGCTGCTTGGCTAGCTTGTGTTGCTACTCCCTGTGCTGTTTGAGCATCCAATACACCCTTGTTAGCTACAGTAGCAGCATTCTGTGCGGCTGTGTTGGAGGCGGTAGCTACTGCCTGGGCATTGTCTGCTTTAGACGCTGCTGCCGCACCAACTCCTTCCGCTGTCTGGGCCTCTGCCATGGCTTTGGCCGCCTGTATTTCTGCTTGTTGAGCGTTACTGTCAGCAGTTGATGCTACGTTCTTAGCATCGTTCGCTTCATCTTTGGCAGACTCAGCTACTGTATCGGCGGAGTTCGCCGCTTGTATAGCATCAACAGCTTTTTGTTCAGCTACGCCCGCGTGTGTATCCGCTTGAGCAGCGGCCACGTCTGCCGCATTGGCTGCTACCGCCGCTGCTGCTCCAGTTGCTTGGGCCGTTTGACCTATGGTCTTGGCAGCTGCCGCATCGTCCTTGGCTTCTTCGCCAGTACGTTCTGCGCTAGCTGCTGCTGTGTCAGCATCCTGAGCTGCCAATTTGGCTGAACCTGCTTCAGCACTTGCTGAATTTGCCGCTGCCTTGGCGTTGTCAGCTATATTCTCAGCCGCCGCCGCTGCCTGTATACCTGCTGATGCTTTAGAATCAGCTTCTTCTGCCGCATTCTCAGCCTTAACCACATCCAACGCGTTTTGGTTGGCTTTGTTTTGGGCCGAGTCTGCTTCACTCTTGGCAGTGTTTGCTAGCGTACTAGCCGCAGTAGCAGATTGTTGGGCTCCTGTGGCCTGGTCTTTGGCATTGTCCGCTGCCCCTTCTGCTAATTTCGCCTCGTTGAGAGCCGATGCTGCCGCATTGGCATTGGTTTGTGTCTTAGCATCTACGTTACCAATGTCCGATTCCACGGCGGCTTTAAGTGTTGAACGGGCTTGGGCATCCGAAACAGATTGTTGAGCTCTGGCTGCTGTCTGAGCCGCGTCTTTGGAGCTCAAATCGTTGGCAACTGCTACTGACGCCGCTGTTGCGGTTTCAGATGCTCGTTCCGCATCGTCTGCTTTACCCACAGCGTTAGCGGCCTGTGTTTCTGCTCCTTGTACATCCGCCGACAAGGCAGCACGAGCCGTATTCCCTGCTTGAATTTGTGTTTCTTGTGCATTCAATTCTATCTTGTTAGAATCTGCTTCCGCCTTCGCTTGGTCCGCTTCATTCTTAGCATCCTGAGCTGCTGAACTAGCTTGTCTAGCATCGCCTTCAGCTTCTGCTGCCGCTTCGCCCGCTGCGTTGGCTTGATTGCTAGCTGCGTTGGCTTTCGTGTCCGCTATAGAAGCGGCGTTCGAAGCTGCCCCTGCTGCTGTTTGAGCGTTGCTTGCTGCTGTACTAGCCGCATTGGCTTCAGCTTCTACACCGGTTACTTTACCGGCTACAATGGAAGTTGCCGCTTCTGCCTGTCTCAATTCAGCTTCGGTTTGTGACAGTCCGGCCTCTACCGAAGCTGCTTTAGAGTTAGCTGTGTTGGCGGCATTCTGTGCGCCCGCTGCTACACCTTCAGCATCCAAGGCTTTACCCCTAGCGGAGTCGGCTTCTGCTCGAGCAGCTGCTGCTGCCGCCGCATTAACTTCACCCTTGGCTTTATTCGATGATGCTTCGCTAAGCGCTTCGTTTGCATCTTGACCAGCCTTGTCCGCTTCGGATATAGCAGAGTCTGCTCTTGAGCCAGCGTTGGCTGCTTGTAATTTAGCATCCGTAGCTTCCGAACCGGCACTTTGGGCGTTGGCGTTGGCAGCCGCTGCTGCCGCCTCCGCATCAGCTGCTTCGTTCAAAGCGTTCTGTGCGTTGTTACCGGCAGTGGCCGCTGCCCCTGCTGCTGCTTGAGCGTCCGAACTGGCTGCTCCTGCTGCCGCTGTAGCTGCTTGAGCATCTTCTTCAGCACCTTCTGCTGTGGCTTCTGCCAAGTCAGCTTTACCACCTGCTGCTGTAGCCGCATTCTGTGCCGCGTTAGAGGCACTCATAGCATCACCAGCTTCAGTCTTAGCATCTCCAGCTTCTTGGCTGGCGGCTTCTGCTTTACCATCCGCAATAGTAGCCGAACTTTGAGCTCCTGCTGCTGCTCCGGCCGCCGCGTCTGCTTCATCCTTAGCCTTCTCCGCTTCGGCTTCAGCTGCTGCTGATGCACTCAATGCGGTATCGCCTTTCTGTCCTGCCAATCCTGCTGCCAATGACGCATCATCAGCTTTACCGGCTGCTTCGTCCGCTTCGGTCTTAGCTTCGCCTGCTTCTAACTCAGCAGTAGCCGCATCGGATGCCGCGTTTGCTGCGTCTGTTTCAGCTTTATTTGCCTTGGTTTGGGCAGATGTAGCTGCGGTTCCAGCGGCTCTGGCTTCTAAGTCCGCGTCAGCCGCATCGGCCGCTGCGTTGGAAGCATCTTGTTCCGCTTGATTGGCGGTTAACTGAGCAGCTGCTCCCTTAGCGTCAGCCGCTTCTGCTGCTGCGTCGGCTGCTGATGCTTTAGTATCGGCATCGGCTGCTGCGCTAGCTGCTGAACCAGCTTGTGACTGAGCCAATAAGGCACCAGCGTTCGCTGCTTTCGCTTCTTCGTCGGCTTGAGCCGCTTTAGCGTCTGCTCCTTCAGCCGCTGCTATACCTGCTGTGGCATCGGCTGCTGCCAGTGCTGCTGCTGTGCCTGCTGCTTTGGCTTCCGCATCTGCTTGTTCAGCTGCTAAATCAGCTTGTGCTGCTGCTTGCTGACCAAGTAATGCATCTTCCATGGCATCAGACGCTGCTGAGTTTGCTTGGAACGCATCACAAATCTCATACGATACGTATGTGGTGGATGTACCAGCTTGCAATTCTACATCGGTACAAGCCGTAACGGTGGAAGCTGTAAAGTCTTTGGTGTCCGGAGATGATAACTGATTACCATCCAATAACACACATTCAAACTCATGGCGACCACCATCGTCACCTGTTGCATCGGTTGCAACGCAACCAGCCGCATTACAATTGTAGTCTGGTTCGCATTTCTTCCCAGCCTTCTTTGCCGCTGCTATTGCTGCCGCACCCGAAGCTTCGGCCAATGCTTCTGCTTCGTCAGCTGAGAATTGTGCTCCATACGCTTCACAAATATCATAAGATACAAATTGTCCTCCATGATTTGGATTCTCTACAATATCACCACAACTACTGATTCTATCATTGATAGAGTCCATTCCCAGTATACCACAGTACCATCCGCCCGCATTCAAGTTCGGTCTAAAGAAGTCCGAACGTTGATACAAATCTCTATGGCTTGTTGGGGACCATTGTGCTGGGTTACCAGCACAGTCTGAACCCGGAGCTTCTAACTCACAAGGACCTGTTCCACCTCTATCCTCAATAGGATTGCCCGAATCATCTGTTTGATGCCAGTTAAAGTAATCACATTGGGTTGCTCTACATGCGGCATCGCACGCTTGCAACGTTAAGATACCCTTATCCGATTGACCAGACATCAAACATTTCACATTTTCAGCAACTCGCAACGGAGTACCTACAGCCGCATCTACAATACAACCTGCGGTATCACAATTGCGTTCACGTTCACACACCTTCTTTGCTTCTTCGGCTGCGTCGTGGGCATCAGCCGCTGCCAACGCAGCTTCGTGAGATGCTCCGAATGACGCACAAATTTCTTCCGATACAAACTCATCTGTATCTGTCAATTCTTTAACATCCGTACATGCGGAGGCCGTTTGAGCTGTAAACTGTGGTTTGGGGTCATCCAATTGAACGCCCGACTTCAACTCACAATAATATCTATCACTGCCATCGTCGTTTGCTCCCAAGTCTCCGTTGATTTGACATGGAGTATGGCAATTGGCTTCTTCCTCACAAGATTTACCCGCTGCCAACGCTGCTGCTGCTCCAGCCTTAGCTGCCATTTCGGCTGCTAATTCGGCATCTGTAGCTGTGTTGGAAGCACCATATGCTGTACACACATCGTATGAGATAAACTTACCAGCTTGGTTAGGATTCTCAAGGATATCCGCACAACTACTGCTCGAGGAGTCTAATGCGTCTGTACCGTCCAATACACAGTACCATTCATCATTCTTCAATAGAGGTCTAAAGAAGTCTGAAGATTGGAACAAGTTGTAAGAACCTGGCGAGTACGAACCATCACCACCCGCTTCACACGAACGTCCTACTGGTTCCAGATAACATTCACCCAAATCATTGAGGACATCATCATCAAAGTTAGCTGCCAACGAATCGTCGGTCATCTTCCATAAGAAGTAATCGTGTCCACCTGCCAACGCTTCTTTGTCACAGTCGGCCAATGTCAATGCTACACCCTTTGGTATTTGACCAAAGCTAGAAGTACATTGAGAAGCTTCTGCTAGGAAGATTGGTTCACCAGGACCAGCGTCTTTAATACAATGCATAAAGTCACAGTTCAGGTCTGGTTCACAAGTTTTCTCAGCCTCTGCCAACGCTTCACCCGCTTCTTCTGCCGCAAGAGCTGCTTTAGCATCTGCTACCGTTGCCGCGTGTTCGGCTTCTGTCGCTTCTTGGGCTGCTTTCTTAGCTTCTTCGTTCGCTTGGAACGAGTCGCAAATTTCCTCAGAAGATGGTCTACCGTCAGCATCGTTGGATACATCGGTACATGCCGTCTCAGGCACGCCCAATACATTCAGTTTCAACGCACAAGTGTATTCGGACGCATCTTCATTCGGTGTACAGAAACCATCTGCGCAGTCGGCCTCTGGTACACAAGTAAACCCTGCCGCTAAAGCTGCTTGAGCTGCGGCATCGGATGCTGCTGCTGCTGCTAAATCAGCCAGGGAACCTGTTTGTTGTGCTGCGTAAGCATCGCACAAACTGAAGGCAACCTTCTTACCTGTGTTAGGATTGACTACTACATCTGTACAAGATGTATCCGCGTTATCCTTGTCTTGTTCTCTTAAGTTACAGAAGTATTTTCTGTCTGCTTCTGGGAATTCATTTACACGGAATTGAGTGGAGATTTGGTATAATACCACATGGTCTCCTTCAGTTTCAGGCACGTATTCTTGTTGTCCAACAGCACCACAGTCGTTGACAACTGTAGGACCGAACAGGAAGCATTCACCTCCAAACTCGGCTGATAATTCTAACAAATGTTTGTTTGGCATCTCTTCCACTGCCAACAACTCTTCTGGAGTCGAAACCATGGTTTTTCTTTCCGCAATGAGTGCTGGTAAATTGAATTTAATCATGTAATGGTCACAGTCCCATGCTGCTTCGTTGCGGCACATCTCATCACAAGAGGCCAATGGAACCCTGGAACCACCCTTCTTGATTGGTGCGATAGGATAACCGTTGGAGTTGCCTTGGTTGTCCCATGCTACCAACGATGCTTGAATAGCTGCCACGTCACCTGTTACCGTAGATGGTAAAGCATGCGACATGGTACAAACCTTATCGTGGGCCAAGTATACACCTTCACCTTCCTCACCATCTTGGATACATTGTACGTGGTCACAGTCCGCTTCAGGGTCACATGTCTTCTCAGCTTCTGCCTTGGCAACTGCTGCTGCCACTTCATTCGCATGAGCATCGCACACTTGGTACGAAACAACGACACCGTCATCCATTTCCGTAATACAACTAGAGGCATACAACGGTTCGATACCGTCCAATTCCTTTAAATCACAATAGTACACATGCATATCATCTGCTGGGTCAGGCGTATTATCGCCAGACTGTACAGCATCTCTGATGCATACGTCACCATTTTCCTGTGTCTTACAGTTCTCAGCTGGGGCACAAGTCTTCTGTGCTTCTTTCTCAGCTTGAATAGCACTACAGATTTCTTGTGATATTGGTTTATCATTCGCATCCATTGTCACATCTGGACAACTGGAAGCGTATTGACCTGTTAAGTCACCCTCTGCTGCTATCTCACAACTGTATTGACCAGCTAAATCAGCTACACATTCACTGCCTACACAATTCTCCTTAGGCGAGCATGATTTCTTTGCTTCGAACGATGCTTTCGTTGCGGAACAAATAGCATACGATACGTAATAATCACTGATAGGTGTTACGTCCGTACATGCTGTAGCGGTTGCTGCCGCGTCGGTACCCACATCAACTAACTTACAGAACGATACTACACCATCGTATTGACAACCATCGTCGTCACAATTGGCATCTGGTTCGCAAGACTTGCCAGCTTCGTGGGCTGCTGCGGCCGCTGCTAGGTCTGCCAGGCTGGCTGCTTCGTCGGCTTCTCCTGCCGCTATAGCCGCTGCGTATGTATCACAAATATCGTACGATACGTACGTACCTGGTTTGTTTGGATTTTCACCGCCAGAACCAACTTGGTCATCGGTTTGTGGTTGAATCGATTGATTCGGAATGATATCAGCACATGCACTCGAGTATTCACCCGATACATCTACCGCATTCCCGTCTCTATCTGTATAACTCGTGTCTTTAAGTTCACAGTAATACTCTCCAGGTCTTCTACCAGGTCTAAACAAGTTAGAAACTTGGTAAAGCACTTGGTCTCCGTCATGACCCACTTCTGTGATTGGTACACTACAATCTGTAGTGTCCAATTCTAGCTCACACTTACCTGTAGATTTAGTCCATCTGAAGTGATGGCAACCATTGGGTTCGAACTTACACAATGAATCACACTGTGCTGGGACATCGAAACCATCACCCTTATTGATAACAGTGCTTGAACTGTCACAAGATATGGCTCTTGAACCGCTGCTATATGTCAATTCAATCGGTTCGGTTCCGTCTTTGACACAACCCATATGAATACAATTGGCGTCTGGGCTACAGCTCTTCTCTGCCTCACGCTGTGCTTTCTCAGCTTCCACTGCCGCTCCGAACGCATCGCATATCTCAAATGAAATAGCTTTGTTACTGGAACAGCTAGCTTCGTCTTCGCCCAATGAGTTGATACACTTAGCATCCTTACAGCTAGACCGGTGTAATCGACCACCGTCCAACTCACACCAGTATTCACCTTCTCCACCAATTCCACCGAATTGACATCCTGCTTCCACACAATTTTCTTCTGGTACACAGGACTTCTCAGCCGTTTGGAGAGCTCCATACGTTGCGCATATCTCGAACGATATTGGTGCTCCTATTATATCGTTCTGAGCTACGTCCGCACAACTGGAAGCTTCGAGGGCAGGGAACATTGAACCCTTCACATCTTTCTCGATGATTTCACAATAGTATGCGCTATCTAGACCCAAAGCGTCGCCATCGTTCTTACATTGGTTGTCTTTACAATTCTCATTTGGTTCACAAGTCTTACCTGCTTGTTTAGCAGCTTCTTGGGCTGCGGCACCTGCTTCCATTGCTGCCAAATCAGCTTCGCTGGCGGAAATACTAGCACCATAGGCAGTACAGACTTCAAATGAAATATGTGGGGCTTCGCCATCGACCAATGCTCCATTTTCATTCTCAACAACATCAACACATGAAGTAGTACCTTCCAATTCACAATACCATTCTTTGTCCCTATCGTTAGGAGAGAAGTAGTTGGATACTTGGTACAATGTCTTACCGTCTGGGTCATCACTACGACCCACAGCACCACAATCACCGGTGAAAAGAACACATTCGCCTCCTTGTTTCCATCCGAAGTAACCACATCGGTCCGTTCCTTCTTCCCCGGCTTGAGCTTGGGTTTGTTGATAGACACATAAAGCATCACATTCTGCCAAGGTCTTACCGCTAAATGGTATAACACCTGGAATGGTTCCACTGCCACAAACTTTCTGTACCTGTAAATCAATAGGGTCACCCGCCAATCTATCGCGTTTACAACCATTTGTTCCACCTTTACAGTTAGTTTCAGGGGCACAAGTTTGTTCGGCTGCCAACAAAGCATTCGCTGCTTTGGCTCTTGCGGAGTATGCATCACAGATAGCGTTGGAAGTGGCATCAATAGTATCTCCCACCCTGGTGATATCTGGACACGAGTTCGCATCGGCTGGAGCCATTACCGTAGTATCTTCACCTACAGTCTTAGACTTAGATGCCAAGTAACAGAAGTATTCGTCACCATCCTGTTGGCACGGCATTTGTTCCGTTTGACCGTTGACAGTCAAGTCACAATCAGCCAATGCTTCACATGTCAAACCAGAGGCTTGCAACGCTTCACTAGCTGCTTGAGCGGCGGCCATCGCTTCGAGTTCTGCGTCCGTTGCTTGAATACCCGCACCATACGCGGTACATACATCATACGAGACCACTGGAAGCGCTCCATTCGAATTGTAAGCGCCGTATTTGTTCTCTTTCAAGTCCGCACATGAGGATGGACCACCACGGCAAGCACCGTCTTCGTCACATTCTACCTCTGCGTAGGTAGTATCCCTCAACTCACAGAACCAAGCATTATCCTTCAGCAATGGTAAGTGGAAGTTAGACACTTGGTAATGGTCTGGCAATGTCAATGCATTCACATTTGCGTTGTTAGCTGTTACGTCGATGTCATCTACACCCTTGTATATATAACACGTACCCGTTCCTAACCCTTCGTCGTATTTGAATGCGTAGTAACCGCACAGTTTCTCACTATCAAACGTTGGTACACAATCTGGGTTGTTTACCACCGTCTCCGACCTCAAGTCGTCTAAGTTGTATATGGACATAGGACAGTTTGGTATTTGTCTCAATATACATTGGAAGTCGCAATATTTAACCATTTCCATTCTATCGTTGAATGGGTCTTTCTTAGTGTAGCGTCCACTCAATTCTAATTGTTGCATCGTTGGAATACAACCCTTGTAGTTGAGTACATCTGCTGTGACAGCAGTTGGTGGACATTGAGCTACTTGAGCCGTACCCAATGCCGCATCGTATACAAACTGAGTCTGGTCATCTAACCCTGAACCGTAGATAGTACCCGATGCCATACGCACACCTTCTCCATATGCTCTATCCTGTTTACAACCATTCGAGTCGCACATCATTTCTGCCTCACAAACCTTCTCTGCTTCCAACGCTGCTAATCTCGCTGCCGCGTCGGCTTCTGCTGCTGCTTGAGCTGCCGCAAACGTGTCACAGATTTCATAACTCTTCTTACGTGCGTACAGACCGTCACCATAGTTAAAGTCCTTCACCGCATCCGTACATGAAGTAGGCTGTGCAATGTTACACCAGAAGTTACCCTTGTTATTGATTTGGTAGTTTTGTACCGAACCAGAGCCAGAGTTCTTCAAACCGTCTTCAGTCTTGTACAAGTCAAAGTGTTCGTTGTAAATAGTTTGAGAACAGTCAGATTCATCTTCATTGACAAACCAACAATCTCCACCTTCCTTGAACAAGAAGTGATTACGCCCTGCTGCTTTAGCATCCTTATTACATTCTACCAATGTTGTTCCAGCTTCACCCGAATCAATAAGAACACCCGGTGCACTTGAATCACCAAGCTTGGTACATTCAGCTGACCCTTGTACCAACTTACCTGGCTGTCTTGGGCCATCATCTTGTAAACATATTCCTCCAATACAATCCGCTTCCATTTGACAAGTGTATTCAGCCATTTCCTGGGCGAACAACGCTTTCTGTTCTGCTGTGTAAGCATTACAGATGTCGTAACTAAAGAATTCTGTATCGTACATCATCTCTGCTTGAGCCCTCGCCTTGGAGTAGGACAAAGTGTATCCCGGTGCTGTATCTTGTATTTGCTGTAAGTTTTGCTCACAGTCATCCCAACCAGCATAACCGGCACATACTACCTTGTTGGAGGCTTGGTCGTAATGCGTCTCGATGTAATCAATGCTTGCTTCGCTTAAGAATTGTTCATAACACCATTGATAAGCTTCCATTTGAGCAGGCTTATTCTCTGTCTCTTTACCAACTACATAGTAATTAGCAAAGTTGCATGCTCCAACTTCTCCTACGATACGAGCATCGTCCAAGATAAGAATTGGCGAACCTGTATTGCCTCCCGAACCAATTACATCGGCACAACTACTGGAATGTCTTCCACCGTTCAACTTACAGTAGTAGTCTGGGTCTCTTGCTGGATTAGGACCACTAGAGGAATCGTCCGTAATACACCCACCGTCACAATTTGAGTCCACTTCACAAGTTAAACCTGCTGCGCTGGCTGCGGCTCCAGCAGCTTTCGCTGCCATCATCGCGTCCAATTCAGCTTGAGTACCTGTGAACTGAGCACCATATGCGGCACATGCTTCGTACGAAACGTAGTTCCCTTGTTTAGTTGAGTGTACTTTGTCGTTGGTATCGACGATAGCAGCAACATCCGCACAGCTGGATTGCTCCGAAGCTGGGAAGGTCATGCATTTCTCAACACCATTCTCGTCTGTAACACATACTTGCACATCTTCCTTTAACTCACAATACCACGCATGGTCTGTACCAGCCAATGGTCTAAAGTAAGTAGAGACCTGGTACAGTTCAAGACTATCGTCGGAGAATTTCCAGTTGGAAGCCAAACAATCGGTTCCTGCTGGGTAAATCTTACAGATAGTTCTGTCTCTCTCCAACGCTTGTTCCGGGTCGTACTTGAATGCGAAATTCTCTACGTCGTCTCCCAATGCTCTTACTTCATCATCACATTTCTCAACCATGAGAACTTTAGATGGAGATTGGGCATTTCCTAATCTTTTGACACCCATCAACTTGAGTAGAGTGTTCTTAATGGACTTCTTACCTCCTAATTTTGGTTTGAAGCTTAACAAACGTCTTCCACCTGCTTCAGAATTTGCGTTTGCACTTCCATCGGAAGTTGTACCTGAACCATTCTCTTCGTCAGCCGATGGTACCCAGTGCTGTTCCATATTAACTTCTACGAAACTACCAGAAAAGGTACACTCTTGGCCCAATGCCAAACGCATACCATCGCCCAAGAAACCATCTTGCATACAGTGATGGGAATTACAGTTAGCCAATGGTTCACAAGTTTTACCAGCGGATATCTCAGCTTCCAACGCTGCTTGTTCTGCTGCGAAAGCACCGCACAACTCGTAGGACCTGTAAGGACCTTGAGAAGCATCGTCGCCTACCACATCGGTACAAGCAGAGTTAGTTGCTGCTGATTCGCCCGCCAATTCACCATCGGTGAAGACCTTCAACTCACAGTAGAAATTACCTGGGTTGGAACCTCCGGAGTATGTACCCTTCATACATTTTGAACCGCCGACATCTTTACAATTGGCTTCTTCGATACAAGTCTTACCGGCTTGTTTCTCCGCGAACTCTGCTTTGGCAATACTCTTGGCTGCGCTACAGATTTCCCTGGATTTACCATCGGCGTCTGTATCGGAACAAGAGTTACCTTCTGTAACACCCTCCGCATCTTTCTTCAATATACAACTAAAGTCGAATTGGGCCGCACCCGCATTACCAGCTGGCTGACAACCGTCCACGGCGCCCACACAATTCTCTTCCTCTACACAAGTAAACCCTGCTTTCTCAGCCGCCGCCGCCGCCGCTGCCTTAGCTGCTTGAGCTCTCAACTGAGCTTCGTCACCGGTTTGTTGAGCACCATAAGCAGCGCAAATCTCGTAGGAAACAAATGTTCCATCTACGTTTGGATTGCTTACCGCATCACCACAAGACGATGCTTCTTTGGCATCTTGGCCTGGGTATAGAGCATCATCACCAGAGCGCTCAAAGGCTGTGTCCAATTCATTTCCACTACGCAATGTACAGAACCATACATCATCTTTACCAGCAATAAGTGGTAAAGTATGTGAACTAGTTTGCCATACCGTGTAGTCGCCAGCTCCAATGGAACAAACTTCCGAATTGGTCAACAAGATACAAGTACCCGGTCCTTCTTCCTCTGCCCCCTCTTCAGGAGTGAAGTAGAAATGTCCATAGTCTGATGCATCCGCCGCTGCGTCACAACCAGCTAATGTCGTTGCTACCGAATTGGCTATGCCCTGTGCTTCCTCAGCACACATCATGCCTTCACCCATCCACACCGGTTTACCTAATTCGGTATCTTGTTTACATGGGCCTTTACAGTTAGCTTCCAACTCACAACTCTTTCCAGCTTCGATTTCTGCGAGACTTGTCGCGTACCGCTGTTTAGCTGTGGTACAAACTTCCCAGGATTTGCCATCTGCGGACGTATCTGTACAAGATGAACTCTTTTCAACAGATACTCCATTGAATGCAACAAACTTCTCAGGGAAGAATTGCTTCAACTGGTCACCGTTCCTCAAATCACACACAAAGTCGCCATAGTGAACGTTTAGAGTGACACCGTCGTACTCGTATTGCTCTTCTTCGCGGACACAATCATCCGCACAATTAGCACTTTCGATACAGGTCTTTTCACCCTCTAGTTTGGCTTCTGCTGCTTGAGCCGTAGCTTGTTGTTCAGCGGCAAAGATTTCGCATGGGTTTGTAGACCTTACGGTTTGACCATCCAAGTTTGGTTTAATGTCTGGACATGCACTTTGGGAACCATCTGATGTGGTAACACCATCCGCATTTTCACCTTCCTTCAACACACAAGTATAATCACCGTTGTCCAATGGGTTCGTATTGACACATCCATCATCGTCACAGTTATCATTCACTGTACACGTGAGGCCTGCCTTAGCAGCAGCTCGTACTGCCGCGTCTTGGGCAGCGGCTGCTCTTAGTTTCGCAATATCAGCCTCTACCTTAGCAAAGGTGGCATCGCATATATCGTATGAAATTTGTTCATCTGGGTCATTTGGATTGACTACCAAGTCACCACATGATGAAGCATCCATGTCGATAGGGAATCCCAACAACGAAGTATCGGAGTTCAGTGGGTTAGCTGGGTCGGCATGTTGCGAACCAACAATACAGTACATTCTAGCCTCTACCTTATCGGTGTTGAGGTCGTCACCGTATAGTCCTGGTGCGTTTGCTGGTTTCATTGGGTCGTCCGGATGGAAGTCTAACGTACAACCACCATAGTCGTTACCAGCAATTACAGCACAATTGGCCGTTTGGTCACAAGTCTTTTCTGCCATAGCAATAGCTCTTTGTTCCGCTGCGAATACTTCACATGGTTGAACGGCTCTATATTGGGTTACACCAAAAGCATCTACGACAGTTTCTAACATATCAGTAGCACATGCTGAAGTGTTTGTAGCAGTGTATGGGTATGGTGCATCGCCTTGGTCCTTCAACTTAAGCGCGCATGTGTAATGCAATTCACCTTCTAGAATCTCACAATATCCAGTTCCATCGTCCAATGGTACACAATTCTCATCTACGTTACAGGTTAATCCAGCCTTAAGAGCAGCTAACTCCGCTGCCGCATCGGCTGCTGCTGCTTTAAGGTCTGCGATGTTTGCTGCGTTCTTGGCAAGCATAGCATCACAGATATCAAAACTAATCTGTTGTGTTGGGTCTTCTGGATTGGTCATTCTATCTCCACATTTAGAACTATCGAATGCCAAATCAACGCCACCAATAGTGGTATCGGTATCGTAACCGTGTTCACCTTCATGGTCTACCGGTTTAGTGGTACCAATCACACAGTACATACGTTCGAAGCCTGGTTCGCCATGTTCATGAGGAGACGATGGAATACCTTCACCTTCAGGGAAGTCAATCAGACAACCGCCATATTCCTTAGTAGCATCAGTGTACATACAATTGTTGGTAGTCTCACAAGTCTTTCTAGCTGCTGCTTGTGCTGCCATAGCATCTGCTGCCGCGGTACATGGGTCCGTAGAACGCCATGAAAAGTCGGGCATCTGATACATATTGCTACAAGCAGTAGCTTCGTTAGGTTGATATTCAATCATACCAGTGACAGCGTCGTATATTGGTACTATCTCGCACGACTTCTCGTCAGCATGTTCGCCCAATGGGCCTGGAGTTTCAATACATACAGCTTCCGCTCCTTGGTCACCATCTTTACAATTCTGAGCCACATTACATGTAAAGCCTGCTCTGAGGGATGCCAAAGCTGCTGCCTGAGCTGCTGCTTCTGCTTCCAACTTGGCAATATCACCGGAATTCTTAGCAAGCATAGCATCGCAAATATCATAAGAGATTTGCAAGGTACTATCACCTGGGAAGGTTTCGGCATCTTTACAAGCAGTAGAATCAAAGTCGATTTCGAATCCTAGCGCGGACACATCTTCATTGTACGCATGGTCTGATTGTGTGTGCGTTGAGCCAATGATACAGTACATACGCCCTTCGTATTCATCTGTCGATGGGTCATCTACATTCAACCCCGGACCACCTTCATTTGCTGGCGTGTCTGGGTTATCGGCAATGTCTAGGATACAACCACCGTAGTTGTTTCCTGGCATTTGCTTACAATTGTTAGCTACTTGACAAGTCAATTCTGCTTGAGCCATCGCTGCCGCACTTTCGGCCGCTGCTTTCTCTTCAGCTGCGAACAATTCACATGGATTAGACGAGTATGTGGTAGTTACAACCGGCGTAGTGTGCGATTTCGAACACACCTTCTTAATTCCAATTGTTGGAGCAACATAGTTTTGTTCGGTTGTCGTTTCTGAGTTTGCACCGTTTGGTAATCCGTTGAAGTATAGCAAACCGTCAATTTCATTTCTGTAACATCCTGGAGGATTGGTGAAGACTCCCAACTGGTTTAAGTCACCATCTGTGAAGGATGTTCCCAACACTTCATTGGCAGCTGTAACACAATCTGCCATAGCCACACCTATTGCTACTGTGGTACCGGATTCGGTTTGGTCTAGAGAGTTACAGTAGTCAGCGTCCACCGCTACGTTAGTAACTGATGTGCCTCCGCCTGAGGTCAATGAAACAGTATCTGCTGGGTTACAGCTGGTGGCCGAACCATCTTTAGTCACTTGACCGTCTGGGTTTTCTTGTTCAAGCAAAGCACATCGGTATGTACCGGCTTGGTTGAGACAAGCGGCATCGCCTCCCAATAAACCATCTACACAATTTTCTTTAACGTTACAGGTTAAGCCCGCACGAGCTGCTGCTCTAGCTGCTGCTGCGTCTGCCGCCGCTGCCTTGAGGTCTGCTATGTTAGCAGCATTCTTAGCAAGCATAGCATCGCAAATATCGTAAGAGACTTCTTCGTGTAGATTTCCTACAATCACGTTCTGGGCATCTTTACAAGCAGAACTTCCCATGGTCAAGTCTAAGCCTGATACGGAAGTATCCGCATGGTATGGATGTTCAGTATTGCTAATGTGGGTTGTACCAACCACACAGTACATTCTTTCCGAACCATCGACAGCAAAGAATTCTGGTCCAGCTGGGTCCAAGCCAGTAATATCCAATACACAACCACCGTAGTCATTTCCTGGGATTGGTTTACAATTCTGTGTGATATCACAACTCTTCATAGCTTCTGCCTCAGCTGCGGCAGCAGCTGCCAATGATTCTTGCTTAGCAGCGTAGATATCGCACGGATTGCTACTTACGTAATCGCCATTGGCATCTTGAGATACGGAGTCACCCGCACAGGCAGTTTGGCTCCCGTCCGATACAGTGTCGCCTGTTGGGTTTTCTCCTTCTCTCAACTCACAAACGTAATCTCCACTGTCTACTACCAATTCATAACATACATCGCCGTTATCTTGTGTGTCACAATTCTCCTCTACCAAACAAGTTAAGCCAGCCTTCAACGCTGCTCTAGCGGCGGCAGCGTCAGCTGCGGCTGCTTTCAAGTCAGCCATGTTGGCCGCATTCTTGGCAAGCATAGCGTCACATACATCGTAGGAGATAACTTCCTGTACATCCCCGTCTGTAATGTCTTTTAAGTCAGCGCACGAACTAGAGTCCATGGTCAATTTAAGACCTGCGATAGATTCATCGTCGTTGTAGGCGTGGCCAGTGTCAGATGCATGGGCCGTGCCCACAATACAGTACATTCTTTCTGAACCTTCTGTATTAAAGAAACCTGGAGAACCCTCTCCATGGTCTAGAATACAGCCACCGTAGGTGTTCGCACCTACTGGTTGACAATTCTCTGTTGGTGTACAGGTTCTTGCTGCCGCTGCCAACGCTTCTTGTTTAGCTGCTTCTGTCTCACATGGGTCTTGACTGTAGTAATCATCATCATCGGATGAGTCTGCTGGGTCGTCGTAATACTGGATGTTCACACACGAAGTTTGTGTACCGTCAGCGGTGTATACACCATCCGCATTATCACCTTCCTTCAATTGACAAGTGTAACCAGTGAAACCGGCACGTTCAATACATGCCGGACTTCCATCTGATGGCTCTATACAATTCTGGTCTACCATACAAGTCAACCCCGCTTTAAGGGCGGCTTTGGCGGCTTCATTAGCTGCTGCTTCCGCTCTCAAATCTGCTATGTTAGCAGCATTCTTGGCAAGCATAGCATCACATGCATCGTACGATATCTCTTCTAGGGTAGGTGCTCTTGGGTCTGGCATTCTATCCGCACAACTCGAACTATCAAAGGCCAAGTCGTTGTCTACCATCGTTTTGTCGGTATGGTATGCATGGCTATCATCCGTTGGGTGTGTAGTACCTACAACACAGTACATTCTTTCTTCATCTAGTGTTGCATATTGATTAGGTCCATCGGCTGTATCGAGAACACAACCTCCGTACTTGTTACCGGCAATCACTTGACAATTCTCCGTTGGAGCACAAGTCTTCTTAGCCAAAGCGGCATTGGCTGCTGCTGCGGCCTCAGCTTCTGCTCTAGCTGCGAAGATTTCACATGGGTTAGGACTCATGTAATCTCCATTACCATCTTGGAAAGTATCGCCTTGTACACAAGAAGTTTGTGTACCGTCGAATACCATAGTCCCTTCAGGATTCTCACCTTCTGCCAATAGACAAGCATATGAATCATCAGATTGTTTCAAACATTGCTCGCCGTCAACACCTTGACAATTCTCCTTAACTTCACAAGTTAATCCAGCTTTAAGAGCCGCTCTAGCTGCTCCCTGTGCTGCTGCTTCAGCCTCCATGGCTGCCAAATCACCAGCGTTCTTAGCAAGCATAGCATCACATACATCATATGATATTTGCTCCTTAACTCCGTTGTCATCAACTTCGTAATCTTCTTTGTCGGCACAGCTACTACTATCCATGAACAAGTCTCCACCTGCTGCTGCTGTATCGCTATGATAAGCATGGTCTAAATCGCTAGAATGCGTTGTACCTACAACACAATACATGCGTTGTGATTCGCCTTCTGGTGCACCATCAAAGTGTCCTGGAGAACCAGCTACAGAGTTAGTATCCAGGATACAACCACCGTAACTATTTCCAGCAATCACTTGACAATTCGCTTCTGGTGTACAAGTCTTCTTCGCTTCAGCTTCTGCCGCTGCCGCTGCTGCTTCGGCTTCTTTACGTGCTGCGAATAGACTACATGGCGATGGGGAATACCACACACCACTCACATCTTCAACTGCTGTACAAGCTGTTTGCGAACCGTCGGTCGTTGCAACACCTTCCGGGTTGTCACCTTCCTTCAGTGGGCAGTAGTAGATACCATCGTTGGTCGGGTCTTCAATACAACCTCCACCATCGTCTGGTGAAACTTCACCGTTGATACAATTCTCCGCGATATCACAGGTCAGGCCGGCTTTGGCTGCTGCCCTAGCAGCTGCTATCTTACCTTGCTCTGCCGCAATCTTTGCCAAGTTGGCTTCGTTTTCCAAGAAGAAGGATTCACAGATAGCATAAGATACCTGCTCTTCTAAACCGTTCTCATCGACTAAGAACTCATCCCTATCCGCACAACTCGAACTATCCCAAGTTAAATCAGCACCGCTGAATGTTTGGTCGGAGTTGTATGCGTGGGAGGTGGTGTCGTGTTGTGTTCCTACAATACAGTAAGCTCCGTGTTTGGTACGCCCAGGATGACCTTCGCGTTCGTTGGCTTCGGTTTCTGGATTGTCCCAGTCTAGGATACATCCACCAGTGTTCTGTGTACCATCAATGATTTGACAATTAAACTCTGGTTGACATGTCTTCTTGGCTTGGGCTTCTGCTTCGGCAGCTGCTCCTTTCGCTGCTGCTGCGTCACAGATTTCTTTCGATTTACCTGCGCTTACATCGGTACATGCGGATAACTCTTGAGTCAAAGTACATCTGTACTCGCCGTCTGCTTCTTTCGTACAAGCATCAGCACAATTCGCATCTTCCACACAAGTGTAGCCAGCTTCTGCCAAAGCGGCATATTTGGCACACACTTCTACCGATTCGAATAGACCATTAGAATCTGCTTTCACGTCCGTACACGAAGTTACTTCTAGTGCGGTCATTCCAGTAAATCTACCTTCAGGATTCTCTGACTCTGGGCCTGGTGCGGCTGTCGTAAACGTTTTAATTAAACAGAAATATTCATTGTTTCCGTCCGAATCTTCTCTTACACCACACGCGTGTTGTCCACTAGACACTGGGTCTACACAATTCACACTTGGTTCACAAGTCTTCATACCTTGAGTTTCTGCTTCTCTTGCTTGGGCTTCTGCTTCTTTACGAGCAGCATACAAGTCACAAGGCTGAGGTGAGAAGTAATCACCATCGGCATCCGGTCCCGTAACAATGGTACAAGCCGTGTTACTACCGTCGGCAGTAGTAACACCATTTGGATTTTCAGACTCTTTGATTTCGCATGTGTAAGCATCGTTTTCCAGAACACAAGCAGTCTCTACATCAGTATCTCCTCCTACACAGTTATCTTCAACTGAACAGGTCAAACCTGCCTTCAACGCTGCTCTTGCTGCTGCCGCATCAGCTGCTGCTGCCTTTAATTTGGCAATATCAGCTTCGTTGGCGGCGAAGATAGAAGCACAGATTTCGTAAGAGATTTGCTCTTCCATACCGTTGACATTTACTTTGTATTCATCTCTATCAGCACAACTAGAACTATCAAAGCCCAAGTCAGCATTCGAGAAGGATGTGTCACTATTGTAAGCATGGTCAGCAGTGCTATGCTTTGTACCCACAATACAGTACATTCCTTTGTCTGGTTTGTGACCAGGGTGTCCAGCTGATTCATCCGTATCTGCTGTATCCGCGTCGTCCGCAACGTCCAAGATACACCCATTAAACTGTTCGGTTCCCGCAACCACTTGACAATTAAACTCTGGGGCACAAGTCTTCTTTGCTTCGGCTTCCGCAGCAGCAGCTGCTGCCATACCTGCGAAGGCATCGCAAATCTCCTTGGACTTATAGACGCCAGAGCCAGAGCTGGTCTCTTCTACGTCCGTACATGCGGTTTCACCGTTTGTAACAATACATTTGAAGTTAGTATCGAGAGTACCTTCACATTTGTTTCCATCGCCATCAGCAATACAGTCAGCCTCTTCGACACATGTATAACCAGCTTCGGCCATTGCTCCGTACGCTTCACAAATAGATATAGATTCACCACTGAGAGACACATCACCACAACTGGATACTTCGTTCACAGTTAAACCGGTAAACATGCCATCAGGATTCTCGTCGTTGGTTCCTGGTTCAGCTTCAGTAAAGACCTTCAATACACAGAAGTATTGATTGCTTTCTTCGCCCGTAACACCATCGGTTTGAATTCTAACTTGACAAGCATGCCCCGAAGTTGGGTCTTGACAATTCTTAGACGGTTCACATGTTCTCTTTGCCAATATACCAGCAAACTCTGCTTCTTTCTTAGCGGCGAAAGCATCACACACTTCCTTCGACCTGGTTACTACCACGCTGTTGATGGTTTCCTCTGCTGCGTCGGTACATGCTGTTTCCCTTGTTAAAATACATTTGTAGTTGTTGTCATCTTCATCCAATACACAACCATCGGAGTCACAATCAGCTTCTTGTACACAAGTCAATCCTGCTTCTACCTTGGCACCGTAGGTAGCACAGATTTCTAACGATTCGTATACTGCTGGGTCGCTACCCTGTACCACTGCGGTATCCGTACAGGAAGACGATTCCATCGGCGTAAGACCGTTGAATATACCATCAGGGTTATCACTTGTAGCAGATGAACCATCACCGTCTACAAATGCCCTAATATTACAGTAGTATTCATTTTCTCCAGCAGAGTCTACGCGTACCTGACAGGCATGGCCAGAAGCTGGGTTCTCACAATTCACAGACGGACTACATGTCTTAAGTGCTTCAATTTCCGCCTTACGGGCTGCTTCAGCGGCCGCAAAGGAATCACACACTTCTTTAGAGTAGTATGTATCAGCTTGTTCGTATACATCGGTACAGGCGGTCTGTCCGTTTTGAACGATACAAGAGTAGTATTCGCCAGATGCATGTTCTACACATTTCTTTCCGTCGGCATCTACACTACAGTCGGTTTCTTGTACACAACTGTATCCTGCCTCAGCCATAGCTCCATACGCTTCACAGATTTCAAGCGATTCGAATATACCAGAGTCGGTAGCCGTTTCCGTAACATCCGCACAGCTAGTAACCAATTTCTCGCTCAGGCCAGTAAACTTGCCATCAGGGAATTCGTCGGTTGCTGGGTTTTCTACGTCGTCTTTCTCTGTGTACGTTTTGATTTCACAGTAATACTGGTTAATCATTTCAGCTGCGTCGTCTGGGTCTGCTATTCTCCTCACTTGACACGCGTGGCCCGATGCTGGGTCTTTACAGTTGAATGCTGGGGCACAAGTCCTATCCGCCATAACAGCGGCCAATGCTGCTTCTCTCATTGCCGCAAAGGAGTCGCACACTTCGAACGATTTGTCGTAGGTAGTGCCTGGCGTGGTAACTGCTCTTGCTCCACACAACAATGGGTAATCAGCAGTTCCAGCCTGTCCGCCCGCATTCGTACTATGCCATAATGAACCGCCACCGGCTGAATAATAACATCCTGATGGGTACCCGCTTCCATCATCATTGCTGCCCCCGTATCCAACGGTACTAGACGTGAGAGCTTGGACATCTGCGATATCTTTAGCAGCTTCACATTCTTCAGCAGTCAAATCTTCAAATTGAGCTCCAGTACAAGTATTCGAGTTCACCAAATAGTAAGCTACGATACTAATAACTTCATCGTTATTGCTCACTGTAGCTACATCCGTACATGCGGAGGTCTGTGTAAGTTTACAAGAGTATCTGTCTCCATCTGCTACACATCCAGCAGCATCACAGTCCGCTTCAGCTACACAAGTGTAACCAGCTTCTGCCATAGCACCGTATGCTTCACATACTTCTTCAGACTCCCAATTACCATCGGAATCTTGTACCACATCGGAACAAGATGAAACTTCATGGGGTCCTAGACCGTTGAAGATACCATCACTTTCTTGGATAACATCATCATCAGAGAAGGTTTTGATTACACAGAAGTAACGGTTGTATTCTGCCGCACCGCCAGTCACCACTTCTTTCTGGCACGCATGTTGACCCGCCGCTGGGTCTTCACAAGTAATGCTTGGCGTACACACTTTTTTCGCTTCCAACTCAGCCAATTCAGCTGCCTTTTTGGCAGCAAAGGCGTCACAAACTTCCTTCGACCTAAACTCTCCAGAGCCATTTGGCCATTGTTTGGTATCGGTACAAGCATTATCTGTTTCTGATTTTAACAAGCATCGGTACGTTGTCATGATATTTCCGTTAGGGTCCAACCAAGTACCTTCTTGGCAAGAATCTCCTATGGTAAATGTACCACCTGCTCCTTCACAAGTAGCTCTATCGGTAGAGTCACCCTCTGAACAGGTTCCCACTTCGGAACAGTCAGATTCTGCTACACAAGTAAAGCCGGCCTCTACCTTAGCACCGTAAGCTTCGCAAACTGCCTGTGATTCGACTACTTGAGAACAAGCTTCATAGGTTGCTCCGTCGTATGCAACAGCTACTTCACTACCAGTGGCTTCGCCTTCTGCTGGACAGCTAATAGCAAACTTGCTACTTGGGTGTGAGGTACATACAAAGTATCTGGTTTGGCCTGGTTCAGCCGTTAATCCTTTGACAACTTCAACATGTCCAGAGTCTTCAAAGCCTTTCAATTCGCCTAGAATCTTCTCCGAAGCGGAATAACTAGCGAACCCTGCTGCTGTGACTTCTTGTATATTGTGGTGTCCGTCCCATGTAACCTTCGTGGTGTCACCAGGAACTTTTTCAACCATATCTGGGCAAGAACTAAAAGAATCTGCTCCGAACTCAATATCAGAACCTTCAATCTGTCCACCGACCATCAAACAGTAGTATTCATTGGCTTCTGTGTCTGTGCCAGCTCCTATTACACGTACTTGACAAGCATGGCCGTCTGTTGGGTCTTTACAATTGATAGATGGAGCACAGGTCTTTGCTGCGTCCAATGCTGCCATCTCTGCTGCTTTCTGAGCTGCGAAGGAATCGCATACTTCTTTCGAGCGGCAGAATGAACCAGTTATAATAACAATGGATGTACCAGCTTCTAAATCAACGGTACCATCATTGGCTGTGCCAGTTACAGGTTGGAAATATGTCTTACCGGCGTAGACGTTACAACCGGCTAACAATTTACTCCAATTAATACCTTCTTGGGTCGCCGCGTCCCATGTTTCGCCAACAGATGCACTGTATTCCTTACATTTCTCTAAATCGGTGACGTATTCGGCTGGCGCGGCTGTTCCTCCAGCACCACCGACCGTTGAGAACTGGTCAGCACAAGCTGCGTCGGTACAGGCAGTGGTCATTGCGCCCTCAACTTGACAGTAATAATTTCCATCACTTTCGTCTCTGGAACATTTGTCACCATCGCTGTCTGGCAAACAGTCTGTTTCCATAACACATGTTAATCCGGATTCTGCCAACGCTGCGTACGCAGCACAGATTTCTACAGATTCATACGTATTGATTGGGTTTCCATCAGCATCAAGGTCTTGTCCTCTTAGAGTTACATCTGAACACGATGTGGCTTCATTTGCGGCCAAGCCTCCCAACATAGCATCGGCTCCTTCGGTGGCTACCAATTCATCTCCAGTCTTGAGTTTACACCAGTATTTTGCCACTTCGCCCGACTCATCTTTTTGACAAGCATGTTCGCCTGCTGCTGGGTCTAAACAATTGACAGACGGGCTACATTGCTTAGCAGCTTCTAATGCGGCCCCCGCCGCGGCCAACGCTGCTTCTGCTGCTGCCTTAGCTGCTCCAACTGCTTCACAAATAGCATACGACCTGAACATATTGGTTAGAACAGGGTCTTGAATAACATCAGGACAGTTGGAAACGTCGTTGGTAGACCCAATCAAAGTACAATAGTATTTGCCATCCATGTTTCCACCTGTTGTATCCTTGAAACACAGGTCATCTTCGGTATCGTCAGGGGTAGCATCAAAACAATTGAGTAGTGGGTCACATGATTTTTCAGCTGCCAATAAAGCGGCTTCTGCCGCTAGAGCAGCTTTGTACGATTCGCACATTTCTTGTGAATAAGAAACCGTGTCTTCATAACAAGTAACTGTAGTGTAATCCAAATACCCACCTGAGAAATCTGGATGACCCTCAACGAGTAAGCATGGCTCATCGACGAAAGGATGTCCGGTCATTGGGGAGCATTCTACATCTGGTAGTTTACCAAGAGCAAAGCATCCAGCCCAGAGGTTATCCGATGGGGCAGTGTGGTCAATTAGATAACCAACACAACCAGTCAAATCTTCACACCATGCGGCGCAGGTAGCAATGCTAAAGTCAGAACCATACTCCTCTAAACGTGGAATATCTTGGACAGTTTGTCCGTCAGTCGGTGACCAAGCCAATGATGCGGATACTCTTAGACAATTAGGGTCTGCTTCGGATGCTGCTTCGGTGCCTAAACATTGTGTAGCGTCGAATGAAAATGGAGCAGCACCAGTAGAACTGTAATAATACAATTTGGAATTACGTGGGAAACCTGTCTGTGTGCTTGTACAATGTCTTTCTGGCGTACCTGAATCGGTAACATCCGAACATTTGTTGAATTTGATTTCACCCTTATGGAAACCATTACCATCCTCTTGCACATTCTTTACACGACATTGATATGAATCTTCCGTTCCATCTACCTTCACACAGGCAGAAGCACAATCTTCCAATGCGCTACAGGTTGCTTTCGCTTCAAGTCCGGCCAGTAAACCTTCAACCTGTGTGGTACAGATATCGTACGATTTGAACCAGTCATGTTTGTCACCTACTGGCTGGGCGACAGTAAAGCAATCTTTACATTTCTTCGTATCCTTTTCAATATCTTCACATACAGTGGACTGGTATGGGTCCACACCCTTCAAGTAGCACCAGTATTTTCTGTTACCATCAGCATCTTCAGTGTATTGGTCCAATGAACAACTACCGCCAAAGCAATCCGCAATTGGATTACAGGTCTTAACCACACGGCATGATGGTTCCACGAACCATTTAAACTCTTCAGAATAGTAGGTTTCGTAGTCACATAAGAATGTGTTTGGAACGACGGATGTAATGCGCGTAGCTGGGTCATAAATATCAGAGGTTACGCCGTCAACCAAGAAGAAGCCATCCTTACATCTGGGTTGACAAGCCGTAGAACCTACCGATTCGGTAATCAATGTTTCTGCTTTTTCCCGCATCGCTTTACGAACTTCAGCATATTGTTGACAGATATCGTACGACCAGTAGTATTTCTCAGTGAGAGTGGTTCCTTCCGCTGCCAATAAATTAATCATTTCCAATGAAGAACCGGCGAACTGTACGTTGACTGCTGCCAAACTCGATGTTGACTGTCCATACATACCTTCTTGACTACCACAAGCCCCGGTGTAACCACGGCGTTCGCCATAGCCAGCATCTTGTTCGGAGATAATAACCCAATCAGGGAACTGGTCTCTGAAGTAACCCCAGTATTTTTGATAGTATACCGATGTCGGGTCGGATACACCCGCAGACGGTGGACAAGCTGGGTTCTTACGTTCGTTAATGGTTGAATACCCATTAACAATCTCATACTTATTTGGTATGGTACCAGGGTGAGTTTGTTCATCCTTTACCAATCGAATCTCTTTCGAGTAGAGATGTTGATAGTACGTCCCAGTCACTGCTACACAGTTTTCCTTCGCTAGTGTAAATGGATTGGTATCGCATTTTTCAACGTTATCCTCAGCAACCGCTGATTTTTGTTCCCATTCCAATGGGTTGATTGCTTCATCTAACCATGACCATGAAATATCTCTCATGACCAAATCAGCCAACGAACAAGTACGTTGTAAACCATTACGGTTATCGTATTGTACCTTCAATTGGTATGCATCAGCAAATAGCTTAGATTCTTCTGCGGTTCTTGTATCTACCGTATCTTGTACATAGAATTTACAAGCGTCGTACGATACAATCTTTCCAGGTCTGTTTGGATTCTCTACTGCGTCGGTACACGCTGAATCGCCCGGTTGGTAACTCTTACCAGGGTAGATAGATTCCAAATAACAGTAGTAATCAGAATCAGACTTACCAGGATGAGTGAACGCTGTGGACTGATACGATTGATAGTAATTGGTCACAAAGTTGTATTTGTCCTGTTCGTACACAATACAATCGTTCGCGGTGTAATGCTTTCTACCACCCTTTTGTGAGTATTCGATGATAGGACCATGCGGTGCGTAATCACCTCCATATTCCAATTCTCCAATGTAGTCTTCACCAGGCTCTACGGAGTCACCATACATGGTCCAACCAATACAGATGTTGGAGGAGGAGCATGGAGCAACACCGGTGTAACCACCGGTATTGCCAGTATCATCTTCAGTGTAAATCACTTTATCTCCTACCTTAGCACAGCCCTTAGGAAGGTCCTTGAATCTGGCATAATTACCATTGTTCATTCTCGTTCCCAACGGAGACATACGGCACACACAGTAACTATTCTGTTGGATTCCATCAACCGTAACAACATTACCACAGTTACCTACACCCCAGCCTCCGGCAATAACATTGTCGTTGTATCGTACTTTATCAGAACCCGCTAGGTAAGAACATCCGGCACTAAACGATGTGTCTCCAAATACTTCGAATGTCTTTCCAATACTGTTGGCAAATTCTTCACATTCGGCCTTACTTGGGTCAGCGTGTGAAACGCTGCCACTTGGTCCTGGGTCAAAGTTAGCAAATGCACAATCATACGACCCATCCGTTTTGGAACACGGGGGTATTGGTACAACACCCCAACAAGACGTCGCGTCGACATGTCTTACTGGCAAATATACATTTGTATGGCCGTAAAGAGCGTTAGCAGCTGCTCTACAAGTTCTACCTTGTTCAGCCTTTCTGTTCGATTTACCATAACGCTCTTCGAATTTAATTGTTTTGTCACCATATTCGCCCCAATGACCAGAAGGATAGTTTTTGTTGTTACTGTGTTTGATTTCACGGTATTTACGGACGTATTGCTTACGAAATCTCCATTTGTGGTGAAAATCGTGTGCTCCCTTATGAGTATCCATATAATGTCCATTGAATTTCGGTTTAGTAATACAACGTTGTGCTACTGTACAGTCCTGACCTTCGTATCCTGGGATATCTACTTCGACGTAACGAATTTCATCTTGTTCCGAATCGTAGATACAACCAATAGGCATAGATGTAAGGTCGATACAGTATGGCCAGCAACCACCGGAGGCCGAATCGGGGTCCCACAATACACGGAATGGAATATCGTATTTCAATGCGAAGACTTCGCATTCAACCTTGGACAGTTTCGTATCTCCGGTATTCTTTCCAGACACCTTCGTGTTCCATTCTTTCTGCGCGTTAGAAGCAATTCTAAAGGTACGCGCATTGGTACCACCCAAGTATGGGTTGCTACCGCGAATACACGCTAACGGCGACACATTGGATATGGAAGCTCCAACAGGTGGCCATGGTAAGAAGGACATGCCGGTTGGATTGGCCGCCTGTTTATTAGATGACCCACCGTTACCACCCAAATCGAACGATGGGAAACATTGAATACATTCCGTTGGAAATTTCTCCACGTTGTCTGCGTCTTCTGGCTGAATACCATAAACTGGCGTGTCAAATTCATACAAATCGTAGGTTCCATCCGCGATATAATTGGTAATTCTATCATTTGTACCCTCCAAGACTTCGTATGTTCCCCAAGAAATCGCTTCGCCCTCGTTCTGACAATCGGAGAAACAGATACAATTGTCGGTAGTGGTACCTTTAATCATAGCAAATACTTTTGCTCCAGTATAGGCGACGTTATTATTGGTAATAGTCGAATCCCTGTAATAAGCATTAGGGTCTGCGTATACCGAACGACAATGGGCAGCGCATGAAGCGGCATCTGGTTGAGACACTTTTTGTCCATAATCAGACCCAGCTGTATTACTGCTCCACCAATTGTATGAGAAACAAATACCCGCTCCGACCTTGTAGTGAGCTTGAATGTCGTAATTGGATGTACCACCACCATTTGCGAGGAAATACGGATGCGAACTTTCCATGTCCAATGAACCATCCGCCTTCAGCAATGGGCCGGAATAATATGGACAGTCTGTATTCGAAGGCCACGCTACATACTTGGCGCCACTTGGAACACGTCCGTTATCATCCAACGGTGGGAGGTGATAATCTTTACCGGTTCCTGAATTCTTATTCTCTGCTCCAACGAACGTATAGTGAGTACCGCCCAACATACCAGTGGCCACAGCACATTCTGCCATTGTGTGAGCCTTCATCGCGTTACGAGCTGCTGGATAGTCCATGAACGAGCCCGGGTAACCCCACAGTGCTTGTTCTTGACTACAGTAAGCATCGTTCGGTGCTACATTATCGCTACCTTTAGTGGAGAAATCTAGAACAATCTCTTCACCAAACCCTTGGTCTTGATTCACGCCCTCTGACTCGCCTGTTAGGAAGCCCTGGTCAGCGTCGTTCCAGAATGCGCGGTAAATACCTTCACGCGCGGAAGACATTTCCAACATACATGGAGCCATACCCTGTTCGTTGTGGCCATAGGAATCATAAGTCAATGTATTTGCCTTACCAGTCAATACATCTTCAGAGAAGGCAAAGTTCAGGCACGGTTTGTTCTCACGACATACACGGTTACAAGCAGCTGCTGAGTCCACGACGAAACCTTCTCTATTGTACGATGTCCATCTATTGACACTACTCTTGATACATTGCGCTTCGTTGTCAATGTCAGCATTAGTACACGAGTCAGGGTGTTTGGAACCGCCCATGTGGAACTTACCATTGTTTACAGTGGTCCAGCCAACCGCACCTTGTAAACAACCACCAGTGACCACTGAAGGGGCATACACAGGGGATGTGGACCAATCTGCGTTAGTCACCGTTCCTACCTGTACCAAATTTTGTACAACAGATACCCACGAAGTCAATGTGTTCTGGGACTCTGATGTAATTTCGGCAACACAGAAGGCTGCTGTTGAGTCTAAATTATCCCAACCATTACCATAGGTATCATACATCTCGATGAAGTAATCGTAACCATCTGGTAAACACATCTTCCTTGCTCCTGCTTTAACTCGCCATATGGACACATCGGTGAAATCAGCATTACACAGGTCTCCGTAATAGGATGCTGAGTCACTACTGCTACAAGAAGTCACACAAGGGTCAACTGGTGCATTATAACATGCATCGTCCTGGTTTAAGGTGTCTCCGACATTAGGCCAGGCAGCCGGATGACAAGCTGAATAATCTCGACTTGTGACAGCTGTACATGTTACAAGGTTAGGCATCGAATAACCAACACCAAAACCTGATATCTTGAAAATTTCTGCCCCGTCTTCGTTCTTTACAACCAATTTATTCTCGTTCGAGTAGGTACCGGACTTTGTTAGAAACTGAACCCAAGTACATGCTTCTGGTGTCCACACGTGTTTAATCGCTTCACAAGCGTATCGACTGTTGGAATACTTGATTTTCGTTGTGTAACCACTGCCGTCTGCCGTTGGTTGGATGTCGTCCGATGTACATAGAATACAACGACCTTGTGTGGCTCCGCTGTGCCCAGCGTCCAAGTAAGTCATTGCGTTACACGTGCTACTAGCGGAACAAGCTGCTTCACAAGCTGCCATATCTGCTACCGATTGTCTATTAGCGTAGTCAGTTCCCCAGCTAGAACCAGTGCAGTATTGGTCATCGAAGCTTTCTTCGAAGTCTACGCGTTCTACTTGGTCGCCTTGTTCGTCTGTTTTGTAACATTTCAGGTGCGCGGGGTTGTCATCCACCAACCCTTTGTATCGTTTGTTCATGTGTATTTTATCTTTGTACTGGGAACCTCCACCGCCACAAACCTTACCTTTATCGTCAACGGTATCTGGAACAGCACGGCCCAATTCATAAAGGTCCCAGAAAGGATTAAACTTATCACAAGCGTATTGGATATTCTGTCCCAACGCTTTCGGTGAGCATTCATAACCTTCGGTCTTGTCGTACTTGTTGGACCTTGTATTGAAGTTTGACGCAGTACCATCGTGAGGATTACCCCATGGTAGTCTGTCTTTATCAAGTTCGGCAAGAGAATATACATCGGCCAATCCGTAGATATCTCGACTGTTGCATAGATTCACTTTCTCGTTGTCTACACCGGTGAATTGTGGGTCGATAACCAAACAATTCCATTTACCGGCAGACGGTTGCGGTTCGCGCACTTGGTATTTGTTCCTTGGAATTAAAAATTTGGAATAATCTTCACTGTATGTGTTACCATAACAATCAGCTTTTGGCGACAATTTCAACTCTCCGTCATGACATTGGCAATTAGCAGAGCCGCTTCCACCGTTTACAGTTTGCGCACCACAATCACCAGAACCAGTGTTGAAATACAAGGTCGTAGCGCCACCATCCCAATTATACGCATAACAACCATTTGGCCAGGACCCGTCTGACGGAGTGCCTCCCCATGAGTAACCGGAACCGGCGAAGTCAGCGAATGCTTCACAGGCAGCAGCATCGGGAATAACACCAGTTGGGCAGGCACTACCAGATGACTGTTCGTATGCCCCATCAACTTCTTGTCCACAATCACATGCACCACGCGCTCCATCTTCGCCTTCTACAGTGGTCTCACATTGGAATGAACTTTTAGACTCGGAATTAACCCACATATCTGGGTAGTTGTCGCAGTTTCCTTCTCCACTGGAACATGGCAAACCCCATGCGAAAAGAATGTGTGTTGCTCGTCCGAAGAATTCGGTTTGAGACATCGATTGACATGCTTTCAACGCTGCGTTTTTACCCGCTTCTGTTGGTTCACTGGTTTGAGGTAAGTACGGTGTTAACGATACGTAAGCATCACCTCCACCTCTGAAACATTGTGCTTTACTTGCTACCAAGTTAGGTAGTTCTGCTGATGCTGTATCGCGAATACATCCCTCCAGACCACAATTAATGTTGTAATCACATTGAGCCAATTGGTATCTGTACATCGATTCGTCGTCTGGGTTTATCTCCAACATTCCCGTAGCTGGGTTAATACCTCCAAGCCATTCAACTGCTTCTTTACGGTCACCCCAAAGTGTACCACATTCACCAATCTCCATGTTGTCTTTGCCCATGATTTTATCCAAACATTGCTTCTTGTCGTAAAAAGCCCTAGAGCCTGCTTCGTCAACAGCTTCTTGTGGCCATGTGAAATGTTGGTGCGAGTATGCTGTGTAAGCCGCTGTCTGTTCAGCTAACGAAGGCCATTTGGCACACGAACCATACGTTCCTATTTTTACACCGGGTGCGTAATCAGGATTAGACGTAGCGAAAAATTGTTGTGCTTGTTGACCAGAGCGCATTCGACTTTGGAAAGTCATGTCCGTTGGCAAAATACCTACATACGCATTTCCTGTGTAAATCTCTGGGTCATTCGGACACGAGCTGGCCGTCGAGCTGTCTTTGATGGAAACTTTGATAGATTCAATTCCAACAATATTTCTAGCATTTCCTTTAATCGAAGCAATACCAGTCGAAATAGACCCCTTGGTAAGTTTCACCTTTACTATGGTAGTAATTGGTTGATAATAACGCGTGAACATGTATCCAGTTGATGTTGGGAGACTGTCGTCCATTGGGAGGTCTGTAGAGGTACAGATAACACATTTGGTGTAGATACCACTACCCGACATGGAGTGAACAGTAAAACCGGTACAACCGGATGTGGCAGCACATTTATTTTTACAAGCTGCTGCGCCATTCAGAGAATACACGGCTGCGTCGTCAGCGGCCCAGTTTGAACCACCACAGTAGTAACCTTCCTTCGATTCTCCCCATGTTAAAGCGCCAACACCTTCTTCTGAGTTTTCTATTACTTTACCATACGAATCTTTCTGTTGAACTACATCACCGAAACCCAGTTGTTCGAAACTATCACCAAGTGCTACTGGGTAGGTTAGTTTCTTTACATTCTCGTTTGGTAGTTTGGATACAGCATCTGGGTCGTAATCGCCATAGAATACATCACAATACGATGGTTCGATATAAGATACCAAACCATTGCGTTCACCTTCTATAACTCTATCGGCTGCCATGTTACAGCCTAATCGTTTACAACCGAAACCACTAACATAATCAGCACCTGGTTCACAAATACCGGCATAACCGGACCCGGGCATACATTGGAATAAATGTTCACCCGCTGGTACAGCAGCGTTGGTCTCGTCTACATCACGACAACATACATTACCTTTACAACGTTGGAATTGACCACACTGAGACGCCGCCTCACATGGGTCACCATAGTCTCCAAGGCATACTTTCTTTCCGGCGATGAAACCACAGTTGTTGGAAGCACAATCGGAGTTTTCCAAACACACTTCTCCCATCTTTCCGGCGCATAATTTCGCGTTGGAACTAACGGCACAGTGACCGTTTGTACCAGTATCGTAAACTGATTTGAATTGGATACAGCTAGAGTCTAAGCAACCATCAGCGTCTCCACAACCTTCGCCTTGTCTACATGTACCAAGTAACCATTCACAGTTCTTTCTATTACGGTCTAGTGTGTACGCGTTGTAACCACCACCACCACCGTCACAGTCTTCGCCATTTTCGTATGCGGAACCTTGTGTGGACGCAGAACAGCCGCCGTAGTAATAAGCACCGACCAATACATCGCCGGTTGGGCTCAAAACATTGACATCCCACATAGCATAGCATTTACAGTCACCATCCGAATTACATTTACCCCCGTAACCATAAGAGAAAACTCTCCATTTGTCATAAGCGGTATCGGAAGCCATAACATTCATACAATCTTCTTTGTTCGCGAACCAACCAACCAAGGCATACGAACCTCCTGGTTCACCACCCTTGATTACCAAATCTGAAATTGGCCCATCGGAAGTTTCTGAAACGGTAGCCACACAAGAAGCGCCATCGCCCTCCCCTCCAAATCCAATTGCGTGACATGTAACGTCCTCTACCCCTCCTGGACCTTTACATGCGTGTGTGTCTGAAGATATTTGACATACTTTACCCATATTCTGTTCGGTGTTGGTATCGGCTGGACGCATTGGTGAATAACCACCATCCGCTGGAGCTACAAACCAAATAGATGTTTTCACATACACAGTATAATCTCTACAAACACCAGATTCACACTGATTCCATTCATTGTTGAAGCCTCCGCGGCCGTCCCACCAGGTTTGACAACCTTCACCACCTTTACGGGTCTCTGGGAAACCGTTGTTATCAAAGTCCCAATCCCACGCGTCGGAATAGAAACCTGGAATTGGTCCACCGCCATTCGCGTTTTGATTCGCTTCGGTTTTGTACACACCAAGGTTGGTCTCAACTTCACAAGCTGGCGGTTCGCCTTCCCACAATGGTCTTACGTAACCTGTTGGTGTAATTTCATCGCCAGTAGTTGCGTCATTACCCAAGTCCCAAACAATATGTCCATCGACACGAGAAACCCAGTACACATGTTCATGGCGAATCTGCGTAGTAGAGTTCGGACGCTCGTACGGGTTCTGTGTTGGTAACCATTCTCCGTTCGGAAGAGTATGGCGGTAATAAGTAGTTATACCTCTATCTTCTAAATCAATACAACGTCCGGGAAAAGGGGTAGGGTCTCTCCCGTCCGTAAATGACATTTCTCCATCTGCTCCTTCTTGAAAACCACCGTCTGCTGACGCCTTCATTCTCCAAATAGGAGAGGCGCGCTCAAACGGATGCAATCCATAAGGTCTATGAAGATTCGTAATCTGGTCATGTCGTAGAATTTTACGCCATGGGGCCAAATGCGTCAAATTGTAGCCTAAGATTTCATCTAAATCCGATGCTGTTTGGCCAGTTGTTCCTGGGTCGGACCATTGTACTTTAGGATAGTATTCGCCCGGAACACCAAGTCCTGAAACATAAGCTAAACAGCATGATGTAATCACATATATAATTGACGCTCGCATATTAATGTTCGTATTTATGGCTTATATATACTTTATTTATTTTGGAAATCGTCAAGCCACCACCAAGCCACCCTATGAATCCAAGGCACTGCCAAATCCCCACTATACATAGTAATCATGGTCCCTATAATGTTAGAAAAATATCAGAAACATGTTTTATTATCTTTTTACCTAATGCTAGGGTTCGTGTTTCAATTCCCGTCGGTAGCCATGCGATTCTGGTTGATAGAAAAAGTAAAACTATCTCCAGCACAAATGATGGCGCTGGGAGGGTTAGCTGGTATACCATGGTGTTTGAAACCTGTCTATGGGTTCATGTCGGATACATATCCCATATTTGGATATAGAAGACGCCCGTACGTCATGATAGGATGTTGGTTGACCACCATATCCTACTGGGCCCTGCCTTGGTACGCCGACAATATGGAAATGGTATGCTTCTGGATGTTTCTATCCAGCTTCGGCACATGCATTGCCGACGTCGTGTGTGACTCCATACTGGTCGTTCACGCGAGGGAAGAAGACGAGGAAAACACTGGCTCCATTCAATCCTGGTGTTGGGGACTAAGAGCGACGGGTGGGCTGTTGGCTTCTCTAACAGGCGGCGTCGCATACAATGTCATTGGGGGAGAGTTGGTACAGATAGTAACGGGCTTCTTTCCCCTATTAATCAGCATCATGTTTCTAGCTATCAACGAGGACAAAGTTACAAAGCGCGCACCGGCCTCCGATACATTTAAGACGTTGGGTGGCGCATTCAAATCCCCCAATATATGGAAACCTGCGCTATTTTTGTTCATCGTTTCGGTCACACCTGGTTTTGGAGCTGTAACATCTTATTATTTCGAAAATGTTCTCAAGTTTTCAGCGGTTCAATTTAGTATCTTAGATGTCACATCTTACGTCACTTCAATCATAGGTACAATCATCTACAAAAAATATTTGGCACGAGTGTCCTTTCGAAAAATATTCTTTGTTGTGTTGGCAATCGCGTGGGTTCTAAAGTGGTCGTATGTGAGCATAGTCACCGGTTTCAACGAATCTTTAGGTGTGTCCAATATGGTACTGGCAATGGGAGATTCTATTATATTGAGTCTATTAGGACAGTTTATCCTACTGCCTTCTGTGGTATTGGCAGCTAAGATATGCCCAGACGGCGTAGAAGGTTCTTTGTATGCAACGTTGATGTCTATATCAAACTTGGCAGGAGTAGTTAGTTCTGAATGGGGTTCGGTGTTTGCCAACATGTATGGTGTCAACAAGAACCATTTTGAAAATTTTTGGAAACTTATCGTTTTGTGCAATATGATAGATTTGTTTCCTATAGCATCCGTGGCTTTAATCAAAGAACCAACTATAAATGAGGACGAGAAACAAACTAATGGGAAATTGCTGTCAATTCACGAAGAGCTCTGATACGTATATCAAACGCACCTGGAGCAATGCGCAGACCGAAATGACTGAACTGGCTCGGAAGAAATCGTTAGGAACATTTGCCCCACTCGTTGAAAGAGCAGGACCCAATGGATTCCCGTTTAGATTGGAAGGTTCTTTTTGTAAATTGATTTTAGAATCGAGACATAGAAAGGGGTTTAAAACGGAAATGAACATTAAAGCGCTTAGGAAAAAAATAAATGGGGATGAAACGTACGTGCTTCTCCCATCGCGCGTAATGCAAACCAAAAACGGTACTGCGTTTATCTACCCTCTTTGTGAGTGTGATTTGGTAGATTGGATACGCAAAAGAAACGGTTGGACCGCTAATCAGCGAGACGACATTCTTAACCAAATCATGCTCGCCGTAAACTTTCTTCACGAAAATGATTTGGTTCATCGGGATATAAAATTGGAAAATATTTGCATGCGTAACGGTGTTCCTGTACTGGTAGATATTGATAACTGTACAGCTGCGTCAATTACCACCTGTAGAGGAACCAAAGATTACATGCCTTCCAAACACACGCTCCAGCAAATGTACACGAAACGGTTTGATATATCACAGGATAAAAAGAACAAATGGATAGATACGTACGCACTAGGTAAGACGATAGCAAATATTTTATGTGTGGAAGATGCGAGAAAGGCGACGCACATGAACGTACATATCCAGCGGATTTGGTATCAATGGTGCAAGAAGCAGCAGAGTAGTTTGCGTGTAGTAGTCACTAATGATATTCATCTGTACACTATATGTAGATGGTGGAAGGTGGTGGTCCTCTTCTGTAAACATAACGATGAGGCTGTATTTGATGAAGGTATGGATATTAAGTGTGTTAAACAAGGTATTGATATAGTAAAATTAAAAGATTTTATTCTTTAAAACCGTCCACGTGTAAACATTGCCATAGCCTGCTGCTGTGGCGTCATCCCCTGTGAACCGCTAAACCTACTACTCGTCTGTATACGAATAGGTGTGTGTTCGAGCGAATGACGTCCCATGGGCCGGTGGTTCATACCGGTAGTATGTACAGGTGTTCTACATGTCGGACATGTCGTGTTTCCAGATTGTGCGTGCCATTTATCGAAACAACCACCACAAAACTTATGACCACAATTTAATAATTGTTGAGCCTGGCCTTTTCTTATTTTCTCAAAACAAACCCCACAATCAAACTCTAACGGTGCTTGTGTCCTCGGCAACAAGCCATACATACCACTGTTCTCCCCGCTCGGTGTCTGTGGGCTGGACAATTCTCCCAGCATGGTAATGGGGACGGGAATATGTGAATGATTTACATCGTCTTCCGGCGTTACCAACAGCCTTCGTTCTGCGTTGGCGATAGCGTTGTGTATACGATTAAATACTTGTAGTCCAACTGGCATATTCTGTACGTACACACTTCTATTACGCCTCATAGGTCGGGCGTCCAGAGGCAGGCCCAGTGGCATGTTGAGAGGATGTGCTTGGGAAGTTCTATTCACCCGATATCTCCTCTCTCTTGTTGTAGGCGAATCTAAGAAATTCATTGTATACAGATTTATATATACTACTTATAGTATCATTCGCTCTTCGAACGCGTGTACCCACTGGCCTCGCTACTAGTACCGCTTACGTACTCCTTAGCTTCAGTAGTTATTAAATCATAAACGAAACGTCCAGCTTTACGAGAGTTACGTTTTATGTTGGGAAATGTCGGGGATTCCTGTGCTACGAATAAACCAAAGATAAAACCGATAAAAAACCAAAGCATTTTGAAGACATAATCAACCCTTCTTATACTCTAAACATATTCGTATATTGTAATATAAAACCTTTAAATTATAAAATATAAACATGCAATTCACAGCAGGTGAAATCACCACGAGGATACAGGAAGAATTCAAAGCTTGGTGGCAGAAAGAAAAAATAGTATCTATACCATTGCGTGTAGATACCCATGTTAAAGATTGGCTAGACAATAGCACTGGCGTAATAAACGCTAGTACGCACACCAAAGGAACGTATAGCCATTGCTGGACCGATTACCACCAGCCCGACGGTACCATAGTAGCTATCAAATCTCCGTTAGGAAGCACGTTAGACAAGCGATGCCAACTCTATCAAGAATACAAAATACATTGTGCCGTATACAATAGGTATATAGAAGAAGGTATAGAACCCAGGGTTATTAAACCGTTATGGATTAAGAAAATAGCATTCAACAATGGTGTAGCATCCCCATCGTTTTGTATTGGTTTCGAACGTATAGACTGTACCATATACGAAAAATTAGTAGAACAGAAAGGAGACAACGATACCACTCGCAGATGGAAGAAAGAAATCGTAGACGAACTCTCTCGTGTTGGAAAAGAGTGGGGTTTCTTCCATAGAGATTGCCATCTGATGAACATGGCAGTCGTTAACAACGATTGGAAATTCTTTGACTTGGGAATGTCTATCGCATTCGGTATGGACCAATACCAAAACGCAAACCCTTTTTACGACTGGGGCTTGGTTCCTGTTAAAACGCACGACCAGCGTATTTTGTTGTTTAGTTGGGATGGATTTGGTGATAAAGATAACTGGGTAACACAAGAGAGGAAACGTTTGGAAAAAGTTCCTAAACGTTTCTGGAAGCGAGACATGCCAGTGGTAGTAAGCGGTCATCCGACTGCTACGACGGGTGTATTTGAATACATAGACACAGCAACCGGGGGAATAGTAGTGGAAATATGGGTTCCTACGAGTACAAAAATCATTACCATAAAGAGTAAAATACGCCCACCGTCAACCTACGAAACAACCGAAGGTGGGCACAGCCTCACGTGTATTTTTCGAGCTGAAGATGTAAGGCCAGACACGTCAGCGGAACACAACCACTACTATTTTCCTACTTATACATAGATTTCCATTTATTAAAGTAATACCATTTAGTAATTTGCGTAGGCGAAGTCCAACGACACCCTCCCAATGTCGCTTCGAGCTCTCCCGTCCAATTAAGCTTCCATTCATAACAGCGGAAACTAGGTAGCAGGCCAACGTGTGAGTGGACAGGGTTTAAGAATAGTGTACGTATCATTGTTGTATTATAAGAATTAGTTTATACCCAATATTTTAAGACGATTTAGCAAACTCTCTTCTTCATCCTTTTCACCAGGGCAGTGTTTCTCTCCTTCTTCGCGCACGTGTCGTAGTCTGTCAAACATTTCTACTCTCTCCGATACACCGTCGATATACCGTACTCTCTTGTCGAATATACGATAGATTAGTTCTCTCAGGGTCAAACAATCAGCCAAAGCAGTGTGGGCACTTGGGTGGTTACCACGCATACCTTCTTCTTCGATTAAATCTTGTTGCTTGTAGGAGAAGGCCGTGTTACTCTTCGAACCATCTTCCCATTGGAACACCGACTTTTCTGGACCTCCGAGCTCTGTCTGAATAAGTGTCCGTTTGCCTTTGCCCTGTGATTTACGCGGTGCCCCGGCCTTTTTCTTGGTGTTGTACCTCGACAACCCATGTTTCTTAAACATCTTCATCGTATCGTAGCCTTCGATGATAGAACCAGTGCGTGGCCATGGCGTCTTGCCAATGTTGACGCCAGTTGACGTGTAACAGTCGTAGTTGGGGCCTTTGGGTCGTGTTCTCAAGTATTGCATAGCGGTAGTGGTCCTTGGCTTGTATACTTTACAAGATAAAGTCTGTTTCAACCCAAACACTCGAAACCATTTTTCCATGATGAGGTAATCAAATCCCTGACCGTTGTGAGCATACCATACCGGCGCATCCCTACAATACTCGATGAAAAACTGTAATGACTCTTTGATAGGGAATAGAAGCGGGTATGGTTTGTCATAAATAGCTTTCCATTGGTCTATCTCCGCCACCGGGTCCTTGAAATTCGTAATTGAATGCTCCCTCCAAAAATGCCACGATGCTTTATAACATTCAACGAACCAATCGTTGGACTTATCACCATTACCTATACATTTTCTATACCCATTCAATGTACTTGATGGTGTCTGTTCCAAACGATTTAAAGTAGCTTTAAACTGGTCGAACGACGTAGGGCATACAATAACGCTGTGGTCAAGCGTTGAACGCTCTGGAAGAAGGCAGCAAATGTCAAAGTTTGAGCCTTTTTTACCAATGGGGCACGAACCGATTTGCATAATGTAAGACTTCATCTTGTTAATGTTGAAACCACCATCGTTGGTGTAACAAGTTTCCAAGTCCATAACATACCCCGGAACGAATCCTTCGAAGGGCATCGAAACGGGGTCGTGTTGGTATTTGCCCCACCACGACTCTCCGCGTGTCAGCTTGTTGAGAGCCTCGTCGTATTCGTAAGAACTCGTGATAGAGGTGTTAGGTTGAGCGGGAGCAACGGCTACCGACTTAATTTTTGGTGGTCCAAGTATTTGTACTTCTTTCGGTGGCTTGAGAAAGGTGCGTGGTTTTCTGCTAATTGCTGGTTTTGATGACATCCTTCGCTTGATGATATTTAGGCGCTCTCTAGAATTTTTAGCATGCATCAACGACAATGCATCGATTCGGCGAGTTACCGTGACCGGAGCAACCGTTTTGATAGTTTCTTTAGTAGCTTTATTACCCATGTTTTAATATAGTTAATGGTGTTAGATATACTCTCGCATATTCGAAGCGAATCCGATACGTTGTATAAATCATGGTACCAAAGTAAGCACCGATAGTCGATAAGATATGCCACCAAACATGGAAATTTATAACTTTTTGGAAGCATAACCTATCCAATATCCAGCAGCATAACGCGGCTAACATGACGTTTAAATACCATTTATAATACCAACGGGAGTGTTCTTGAACAATCATCTTTACCGCTTTGTATTGCACGAGCGTTAGACCTATAAAGACAATAACCAAATAAGCGTGGTATTCATTGAGCCAGACATAACCAATTAATATCAGGTTGAGGACGTTGTACGATATAGGAAAGACATTTACTAAGTAAGTGAACATGAGAATGAGCATGGATATTTCATCCATCCATTGGCCGTACCAACGCAGCGTGGTATGAAGTATCACTGTTCCCACCCCTAATAGATATAAACAGAATCCCAAGTCGAATGTACCTAGATGCATAAAATAGATACCCAATAGAATGTAAGGTATACCGGAAATTGTATTCCAATATTCTGCGATATATTCCGATTCGGCGTATTTATCTTCACAGAATATAACAGAGGAATCAAATTCACCCCAATAATATGACGTCATTAAACCCTAAGGTGTGATTTATATAGAATTTATATAAGATTAATGGATTTTAACTAATTTTATTCAGCGCTTCCTCGTATGCTCTTAACTTTTCTACATCGTCCCCATCCATTTGGAACGCCGACATGGACTTGTGATTAATCTTAATTCCAAACTTGTTCGCCACGCTCATCAACGCGTGCGCGAGGTAAGGCATGATTTCTTTTTTCTGTGTAGGGTTCTTGTTGATATGTGCTTCTATTTGTTGTTGTATGAGACCCGATAGGCGGTCTGCTACCACTCCCAACGGTAACCCATCAAACTCCATGACTTGTTCCGATTCCCAACCTCCAGGACCTGGCGCTAACATTAGGAATTGCTTGGCATTGGATATAAGGCAGGGTGAAGACCACTTTTTCAATATTTTAGCAATCACTTTGTCTTTTCCTTGGTATACCATCTTCTGCGGCATCCAGCACGAAGTGGGTTCGTACTCCCAGCGACAGCTTGATTCTGTGTCGGAACTGCGCACAAAGAACGGTCTTGATTCTTTAATCCATTGGTTCAATGGCACCCACTGTCTCCATACTAGAAATATAGGACAGTTAAATTGCATCAATTTATTGATGATAAGATGGCGTTCAATACGGTCCCATTCCATTGAATTCAACTGCCATTCCCATGTTGTATCTACTAGTTTAACCGCACGCCACTCGTGCTCCGAATGGTTAACCATAAATCCAATAATACAAGGGTTCTTAGTTAGAAAGGTCATAGAGTCGTACATCCAGGTCGAACTCCCTAACGAGTCTTTCTCGACACAGCTATCAAACCCCATACCCCATTCATTCAGCATGTACTTCAATTGGGTTACCAATGTTTGTTCACCCACCGATTGACCTTTTTGCGCTAGCATTGCTGAAGCGTTCGCGATGTCATGTTCGTCGAATCTATCAGACCTGAAGAGGGCGGATAATGCTTTCAACGCAGTTCCACACCGTGGAACCTCTATTCTTGACATGTTTAATTTAGAATCCAAACCCTTATATAGAACGAACCGGATATTCTAGACTTATTCTATATACAGTATAAACCCATCACATATTTTAATAATTACGCAACATGCCAGGTGGTCAAGGAGGATTCAAGATTATACCATTATATGTATGCGCTCTAGCTGCTGCCATAGTATCCGTGCTATTAGCAGCATGGCTGGCTCAAAGAGGCATTAACGAGGTCAATGATATTATTGACCCGTGTATGCACGGTGGGTATTACAATAAAACTTCCCAGACTTGTGACTGCTCCACCAGTTATGGTCTCTTTAAAGGTGATTACTGTGAGGACCACGACTGTCAACATTTCAGTGTGTTGACACGATACAGTAGCGCCATAAACGATGACGTTGTTTCCCTCTATGGATGCCGATGCGCGAAAGGTCCTGAGAAACGCTGGACTGGATTCTTGTGCAATAAATGCTACGCAACCGGATTCGGAGACGATGATTGTATGGGAGATTGTGATGGAAGTCGCCTGGCGGCTTACAACTACACGCGCCCAGGACACACGGATGCTCAAATAACACCCGGTCCCATGCAACAATGCAACAAAATATGTTTGCCCCATGGTTCCATACAAGATTGTACCCAATTGGATTTATCTTATGATGGTATTTGCAACGCTTGTAACGGGCATGGTAACTGTGACGCTGAAGGCGAATGCGATTGTACAGACGGTTATTTCGATAATGAAGAAGGTATTCAATGTGTAGAGGCCTGTGTCGATGAAAACGGTGACCCAATATGCGGAGAGAATGCCTTGTGTGAGATAGTAAACAACCAACCAAAATGTTTCTGTAAAGAAGGATTCTGGGACGAACCGAAATGCGAGGTCATGTGCCCTGGTATCAACCCTGTTACATTCGAGGGTGAAGCATGTTTCGGACACGGTAGTTGCTATTACGATGGTGTCACACAGAAAATAGATTTTAATGGAACCGAATACGACTATGCATTCTGTGCTTGTGATGCGACATACATTGCTACCGGCTCGCCAGCTTGTCAATGGGAGTGTCCCAGAAAGCCTACCGTTCAGGTCCCTTGCTCTGGTCACGGTAAATGTCACATTAACGCAGACAAAGACAACGTAGAATGTACCTGCTCATCGGGAGACGAGCAAGCTGATAATTGGTATGGACGTCGTTGTGATTGTAATGAAATATACACGTGTTTTGGCCATGGAGAATGTGATGATTATACTGGCGAATGTATATGTCATGACGGTGGTCTACAAGCGGATATCGTTCCAACGCTTAAAGATATTAGAATTTTCACCAACATCCATGGGCACTATGTACCGGATACCTACAAGTTTGCATCGCCAGCTCACTATGTAGAATTAGATTCCGATGTATACACATTGTTCGATGGTATGGTCCTCAATATTTCCGACGGGACATCAGGATACGGAGCAACACCCGACATGTCTATTACTATCAAAACTGTAGTTCAAGAAGGAAATTTTCAATTGGGAGAGTTTGACGAGGTGGAAGCTACCGCCTTAGCTAACTATTTTGAGATGGTGGCGGTTGCCATTCCAAACACCGACCCAATCAACTACCTACCCATCGACGGGTTCTACTTTCGGTTCGAATTCAACTGGAACCCAGAAATAAAACCAGACTTGGGGTTCTTTGAGGGACCTCGTTGTCTACAGTGCCAGAAGAATTGGTTCCCTCCGCCTGTTATGGGTGAAGCCAAGCCGTCTTGTGACGTCCACTGTAACCCGTCGGCCCAGTACATGTGGCACGACGATAGAAACATCGATATCTATCCATTTTCAGGTCAACCTGGTTTTGGTTGTTGGGGCAGGGGCCAATGCGAGTATGACCCCGACCCGGCAGAACCAGACAAGTTGCCAACCTGTAAATGTGACGAAGGAACCGACCCAGAAACATATTGTGCACAATGCATGCCAGACCTCTACCCAAAGCTACAATGGACAGCAACGCCGACAGAAAAACATTGCTCTCAACAATGCGTATCGACAACATGCAACGGACACGGGTTTTGTAACCCACACGCGTTTAACACAATAGAAGACCATCTATGTGTATGTGACCTTAACCGATTCGGTATGGACACACTAAACGCTTCAATTAAATGTTCTGGTTGTAATGATAACTGGTATCCGAACGACCCAGACGCTCTCAACGCTTGTTCCGACTGGTGTTCTGACGATATGAGAACCAACATGGACTCGGGGTGTCTTAATTTGATAAAGACTTATTTGGATACGATGGAAGATATTAATTTATTGGCTTCCAATTTCCAAGAACAAGAGTTAGAATTAAATAAAAGAATACCAGCACCTGAATTGGAACGTATTATCAATTGTCTTAACTGTCAAGCAGGAACTTGCGACCGCGAAGGGCAGTGTGTCTGCCCACCGGGTGTAACCGGTATCGAATGCCAACGAGCTTGTTTAATGCACAATGGTGAAATATGTGCTGGTCACGGTGAATGTGGTCAGAACGATTTGTTTTTGTATTTTAATCCTGAGTCAGAGCTGACTTCGTGTGAATGCGACCCTGAGGACCCATACACGGTGGCTACTAGAGACTATTACCAACGCCTGGGTATTGTGCTAGACCCGCCCCCATCCAAGAATTATTATGGTCTTGCCTGTCAATATCATTGCCCAACGTACAACGAAGATATATGTGCCGGGCGTGGTACATGCAAACCAGTACCGACAGAAGGCGGAGCAAGGTGCAAAGAGTCGATACAGCTAAGCGAAGACGACAACCCATTCTCTTGTAAGAACCTGATGGCGGGTCAAGATTTGGATGGTGTATTCTGCTCCGTAACGGCGTCTCCCTGGGACTCCAAAGCGGCAGAATTATACAGGACACAATCTTACTTTGTAGCGCCATCTCCTGGAGCTATCCAATGTAAAACAACACAATGTCAAGCAGATGTAAATGATAGAGACTGGTCACAATACTGTGTATCCATGCTTAAGGGCCTGTACCCGGCCCAACTAAATTCACCACTATGTGCCCACAACAAGGAAAAAGATTCGGAATGCGCTGGTTTAAATGGTCATATTAAATGTTCCACCGCGTTGGAAGATGCTTTCTCTCGAGCCAAGACTTGTTCCGATTTTGATTTAATAGACGCCGATAGCGATAACACCATAGAGAGCGTGCGTATCTACGATGCTTGGGACGTTGAACAGATGGGTGTAACCACCATAGTTCTCAATGTTAAATATTTGTTCAACAACGATGACATGCTAAATTGGCGTGAGATGACCCCATTCGTCTTCCACGTAACAGCACAGAGCAATGGTGAAGAATACGTGGCAGAAAGAGATGGTCAGTCGATACACATGTACAGAGATATAGACAATACATTGGTGATAGATGCAATTGGTTGTGGTGATACATACGGTTTGCGATGGAATCGAATCATCACTGGAGCAGATGCGGATGGCACTGGTTACCTATCGTATGCTCAAGACAGGTGTGAATTGACAGACTGTAGCGTCGAACAGTTTACCATGAACCCATGGCACGGCTTTGAAACCGTACGTGAAGGTGGATATTTAGGTAATGGAGAAGCAGGCTTTCTACTGACACAAATAGCGGTACAAGGTGGAGAAATCGGTGTAACCTCACAAATCACAGTAGAGAAAGCTGCTCGTGTAGCTATAAACGATGCCAGATACAACGGTGCTGGCTATTTCGTACGACACATCGACGGTCGCGTGTGGTATTATACCAACGCGCCAGCTCGTAACGATGTAGGGCAATTTTATTATGTAGACGACCCCGCCTTTACTACGTACAGAGCTGGTATTCCTATTTCGAACCAAGATGGTTGTTGTAAATGCAACGACCAACGAAACCCATTACTCGGCAAGGCCCTCAACATAAACAACCATGAGTATTATTTGCATACGATTCAATTGTACCACGATAAGACCTGGTGCGAGATGTCCGACCATATTTTTGAAAACTCTGGAGCGTTGAACGATGATTGCAACGGTCCAACGGCACGCGTTGGGAACTACGATAACATGGAGTCCACCTGCTTCGGATATTCCGATAGGAAGGATTGTACCATGGATGACTTCTGTCTATATGATTTATCCGTTGACTATCAGAAAGAATTGAAGAACCATTGCAATCAAATGAAGGGTAGAGCGACCCCGTGCGATACAGACTTACAATGTATTTACAATGCCAACACCGGTGCCTGTGACGTGCGTTCGTTCTGTCGTCCAAGAGAGTGCGAGGATACCATAAATGATATTGGTATTTCTCCATTCTGTACGGACTTAGGTCTACCAGAATGGTGTCCAGCAGACCCTACCAACGTAGAGGTCAGTTTCAAAGTCTTTAGTGGTGATAATGTATACCTTATCAACATAGACCGCAAACAAATAGCAGCAGAAGATATCAAGGACTGTGCCCAACAAGTAGCTGTCCTAGGGCACGATATGTTTGAGTACAGTACCGAAGGATGTTTCTGGTATAACAAAATATTTGATTTACAGACCGGCACGGACGGTGACAAAACGTCGTACAAGATTAATGGATATTCTGCCCATGGTCTAGCTTCTTATGAAATGCAATGGGAAGACCAATGCTTTGCTCTGTCCGCAGAAGTAACTGAAGTAACCAGGGCCGGTAATGTGCCATTTAAACCGTCTGAATTGTTCTTTATGTGTTGGAATTTGAACGAGAAAAACTATCCGTTCGTTATGTCAGCTATGGGCGCTCCAAAAGGTGGTATCAAACTATTACACGGAGACCAGTACAAGAAGTTTGTATCTAGCGTAGGCAATGCGAAACAAGACGATAGATGGAACGTTGAGGACTTCCCAGTAACGGACAAGGTAGAAGTAAATTCAGAATGGTGTAAGAATCATATCAACACTCGTTATCCAACTGGAAACATGGAGAGTTGGGCAGACACTACCAAGTTTAGCCGAACATCTACATTCACCTCTCAAGAATATGCTACGATTTGCTCACCCGGTATCAACGACCCAGACCTTTCTTTAGGGTTCCATTCCGATGCCCTCATCGCTGCCAAACACGCTCTCTTCTGGGACGGTGTATTCAAGCGTCAATACGGCGAAGAGTGGGCTTGTGCTACTAGAGACAAAGAAGAAGAAGATACCTGGCAACCGGGAACTCCCTTCAGTATCAAATGCTACGAGTACAGTGCCGAAAGTGGTTGGTTGGTGAAGGAAGAATTTCCAATGCGAGACCCCAACATGCGCTTTGATTACTTGGGGCTGATGACTCCCAAAGAGTTGGAATCATGCGTGATTACTCCTAATCTAGATGCTTACGTGTGGAAAACTCCAGAGTACGACGTTATGTCCAGGACAAGAACTTCTTGTACCAACATTAAGCGTACCATGAAAGAGATTCTAAACAACGGTATATTATACGAAACACTCAAAGACCCATTCCAACGTACCTGGAAACCAGCCTCACAAGATGCCGTTTTCGCAGAAGCAGATTCTAGAGCCAACCCAGGTCTTATCGTGCCTAACTTGTTGTACCGTTCAAGATTGAGGGGAATTAACCAAGACGAAGAAGATGTATTCTACGTGCATAGACCAGGTACATGTGTGGGAGACTGTTCCATACACACAAAACCACCTTTTAATTTGACCGATGATTTCTTTGACGATGTGGAGGGATACGACGAGATTCGAGCATGGTGCGACGAACATCTGGAATGCGACGGGTTTAGCTATAAAGATTCTACCAGGCATTGGTTCCCTTGGTCTTTTATTGGTGGCTCCAACGAATACAAAGAGTACGCGGGAATAGTGTCCTACATCAAAGCTAGCTCTCTCGAAGACGATTGCTTGAGTTTTGTATCTGATATTGATTTGTTCATACCCCCGGAGTCTAAAGCAAGTCGCTACTCCGTACCCCAAGCCTCGCAGACTAGATTGGTTAAGGAAGGCGTGGTCGAGTTTACCAAGGTTCAGGCGGGTTCTGTGCTAATGGATGGATGGGCAGACCTTCTTAACCTTGAACGCTCTAGCCGATTCTATGTGGTAGGTTCAAATTTACCAAACAATGTTCTCTTGGTAGAATACAAAAAGATTACTGTCGATGTGTCCGCGTTGACAACGAGTCACGATTCCAGACACGCGGCAGAGATATCTTGCTTTGGAGACAACGCCGACACCTGCGCAGGTTTGATATACACGGATGATGTTTTTGATAAGTTTGGCTTCGGGCCAGATGGTTCTGTGATATACGAACTACCGACAGGCATCACCGCGGTTCCAACGGATTTAGGGAATGCTTTCTTTGCCCCTAATTTGTTCAAGTTTGACATTAGTAAAGAAAATCAGATTTATCCAATTGAGCCAATCGTGTCACCATACGATGTCTCTATAATGTGGCCAGCAGCAGACTATTACGGCGAGCGAGATTTACAATGTTACGACGGATGGAACTGGGCATTGACTGCTCCAATGGCTGATTTAGCTTGGTGCTGGTCTCCATCGTGGAGAGACACCGAATGGAAGTCAGGGGATGTCATTATCAGTGCGGATAAGTTGATTATCATTGTAAGCACTGCTACAATACAAAGCGCTGGCACTCCATCTCCTAAGTTTTTATCGGTTGCCCAGGCCGAAGCCTACGCTGTTTCGTTGGATATACCAGCTGCCAGCCATGTCTGTGATGACCATTACCATTGCCCAGGCGGTTCGTACGACGAATGGGCTGCTGCGGCAGGAATGCCAAACAATGATGATATTAATGTCTTTGGTATATTGGAGATATTCGATAGCATTCGAACGTACAGGACAAACATGCCCCATGGTATTGTACACGAAACCACCTTTCACATTCCTCGCTCTATTGATGAACCTCTGGATATTCCACCCATTCCATTGTGTATGGTTAATCCTAGACAGGTAGGGTTATCCACTGTCGATAGTAGTGGAGTAAAGTCTTGCACGGTCCACTGGGACCATTGGACGGCCGATGTAAATGTAGAAGGTGGTTGTAAGTTTGAATCTCTCTACTACCCGAACGGTACGCTCAGCATTACACCGGATGGTATTGTCATCAACGGAGAGTATGACATTGGTATGATTACTCCAGAAGCTAGTCCTATGTCTAGGACTGGTACGTGGGTAGAAGCCAAGCGTGACACGGTAGTAAATATAGCCCACGAAGGTCCACCCGCCATGGTATCCAAAACGGAGACTGTCGCTTACATTCCTTTGTTGACCTTCCAGACCGAAGGAACACTGGCCCTCTCCTTTACCCGTAATGGGCAAGAATGTTTTGGCCTTGACATCGTTGACGACGTAGCTTACATCAACAAAAATTACAATTTGTCTATTCCTAAATCACCAACCGGATGGGAAATTAAATACGAAGACGGTATGCTGTCTGTGAACAACAACCCTGGCGTTGAATTCAGAGGCGGGGTGGTTCCAAATCGTATACATATCTGGAATACTATCAGCAATAGTTCTGGACGCATCACCAACTTGATGCGCAATGGGGAATTGTACACCGACGATTGGAGAATGACCAACCAAGTGGAATGGTCTACTCAGGAAAGCATGCACCCTGGAAGAACGTACGCAGCTACACAAGATGGAATGCAATTATACCAAGAGACCATGGACTTGGAGATTCATCCCAAATGGTTAGCTGGGGCTTGGGTACCCGCTCAGAGCACTCAAACGGACAGTATTACATTTGATACCGGTATATGGCAACACGATAAGCAACGATGCATACGGTGGGCGATGGACTACGATTGGGTAATATCCAAGCCAAATACTGGACCAGTGCGTTACATAGGTTTGGTAGAAAGAACGTGTAGCGTGTATTGGGATACTATTCTAGCACGCTCTAGTACAGAACCAGGCGAAACGACAGAGTTACCAAGAACACAGTACCATATCAGCGGATGGATGTATGCGGACAGTAGTGCCTCTAGCTTGCGCAAGTTGGCAGTGACAGATGCCGGTGGCAACCCAATTACAACGATTCGTCAACGAGGGGGGCGTTTACTGGACGACAACGACTACCCAACAAGCTTCGGAGTAAGACAAGACGAATGGCATTACTGGTCCGTAGATGTTTCCAGAGTGAGACCTGTTCACCAAGAGGTACAGATTCAGGTAGCCGATTCAGGCTATGAAACGGAGGAGAACCCGGAAGATAATTACTTAGCTTTCTGGAATCCAAACTACGAGGACGATGATATCTATTTGGCTCGTATGTTGTTGGTAACCCCTATTATCAAGACGGACGTATTGCACCTTCCACACCCAGGATTTTACACTGCTCAAAGCCATAAGAAAGTCGGTAATCCTACTTTGCACACGGTTTCCTGTACTGCTGGTAATGATTGTATTACCAAGTGCAAGACTATTGCATACGGGCTGGGTGCATCGCATTTTGCGGTAATCGAAACACAAGACGATTACTGCGAAACAGGAACATCTTTGGTAGAACATGTAGGAATGAGAGGATTCACGATGACCGAGAGCATCGATTCGGTATGGAGAATCTCGCACGTGGACCCGGAGCTTAACTCTGCTTATTTCATACCGGATGTACAAGACCAATCACACTTGGCGCAGGGTATGGAGAACATAAAGACGACCATCATCACTTACGAGTACACAGTGTTGGTAGAGATAGACGAGTACCCAGTGGTGACAGGGACCTTTACGGCAAGTTCAGCTTCTTTGGACGGTGGAAAAATCATCATGCAAAATTGGGGTTTCGACAAGACCAAATGGAAAATCGAAGGATTAAAAGCTCGTAACAGAAGAGCAGCCTCGATATGTAACGTACAAGATACACTACACAAGATGGTGGATGAAATAGCGATACAAGAATGTACATTCAGTCACGACTGTTACAAAGAACTCGACAAGGTAGATAAATTTCACATGTGCGAGGCCAATCTCAAGTATGCGGCTCCAACAGAGGTAGAAGGAGACAATGCGCGCGACTTGGCCTCTGAAATGCAATGGATAGCTTATTGTGACTACGCATTCCCACATTCGTTGCACTACGGCGGTTTGAGCGAGAAATGCGAAGGCCTGTGGTTATACATGCAACTCAACGATGAAACTCCAGTTAGCTTCGGAATTGATGTGGAGCTCAAACAACCGTTGGGTGTGACCTACAGCAAATGTAACGATGACACCTGTGAGAACATCAACCAAGGGTTCTTGTCGCATTTGAAATGTGCCAATAACTGTAAGAAAGCAGTGTTTGATTACATAGATGCAACAGACCAAAAAGCATCCTACCCACTTTGGGACGAGTCGGAAACTATCACCGTTAAGACAGAAGATTGGAAGCTTGTAAGGTGCAACTCACAGAACGACCATATAGGCATTCACACCGGTGATTGGTTGCTACAATGCAAGTCCATTAACGAACGATTCCCGGTACTTGAATGTGCGGACGGTCGTCAAACCGAAAGTTGGGCATCGGACGATAAGCGTTCGTTGGGACCTGGTAATAGTGTATCAGAATGTAGGGAACGAATACGAATTGGTATGTTAAACGGTGACTACCCAACTGCTATCGAAATAGGTTCTGGTACTTGTTGGGGGATGTTCAACACGGAGACCTTCGAGAAAGTGTTGACCCCTGAAGCTGGTATTAAGACTTGTTTCGTCCGCTTCGGTGGTGTTCCAGACATACGCAACCCAGTATCAGGCTACACCGTGCCCGATTGCGAGACTTACCCGTTTGACTCGACCATCTTTAAAGATTGTTTCCTCAAGACAGAGCAGTATACCATTTCTTGTTCGGATACTTGTGTGAACCGTTTGAGAACTGAAGTAGACCAGAAAGATTGTAAAAAGGTTGAGAATTTGAGAAACATTGCTCGATTGACTGGTAGCGAGTGTGCCCAGGGAGCCTGTCAACAGGAGCTAGATGAAGTTATTTCGAAACAATTCTGTGCTTACCAAGAACAGTATCACAACATTGTTCCTTACGAGATTGAAGCATCACACAGTCTATTCATACCAGATTTACAAACAACTAGCTGTACAGAACAGTGTACATCACATTTGGAACGGTCGTTGTCCTATGAAGATTGGGAAGAATGGTGCCTATCCTATGCTTCGGGCGAGATTCTAGGATTTTGTTCAAAAACAGACTGTGACTGTGAAGCTGGTTACGATGGTACACAATGCGAGATGAAATGTCCTATGGGTTCGGCAGATGGTGTTGACGCCACATGCTCCGGTACCAATGGTTTCTGTGTACCAGAAGATGCTTCCGATATCTTTGAAGATAAATCGAGACAGGATGCTGCCGGCGAGTACGATAGACAGTTCGTGACCAACTACCCACCATGGCAAACTGGTCCCGCTACAGTGAAAGGAATATGTGAATGTATCGTTGGGTCCGGTGAAGCTTGTGAGCTTCGTTGTACCACCAATAACAACGGTACATACGGACCTGAACACATGAACCAATATGGTATCTGTGATACCTATGTCGCTGTTACTAAACCGTTGCCTCCGTGTGCGCGCTACAACTCTATGGGAATAACAGACCAAGGGGATTTGGTACCTCCCAACTCTACTACGTACGATAGGTCCCGTATCATCTTTCCAGAGCGCCTGATGTTTTGCCCAATGCAAGATTTGGTGGACGGGGCCGCTATCTCTTCCTACGACAATTCGAAAGGATTCTCAACGGATGAACTTCGCTACCGTTGGTACGGAATTGCGAATTCGTCTGGTGTTCTAGACGAAGAGGCAGATACTACCTTCGAACAGCATGCGAAAGACGCTACAAGAGTTTTCCAAAAGATATGCTTTCCTTATCCGAACGACCAAATATTTCGATTCAAGGTAACGAAAGATACCAACATGAAATATATATATGGACCGAAGTATCATGAAGAAGATTGGTCAGTTGTAAAAGAAATAAACGATAAGACACCGTATGGACCACCGGGAGATATTAAGTTTGACATCGACCAGTTGTGGTTGGATTCTATCACGGACGAGTGGATAGGAGAAAGATTGTCGGACCCAATCGCGGGTTACTATGCTCCTTATTCGCATTACTTCGCAGATATGGATGTAGACGGTTGTGCTTGGTTGGCTATGCGCAATTACGAAGATTGTAGAGGTATATTTTATATCAAGAACAATGGTTGTTTCTTGCAAGATGCTACTCGAACACTGACCGAAGAGCAGCTGTTGGCAGGTGAATCGCCCAAACCACCGAACATACAACAAGCTGACCCTTCAGTATTCACTTATATTGTTGATTTAGAAGAGGTTCCAGAAGAGTTGAGACCGTTGAGACGACCAGTCACTTCCAAAGGACCTAGGGGTAGAGGAAGAAAAGGTGTCCGTATCAGTCAGGAAGAAAACATAATCGATTTGTGGTTTGAAGAGATGCAACCCGGTGCCCAATCCATGGAAGTTTCAGCTACTACGGACGGCGGTGCCACTGCTGCGCATATTATTTCGTACGGCATTGCCCCGTTCAATCGTATTCACCCTTCTCTGGTTATTATCGACGAACACGTGACACTTATGTTCGGTGGACGTTTAATCTTCTTAGAAGGAGAAGACGACGAAGGTAATATGTTAACCTCTTTCGAAGACTCCAACGAAGTGATACGAATTGATTCCAATGCGTTCAATTTTAGTAGCCAGCCCATTATAACCATATCCTTCTCCGAACCAGATATATCCGAAGACGTATTGCCGTCGGCCAGAGCCAACGCGGTACTAGCTTACGACGACACTGGTCGTGTATACATGTTTGGGGGGAATACTATCAGCTACGACGCATTGGGAGCATCTACCATCGCCCCGACCGGACCAGAATTATGGGCGTTGGATATTAGCGAGCAAGATTCTCAGTCTTCAGGCGAGTCTAGCCGTTCTGGATGGGTGTGGGAGTTTGTCAAAGCGATTGATTATGGAAATTACGATGCTTCACTGCTGACCCGAACCATCGCCTGGGCCGATTCTACCAAGATTTTCATGGAAGATAGCGAATGCTGGATAGGCCCTTCCGCCATACAGCCTAACTTGTGCGTTCCTGCGTCGCACCCTTGTGAAACAGAAAAGCCAGCAGCTTGCCAAGTGGTAGCTAGCGCTACACCGATGGAACCGTTAACGATGAACTGTGAATTGAAAATCAAGATGCAAATACCTCCACCAGATGAAGACGTGGGGCGTATGATAATGTTTGGTTCAGAGTCTAGAGCTATCGCCAAGTGGGAGATACCATTCGACGAATTCAAATATTGGGACTTGTTCAAGGTTTGGTACCACGATTGGAGGATGATTGACCCTGATTTCGGTGAAGGTTTTCTTCTCAGGTATAGAAACGTATTCCATCTTCAAATGGTTCAGAACCTAAAGGAAGATAAATATACTTTACCAGAAGCATTGCCACGCACGCCACGTTATTCCAAGACAGGTACCGTCTCTACCGCAACACCTGTAGCAACAGCTATCTCTATCGATGAGTGTAAGTACAAGTGTGACCTCGATTACGCATGTCCCGCCTTTGACTATAACGATGACACCGGTGATTGTATTATCGGGGAAGGTCAATTCGTGAGAACTAGCTTCTTGGGTGCAACACTCAAGCAGTCCGACAAATACCGAATGAACTTTGACGAAGGTGGAGTCATTGAGAAGGCCAACCGGTACATCAAGAGAGCTATCATGATGCAAGGAAGATACAGCGTTCTCAACGAGTTGGGAACCAACGTTGTTACAGACCCATGGCAAGGTTATGACTGGATTATACACAGAGAGATGGGACCTTCTAGGTTTACTGATGTTCCAGCTGCCGACGGTTCTCGTAAGATTAGTCTTATGTGTTCAAGTGGTAATTGTGAACGTACAGGTGCTGTAGCATTCCAAAAAGCTACTTACACGAAGAAAGAAGCCAATGCTATCTGTGGTGTGATGGACCCTGAAAATTGTGGTTCTCCTTGTGAACGAGAATTCAGAGTAACGTATCAAACGTTTAAAGATACTCAGTGTACAGGAGGTACACAGCTATGGACTGGAATAACAGAAACGGTATTGGATTGTACAGTGACATGCGACGAGACAGAAGGATGTATGGCTTACACTATATTTGCTACAGACACTATTGTGTGTGCGCTATATGATAAGTGTGAGAACTTTGTACAGGACGATTTTAGCGTGGGAACCAAAACACACGCTAAAACTCCATACTGTCAAGTGGTATCCGCCTTCACAGAGCCTGCTATGTATTACATGGTAGACTTCACTGCTCCGGGTATTCCACAGAATGAGACGTACAGGCTGACACAGGGCCGTAAGGACTATGTGATAACCATCAAATGGACGTACGATGAAAATAAAAACTTCGATAGTCATTCATTGAACCCAGAAGGAAGGCCCTGGGTGATGAGCGGACGTAACGTTTTAATCGATGTGAAGAATGCCATGGGTTTAGGTGGTTTGAGGTTCTTGTGGAGTATAGATGATGGTTATGGTTGGTTGTACAAATCGCGTACCCCATTTCAACATTACTACGTAGACCAATCTTATGCGGATAAGAATTTACACCGAGGCGGTACTTGTGGCGCTTCGGCTTCAGAGCTATGTCCGGGAGTTCAAACCTATTATAATATACCGTGTAACGGTAGAGGAACATGCGAGCTGTCCTGTGAGTGCGTGTGCGATAAAGCGCCGGAAGAGTATTACTTGGACGCTACGCGTATAGCAGGTTCTGCCCCGGATGACCCGGATGGTGGTTTAGACGTTGGTTCTGCTCTTATAAACAATCCTATGAAAAGTCCATTTAGAGGGTCAGAGTGTTCTATCACCTGTCCAGGTTACGATGACTGGTCAGTTAAGTATATATGCTCTGGCCACGGTACCTGTGGTGATAGGGGGCAATGTATATGCGACTACGGTTATGTAGGTGATAACTGCCAGTTCGAATGCCCAGGCTTTGACCCTAATAATCAATTTGAGTCAGCAGCTAAGATATGTGGTAAGAAAGGTTCTTGTACAGTAGCAGATACAACAGCTGATTCGTTTAGAGAAGGTGACAAACGCAACAAACATAGGTTTATGGGAGCCCTCAGAAAGTTCTACCAACCTTGTCATGGAGAATTTAAAGCCTCGCTTAGTTCTTGGTCTGCGGGGTGTTTAACCTTTGGCAACTGTCCAGTGGGTTTAAAGCAGTTTGTGGGTGATTCGTGCACATCAAACGATGATTGTCACTCTGGTATATGTGATACATTGGGTAGATGGCACGGTTGTAAAGGTGTATGTATTCAACCCAATCCTGAAGATTTCCCATCAAAGAAAGGCCTGTTACTAGACAAAGAACCGAAACGCGCTATCGACGACAGTCCCGAATGGAAAGATTACAACTGTCCTGCGCATCAAGATATGTGGTACGATACCATGTGGGTGTTATTGGAAGGTGAAATAGGCCACGTAACGTTTGATGGAGCTCAGCATTCGTTCTTACGGGAAGAACAAGACATACGGTTGGGTGGTACGGCAGAGAAGAAATCAAGTAATTATGTGATTGCGGATAGCCTGATAAAGGCTCAATCGTTTTGTGATGCGGATGAGAATTGTTATGCGGTAACAGCAGAACCGGATTCGCACGGTAGATATGCCTACTGGACTCCTATTGAACAACCATTGTATTATCGATATGTTCTAGGTGGAAAGAAATTGTGGATAAAGAACCCATTCACTTCGGCGTTGGGAGTGTTCGAAGCTTCCAAATCTACCGACGAATGTGCTAGTATAGTAGCAACCACAAACGGACAGATAAATACTCCATCCCAATACGACGATGAGAAAGACTGTGAGGTGTTTGGAGATATCATGGACGATAAGGAAGAACTGTTTACTTTGTCCAGAGCCATGCGCGGTGCGGACGAAGGTGTATGTTCTGTACCTAATCAACAGAAAGACGAAACTCCATGGGTCCACCGTCCTATGATTTCCGGTGTTATACAGAAGTACGACGAGCCGGAGCCAGAATATAAAATAGGAGGGTATGGTTATGTGTACGATTGGGGATACGACGAAAAGACTGGTTTAACTACAATTAGAGATATGGACGCACCCACTATCACTTCTATCAAAAAGTGTGAAGTCATGCCCGACTTTACCTTGAGGTGTCCCGTGTGTGATTGTTTCTCTGATGGTATTCAAGGCTTCTGGGGCGGGCCAATGTGTACGGCTTGCCAGCGTGGTTATGCTACCAAAACCTGTAAGAAGATGTGTCCTGGTTTCGACGGTAAGAACGATGACACGATGTGTTCCGGAAATGGAATTTGTAATTTCGGAACAAAAGGTACAGGCCGGTGCATGTGCGGTGGTAACGGTGGTATGGCTAGCTCAGGCGGGGCATTGCCACTGTATAAGGACCAAGACATGCGTCCAAAGTCTGCTCAGCAAAATTGGTGTCAGCTGTGGAACAACGATACACGCTGCGACGACCAACCATACTGCTGGCTGGATAAGGAGACTTGTAATTCAATTCAAGATAGCGACACGCGCAAATACGTTGGGAACGAAAGGCCGGCAGTGAAACCTTCATGGCCTAAGCCTCACGAACCTTCGTACTTCTTAGTCCAATACCGTGAGTTCTCGACTTGGGTATGGCCTAAGAAAACGTTCGTTTACAGCAGGTACGAGACCGGCAGAGACATCGAAGACGAGTATCTGGAAGGGTTGACAGACGAGAAAGGCCATGGTATTATTCCAGGTATTCTAGGATGGCATCCTGACCGCAACGTCATCACAGACCATTACTACTACGAGTCCAAAGAAAATATAGGATACGCAGAGTCGTTGGACGGTGACAGAGAGTTTATTATAGCACGTTCTGAACAGTACGATAGTCTGTACGAAGCTAAAGCATCTTGCAATGCCAAGTATGACTGTAGAGGGGTTGAACAACGAGGCATGACACAGGTACAAAATGGTATTGCGGAGACAGAACCATTTTTCTGGATATTGGGTTCACATTTTAATAATGGTGTGCCTAAAGAATTGGTACATACGGACAGACAGTATCAAGCCAATGGAGATGCTTCGCTCGCAACTTGCCAATCGACTTGTGAAGGATTGGGAATGATTCGTACACTGTACAGCAGTGGTAAATGTTATTGTTTCATGGACGGATACAAAGTCTACGACAAGTATAGAAAAGGAGAGGAAGGATGTATTGATTTCCACCGTTGTGGTCAAGATATATCCACCTATCCTACCGAATCGCTGAATCAAGATTTGCATGCAACATGGGAAGCTGGCGACCGTGGGATGACTGCTCTCTGCCCTGGTGGGCGTTCAGTTAATGAAGGTCGTGACAAGACTGTGGGTGTTCCTGTGATGGATGAGATGATTGTAGACGCTGGTGTAGAGTATTATGCACCTCAATGGGCAGATAAGAATATACCTCGTTGGTTTGGTAATTCTATATACGAAGGTTGTTGTCGATGTTCTGGTGGACTAAGGGGTCATGGTATTCCCGAGTCTCAGACACGTTGGTTGTACGCTGCGGACGACCAAGCTCTCTTTATCGGTGATAAGGTAGACATCTCGATGGGTTCGTTAGGTGGATTGGATAGCTATCATCCAGGTCCTAATCCAGAAGCACAACCGCAGTGGACGGCTACATTTTTCGTGCCACCATACAACGACCCGACTAAATTCAACTTGGACGCTACCGGGGGAGCTTGCTTTGCCCCACGCGGTGCGGACCATTACATACAGATGTGGATGGGTCATGGTAGAGAAACTATCTATAGCGTAACAACGAAAGGTGGCGAGACAAACTGGATAACCTCCTACAAAGTTTCGGTATCCGTTGATACCAGTGTGTGGTTTGAACTGGACTGTGTGGTACAAGATGCCGATGGTAATTGTATCGGCAATACGGACACAACAACAGCAAAAACCAATGTGATATTAAATCCTGGCCGGGGCAAGTATGTTCGTATCTATCCAAAGACTTGGACGGGTGAAGTGCCTTGCATACGGTTGGGAGTTTCTGTTGAAATGCCCAAATGTCAAAACACATTCTCTATTAATACAGACGATGACAACATTCTAGGTTCCTCCAATACTGCTAATATTGTCGGCAAAGACATTGCCATCAATAATATATGCGAGAAAGCGTGTAGAAATGGGATTCCTGTAGTGCCTGACATAGGCATTGAAGCCTATGCAACGGATGGTAAAATACAAACAGTATCGGACTTGTTGGGGCGGTTGTACAATGGTTGTTGTGAGTGTGCCGCCGAAGCTCAGGCAAGGCCTACAGACGGTTCGTTCTGGCATATTCGCATGTCTTCAGAGAAGATGGCTACACCAGTAACAGAGCGCACTAGCATGATTGTCGGCCAACCGGATGTTAGCAATTGGTTGACATGGGGGTCAACGGACCCACTAACCAAGTGGTGGACTCCTAGAGCGTACGACCGTAATAATTTAGCAGCCAAGGTAAACGCACCGATGCTTCCGGGATACTTTGCTTATCGTAAAGAAATGTTTGCGGCCAAGGGTTTTGGTGAATGTCCCATGGGAGACCCGTCCATGTGCGAGAACGATTGCGCGATGTGTAAGAGGGAGAAGACAGGTTACAACTGCGCAGGTACCTGTTCGCAGTGTTTGCTGGGTGGAGAGTGTGATAATACACCAGCTCCAGACGGTAGCACAAGGTGTAGCTGCGTGTCCGACTCACTAGACTCGAGAAGTGGCTGCTGTCCGATGGGTTTCTCGTTGTTGACGGGTGGTGATATTCTGGCAAGAGATGGCCAAGTGAATGGCATCAAAGCAGGTTTTGTTACCTATTATGAACGCAACAGAGGAGAGAAGTACAACGGCGCGACGTCGTTCTACAACCCACCAATAGCTCCTCATGATGAGGACCAGAGAGAGCAGATGGGAGCCGACTTCAACGCACAGTTAGCATTCGGTTTCAGTGAGCACAACCCGGCGGGTGGTAACGAGAGCTATCCATACGCCTTGGCTGGTTATCAAAATTTAAAACGAGACCAGTTCCAGGCCGGTTGTTACCCATGCCCTGGTATGTTTACAGCGCTGTCATTGTGTGACCAAGAATTGGAAGAAGGAGAACTCTGTTCAGAAGAACAGACTGAGTTAACCCAAGAAAAGATGTGGGAATTTAAGACAGAACTATCGAAAGAGTTCAAGGATGATTACAACCTATGGATATTGAAGAAGTTGCCTTATCAATTCCAGCCTCAGTTCTTTGGCTTTCCATTCGGTTACAATGGTAAACCAACGTATGGAATTTACAGTAGTACCACAGACTTTACTGTTGGTAACACTAGAATATCTGGATTGTATGGTAAAGCCGATACAGCTAAAGCGTTGGGTGTTTTCCCATCCACAGCCGAATTCGGTTACAATACTATTCGAGAAGCACAGACGGAATGCGATAAGTACGAAGATTGTTTATACATAGTCAATATCCCACCTCCGCCAGGAGATAACTTGTTCTGGAGCAAAGGTAGGGGAATAGGCAAAGGAATGTGCATTCAATTAATCACGGAGGATGATACATGGGCGTCGGAGGCAGAGGCGAAGAAGCTATGCTATCGTAAAGCTACTGCCGCTGGAATAACGATTAACGTACCAGAAAAAGACATGGACGGTAACGATTGTCTAGACCATGTGGCGGAGTTTCTTGGCATAGACCAGATAGAGGGTCGTAAACCAGACGCTGTAACATTGAGCAAAGAGTCTGCTACGACCTGGAAGTGTTGGGCACAATGGAATGTAGATTCGGTGGTGGAACAATTGAAACCTAGCGGGGCAATGCATCCATATTGGTCAACACCATGGCAGATTGAGGCTTCTAAGGATACAGACTCAGGCCCTGGGCGTTTCTACGTATTTGCTGGGTTTGGTAATATGTACCCAGGTAGGACAGACCCTGAGATATGGTATGACTATTATGTCACTATCAAGGCGTTGACCTTCGATGAAGACCCAAATGCTCCTACGGTGTTCTCATGGAACATACGCGAAGGACTGATGTGCCACCATGACTACGCCAACCTAGAAGATATAACCGATGTAGAGGCCTGTAAACAGGCATGTAAAGACAAGTTCAACACATACAACGTCACAGACCCGACCGACCAAACGCAGTTAGATGCTCGTAAGGAAGAATGTATTGGGTTTAGTTTTGCACCCGAGTGGAAACAATGTCGTATGGCCTATGGGGTAGATTGTCAACCGGGGGAATACACAGCAACGGGGACAACCTACTACGAGATGTGTACAGACAATACTTGTAGAGAACCAAAGGTCTGCTCTGGAGAAGTAGCAATGTGGAATGCGGACGGTAAAGTAGACGGAGGAAAAGCTGCTGGTCAATATCAGGAAGGAACTATTGTTCAAGTACAACAAGGTGCTACGAATACAAACATATGGACTGGTATAGCGCCATTCTTTGTCGGTCAAACTCTTGTAGACAAGTTGGGTTCAGACAAATGGGTTGTGATTGATACCTTGTATTGTACACTTAGTGGTATACAGTATGCTTTTTTAGGATTGAGTGGGGAAGAAGGCATGCCATCGGCACAGGAGAATCTACTAGTGTCTGTGGACCCTATGATAAAGATTATCAAGCCAAAGTATGGGCACACTGTCTATACTAAGATTGCAACCTACCAAGACTCTATTAGCTACGTTCCAGAATTCAGTGAGAAATATACTAGTGGTGGAGCCTTTTCCAATGCTTGTGGTGGTAATCAAGATTATTGTCAGCAGGTAAATATGGATGCTGGGGGTTCTAACAAGAACGAAGACGCAACTGCTGTATATTCCTATCGCTTGGGATGTACACAGTGCGATGTGAAGAATACCTTCTCTATCTATTCAGAGAAAGCCTCCGTTGGTGATAAATATCCTATCCCAGGATATGATTTAGGATTCGCCTTTTCTGTGGGATGTGCTAAATGTTTACCGGGTCAAGGTGGTAAGACAGCAATTGCGCGTATCTACGAGTATTGTTATCCATCCGGATGTAACCAGATAACCAACGATTTGACACTGTTTAAACGTTGGGACGAAGTGGGAGTAAAGTTCCCATCGTGGGACATGGACGAAGAGTATCCTATAGTCTACCCAACGGACAGTCAGAAGAAATGCAATGGTAAGTTGCATGAAGATTGTATGATGATTGGTGATGTTCCGGTAGTTATGAAGGAGCTGTCGTGGCGTCCTGGAACGGGATGTACTAGTTGTAAAGCTGGTACAGGGTTTGCATACGATTTAGAAGGCGATGGTATCGTTGATGATTCGCAGTTTAATTTGGATTCTACAGACTACCTGTACGTGTTAAAAGCCGACTTAACAGCAGAATGTGCTATCTATATCAACGATGATATCAAAGCTGAGGCTGCCGCGTGCGTGAAACATCATGTATCCAACGATATCTCACACGCGTACGGAGCGGTCGTCATCATGGAAGGTTTTGTGTATCAAACTGGCCAGGGGCAAATGGACCCGTATCGGTTCTATTCCAAAGCCGGTGCATGGCCGAAGACCATTTTATGTAGGCGTTGTCCAATCAACTCATTCTCTACGGATAGGACGAATTGTATGAATTGTCCAATGGGTAAAACAACACAGTCGGAGGGAGCTACCTCGTGCGGCTTGTGTAAGAAAGGTCAATTCTTCTCTACAGAGAAAGATATACCAGCTACCAGACAATCGAAATGTGTAGACTGTCCTCCTGGAATGTACCAAGATATAGAAAATAAAGTATCTTCGGAATCGTTGGTACCAGATGGATGGTTCGATAAACCATTCTACAAGTCCAATTACAACGATTTACCACCATTCGCCAAGGGTTATGGTGGTTGTAAAGTATGCCCACCGGGAAAGTTTAACCCGTTCCCAAGACAGACGGAGTGTTTCGACTGTCCAAGAGGAACGTATGACCCACAACTATCTAGGATGGGAGATGTAGCAGAAGAAAGTGGTGGCGACTCACCAATGGGTTGGTCTATCACATCACGCCGTATGCCGCGTGTTACTATGTCAGAGACATGTATAACATGTCCAACAGGTACATACCAAGATGACACCGGTGCGTCTGAGTGTAAATATTGTGAAGATTTCTGGAAACTTGCCACCAAAGAAGTAGATAACTTTGCGGTCGGTTGTGAAGATTATGAACAACAAGGCTACATCGACGTAGGAAGTGGAGATGGAATGAAACTATGCAATGGTCACGGGACATGGGGAGGGCAATATGGTACAGGCGGAGGCGTGTACAAGGGTTGCTACTGTACTTGTGAATCAGCAGAATTCACCGGGGACAAATGTCAATTTCAAAACAAATGCAACGCACCGGTCGAGAGGTATGCCAACCAAGACCCGGAGGATGTAGACTTTGGTTCTTACTGTGGTGTCGGTGGTGTTGGTACACCTTCTGCGGACGGTAGTGTGTGTGATTGTGAATGCGTGAATCAAGTTCAAACGGTGAACTGTGACTGGAGTGGTGGTTCTACTACATACTGGTGCCCTGGATGGGACTGTAACACGGAAGGAGAGTTGTGTCCAGCTGGTTCGGTCGGAGCAGGGTCTTATAATTGGTGTTGTATCGGTGGTACGTGGAAATCTGGCACATGTCCCAGCTGTCCAAATTCATGGCAGTATGGTATCTACTTTATGGGAGATTCTGGGGCCGGTAGAGGTGATAGGTGTGACGTAATGGCTGTACAGGGTCAAATGTCTAGTTCACCAAACTTGTGTTGTAGTTCTGGCGCTTCGGCTGTTTCATCATTCTCATGGTCTGACTTTGGTTGGTTCTTCAGACGTAGGCGTTTGTTGTCTGGTGGTCGGTTAAAATACGAACCAAAATATAAAAATGAAACGGTCGCCATGCTAACAAACGAAACGATGCCCGGCTTTACGGACAACTGTATATCTTCGTTAGAAGAATTATGTTTCGATAGTATCAAAGAGTATGCAACGTTTAACAAGTCTGCGTTCGAAGCACTTGAGTTGTGTTACTGGGCAAGAATAAACGAGATGAGTCCTGATTGTCCACGCGATTTACCAGGACCGAATCAGACAGGAAATTCAAGAAGTCATGGTTTAGTTCATGTACCAAAACCATTTCAAGCGAAACATCCTCATTACACTATGAAGAAAGGGCACAAATGGGAGCATCAAGGCGATGGAATATACAAATTACACAAGTCTGCTCTTAAGGCTATTCATAAGAGCATTCGATTGGGAGCTCCAGAATACGTGTTGGAGGACTACGGACTTCAAGAGTCCGTTATAATGGGTCAGGATTTGGGTGGTACATGCATGACAGACTCTACTCGCTACGATGGTGAAGGAGAAGGTGGTGTCTGTACATTAATATACGAAACCAGAGGCCAAGCGGCTACAGCCATTGGCAACTATTGGGATAATAACTTTGACACGTCCCGTGATAAAGGACAAGGCATGTTTGATATGAACGATAACAAGTTCTCAGTGATTGGTGCAAATATAGTGTACAATGCGTTAGAATCTACGAAGGCAAAAATGATACCATCATGGATGATGCATAACACACCATACGATTGTCAATTAAATTGTCCCCGTGGTAATTATTGGGAAGTAACAAATGTACCACCGTTTGGAACGTACAATCCGGGAAGCTTTACCGGAACAGGAGGTAACGAAGAAGTGCGCTGGACAACGGAAGGCGTTGAAACCTACAACCAGGGTTCTTGGTGGGAAGGAAAACTGGCCTGTACCGATAAAGAAAATGAAGAGGAATGTTTCCAAGGTGAGGACGTAATATACCAAGCTTCTTTGTCATGTCCATACTACGCTTCTATATTACAAGACGGGCTTTGTGCCGCCGCCGACGCAGGGACATTGACATGGTTTACACCGGATGCCAAATATCCATTCGCATGGGCCCGCCCAACGTTGGTCGATGAAGCGAATCTGCTGGGAGCTGGAAAGACTACTCTTTTCAGTAAATATATCAAAGTACCGGCATCCGGCACACCGATGGCAACAACGATAAACGAGCTGGCACCATACAGAACCATATACGACGAAGCCTTCTCTACTGTCCTAGTACCGGGGGCCTTTATGGGCACCGTACAAGACGTTCAACCAGTGTTGTCCTCCTGTACTACTTGTGAAGCGGGACGTTACAATTCTATGGACTCTCGTGAAGGTACCAATGTAACAGGCTGCGACCCTTGTCCTCCAAGCACGTATTTGCCCAAGACTGGTCAGATATTTGCTACCAAGTGTACCGTTTGTAAACCGGGTATGTTTAATGAAGAATGGGGCCAAGCAGCATGTAAAGGTTGTCCTCCTGGTACTTATGCGAGGCTAACGGATAGTGTATTCACTATCACGGTAGGAGCTCCAGGCTCTTCGTCAGTGAACTCTATCATGTCTAGGTCCGAAGCTGCGGCGGCCTGTGAGGCATCGAACATGGAACTATGTACCAAGGCACAAGTGGTCGCCAAAGGATGTTCAGCAACTAAACAACATGGTTGGACGACCGACGATTCTGGATATTATTGTCCAGAAACAACGACTACCTATAGCACCGTTGTCACCGAGCGGGTGGACCATACTCCATATGCTGTTCTGGGCCCGTGGGAGACCTTCCAACAAATGTGCTGGAATCAAGCAGAGTTGTATTTCCCACTTTGTCGGGCCAAATGCGAGGCTGTTGCAAAAAGCTACGGTGCTGTACAATTTCAATTGCTTTACGGGGGCGTGTTTTTTCTTAATTGGTGGACTTGTTACGTCTATCCGCACTTTGGTTATTCGTCTGGTGCTGGAGGAAAGCACACGTACACCATCAATAGTGTGGAAGAGGAAGTGCTAACTACCGCCACCAAGGAATGGTGGCCTTCGCCGACATTCATGAATATACCAATGCCTGTTGGAGCGCATTGTTGTGCTGCTGGGTATGATTGTACCGACTGTCAAGTTGGAAAGTATAGCGATGAAGAAGGTTTATTACACTGTAAAAAATGTCAGAACGGTAAATGGCAAGATTCGTTGGGGACGATTGAATGTAAGAATTGTCCAATAGGGAAGAAAGGAGGAGGTTTAGAGAAAACGTCAGCTTCTGGCTGTGTGACTTGTGAAACTGGTACATACAATGATGAACCAGGGTTACACCCATGTAAAGATTGTGCTACTGGCAAATACAACTCACAGACTGGTAAAACAGCCGAATCACACTGTTTGGATTGCCATCAAGGAAAATACGCCAATGTTGTGGGAACAGTCACATGCAAAGATTGCGAGACGGGTAAACACCAATCAACTACAGGACAGGCAACATGCACGCCGTGTGAGATAGGCAAATACTCTTCCTCGTTAGGTTTGGTTGAATGTAATCCTTGTCAGGCAGGGCGTTGGCAGGGCGCTACAGGAAAGACGGAATGCGTAATGTGCAATCCCGGTAAATACAACGGTGCCACTGGTTCGACCAGCATAAGCGTCTGTGTAGTATGTGGTGGTACGACCATATGTTCAGCGGCAGGGGCCGCTTCGTGTACTGCTTCTCCCCCTGGGACATTCGTTGGAACTGGAGCACAGAATAAACATTGCGTAGGTTGTCCAACTGGTAAACACCAAGATGGAACGGGTACAACATCCTGTAAGAATTGTGCTGCGGCGAAATACGCCGACACGGTAGGGAATGTGAACTGTAAGAATTGCCCAGGTGGTCAATACCAATCCCAAACGGGCATGGACGATTGTGTCCACTGTCCCTCTGGTAAATATAGTAGTAGTGGTTCTACTAGTTGTAGCTGTTGTGCCAAGGGTAGATACAGTTCATCAGGGTCCGGGTCCTGCTACGCCTGCGGTAAATTAAAGGAGCCCAACTGGCCATACGCTAGACTGGCATCGGGGGCTTGTGGTGGATGTAGTGGCACATGGGCCGCTTGTCACCCATGCTGGGGAGGTTTTGGTATCAAACCAATAAATTCCTGCTGTGGCTCTGGTAACGGCGACGGTTGTGGAGCTCGTACGCTGCGAATCTGCTGGCCATCCATATATGCCCCAAGAATATGCGTACCAAGAGTATGTGTCTGGGGAGTATGTGTTGGTGGTGGGTGTATTGGTGGACAAAAAATTATCAGTGGAGGATGTACACCATCCTCTATAGATTGTTAAAAAAAATTAATATATAAGATAACTAAATAAAATAAATGATAAAAATCATATTCTTTATGCTTCTAGGGCTCGTCTCAGCTTCTCTATACAAGAGAGAGAACTGTAATAAGTATTATATGTTGGATGAATCGGTATTCTATAAATGTCAACATGTGAACTACTGGACAGATACGGTGGCACAGGCAAAAATTCAAAACAGGACCTATCGGTTTGACCCGTTTTCTCCCTTCAAGATTTGGCTTAACGCCAGCGGTGTGCCTATTGGCATGTCCAGCAGTGATAGATATGTATTTGTAGTTAATGATGGCAAGATAAACTCAACAGAACGTATGTCTTGGAGTTTAAACCGCCTACTCAAATCGGAAGTACAGAAGGACGATACATACAGAAAACCAGAAGGATTTGATGATGACGACGAAGACGAAGACGAATACGAAGTTGAGGAAGAGAATTTCATGACTTCTTATATTATGACACACCCATTTAACCATACTAAATGGACAGAAATAATGAAACAATATTATTTGAATCCCTTGACAACTCCCCAGCCCGATATAGACCCAGAGATTCTTGATTCTTTGATACAACAACTGGAAGACGAATCTCCATCGTTTAAAGATTTTATAGTCTCATGTACGATGAGTAATGGTGATGTAAGAATCACACGCGTGGATATGAAGGTAGATTTGTCCGACCAGGACGGTTTAGACGTGGAACACTGTGAAATTGACGTAAAAGCTACGCATCACGAATGGGGGTGGACACCACAATACATATCTGAAGGGGGAGATTAAGAGTATTTAAACATTAATATAAAAAATAATATGAATAGAGTTGACAAATCATTTAACTGCTGTGGTAATAAACAAGGCGACTTGTATATTACAACACTTAACTTCTTAGCATCCGCATTTCATTTACCGCGTGGGAGGACGAAGATGGGGCGGAGACAACGAAAATAACGAGAAAAGAAATTGCATGCATAGGATTGAATCGACTTATATCATTCTTTCCTTTACTTCTAAAGCCTTACTGGTGTTCTTTGTATTTTGGGGAGTGGCCGCCCGTAACGATTAGACACTATATATAAGAAGTTAGGTATTTGTATAATACCATGGTTAGAGTAACCCCAGACACTGTTAGTAAATTAGGCACGGCGGTTGGTGGTATAGGCCTAGTCCTATTGACTTTTCATGCCGTAACGTACACAGAATACGTTGACGATATAGGCATATTAGAAAAGAAAGGCGGCGATGCAACCGCCGATGTACCCTTAGGGTTATTGTTACCGATAGAAGTGCTCGCATCAGTGTTATTATTTGTAGCTGGTATGGGTGGTGGTTTAGGCTCAAGGAATAAAGTTGCTCCCGGTATTATGTTCTTTCTATGTACGTTAGCAACGATTTTCTTTGCTGGAACAGCCATTTATAGAACTTCAAGTCTTTGGGGTGAGAACGAAGGACAATGTAAATACACGGGCGACCCAGACATCCATGGCCTGACAGGTGATTATATTAAAGCTTGCCCGACCTCGCGTCACGAGGCACAGAAACCATCCCCAAGTGGAGACACCTGGAATATTACACAGAAAGAGCCCATCTTAGCATCTGACTGTGTGTTCTGGTTCTGGGACAACACGTTTACTTTAGAATCTGCCATATTATCATCGGGGGGGAATTCCGACGGTGGGCAGCAGGTAGCTGGTCAGACCATCGACCCAGCAAAAATAGCAACGCTTAAGAATGAAATGATTCAAAATATGGACTGGGCCGATAAACATAGTTATGGGTTCTTTCCAGTCGAGTCTGATTGTAGTAACGATTTAGGAGCTACGGACTGTATTCCAGACGGTAGAACAGTGTTTGAAACCATCGAAGTCAACGCAAAGTCCACCACAGACGGGGGAGCGGACAAGTATGGTGTGTCCATCGTGAAGCCATTGCCCGGACCGGACGGAAACAAGCTACTACCAGATATTACCTTTTGTTATTATTGGGGATGCAATGAGATATGTAACGAGTTCAGGTACCGTATCAATAGACTATTGCACTATGCATCAGGCGTGGGGGCGTTTTTTGCCTTGATTTTTACCGCCATATCGGGTGTATTTGCGGCCGGTACCAAAGTCAATTACGACGCTCAGTTCCTCGGGTCCGCTGCTAATAAAGGAGATTTAGAAGCACAGTCAACCGAGAGAAATAAAAAATGGAAACCTATGAACGTTGATAGCTCAGTGACCCGGCGAAAGGATTCAAAAAAGCGCTCATTGCGTTTTTAGGTATAAATATAACACATATCTTAACTATTATGTCACAAGAACTAATTACTTTACCAAATCTATGCCCCCATGTACGAGTTGAAATCGATGGAAAAGCATACAGAGTTTTTTCTATTCGTTACACCCATCCCAAAGATTCAAGCGAAAATGCTTGGACCATCTTCCGTGTCGAAGGCGATAAGCCAATTTTGATTGATAAAGACACGTTGCAAATGTTAGCCGGAAAAGAAATAAGCTGGCTATACAAAGACGTAACCTCTGAAGTCAACACAGAGCCGACTATCGCGGCATGTGAGCTGCGAGAAGATGGGCCTGTCGTAGAAGAGGTGGACTAAGGTTGGATGTTTGCCACTATATAAAAGATAATTCATTAACCATATCAGGATGACTAACAAACTCCAAGATGATGTTAGACAGTACACACGACGTGCGCGTAAAATGCGCAGCCAACCTCTAAGCTTTAAAGAGTTCAACGCCAAGTATGGAACCGATTTACCGCTTGGTAATGACAGCGAAACAGCTCTAAGCGCTTTTCGCCAGAGTTGGAACAGGCAACTGAAGGCGAACGGCTTCCCGATACAAGGCCGAATGTACAATCTCTACAAAGCTATTTCCAAAGACAAGAGCGCTGTAGTGGCACCTTCACTAAAACGTGAGCTTATCCCACCACCTGCTTCGGCTATCAACGCTTCCAGTACGCGTAGCCTTGGTCAGATAATGAAGAAGCCTAGAGTAGAAGCCAGGTCGGAAGCTGTCAATAAGGCAGTGGGCGAAGTTAAAAAACCAGAAGAGTACACCATGGCCCATTTCCATAAAGACTTGGCCGCGTGGAAAAGTGCCAACCCTGACTCGAAATTAAACCAGGAAACACAGGTAGTCTTTTTCGTACCGAATGAAAAGGTAGACAATATGGAACATTTTGCTTCCAAATTGACACGCAACACTGGTTCCAAATTAGAGACCGGTGGAATGTTTAAAATGAGGTCAGGAATTAAGAAAGAAATACTTGGTATCGATAAAAAAGTAGCAGCAGAAATCGTCGCGTCCGTTACCAAAGGTGGTAAAGGGCCGTTCTTTCTTCCTATCGCTTGTGTAACCGGTGCATCTAACTGTAAATGTTAATAAATATTTTTTATTTAATACGTATCTGAACTATTTAGTTTATACCACGCGTCATCCTCCAATCTCTGTAATATCATCCAATCCAAATCACTTAACGAATGGATAACATAATTTTCATTCAATTCTTCCGGGTCAGTTTTTGGTAAGAGACCTTGTATAACATTTATCCAATGCTCTGCTAGCCTTGTTTTCTTTTGTGACATGATAAATTTAGCGATATCATCCCATATAAAGAATTCCTTGGACCCTGGCGTCCCAGGGTTTCTTGATACGGGCCGATTCTTATGCTCTTCTTTGATGAGTCTATATCTCTCCTCCAATCTAAGGCTTACGCGTTTAAACAGTTGGGCATTTACCAACTGTAATAATTTGAGTCGTAAAGGCCGTGCTTGCCATTTCGCCCCTTGGTCCACAATGTCCACCAATACGAACTGGTTTATCCTATGGTTATACCATTTCGTATCGTCCTCCTTTTCCCAAAGCATAAACCAGCCCTTGGTGTCGAGGGGTACATTCTTGCCGTATCCCGCCAACACCTCATCGAGTACTTCTAAATAAGTTTGATAAACGATTTGCCTGAACTCGGCAATAACTCTGTTTGGGCCCAATTCTATAATATCACCATCAATACGAGTTGCTCCCCAGTCTCTCTCTTCGGGCGTTAACGAACGCTGGCCCGTAAGTTGCTCGTATTTATGCACAAGCCTATCTTTAGACGATACAGTGACCACCGGTTCCATGTAAGCAAATTGTTTCTCTAAACCACACAATTTGGCAATTTCCCAATAATTCCTAAGGGCACAAGAGGGAATTGACGCAAAGAGTATGTCAACTTCATTATCTGTCATATGCTCACGCAGGGGGCTGGCTTCCGGCGCATAGTCTTCGAGAGTGTTCTTTGCTCTCTGTAAAGATTTGTAATACCTAAATTCCCGGGAATCTGCATAGGTATTTGATTGGGATTCACTCCTATCTTTTCCCGCCCTCATCAACTCAACAAACTTTAGGAATTCAGAATTCGTTTTTAAAACGTTTCCTAAACGCTCATCGAAAGGATTATTAATATCTAATTGTAGGAGACTGTCAACAACATAACAGATTTGGTCGATGAGATAAAATCCTTGGCGCACATCCCACATGTGGTGCATAAGGTCTGTTAGCATTGGTGTTGGGCCCGATATATGTTCCTGAATTCCGATGTCGCGACCATAGAAAGTATGCAAATCTTCGTCTGTAATACGTTGGGAGCTAAATGAGAGGACCAGTATTTGGTGAAAATGGTCTACCATTTTCAATATATACATATACGTATCTTTGAGGTTTACGCCAGCATATAACCTTTGGTTCTTGGTCACCGCATAAGGGTTGACAATATGCCTTGGATTTGATTTGGGGTTGAACGCAGCGATTGGGATTCCATCTTCAACCAAACCTTGACCCGAAACATTATAATCGACGTTTATGGTAAGGTCCTTACCCTCCATAAGATAATCATGAAATATCCATCGATGGTCGGTTCTCCTGGGCTTATCCGCAAGAAGCGGATACTTGGGCACAGGTATAAACGTCTTATATTCCTCGTATGTTAAGTCTGTTATGACTTTAGAAGGCACTGGGGTTTGCCTAGTCTTTACGGTTTTGTGGATTGGTGGGCCGTGTTGTTTTATATTGATATGGTCAAACTGTTCCTTTATCGATTTGCTTATAAATTTAACCCCAGCATCAACTAAATCACATTTCTCCCTGTCGATGCCACTACAGACGTCCACCTGTGATAGTATCTTGCTCGAGAACAGGCGTGATAGCTGTTTTTTTATCTGGTCTAACGGGTTGTCCGAACGAATCCATAATACGATATCACCTGCGCCAACGTCACCCATAGGAAATTGTACAGTAGCATTACTTTTAATTACGAATGCGTATGTTTTGATGCCTTTTAAAGTTTGTTCGTCATTTGACCGGCCTAGATATAGTTGAATATTGTCAGCGTTATCTATCGCATTCAATATGGTAGGGTGGTCGTTTAATATTTCGTGATTGATGATAGAGTAGCCGTATATTTCTCTCTTACGGGGGCCAATATAGAAATATGCTATGAGAACATCACCCCGCTCCGCAACTTCTTTCTTTTCTCTCGAAACCTTCGTGTTTGCGGTAGAAAGCACAGCTTGTTTTATATTGTTGACTATCTGCCCCGTTTTACTATCGGGCGCCGTGCCGGGTGGTGGAAAGCTATCATCTTCAACCAGTGGTGGGGGTGTGTCCACAGGAGTAAGAGTTTTACCCGTCTTGAGTCTATAGTTCTCTTCTCTTAACAGACTATTCTCTTCCTGTAGACGTTGGTTATCTTTTTGCACCTTTTCTAAAAAATCCATGACAGACCGCATCTCGACTTCAGCTTTTTCAAGTTTTGCCTTGAAACCGTTGTCAATTACCCGTTGTTTTCGACTTCGAGCATTCGCCATTTGAAATTATAGATATACTGCTTATACTGCTTCTTTTCAAAATGAGAACGTCCTACTTAAGGCGACCACATACTGACCATATACATGGCATCATTTACCACGGAAACGAATCATGTCAGCTTGAAGAATAAAGTGATAAACATGAAGGTTATATCGAAACTACAACCGCATGTGCGTCTAGACACCAGTTCTAAATTGTTTAAGATATATGTTCCTACATTTTCCATGCCGGTGTGGGTTCAACGGTGGTGGGCGGTCCACAATAGAAAAACCGACATTTCGCGGGTGACTTTGCTCTACGAGGAGGTGTTTAAAATGGCGGAGAAAGGTGTAGAGGATGATGATAAGATATTGTTAATGACTGCGTTAAAAGATTCTATAAATGGTTTAAATAATTTAAAAACTACTTATGAGGAGGATATCACATGCGCTGCTTCAATTGAATACATCATTGAACGTATTAGCCCCTATATAGCAGAAGAGGAGTGATTGTACAATGATATTAACATTGTTAAGTGGAATATTCTCACCGCCTAGTGTACTGTATATAAATTCTTCCGCCGATTGCTTAGGCGTTTTACCTTTTAAATTACCCATTTGAATACTTCTAGACACAGCGTTTAACAAATATTCTTCACAACTGTATCCCTTTGACCATAATATTGATTCTACCGACGCCCCGACTCCCTTCAATTTTCTCAAAGATGACATGTATGCTGGGTAGCAAGGGCCGTTTAATTCAAACTGTCCGTTTGTAAAAAACTTTAAACATTGATATAATTTTTGCGTGTCCGCTTCGGCTCGATGTGCGCCTGTGTGATTTTCTTTGAGTAGTAGTTGTACCAACCCTTTGAGAGAATAATCCATGGATTTTATATTGTCTCTGAAAAAATGTAATGAATCAAAGAAAAACCAATTCGGTGGTATAATCGTTTGATACTGGAACATATGATTTTCCAACACTGGTTTATCAGAAGAGAAGTTATTGTGTGATATAAACACGGATTGTTGACCAAATACGCGCCTCTCTACCCAGCTAACTACGCGTTGCCAAATAATATTGAATGGCAGGGCTTGACCCTCGTCTAAAAATGTCCGGGTGAGTTCGAAAAGACCCTCAACGACAGGCGGGGGAAAATTAACGCATGTCGGGTCTGGGTCGATGAGCGTGGTAAATGTTTCACCAGTGTTGACGTGCAGTATGGATATGTCCCATATTTGACACGATTTGGTCACATTCACATCTCCTATAAATTCTAAATCATAAACAAAAATATGTTTTTGCCCCATCTGTTCGAATAACTTCATTAATGAGACTATGTGTAGCTTTATACCTATTTTTATTCGGTCATCGAAACACGTGTTCATAAACCGATATAACTGTCGATGGTGGGCCAAATCCACCATACCCGTGTTTAAATAGTTTAATACCGATAAGTACATCGTGGAATAGTACGTCTTTCCTACCGTGTAAGGCGGCATTCCGTCGTATGTTATACATTATTTGAGGCATGGCCAGATTCATCCAATCGCAACAAGATTTCATTTACATTTCTCTAGGGTAGTATTTATACATCCGTATATTCCTATATTATGCAACCCCCATCCAAACGTCAGAAGGCCACGCCCCAGCAAGAAATAGTGAATTTTAGACCACTACTGGTTAAAGCCTACGAATATTTCGAATTGTTGGAACTGAATAAAATAAATGGATTGGTAATGAACAAACATATAAACGCTCTAAACGCTAGCTCAAAGCGTAAAACAGAATGCTTAGGCGACATACGTCTGGCATTGATTAGAAAGAGAATGGACATGTTTCCAGGTTGGGAACGCTCTGAGATGCAAAAGCGATTTCATGAAGGGTTCCTCCAAGCTGTTGCCCTTCATATATATAGGGAAGACGCGGACGTTGATATGGACGCCATTTGTCGTATGAACGATTGGCCCAACCTGAAACAGCAGATTCTGTGCCAAACGCCAAGACGTTTTGGAAAGACAACGGCGGTGTCGATGTTCTGCGCTTCCTACGAAATGACAGTACCCAAATCAGAACAGTGTATTTTTAGTACAGGAAAAAGAGCATCCGATAAGCTGGTAGAGAACGTAACCAACTTTATCAAGATGCATCCGGGACAGGAGGAATTCATTAAGCGCAGGGGCGAAATTCTATACTATTACGGGCCTCGCAAGGATGACGTGCGTAAGTGTTCCAGTTATCCGTCCGGTTCTAAGGCTCTGAGAGGAGTAGGGGGCGATGTAATTTATTTAGAAGAGGCTGCTTTTATGGACCTTAAAATGTTTAACGAAGTTATAGTGCCCCTACTCGAGCTTGAGACAACAGCATTGATATGCATTTCCACGCCCCAAGATAGTACGAATTTTTATAGTCTTATGTTCGAGATGAAGGACCCTTCTGGGGCCCACTTGTTTAACCAGCAGAAGATTGAGATGGTGTGCGAGGATTGCAAACGCGGTCCGCATCCTGAGAACTGTACGCATATGAAGCATTTATTACCTAGGTGGAAAAGTGGAGCTAAGCAAGACATGGTGAAGCAAATTTACGGAGATAATGCTACTGATATGCTTAGAGAAAGCATGGGGGTCACGACAAATGACTCTTGCTCCGTATTTGCTCAGCGGTGGGTTGATAATTTCAAGAAACGCCCACCCTACTCGTTTGTCAACAGGCCGAAGTATGTATTTATCGGCTGTGACCCGAACGGTGGTGGAGAAAGTGAAATGTGCGTTTTTTCATGTACTATGGAAGCTGGACAGTTTATCATCGTTGGAATCGAATCGCAACACACCAAAGGTTATGGAGATATACGTTCTTTACTTGTAACACACGTAACACAGCTACGACGTACATTCAAATCGGCCACTTTCATATTCATACCGGAAAGTAACCTCGGACATGAAGCCTCACATATGCATCACATGCTGAGCACACAACCTCGGTTGGTTTCTTTAATGGAGCGAGGTGAACCTGGTGTTATTACGACACATAGGAGAAAGGAACTCTATGCAAATTACGCAGTTGAGCAATTTGCCGGAGATGCCATACACTGGGCCAAAGATTCTGAATTCGTATGCATGAACCCGTTCCAAGATGCCAACAGGCGCGCGACTATCGTCAAGAAGAAGTTTTTACAACAGCTTGGGTTTTTCAATAAAATAGTTATCCCACGCGGTGACCCGGAAGAAGGAGCGATACCAAAGGTAGTGTATTCTGGTAAGAAGTCTGGACCCGACGATACCATCATGACGATGGTCATTGCTCTGTACTGGGCTATGATGTTCATGACCAATCGGTCACAACCGAATGCGGCGACACTAAAATTATAGTAATATAAATAACCCCCTACTTTTAATTAAATGGAAAGACCAAACAATGGACAGTATATTGTACTTATTCCCAGAGGATATACACACCCGATATATGCGCGTGTAGAATCTTTTTCAGGACCCCCGCGGAATTTACTCATAGTATTCGCAAACAAAACATGGGTCACCAACAGATTGTTCGATATGTTCATCAACCTGCCAGAGGGTTCAACGGGACTGAGGTTTGATAACGTCCCCCTAGACGCCGTTAAAGGAGTAGACTGGGATGGTATTCAAAAATCGATAATTAAACACAATCCACGCTGGGGACTTGCTCAAGTCGCGGACGAAACAAACATTATGGTAGCATTGGACTATACATGGAGGCGGGAAGACGTTGAGAACGAGGGGACAGCCGGAGAACGGGCTGCCCGCATAGCTGCCGTACGCAAACGCCTGGAAAGTATGAAGACATTTGCCGATAGGCGCCGGGACAATGCCCGACAACCCGGAAAAAAAATATTCTCCTCTGGCGACAAACCACCGTTGTTAAAGATACGCGCGCCTGGCAACGGGCACTCCACGCCAGAGTTTGTTTTTAATGATATTGTAGAAGTTAGCAACGTGCCAAATTACAAAGGTGCTTTGTTTGACATGGTAATAGGTATTGTAGGCCCAACAACAACAGATGGGCAGGTCATCAGGGGGATAGAAGTGTTGGGCCAGAAGTACGCACAGACCGTCATACCCGGTTTGAATGTAGGTAGTAAACAGGCAATAGCATTCTACACCAGGGATTTTCGAAATGGGAATGCGAAATACGACCTGGTTCAATGGTCGAACCCGAAGGCAGCCCTTTATATCAAACATCCCGAACTACCCCCTCCTAAACTTAGAATGTAGTCGGATACGATAAGAATATACGAGTTTATTAATGATATACATAGATATAATAAGAAATGAACACTTCACCTAATTCTATTAATAACCAATATTACCCTAAAAAAAACATGAACGGACTAAACAACCCTATCTTGAAGACTGACAGCTACAAGGAGTCACACGGTCCCTTCTATCCGCCTGGTACCACTAAAGTACACTCGTACTTCACCTGTCGCAAAGGCGGTGCGCACGACGAGATTGTATTCTTCGGTTTACAAATGCTACTGAAGGAATTGACCGTTCCAATCACCAAGGAAATGGTTAAAGAAGCTAAAACGTATTTCGAAGTTCACATGGCAACATTCGACTCTGAGAGATGGTACCACATTGTAAACGAGCATGATGGCCGTCTACCACTTACTATCTGGGCAGTACCAGAAGGTACAGTCTGTAAAGCTGGCGACCCGCTTATTGTAGTGGAGAACACGGACCCAAAATGCTTCTGGCTTACCAACTATGTAGAGACACTTCTCGTACAAGTATGGGCACCCACTACCGTTGCTACCAACTCATACCACATGAAAAAAGACCTCATGAGCGCTCTTAAAATGACTGGCTCAGTTGACAGCTGGCAGCATCGTCTTCATGACTTTGGATGCCGTGGTGTGTCCTCCATGCAATCAGCAGCTATGTTGGGCTGTGCTCATCTAGCCGTTGGCTTCTCTGGTACAGACACCGTTCCTGCCCTTGTAGCCGCACGCGAAGTGTATGATGAACACTGTGCCGGATTTTCTATTCGCGCAACCGAACATTCAGTTGTTACCGCGTTTGGGGACTCACCACTTGACGAGCTTAAAGCATTTGGGAACTATCTCAGTAAAGTTCCAGACGATGCTATTGTTGCCTATGTTTGCGATTCGTACAACATTTACCAGTTCATTCAAAACATTATTGGACACGTAGACATAAAGAAAAAGATTTTGTCACGTAGTGGCTGTTTGGTTATCCGTCCAGATTCAGGAGACCCACCGAGCGTTGTAGTTGATGTATTGGAGGCGTTGGAGACGTTGTTCCCGACTGAATATCCTAACCAAGGCTTGGGGTGGCCCCATGTCCATACCGGTACTACTATCAACGAACATGGTTACAAGGTATTACCGCCTCAGTTGCGTGTTATTCAAGGCGATGGTATTGATGCCAAAATGATGGTTAAGATTCTTGTGGCCATAACTCAACGTGGATGGTCAGCAGACAACATCGCGTTTGGTTCTGGTGGTGGTTTGCTACAGAAGTTCAACCGTGACACGCTTAAGTGTGCGTTTAAAGCATCTTATATTGAAGTGAATGGTGTAGGTCGCGACATCTATAAAACACCTATCGACGCCCCGGGTAAGAACTCACGCAAAGGAAAGATTCCCCTGGGTAGCATGGCGTTGGTATATGACAACGGTGTCACTATTTGCCAGAAATTCGACGATATTCGCAAGCGCAACCATCTAACGTGGGCGTACATACCCCAGTTCCATGATGTGTGTATCAAGCACGGCATTGACCCGCGTATTGCTCAAGCTGAGGTGTTACCATATAACCATCCTCAACGTAACCGTCCATTTGGATATTCAAAACGTGTAGCATCGAGAGCGGTGAAGTATGCGGAGAAGGAGTTCAGAGAGTATAAAGTAACTTTTTAACTAATATTATGGTTAAACGTGTAGCTGTTATAGGACCTCATGCCACTGGTAAAAGTTCTCTTATTCAACGATATTTAAATAAACCTTTCACAGAATCTTATATTTCAACTCTTTTTGGCGAGCCGCATGAGATTCCTAACACTCGTGATATTATATGGGACACTCCAGGCTGTAGACGGTTCGAAGACGCGCGCGGGGGTCGCTCGCCGCGAGTATGGACCCGTGTGTCTGGGTTTGTATTATGTTTCGACCCGTTCGACACCGATAGTTTTTTCCTAGCGCTTAACCTGGCGGACGAGATAGAAATCGGCGAAAGGCCTGTTGTCATGGCCGCCACATCATCGGATAGGGGCACCGTGAACATAAAACCAGCATGGTCACAGGAAGCTTCCATCCGGGGTTGGAAAATAATACGTACGAGTTCAAAGTCAAACACTGGCGTTACGCACGTCTTTAAAGAGTTATTTGACCAGACACCAGAGTCTAACTCAGTAGAGCTCGGCCGAATAGAATATGCGACTACTGTAGTGAGTTCGTGTATATATAGCGGAGTAAATAATTACATATATGAGTTGGATAGAGAGCATATCTGACTGGATAGACTTGTCTTACTACGAGACAGGTCTAGTACTATTGTTATTATTTTTATGCTGTTTGTTCACCGCCTATACTATATGTAAAGGTCTGTGCGCACCGTGTATCGCAGTCTGTAATTGTTTACAGTGTTGTTTAATAAATCCACTATGTAACGCTTGTTTCGGCAGGGCTTCAAAAAACAAGTATGTAAGCGTCTCCCAACAAGATAACGATGAATCACACGGGCCAATGGTTTAACAGGCAAGACATATACGACAACATGCACGACTTTCTAAACGAGTTGGTGGCAAAAGAAGAGTTGAGAGAGGAACAAGACATGGATATCATATACGAAGCCGTTATGGATTCAAGTACCACTCATTTTGACGAACCGGCGAAAGCGTTGGCGTATCCAATGATTTGGTCTTTTATCATATCGTATGCTGAAGAGCGCATTAAATACCGAAAAAACTTGGTGTACCCTCGTAAATATTTAAGAGTGGCCAAGTCTGTATTTTTTAAGAGACAGGAAAGTTAAAAAAAAGAATATAAAAACTTATCCAATATATATAATATATGAATGAAACTATAATAAACGAATTACCCAAATATTATATAACACCTTACACTTTTTTCACCGTCTTCTGTTTCCTATGGATTGCTACCGCTTGTTGTAGAGCAATGACCATGCCACTTAAAATATTATATGGTGTGACGGTCGGTATGTCCAAAGGAGTGGAAGCGTTGATTAGATTGGCTTCTAGACGCAGGAATGATGTATAGGATATGTGAGACATATGCGTAAGGTATTATGACATATATAATAATATTACATATATAATAATACCACAACAACTTTCTCAACATGAACAGGGTAGACACCATTTTTTTGAAAATGTTAAACTATGATTCGGTCTCGTTGGGATGTACAGAATCTCCGTATCTTATATCTAAAGACATTCTCCAATCCGGTTTAGTCGCAGGAACCCCCAGTATAATGAAACACTTAAGAGATTTTATCATGGTTGAAAACGAGAACCGAATGGTAGTTTTTAATGATAAACACGGGACTGCGATTGCTATTCTTAACACAACAAGAGTATCCTTGGACGGTTCACGTACCATTGACTGGACGGAGATTCCGCTCCGACCACAGAAGGTAAATTTGCCAGGCGGAGACGAGATGGTTAATCCTGTATGGGTCACTACCTATCGTCAATCATAGCATATCGTCCATTTCGCTTTCGTATACCTCGTTGTCACGGAGTTCGTCTTTATTCCACCAAGTGTCTATTTTTAACCACACTTTGCTCATTCCCAAGCTAAAGCCGTCTTGTTTTATTCGCCACATACAATAGATGACAAATAATGGTATTGATATATGAGTGGTAGCCACCAAACAGAGCAACTTCCTGGATATCCACAGCATCATCACCAAGTAACAGAAAAAGTAGAAAATAATATAATAACCAGGCCCCATCAAATTCAAGTCGTAGCTCAATTCGAAAGCGAAGCAGCATATCCACAGTAGTAGTTCGACCACTGCCTGGTGGGGGTCTTTATTGCGTTCTACATGGTGCGCTATTCTTGTGACGATTATGGCTAACACTGGTAAGCCCAGCATCCACGGTGTACCGGTTAACCACATCTTAGAGTCGTGAGACAGTACCCAGTGAAGGACCGCTGTACTAAATAGTTGAACGGTCCATCGGTTAGAGTCTTGTATGATAACATAACACGAGGTCATGACCGTAGTCAATAGGACGAAAAATAACCAGAGCGCGGATATCATTCCAATGTCCATTATGAACCCTAGGTCTCTAAGAGCGAATAAGACAATGACAAACCCCCATATACAAGTCCACACCAACAACGAGGTGCGGTCTGCGCCTGCTATTTTTATATTTTTTTCTATTGAAACCATATCTCGGTGTAACTTAAACGCCAATACAAACCCTATAGCTACGTATACCATTAGAAGATTAAGTAGAGGAATCACTTGCCATGCTGATTTATTACAGGCAAAGTAAGCAGAGAATGTAGCCATACTCCATATAGATAGAATAAAAGTCTTCATTTATTAATTTAAACACTATTATATACTCAATTCTGTTTGCGAGTCTCGCAATATGCATCCTTCAAAGGTTTCGCTATGTATACGTCTATAGTAGTGCCTTCTAAGTATGGTTTACGTATGTTATCTTCGAGCCAGACAAGTACAGAGTGCAATGGCATTTGATTGAAGTTTCACTCCCTTTATACTTATAATGTTAATATTTTACTTTAGATTTAGTACAGAGGCCGTTAGCTCCTCTATAGTAGTGAGCTTCCATGGTCGGGTCGGGTAGCATATCATTACCATTGCAATAACATACTCCTTTCTGTTCTATTTTAGTCGGTATGACCGCCCCTCCACCGTCTAAGAAGTTCCATTCGCCGGAATAATATTGTTCCAAGTAACCTCCTTTTTGCGAAAGTTCATCGACGCACATGGTCATTACAATGGGCTTACCTCCACATGATTGGGTACAGGCCTGTCTAGGTGTTCCATCACTACCGATATAATCCCATATGTATTGTGGAGCGATATCCTGACATACCTCCACTCCCAGTGGCAGCGTGCGCGGGCAGGACATCATGAACCAGTCGGAACCGATTTCCATCTTGTAAAAATTGGGAGGGGCTTCGTCGCACATTTCACCTGTCGCAGCTACCGTTGGGATATCTGATAACTGTGTAGAACATCCACATTTACCAATATTCATTAATCGGTGTTGATAATCAATAACCAATTCATCTTCTTTCTGTTCCTCGACCGCATCTGCGTATATACAGCTGCCTAACCCTTTCTTCCAGTTACAGGCAGCTACCCCCGTTCCGTTCTCAGAACCCGGGCACATTAGACAAGATGTCTGGGCTTCTATGGCGTTGCCAGCGAGCAATGAAGCATCTATATCAGCTGGTAAATAGAAACCTTGTACACACTTCTGACACGTTTCGGAGTAAATGGAAGTGGCTAAACATTGACAGAACTCACCTCTCCATGTAGACCCTGTTTCTATATCACTCTGACACTTACATTCCATGCCTGTGTACTCGTTTAGAACGTCGAACATAGGATTGCAAGTGCCTTTCCCGTTGCATATGGTCTGGCCGTTCACATCTATATCGTTGTCCCAGCCTGGACATTCGTCACAAGCGGGTGGGAATCTTCCCATTACTATTGGTCCGTACTCTGTTCTTACACCGTCCACGTACGTATCGTTGCCTCTACAGTTGTAACAAGTGGCGTTGCCACGCTTGGGTTCTGAACAGCATGTTCGTTCGGTACACTCGCCTTCGGTATCCCACCCCGCTGGTAATATGGAACCAATATACGGGTTCCCCATAAAGTTGCATTCGTCGTTGTCTCTACAGACTACCCCGTTGAATTCTTTATCCCAAGCTTCTGTGGGACCATTTGGCCACCCATAAAGCGACCTACAACGACCAGCACAGTTAAAGGTTCCGGGACAGTCTGTGTCTATTTCGCATATGTCCCAAGATGGCGTGCATTCATTTTTGATACCGCCTTCGGGTATGCCGGCCATGCATTCGGTTCCTGTACAATCCCAGACATGTTTCTCGTACGCTTCATTGTGCCAGCAAGAGCCGTGCCCATTGCATACATTATCATCGTTCATGGGTAGGGTTCCATTCCAGCCCAAGCACGGTTTGCATTCAACATCTGGGTGACCACCATGGTAGGCAGAACACTTTCCACATATGGGCCAGTTTGTTGGGTAGGTCCAGTACGCGGAAACGGAGGTAGGGACAGACTCTGTCTGGGTCCAGCCACGTTTACAAAATACATAAGGGTATTGGGAATTGTCAAAGCCGGGACTTTCTATCTCGCATTTCTCACCTGTCCACACGCGCTCACACACACAGTTGTTGGTCACCGCATCGCGCGTGTAATGTAGAGCGCATATAGTACAGTTAGTGCCTACATACCCCTGGTCACATGTACAGCTTCCTACTCCCATGACTCCATCGTCACAAGCTCCGTGTCCATTACAGATACCACCTTCTACTCCTAACCCTGGACAATCGTCGCAGTGTATGCCCCAATAGTCGGGTTTACACTCACAAACATTTAGATACAGTGGGTTACTGTCCATGGACAATATACCCGTGACTATAAAAATCAACGCCATAGCCAGCATACCACAATTCATCATGAATTGTTCGGTTCGATATGCCTTCACAAAGCTGACGAGATGGGCAGCGAACCAAATCATCCACTGCCAAAATATCACCACACCAAGACCTATCCATAGTGCGGAGAATACGAAACCATGGTTTATCTCGTCTAGAGTGTAACCAGAATCGTTTATCTTAGCTATTCCTAACCCTGTAATACCTATTCCCACAGGAATTGCGAGGGTGGACAACACGACAAAGAGAGCTTTCGGTTCCATTTGATTGTTACTCTTGTCTATTTATACGTGTTTCATTCCGCTTGTCAATCAGATTTATTTCACTATATCCAATATAAATCTCATCGGCATATAATGTATTCACACCCTGAAATTAATTACAAACCACAACACCCAATGTTAAAACAACAACGACAACCTTACACCGTCGAAGATGAAGGAATTATGGACAGTCTCAAAGCTGGTCTATCTGCTGCCGCCGGCGCTATTAAAAAAGGCGCCGGCGCTATTAAAAAAGGCGCCAAAGCAGCTATGGCAGCAGGAGCCGATATGCTCGGTGTCTCCACCGCACCTCTAGATAAGATGACCAAAGCAAATGGCATTGCGTGGCATGCGTATTACATCGTTGCGAGGAACCTCGCGGGCGGAAAGATTCACCAGGCCGATGAATACAGTACAGAAGAAAAGCAGAAAACGTTGAGGGCAAAATTGATTAAACAAAGTGGCGGGGTTATTTCGTTTGATGATGCGAAGAAACTTGCTGGTGTAAAGTAAATATTTTTTTTTAAATAATAATAGTTTCAACTTAATTTAAGTTTATTGCAACAAGCCTTGTGCTGTGCGTACTTTCTCATACTCCATATCCTTAAGGAATGCGTTCTCTCCAGTACGTACTGATTTAGCCCCACTGTAGACATTAGGCCCCCAATGGCCAGTGTTCAACGTAACACGGTCGAATTTGGTTCCTTCGGTGGTGAAGCGTGCTTCCAATTGCATACCCTGCCATGTAATGGAATTGTTGAATCGCAATGGGCTCAAGAACTTCGTCGAATCTTCGCCAAATGTCTTGATGTTGCGGAAGCCAAGTGAAGTGTTGTAGATGCGTGAAAAGGGGTAAAGACCTTCTGATTTGTCTTGCAAGTCGGTTGGTACTTCGTCCAAGATGGTACCTTCGTATACACCTGACAAATCAAGTGGGTTGGTAACCATACCCGGGCGTCGTGGATTGGAACCGGTACGAAGCGCAAAATCGTCGTCTGGCGCGTCGAACCTGTCTTTGCCTGGGATAATCAACGCCAACAAATCTTTTTGGAAATAATCGTTCTGGGAATCGCTCTTGAATTCACCCGGGCCATCATAAATTGCGGTACCCTCACCTGAAACGTAATTGCGTGCAAAAATATCCTCAGCGATAGTGATGTTCTTAGGCTGCTTAATGATACTCTTATGGTAGAAAGTATAGTGCCCAATATGGACCTTATGAATAACGTCATCGCTTAACATGAAGTCATGGTGTCCGTGTGCTGTCATTCCGGTCTCAAGACCGCGTTTAAGGAGAATGCCGCTCGCCATATCGTAAGTTTGGAATGGACGAACAAGTAGCACCCTGAATGGGGCGCTGTTAGATTTGCCAGCTGCTAGAACAGCACTGACCAAAGCCCGGTTTTGTGCAAGATTATCATCCGACGCGCCGTCTACCATTTGGTCGATTTCTGCGGCTGCTCCTGCCCCCGTCGGACTACCAGCTTTAAGTGCGGCTTTTACATCGTCCTTGTCCGTAGCGGAGATTCCGGCAAGAGCTGCCAAACCTTTAGCTGCGGCTTCGATGAACTCGACACGTTCGAAGTTATCAATGTCCATGGAATACAAGTAGGAGTCAAATAATCCGGCATCTGCGATTGCACCATTGTCTGCCAATACAGAACCAGCGGCGGTGTCTTTGCCACCAAGGACAAAATGCTCACCAATTTGACGCCTACGCACTAACAGGTCATAGGGCTCGCCAATGAAGTCAATATCGAAGGGGCGAGATTCAAATACCTTAGAACCCCTAAACGTTTGGAATCTGGAAGGACCAGCTTCTAGTGCTCCTTGCGTGGCAGGACCGCCTTTGGAGTATGCCAATGGGGTTGGCCCATCTACCATCGTTACGTAAATCGACATCTTTGATGGTACAATCCAGGTATCAGGAGTTACCCCCTCGTAGCGCATAGTATCTTTAAGTTCCGCGTCGAGTAAATAAAGCCCCCTCTCTTTCTTCTGTACTACGGCCCACAGGCGCTTACCAGCCCGTTGCAAATCTCCTGGGCGTTGGACCCTTGCACCATGTTGTCTGTGCCATTCCTTGTAATGGTTGTCAGATGATAGGAGCGCGTATACTACGCCGTGGTACGCCGTTTCGTTAACGGAATCCACAATTTGCCTTAAATTCATTAGATAGTGCTGTTTACCCTCTGCCGTGGTATAAAATCCATGTTCTATGATAAATGCCAAACCTCGTCTGACCAATCTATCTGACCTGGCCTCACGCTCAGCAGTGACATAGCGTGGGACACCTTGATGGGGTTCCAAATCCATGAGCGTTTTGTTAAAACGAAAGATTTCCCATTTAAGGTGTAAATCATCGGTCTCGACCCAAGGTAGGACCTGGCTCGTGTACCAATCATTTTCGTTAGTAATGAGGTAGTCTATTACCCGCTCGAGGTACTTATTCTTTCCTTCGTACGCTTTTGGTAGGTTGTACGTCTCGTGTGCGAATTTGTCTTCCGCCAACATCTTAGAATACTGGGGGTTAACTTCTCCAAAGTAATGTTTAAGTGAATTGATATGTCCGCCGCTTCCGTCGCCTGCGCCAGAACTTCCTGGGTTTCCTGCTAAGTGGTCTCTTCCTCCTCGTGAAAATGCCATTTTAATATAAAGCTAGAAACAGCCCCTATATACACTTATTTTATTGTTTTAAATAATATACAAATCCGATGTAACAAATCGTCTACTACGGTATATAAACCAATAAAAACTTCACAATGGGATTGATTGTTTCACAGTGGTTCGATGATTGGGTCGGGCAGTTTTTCCAACCCACTCAAATGCTTCTATTGGGGTTGGATAATGCTGGCAAAACTCAGATTCTATATTGTATGAAACTAGGCGAAGCCATCTCCAACACCATGCCTACGATGGGATTCAACATAGAAACGATACAATACAAGAATCTGACATTCAAGGCGTGGGATTTGGGTGGCCAGACAACATTTCGTACGATGTGGCACCACTACTACGAACATACTGACGCTGTGATTTTTGTGATAGACTCTAACGACAGAGAAAGATTTAAAGAGAGTAAGCAAGAATTGCACGCGTTGCTGTCCAACGAAAGTCTCCGTAATTGTCCATTTCTCATATTTGCCAACAAACAGGATTTGCCACAGGCCGCTGAGATAACAGAGTTGAAAAAAGCGTTCGAGTTGAAACTATTCGACTATAGGCAAAATGTACATCTAGTCGCGTGCGAAGCGATAAACAACACTCGGGTTACCACCGGTTTGGATTGGTTAGCAAATGCTATATAAAAGCCCAATGTATAAAGATAAATGAATACTAAATGTCAACAATGCAACGGATTCTTGAGAATGAGAAAAAATATACCACAGTCGGTAACCACCGGATATGGGGGCGAATACTGCTCCACCGGGTGCGCAATGTCGGCTATCACGGAGTGGGAGAAGAAAAATGCGGTGATGAAACCTGAATCGCAGAAAGTACAAGACCAGATTCAGGATGCTATAGACAGCGGGAAGATAGAATGGTTTATAAATCCTGATGAATTATCTTAATTTATTTATTACTTTACATTTAAACCCTGTACGTTCAAACTCCAAACAAACATACGTTGGCTTATCCTGTGCCTTCTCACACATATCCCGGAATTGGCTTGTAAGTCTCACGAACTCTTCCCAACTCTTTAATTTGGTTACATCAACTCCATTGAACTTAGTCAAAGTGGAACCTGGCATCACTTTGGAACCTTCGCTACCAACACACACTACCCTGAACATGTAAGCCGCTTTGGGAGCCGCGTACTCCATCAACTGAGCTTCCTGAACGATATTCATATTGCACTGTACCAGTTTCAAGTCCATAATGTTCATCCCGTTGACTTGGCTACTTTCGTTGTTGAAAGGTGATATTTTTTTCATCAATGGTAACTGTTCAGCAGTCGGGGATGCGATATTAAAAACTATCACGTCGCGTTTATTTCGTAATGCGGGACCGCGGATGATATAGAGCTTTACCTGGTTTGGGGTCTTACCTTCCTGCTGCCATTCCATATGCTGAAGTTTTGATGTCAATGTATGCGTAAAGTCTAGCGCTCCTCCGTCTGAGGAAAAGTGGCCTTCCTTGTCCAAAAATGTCATGGGTATGACATTGTTGTCTCCATTTGTCACTTCGAACGCATAGATTAAGTCGTCTTCCAACCCACGTGCATTTGCTGAAGCGTACAAACTGTTCGGAAGAACCGTGTTCACTATGATACCATATATCTTCTCGGTTTCATCAATATTGTAATATTCACGGTACGCAACGTTCTGGACCGACTGACAGTTCTGCCACCCGAATATAGGCGCGTGCAACAAGGTTGGAACTGAAGCGTGCTTCATTAAATGGCTCAAATCTAGATTCATCGAATGCTGCGCGGCATCGCATCGAACCTCTTTCCATCCACCGACACTTGATTTATAAGTGGCCAGCTCTTCGTACCGTCCTTGTTGACACATGTGTAGTACCATTGCGAGTAAATAAGGACCTTTGTATTGGTTTTGAACGTGTCTATCTAACCAAGATTGAAACATTCTTGGAGCACCAGAAACACGGCCACCAACAGCGTGAAGGTTCCAGTTGTGCTCAAACGCAGAATAATTTTCGGCCAACCATTTGGCTTGTTTCAACGTGACCGCTTTCGTTACTTCGATGCCGTGGGCGCCCAACATCCCCTTTAAATATGCTAGGATACTAGCACTCTTGTCGTCGATGTCTACAGGCGGGTCTACGGTGGCCAACATAGCAGGAAGTACAGATTTAAGTTCCATAACGGTAATCATACCTCCTTCGCCTTCCACTTGTTCGCCAGACAGTTTCATAGTAGATATACCGACACAGTAGGTTTCGCCTTTGAAGCGTACAAATACAGGCCCTCCTGAGTTACCATGGTTGATAGGAGCTTGGATAAGGTATCTTATTTCGTGGTTTGGCATTTCGTATAGGCCACGGGTATTGCCCCACGACGTTTGTTGGTGTGGCAACCCCAACGGGTGACCTTGGCACCATACTTTGGTATCCATAGGGGAGAACATGTGTTCTTCTCCTAGTTTGATGGGTGGGGCCGACTTGATAAGGGCATTCTCAGTGGGGTTGGTCACGTATTCGTCTACCATTTTGTCCCACACATCCTTGTGAACTTTGAGAAGTGCTAGGTCACGGTCGTAACAGATAGCAGACACATCGGCTGGCATGGTCTTGCCGTGGCACCAGCACATTTCGATACGATGCATTTTGCCCGGGGCAACTACGTGCGCGTTCGTTATGAATGTTACGTATTCTTTAGAAGGTGATTCAACAATCCAACCAGTTCCAACTGCTTGTTTAGTAGGGTCTACGGGTGTAGAAATTCTAGCAATAGAAGGGGAATAGTGTACGCGAAAGTTTGTATCGTTCATTATAGTAAAAATAGTAATCCTTATATACAGTTTTAGCTTAGTACACAACTGGTTGAGTCACCAACGCATTTGGGTATGTTGGCCAGTAATGGGCTTGAATGCCACGGCTCCTCACTTCGTTCTTCAGATGAATATATTTCTCTTCGCTTTCCCGAACCTTCATCTTTTCCATTTCGATTTTATGCATCAATCTCTTGTTCATGTTGTAAAGCTTACGAATACAATCTCTGTATTCACGAGCCTTGTACGTTATTGTGGAAGGTCCAACCAACCGCATTCTTTTTCTAGGAGTATACCCTTCCGGGTTTTCAAAATTACGCTTTCTATTCTCTGGTTCGTCGGGTATGTTGTCTATCAAACACACGCGCTTGTTAATCTGGTCCATTTCCTCTTCATCATTGCGGTTACGTTTCGGCATCTTGAGTTTTAGTTACAATAAGACAGGTGATATAAATACCCTCGAATATTCGTCACATACACGGGCATTGTCTATGTACAATAATATCTTCTTCTTCGCTAGTGCTATCATCCAGTATGTAATTACCACCCGATACCGAATCCCTTGCTATACTATGCATTAGAAAAATAACTTCAGATTCAATTGTCGCGTCTATTTCGTAATACGTAGCGGATATCATTTCAGCATAGTCGCGGACATTTTTCTTGGGGAAGGCGACTTCCAAATCTTTCTTCAGTCCAACTACACAAGAGGTATAAGGCTTACCGTGCATGATAGATTCAACCAGCTCGACATATTTCTTTACCGAATCGAACGTTTCCGGCCTGCTTAAATCGAAACAGAACAGGACAAACTTCGAATCTTGAAGAAAACGCGGAATGATAGGACTAAAGCGGTCGTCCCCACTACAATCCCATAATTTCAATGTTACGTATTGGTCCTCTTGTACGCAGCGGTATATACCCGAATCGATGCCTATAGTTGCTACATATTTTTTTGGAACTGGCTTTCCCATGGCTCTCAGCAGAATGCTAGTTTTACCAACCTCGCAGGCTCCCACAAAAGCCACTCGCACGGTTATTCTTTTTGAGATTGACATATAAATACGAAGCCGACTATCTATATATGTCCAAAACTCAACCGGTAGCAATACCTCGCAGGACACCTGCCACGTGGACTGCGGACGAGCGTGTCAACCAATGCTTCACATGTAGGCGTGAATTCGGTATGTTTGTAAGGAAACACCATTGTAGGGTCTGTGGGCGTATATTTTGTTCAGAGTGTTCGAGCTTTAAAATAAAGGTTCCCTCCTTCATCAGACATTTTATCGCCTCTAGCTACGATGGCAAACCACTCGTTGACGAAGAGAAAAGAGTATGCTCCGTATGCTACGGTACAACCAAGACAGCCAACGCTACCAGGAGGGAAATATATATTATAGCAAATCTACCGTTGGATATCAAATCAATACACCGGCTAATGTTCGTATCCAAGTCATACTGCGGGGCGGTCACAACTTTACTCTCGCTTTGGAACTCCATCCAGTACAAATTGCCACACACAAAGTTTACCAAGTTAGAAAAATCCCTAATAATCAACCGTTTGCCGGAACTCAAAGGGCATTCGGCATGGGCCATCCAAGTCATCAAAGCTTTGGATGTTGTACCACCAGGAGGGGAGAAGACAACGCCTTGTAAAGGTTTAATGTGTGGAGATAGCTGTAAGCCACGGTTAACCGTGTACGACTTGCTAGAATTGTATACGCACAATCACCAGATGAACGTAGGGGTGGACCGCTGGTCTGCCCAAGCTTGGGAGAAGGTCGATTGTCAAGACCACGTTCGACTCATGCCTTGGTGGGTACATATATTCAGACAACGCCCCCACATTGCTACAGGCAAATTTATCCACCATATAGCGCACGAAGTCGATGTTGTGTATGCGTTTTTGTTCGAACTAAAATTGCAATCCCAAGACGTAGGGTATCAAACCATATTACTTAAAGTTCTAAACGAATGCTTGAGACATGTCAGCAAAGACATACGCAAAGACTGGGAAAAGTCTGAAGAGTTTCTAAGATTCCTAGAACGCGTGGCATCTACAGACATGACATCTAGAAGAGAACGCTTCATATGTGATTTTATCATCCAACAAGGAGACAAGATGGAAATACGTGCTCCGTGGGACCCCGACATCTGGATACACAGAGTAGGGATGGATATAAAAACCATTCAGAGTGCTTCCAAACCTATCCAAATACCTCTTTACACCGACAAGGGTACGATTGATATATTGTTCAAGAAAGAAGACGTACGTAAAGATAAGATGACGATGGACATGACCTACTGGCTGGAAAAGATAACGGAAGGTGCGGTAGCCTTTACACGCTACGACGTTTTCCCTGTCACGGCTTCTAGCGGTATTATAGTCATGCTCAACAATGTAACCACACTATACGATATAAAACACAAACATCGAACCACGCTTCAGAACTTTATATTGGACAGAAACTCAGACTTGACGGTGGAGAAACTACGAACCAGGTTTGTTAAATCGGTAGCAGCGGCCTGTGTTCTGTCTTATGTCATAGGTGTAGGAGATAGACATCTAGAGAACATGCTGGTCACAGACGATGGAAAGCTTATACACGTAGACTTTAGCTATCTACTAGGCGATGACCCCAAACATGTGAAGAACGAGATGCGCATCACACCAGACATGTTGGACGCTTTGGGAGGTACCGGGTCTTCCACCTTTACACAGTTTCAAGAACTATGTTCAGACGTTTACAAAAAAATAAGAGAGAAGTCTAGCTTCTGGTACTGCTTGCTTGTTTACCTAAGTGATGCAACACCCAGAGTGGGTAATTTTTGGGGTAAGAGAATACGAATACAACGCCACGTGTTGGAGAGGTTGTGCCCGGGGGAGATGGACGAGCACGCGTGCATGCAAATAGTAGAGATAGTGAAGAGGTCGTCAAAGGATGGGTGGTCCAATAGTTGGTCCGATACAGCTCATAGTATTGCTAAAAATATGTCAGGTATGTTTAATTTAGAACTTTAATGATATTAGTTTTTGTACTACATAATCTTGCCAGCCGCCCGGCAAAACTCCCCCGTCGTATAGTACTGGAGCGTCATCGTCATCGTGGCCATAAGTATAATTCAAAATCATACGTACCAGTGGCGATGGTTTTCTCCTAGTCTCTGACGTACTAAAATAAGGGTCATTAGGTCTGGTATCGTTATTCTCCTCTTGTTCCTTCACCTCGCTAGGCAACTCGTTCCACATCGCGCGTTGTATTTCTTCAAATTCCACGCTATCCTTGTCGAATGTTCCTAGGCATCTACCACCTATCATCATTTCAGAGTGTCTTACAATCCCATTTGCGAATACCAATCCCGTGGCTTTATGTGGGTCTCCAAGGTCAACTTGCTGGCCATTTGGTATACGTATCATGACCACGCCTGGTTGGCACTTCGACTTCATCGGGTTTAATTGATTTTTCTGCCACCATTTAGCCTGGCTTGCAAAACTATTATCCCCAACAGACCTATATTCTATAGGTGTTCGTATGGAGGTCACCATAATATGGTCATCCTCATCCATACTACCCCATTCGATTGGAAAAGCTGGTGGTCGTGTCAAGGTGTCTTCTCCAAATCCTTCAATTCGCTGTATTTGTTCGGCAAAGCCTATAGTCATTCGTCGTTGAACAGCCGTCGCGCTTTTTTTAGAATTCATCTCATGCCCAATCGCATTACTTTCTAAACCACGGTGGAAAAACCCTGTTCTCGACCCTTCATCATCAAGCAGAAAAGGCTCCAATCCAACATTTACAACTTCACGGTTGTTTACTCTATCGTATTGCCTGGCATGGTCGTTAAACTTTAAGAAACACGGGCGTTCAACTACGACAGCAGCAGTATCTTTATCTTGAGCTCGAAAACCGTCCCAGCAGTTCTTACCAGTCATCTCGTCACGCCCGTCTAAATATACTTGACGGAACATATATGTTTGTACGTGCCATTCTTGGTAGAACAAAGCCATTTCGTACATGTTGGCCAAATAGTCTTCGCCTGGTTTGTGTTTAATACGTTCAATAATATTTGTCATATCGTCCAGAGTTTTACCATCAGTGTCCAGAACATTGCGTAACTGTATTTTGTAGAATTTCAAGTTTACCGCACGGTCTTGTTCGCGTCCATGTGATGGATTTGTGTAATGCGGCCACATTATAGTATTGAGAGTGGCATACGGCAATGACGTGTTCGAGTTCTCGAATGTTTTATTTTTCAACGGCGCAACCCCGAAGATTACGTCTGGCGGGACTTTTTGACCCAATAGACCGCCTTTGTTCGGTGTTTTAAATTGTCTCTTACCTTCCACTTGTCCGTTGAACACCTGCTGCCACCATATTTTAAACCACCCACCGTTGGCTGCCTTTGTATCTTCATCTACATCGACATCTTCAGGGTCTACATCAGCCATCAATGTTTGAAATAAAGTTTTGTCTGGGTTCTTACTGTGGAACCATTTTCTGTTCCTTGGTTTGTGTATAGTTGTCTCCATAGCACGCTTTCGAACACATATCCCATTCTCCATGACCACATATGGTTCTATCATTTTCATTACACGGTCGTGAACCTTCTTACGTTTTGGAAAATAATCATTGACCACATCTTCGGCAAGATACCCGTACCCACCTAGTGGCACGACGACCCTCTCGAATATAGTGCTGTCTTTGATAGCCAAATCTTCCACTTTGGTCGCTGATTGAATGTTCATCATGTGGTTGATATATTCTGATACATAACCACCCAAATATAACCAATTGCTCAATTTTTTTTCTTCCAACCAGCCTGGCCACATCCCTTCCAGAGAAAAAACTCGTACGCTCTCATTGATAGGATTTGGTAACCAATATTCTTTGTACTGGTTTAGTCCACCAAAAAGAGCAAAGAATACCATGTTGGCCCAGAATTGTACAAAGGTATCCTTGTCCGGTCTGTCCAGAGGTGGCAAACAATCTACCTGTTCCAACTTACGAATTCCGTGATTAAATATATATCGCTGGCCTCCAAGTTGAATCGCCATTTCCAACGGTCCATCGGCATCATCGACCCAAAAATGTCCATCACCAAGCGCAGCGAATAAGAACATGGTATCGTTCCATTGTAAGATAGCGTTGTGAACTATCCATTGCTGGATTTTATGATTTATTGTGTCACCCCAGATAACAGTGTCTCTAAATTCCTCCCATGTCCATGGGTTACCCGATGTTGGGTTGATTATCGTTTCTATTCCATCGTCGTCAGGATATATATCACCTTCTGCTGTCAGATGGTCTATCATACATAGATGCACCACGCGTTTAACGGTTATAGTAGTATGCGCTGCTTCTATCGCTATACCCATTCTAGCAGACCTTGGCGTATATTGAAGGTTGGTAACCGTTTCATTAACATTCCCTTTACTATCTAGACACTTACTGGGGTCTGGAATAGGTGGTGAACCATCATCCCCAGCTACCAACGCGCGTATTGTTTCTAGTCTGTGCCTGGGATGACCAGGCACCTCATCATTTTCGAAATCAGGCGGCCTGAAATTACCCGGTTCACTGAACCCATGGTAACTATACAGATGTTCGTCATCAAAGGCTGTTTGTTTGTACTTGGCGATGTGCCCACCCATCGTACGGCCTGAATGCTTATCAATTGCTTTTACAGTTCCCAATATGTATTTTGTATCCGCAAGGTCGTGTAACTTAACGGCCTCGAACCCCAAATGTCTAGGAGGTGTAAAAAGGTTTTCATCACCTTCGAGAGCATTAAAATCCCCATTTTGCTTTAAATATGCGCCGACCACCAATCTTGTGCCCTTACGCGCTTCATCAACAGCTTTTTGAATGATAGTGTTTCTACCAACATCACCGAAATTTTCCCACCACTCTTCAAGGTTACCATCATACTCAAACATTATCCATCCTGTTTCTATCTTACACAACTTTTCATCTCGTATCCCGGTGCTTTTCAAACATCTGGCTAGCAAGTCCTCATTTGTCAATTTCGATGAAACCAATTCGAAGGCATCGTGGTCATTTAAAAAGCAATGTATCGAACGCCCAACGAGCCACGGAGCAAAACGTGGGTCATGTCCCTTGTATGTCCCGGGTATATTCCAGTCGTCTGCTAGGTCATCCCAAGAGTATGTTTCTTCTATGTCGATGATATAAATGCCACGCATAAACATATGAACGGTTTCTGGCCAGAAATGAATAGAATACACACCAGAATTATTGGGCGAGTACAACATCCACATCCTTCTCACTACAGTCTCCATTTCGCCCCATCCTGGTGCTTTACCTCTCGTATCGATTCCTAGTTTTCTAAGCGCGCTGTGGGGTCCGGTACGGCAGCAGCCATTGTTTAATATTTCAATACAGGCTTGCATGTAATACTGGTGACCTTTGTATGCGTCTCTGTTACCACCATTTGCTGCTCGTTTCTTAGTCCCGTGTGCGAAGTACAATCTTTTACAACCAAACCCACCATCGTCATCGGCTGAATTTTTACTATATTGACCTCTCATGCGCCAGGCTTCCTCCCCTTCTTCGCCGGCCTTGTGCATGAGTAACTTTGCTAGTTCTCGTTCTTTAATGCGACCATCGAAATCTGATGTGTACTTGGAGACCTTTACACCGGCGTCATCTGTGTAATAATTTTCTTTATGTTCACCATTTAGAAAATATCGAAATAGATAGCCCAAGTAACCTCTACAGAATTCTGGCATAGTCTGCCTGAGGAATACTGCCAGTGGTACGCATCGCATGGCTCTCCACCATAACAAATTGAAATAGAAATCACAGCCTTGGCTTACATAATTACGTACTTGCTCCTCATACGATTTTATAAAATCAGACCAGTCACTTCTATCGTACGGTTCTGGATATTCTGTTGCCATATATTATACACATATTTTGGTTTTATAGTGTATATAAATCTAATGTTTAACATAAATGGCTAGCATTGTAAATGAAGAAGAAGACATACAGAACCCACCTGGAGATATTCGCCAGTACGGTAAACTGGCCGAAGACCTAGTACAATACGCCGACGACTTTTTTAAAGTGCGTTTAAGAGCCTTTTGGAATCGTGTTAGCCTAACTTGGGAGGCGAGGAACAATACAGTCATTGACCAGGCTTTGAGAACAGTCATTGACCAGGCTTTGAGAGACTCGGGTTTGACTATGTTTGACTACTTCGTCCAAGAACCTTTTACACACGGAAATGTTCGTTTCAGTCCTAGATTACGAGCCTTTATCGCGAGCAGAGTCGCGTTCCCCCAGGGCGTGACATTCGATACTGATGTCAATACGGACTATCGTACTGACCCACGAACCGAGGATTACTCCGACTACGTAGAAAAAATAAAACTATCGGAACTCGTACAGCGTAGATTTATACGTAGACTGGAAGTTGAAGAAATCGAGACACAAGCCGATGACCCTGCCAGGTACACACTACCGGTGGTAACCAGGGCTCCAACGACAGCAACCGACCGTGATTATTATGAGGACACAGGCTTTGAGAGTGTAGACCTAATAGAACAAGAGCTGAAAAAGATATATCGCCATGGATTGGAACCAGTCGTCCGACTTACAGTGGAGGATAAGAGAGACATTCAACGGCATAGGAATGCACTAGTCGAAGTAAACAATGGCCTCTACGAACAAGGTCAAATTAGAGAGGTGGATGTAAAAAAGCAGCAGCAACAAGATGTGATTGATTTTATTAATGCACATGAAGGCAAGACCGAACATCAAGTGGTATTACAACTCAAAGTTACCGACTCGGGTCCCGGGCAGTTAAATGAGGATGAGCAAGAATTTCTAAACAAATACTGTAAAGATAACGATTACAACGACTGGTGTGATGCATTTGAAGGTGCAAAGGAGGAAGTTGAAGATGAGGATGACCCACAAACCGGAGAAGCGGTCAGGGCCAACAGTCTAGAAGAAATTAAAACCCTCCAAGAAGAGAAAGCGTTGCTACAGTCACAAGCTATCAAGGAGGAAGAGGTCGGTTTCATGTTGGACGACTTCGTAACGGTTGAGCAGCGCACCTACATTGGCGCATACGCCATCGATGAAGCGCATCAGTTGAATGATATGATTGAAGGTATACTCGAATCCAATGCGAGGAAACTCAATGACCCAAATATACACAGACTACAAAATAAATTACGATTCGCCACGGCATTCTACGAGGGCATCAACCAGATATTTGACAGCGATGACACTGTACCACCGACCAACGAATGGCGAGCAGACAATTACCGCTCTCCTTTGGTTGGTTATGTTGTCTGGGGTATGAGTCATCGCCAGCCTGGAGTGGATAAACTACTGTTTAAACCACAAGCCACATACGTCAGAAGACTTATACGGACGGGCGCTCTACCATCCGTCAGAGAAGTACAATATATGATATTAACAGACAGATTGGGACGAAACTTGTCACAGGATATTCTAGAGGTCACTAAAGAACAAGGGGGTGCGTATAAAAATAGTCTATTGGGTATTTCACCCAAGAGAGACAAGAAACCAGCAGCTCTGCCAGGTACGGTGGAAAGACAGACTAGGGGTAGAAGTCTTACTTCGAAACGGGCGAATCAAACTGTCGCCAAGAAGCAGAAACATTACACGCAGCCACGGATAAATACGATGCCCGGAATGAGGAGCTCCAAAGCCCATACACTACAGGGTCCGCCTCCTCCGATGGGTGATGGAAAAGTTAGAACGAGGTCGCGCACGCCTGTAAGACGTGGTGGTAGCAGTAGCAATAGTATGGATACGGGTGAGATGTTAAATAAATTAAATCTTAAATTTTAATCATTTGTTTGTAATAATTTTTTTTGCCACCACCCTTTCTTGGTGGTAGGTAGTATACTATACTTATCCAATTTGTCTTTCTGTTTTGTTAACCAGACACCCGTACAATGGATGACTGGTGCCCCTACCAATACTGCTATAGCATCGTATATCAATCTATAGTCTGTTTTGAAGAAATTGGTAGGGTAGATAGTGTGTCCTTGCGCGGTGTATATTATCGCAAAGACGAGGTAAGCTCCTCCCGCTAACATAGGAATATAGGCCAATCTATACTCCAAACGAGGTTTGGTGGCCACTGCTATGACTATTAGTAATATATTGATTCCGTGTATCATCATATCATGTATCCAGTATGATTCCGTGGTTGGTGTGTCCCAGTGGTAATAATATTTCAATGGCCAGTACACAATCAAGAATATGGATAATGTGAATGTTAAGTTTTGGAAAAAGTTAGGAATCTTTATGTTCCAATGATGTTCCGAAGCGAAATAAAGAGCTTGGCTCACTATCGTCCACGTCGTCAAATATTTCAAATCGCTTATGTGGACCGTCAGAAGATACAAAATATATACCAAGGCAACCGATACATAAATCCTAAATAGCATATTGCTTGCATAGGAGCACTATTTATACACGATTTGTTTGTAATAAAATGCGTTTCGCTGTGCTATTTATATTATTTACGGTTGTTGTCCACTCATACCGTTTAAATTGTTATCATATCGTCACAACAATTCAATCACATGATATCTTACTCTATCCAGAAACGGAGAAAAGGTTACATTCCCTATGCCCTTCCGTGTCTGCTCATATTGTATCAGGTATGAACGAATCCTACGACGGGGTAGTTGAATCGTTGCTCAACCGTGTAGATGGTTCCCCTATTGATACATGTTACAACAATTCTTATGAAGATAAACTTTTAAGAAAAATAAATCTCAGTTGTCGCGACTTTTCATCAGACTAGCGTTGAGACCGTTTAGAATGTTCTCTTTTGTGTACCAACCAGGACATGGTTAAACGGAATAAACTTTGGTGTGACGGATGTCTGCACACACACGATTTTTTTTCTCACGACCATTTAACTCTCCTAAAATGTCGGCGTTCGTATACCAAAGAGAACTTTCTGGGAGGCAACCAACGCGTAAATGAAATGAAACACGTGTGTGCAACAAAACTTTTTCTCGATGTTGTTTTCATAAAATAGAGTCGTAGTTGGGGTACAAACTAGGTAAAATAAATTAGAGTTAAACGGTTAATATTTTAGCACGTTTTGGTATTTTCTCGTGATTAAACATGAAGGCTGCTGTGAATATGAGAACAGCTCCTACCCAAAAATTGACATGTGGATGCCAGTGGTACAGCACCTGTGTCAACACCATCGACATCATCACTGCCAAGGTATCGCTAAAACCCTTTACTACGTTCGATGTGTACTTGAGCACGAATGGTATAATAATATCCCCTGTACACTTGACAACGACCAACCCCATCATCAGCGACGATATAGGGTCTGACTTGACAATATACTCGTACTCTTGTAGACAACTGAGCAGGGCCCCGCACACGCCCAAGGCCGACAACTGTAACTGCCTGACCCACACCGACCCTGTTTCTTTCTTTATGATATCTTCAAAGGCTTGGTGGGACATTGCGGCACTTCCCGCCCCCACGATGGTGAAGAATATACCAGCCAGCTGGTGATGTTGTGGTAGAATCAGGGCGTCGTCCCGGTTGTACAATATGATACAGACACCAACGAAAAGAAATCCCAGCGACACTCGTTGGCGATTCGAGAGGCGTAGGGGCGTTATCAACGATGCGAATATAATATTGATTTGGTACACCAGTTGATGGAGAGAGGGGTCTAGATACATCATGCCCCAGAATAGACAATTGTTCTTGACGAGAGCCAGAAGAGCGGGTAATATCATTGCTCTCCAGTTGGTGGGGGCACGAGTCCAACCGGTCAAGGACACCATAATAACGGATACAAAAAGATGGATTGAATCTATCATGAGTAGAATAAGAGGGGCAGAATAACGCTCCACACCAGCTCTGTGTATAAGTACATTGTATATGGTGCGCTGTACAGCTAATGCTATTAATAATTTTGTTGACATTATAGTTAAAAATATATTTTATATAGTTATACAGGACAAAAAGTTTTAATCCATATATCTTTCCACTCGCAATCTCTCTTGCATTTGGGGGCCTTCTCTGCTTCTGCTGGGTGTATACATCCGTCGTTGTCGGTATCGCAGTCGCGAAACAACTTACGGAAACGCGGCCCTTCAGTGTGTAATATAAACGGTTGACTGAACAAAGAAGTGTGTTTTCGTACTGCCCTATGGATGTCCGACGCTGTTAGACATCCACGATGGTGCCTTTCGCCACCGTTGGCACAAGTCCACACCTGTTTCATGGTTGGGCACGCGTGTGTGCTAAACAGCATAATCATCATCAGAATCGCTATCAAACTCTTCATAGTTATCATCATTCGAATTGCTTAAATACTTCCAGGTCTTAATCAGAACAACTATGACAGTAGTGCTTATCATAGTGCCAAAACACGCGCATGCGAGGAATAGAAGGTCAAAAGGGGACCAATACAAATCGTCGCTTACCCATTGTGGGTGTTCCATCATGGCAAATAAGTATTTACCGATGAATCCCATCATCATGAAGTATATAAATTTGACAAGGAGAATTCCCATCTGGCCGCAATCTAGGAACCCAGTACCGGCATATGGGTGGCGTTTAAATACAAGTTCCGACTTCATTTTAGCTGGGCGTATGCCCTCCAACTCAGTGTGGCATATGGAACAACTGTAACGCTTATTGTCGTTCTTCTCTATCCATTTAATGAGACATTTCATATGCACAGGAGCAGCGCATATACACGGCGATTTTTCTTCTGTCTCGTCGCAGCATATGTAACATTCGGGAGCGTTTGTTGATTCTAACATCTCCATTGAAAAAGAATAAAACTCTCTCTTATACTTCATCTTCTGACTCGCTTATGTACTTACACAAATCTGCGGTGAACTTGTCATCCGCTACGTCGCTTCTATTGTAAGGCTCGCGGCATATAGGACATTGGAGGTGCACGTGGAGAGCCCAGTTCTGTTGACATTCGTTATCCCATTCCCTCGTTTTGGATATATGCTCTTCTATGCATCTGGTATGGAATCGATGCATACAGGTTTTCAAGGCAGATATGGGAAATCGTTTTGGTGATGAGCTTGAACCCAAGCATAGTGTACAAGTAAACTTCTTTCCAGAGTAACAGAACAAACGCTGAGCAATCTTCTGGTACCGTGCCGGAGCGTTTGATTTACTCTGGAATATATTCAAGGTCGTCAACACATCGGGAACACACCACAACCGTTGGGACTCTTCGCTGTCGGTAACGGTTTCAAGCACTTTCCAAAAATCGTCTAGCTCTCTTCCTCTTAACGCCCCCGATGTTACTATATCCTGTATCTTGGGACTGTTGCCTGGGCGTTGTAGAAATTTCTTCCAATCCGGCAGGCCGGCAAGTTTTATGAGCGAGCGAGCCGCTAGAGTAACCTGCTGGTCTGCGTATATTAATACGTACACACAATAGTCTGCTGTCACCAGTATCAACCTGGGTTTGGTGAACACGATGTGAATGACCGCATCATTGGCTTTCCATTCAAAGAGTGGGGGGTAATTATCCGCCGATTCGGTCAAAGATTGAAGAACAAAGGTACCATCTTCACACCCTATTGCTAATACATACTTGACCGAATCGTCAATGCTGTACAGTGAGGTGATAGGAGACTTGTCTTTGTGTTGGTATATGATATCTTCGAATTCATTTTCCTCTGAGGATACCATTTTTACTTGTCCTTTACTATTACCTATAACAAAATCTTGTTCGGATAACATACATATGACAGAAGGACCAATCGAATAGGCTTTATTGGTCATGGTAGGGGGTTGGTGCGTATGCCAATGTGTCAAACGGCTAGTGGTACCAATCGCGTAATGTTCATAGGAAGCCAACGAGTAATGGTTGGGGGGAGCCCTCGGGGTCAAAGGAGATGTCCAGACCAAAACGGGTTTTGTGTCCAGTACAAAATTCCAACTGTACAGAGCATTGTTGGTAAGATACCAAACGCTATCGCTGCTAACAAACCGCGCGGCTTTAGCTCCCTGGTCGTTCAGCCCTACAATACGCTTGTAAGACTGGCAATCCCATATATTTATATTACCGGCAGCACAGACACCTATCACCTTCATGGCCCTATAGGTTAAGCCGGTGATAGCATCAGAAAAACAATCTTGGAGCACAATCGTTTTTCGGTCACTAGGCTGTTTCATCAGGCCATCAGAAGGTATGATAATAATGTATCCGTTAAAGGTTCCAAACCATACGGAAAATCTACCAGCGCAACAAACCGCAGTGACCGGCGTGCCTTCTCTATCGTCATCGATGTTCACTGGTGTAATAGACTTGACTGGTGTTGGGCTAAGGAGTTCAAACACCACAGGTTTCAACCGGTCGGGTATCGAACCAATTGTACCGGCAATTATTTCTCTCTTTATGTAATCCTCCACCTCGAGAGCAATAGTCAACGGGACGCTCAATTCTAGAGCAGGAAGACGGTACTCGCACTTAGTTGACTCCTTTACAGAACAAATAACACCGTTTTCCATCACTAAAACGGGCCATTCAATTATATGTCCTCGTTGTGAACCCAATATAAGTTCTGTACCAGTGGATAATAGCGGGTACTCGTTCTCTGTTACGGTTCTCCACTCTGGTTTATGTTCCCACAGTTCTATGTCCAAGAGTGTCAACGCCCGTTCGATGGCATTGGCCCCTTTCTTGTTTGGTACCCAGCATTGGACTTTTCCACTAACCTCTACATCGTTTTTCAGCTGCTGTACAACATCGTCTATTAATATCCACGACGAGGCAGGTATGTCTAACATTTCTTTCCTGACCCACTTTCCATCGTTCGGGTTGGGATATGAATGCGTTCTTAATATATCATTGTTGCAAACGTAGCGTACCAGCTCGTTCCAACAATTCTCCACGTTGTGGTTTATGTTAACCCTTTCTAATTTTTGGAAAATAGCAATCCATTCGTTCGTGTATCCTGCTTTGCACGAACGATAAACCGCATTAGGCAGGACAAATTCAAAGCATCGCGTGTCTTCTAGATAGATGGTCCAGTCCGTAATGTATATATGTAATTTGTACAGTAATTGGCCTGCCGTATTCTCTTCTTCTTTAAAAAATTTCCAGCAGGTTTCCAGCATGCCTTCGCGGGTTGCTATGTTTTCTTCAAACTTACCGGACAAGGTACTGGCCATCGTCAGATAAAATATAAAGTCCGAAACGGTACAAGGCAATGGTAATATGTTGAACAGGTTTTGTATGCCCAAGTCCATGGTACGACACCATAGAGCCAGCTGTGTACACATTTCACGGTCTTCGAATAATTCATCACTGTACATTTTGATAATGGCAAACTCCAAGGTCATAATAAACGAAGTCTCTATTCCTTCGTCCTTAAGAATTTTGTGCAAGGACCACCGACAACGGTTACCTCCCGTCATCACATTCTCTAAAATTTTACATATAATATGTGTCATGTTATCGATGCAAGCGTCCTGGATGACCCTGGGCAGGGTGCCGTCCATTCCCATAAGAGGTTCGAGGTACAAATCTTCCGAAGGGTTATCCATCCACTTCACCAGCTGTACTGGCCAGGTAAACTGACGAGCATTTAGGTTGAGGCTTACCTTCATCATCAGACCGTCCGCATTCATCAATACGATGTTGGACCAGAACGCGGCTTTGGATATTTCCCAGGTGAAGGGTACAACGCATATGAGATGGACCCGGTTGGATATCTTGAACGGTTCCCACTCTTTCCATCGGGGAGTAGGCCCGTTCATTTCCCACACTGCCATGGTTTTAGAATCCGGGTCAACCGTAGTAATACTATTGCCTGGTATATTTTCTTGGAAAGAAATATAAACTGGCCGATGCCAAGAGCTGGTAAGCACCAGCTCCACGTCACCGGTGATTAGGTCCCAGTAGTACACATGTTCACGGTCGGCGGTAATACCGACCAAGCATTTCTTACTGAGTACCATTTCGTGCATTTCTGGAGCTCGCAACGTGTGGTGAGTCTTCCAGCTAGTGGTCCATACGACGGTTATTTTACCTCCCATGTGGGCAATTGCCAGTATACAGCCATCTTCGTCCATGCGCAAGAGGCCGGTGTCGCAAATGGTTTTTTTGCGCGACAAATCAATTGGGTGCCCCGACGACGACTCTTCGTCTATGTCCAGCTGATTACGAGACCAACTGGTCCCGTCGTCTATCATTAGGATATCCGTGTAAGGTAGCCTGACTAAAGAAACCACCGGCGTTGTTCGAAAATAAGAGAGGTAGACGTCGGGTCGTTTGCGGTTGACAAATAGAAGTTTCGAGTCGCCGAAGCCTATGTACCAACCAGCGTGGTAGCACGGCGTTATTTCGGATTCCATGCTGATGGGCACCAACTCTTGAGCTCCGTACTCGTATGTATTGCCGTGATTGGTGTAGAAAGCAAAATATTTTCTATTGTAGCGTATGAAGTCTTGGACCACTTCACCAGTGTCCAGTCCCACCTGACATTTAAAGAATGGCGTTACTTGATGTACTCCTTTGCTAGCCGCGTTCTCTCCCATAATCCATTCCAATTGGGCTTCCCCGTTTATTATGAGATATGGATGTTGGGTGGTCATTATGAGTTTGTCGCACGCCTTTATACTATATAAGATAGTTTGTTCCTGTGCATATCATGACCGACAACGGACAGTTACCAGAAGCCAAATTGTACGCCTCTGAAAAGGAGGTTCAATCAGCTTGGGAACACTGGGCAAAGCTGCGCGTCTGTGCAAAATGCGGCAACGCTTTCAACTGGCTCCAATCCTTCGGTTCTTGGGAATGTCGGCAACACCTTGGCCCGGTGAGCTGTCGAAAAAGCATAGACAAGTGGGGCACCACCCACCGGGATTATAGGTACTGGGACTGTTGTGGTTTGCCTCCTAACACGGCGCATCGTAACAAATCGGAAATAGTATGGAGCTATGTAAGGACCACGAGACCGTGCGTAGATAAATTCCCCACCGAACGACCCGTACCGGGATGTATTCCCTGCGACCATACTGAAGCTATACATATATTAGACGACGGTGTACGGTTGGGGTTCCCACTACTATCACCCACCGATGCATATAGTTTCGCACCGGAAGGGGGACACAAAGTAAACGATACGGTAGTGTATTGTGGTAAAGAAAGAATCGTAGCGCAAGTATATTTTGACAAGAGTGTAGACTTGCAAGATGTGGACCGAGGCCGCATCACGCCGGTAGAATTAGGATGGGCGAACGCCAAGTACGCTATGACTATAGGTAGTCTTTGTGATTGGAATACAGACGACCTCTCTATGCCGATTAAAATTTTAAAAAGAAGGGTAGATGACAGAGCAAATATATTATTCGATTTTAAAATAATGAATATTGGAATGCCTGTGCACCAGATAGCTGCTATGATACCCCACATGGACGGCGACCCAACAGCACGCCCGGGCTGGCAATTTGAAAAAAAAGATGGCAAAGTCATCTACCCACACATTCAAAATTGTGCAAATCGTTTGGATTATATCAAGTCTTAGCACAGCCTGGGCACTCGCCAGCACATACCTTCCTCGAGCAGTTGTAACATAATAATTTACAACAAACATTGCATTCTGTATGACGTGCCCACCTGTATTTAACATAGTTGTCACATCCATCGCATCGTATAATCTGTAACAGACAAGTGTGTTTATCTAAATCTTTATTGTACAACGTGTCGTAATCTTCCGCATCTATAGTAACATCTTTCGATACCAAGGTTCTCAGTTTGGTACGGTCCTTTAGGTGGAGGTATGGGCCCAAGAGGGCGAGGGTTTGGGGGTAATACTCTATATAATTCATGATTTAATAATTATATAATAATATTATAGTATAAGAATATTCTTAGCTTATTCGCTGTCTCCACAACTTTCCCATACCGTGGTCCACCGTGATACTCACAAGCTTGCCATGGTAGTGGTAGTGTGAATATTTCGTGTCCACTGGTTCTTCCACGCTAAAGTCCACACCACAGGACTGACTGGTGCTCGTTACACAAATGTATCTCGCTGCTGGAGTCATACCACTCATTGCCCGGTCACGTCCGGAATTGAAATAACAGTGTTCTCCTTTTCTAGGTGGTGTATGATGTTCCATACGCTCCAGTCTGTTAACGGCTACTTGAACCTTGACTTCTCGTTGCCTCCTTTCCTCCACGGTTAATTGCCAATCCATTTTGTCGTAGTTCATCATCTCTTTATCACAGGGATTCATTTTCTGAGAAATGGTTGGTTAAGAATATAAGTAGTATTATAAGGGCGATTATTGCTTTGATAAAATCTTGATGTTCTTCAGACATGTAATATTATACTGTTGTTATTATAATATTAGAATATTCTTAGCGAATACTAAGAAGAATATTGTATTATTTAAGAACATTATCCAATAATATAATGGTTAAGGACTTACAGTGGAAACATATCAACAATGGCTTTAAAGAAGATGTACAAGCAGACGGAAAAAAGCATAAAAAATGGAAGGTTACCGACAAGGGTAAATATTACGCTGTAGTTTTCTATGGCGGCGGTGGTATATTATACACAGGAAAATTTTATAAATTACCCGATGGTGAACATGCTGTATGGCTTAGCGAAAGTTCCAATCCTTTGTTTTTCAAAATAATAGTTAAAAAAGGCGGTTTTATGTCTTCAGGTGGGACGTACGTGAAGCTTCTAAAAGGAGTAAAGGAGGGCAAGGTCAAGGGGGCTGCCGAAGGGGTTGCTGCTATTAAAGCGGCTCAAGAAGCGAAAGCATCAGAAGGGTTTAAACCTAAGCCTATTGGCGTGTTGAGAGTGACAAATAAGGTCGATTATTATAAACGTATGTATAATGTTTAATATTTTAAACCAACGGGCACATGATTTTATCGCCGTGGTAAGATTCCTACGAGTATGACAGATACAATCATTTATTTATGTGAGCAACCCTTTAATACCCCGTCCAGTATTTATGAAGTGCTTTGGCATCCCAATCGTTGAGAGCATGGTCCAATGTATCTGTGAAATCCTTGATACGGTCTTCTTGAATACGTTGTAATCCCTCGACATGCTTTGTCTTTGCTGCTGGGTTATTGTTGAGCTCGCCTAAATGACGATGTGTGCGCATAATATCTTCCCCGATACGGGTTACTATTCTTAATCTGGATACGAATTGTGGGAGTGGAATCTTCATTTATGCATCAGAGGCGCACTTATATACCCTAAGCTTCTGTTCTAAATCTTTTCCATCTACCTAGTTTTTCTTTACAAACTGGATTTTGACACAGACAGTAGCATGTAGCAGGTTCGTCGCAACCTCTACGCTGCTCTGTCTTTATAATATGTACCATGTTCACATGACAAGCTGGACATTGGATGAGGGTAGGTTTAACAAACTGTATGGCTTGTGCCTCTTTCGGTTTTATGGATACGCGCGCCTCTTCCCATTTGTCACCGATTTCAGAGCCCATTCGCCACATATCATCGTCCCAGCCTACATGCTCTACGGTAGGTACAATATATAGACTCTTCGCCCAGGTTACAATATGCTTTACTTTATAGGAATAGCGTTGGCCGATAAAACGCCTATGTATTTCCGCTTCCACTTCGGCAGGTAGTAGAGATTGAGCAGCTGCTCTAGACATTGTATTATATATAATATTATTAATAAATACGAATATTCTCAGACTATATGACTCCCCAAACTCCTCTGCTCTCCTGGATTTATTACCACCACATATTTTCTGGTCATAGGCAGTACCTTTGTGGGGGGTATTAGCGTTGGAACCGTAGCACGTGCGTGTAGTGGGACTACCTGTCTTGGCAACGGTATTGGGTCAGTATCAAGGTCCAGCCACCTACAACATCTATACCAATATTCAGAACAGCATGCTATGAGATGGCACATTGCCACACAACCCACTATGTATATACACGCCCAACAAACCACCATACAGGCCATGCGACATCCGGGTACTGGTATATACCGACATTGACAGATTCGCATATTCATTGAGGATACTCACCATTTTCGAACCTGCGCCGAGCTTGCCTATAGTAATGTACATGGTTTTTGTGGAGTTCTGGCATTTCGGCTACAAACTCGTGTATAACACCCATCACGCCTTGAAATACGGTCGGGTCAATGGTCATAAAGCATATTAGGTTTGCCAGGCACCAGATAGGTCCTTCTAGCAAGTTGAAGACGATGCCGACCCGAATCGTGTACCAAAGACTACCAGTTAGAATTACGAGCATGCCAATGATGCCCAAGCATATGAAGGGCAGGGACACGTGTAGTACGATGTCCACAAACCAACTCATGTAGAAGTGGAAGTTGAATTTTTTACCGAGGTAGGCCGTGATAGCTAAGTACATTATGATTTCTGTTGGGTTTGGCCACCAAAGAGCAGGATTGTTGAGAGGAGGGGTTTGGGATGTTGACATTTTAAACTTGTAAGGTTAAATAGGTTACTCTATGTATACAACATCATTACTCTATTCGCATATTCGTAGATTATACGAGCCAAATAAAAGACCATAATATTCCCGTTCTAAAGAGGCATTGTATGATGTCGTATTGTGTATCGGTTACAACAAATGTCTGACTGCTGCTACAGTAGCGGTATGCGTTGGTGCATATGGCTAGTCCGTATATCATGATAAAGAACCCGACGTTGGACCCCGCCACTACCCACGGGATAATATTGAAGGTAATACAGAAAATGATTGGTTCTATTGGTACATTCTGTAAGTTTCTATGTTGTACCGCGTTTACATTCTCCAAGTTGACATCAAAATCGTTTTTGAATTTGTCCCATTCTATTGCCTGAGATTTCTGTCTCTCTTTTTCTGCCAAAATGTAATAGCAATACACTACACATATACCAGCTCGTATGCTATTGGTCACGCTGTCACCATTGACGAGACAGGCGGCAATGGTAATGCACGGGTCCACCACGCTGGATATCCCCCAACGTATAGAGTTGTAACCTGCCATGTACATGATACGCATGTGACACCAGAATCTTGAATTCTCACGGCCCCACCCACCGTTGAACATGTTAAGCAACACCATACAATATCCCACCAACGGGGCTACGGCTGCCGTTATAATCGCCACTTTTGTGTAGAATGTCCATGCCGGCTTTACAAGGCCAGCGAGCGAAATGAAGAACATGAGTTGAATTCCCCAAGCTACAATCATAAATTTCTTCCAGTTGAAGAGAGTCAGTGATATGTTCTTTGGGAACTTAAGAGGAAAAAATACAAATACTCGCAACGCGTCTGCTGGCTCACATTCTACCGGATTGACCAGTCCCGTGGCTTCTTCAATATCTTTATCCATTTATCACAGTCGAATCCAATATATAGTCACGCCGACGCCATCGAATATAAATAACTATAAATCCAGGTGCCTTTCTCTCAATGATATATGGTAAGTTAAAGATTTTAATGCTGGGGTCTAGTGGTTGTGGTAAAACCAGTATCCTCGACGTGTACAATCAGAAAATGACTTACGAATCTCCCACGGTGGGTATATCTATTACGGGCGGTACGGTACGGGATACCTCTAGTCAACAGCGCAGACCTACACCGGTACGGTTCTACGATATGGGTGGTTCTCGCTTCTGGTGGGGGTGGATACCAGAATATATAATAGATACCGACATAGTATTCCTGTTCTACGATATTACTAGACCGGAAACATTGGAAGAAGCACAGGAAATATTAGATAAGATACAAGACCAACAAGCTAATTTTAGAGTTATAGTTGTGGGAAACAAGACAGATTTGCAAGAAGAAAGAAAGATAAAAATATTCGATATCAACGCTTGGATTGCTAGGAATAGAAGAAAAGGATGGCTGTTGCGTCATATAGAATGCAATATACGTAATATAACCAGTTTTAGAAAAATATTGGACCGCGCTATAAACGGTCTGGAAATGACGTTGAAACCTCTCGCCCCGGCTAAAGCTGAGTTCTTCTACGACAAGGCATCCAACCCTCCATCCTGGATGGATTATCTACTTCCATGGTAGATGCAAACCTTGAAAATCCATGAATCGATAAAATTACAGTATATACACTGTCTCTTTCTTGGTAAGAAAACATGAGTACCCAAACCCAAGAAGCACCCAAAGTAAAAATGACACTTAAAGAACGCCGCATGGCACGTGAAATCAAGAATTTCCAAGAGAGCCCGTCACAATTCTTACCACAAGCGACGTTTAGACGACTGGTGGCTTCAACGACTAAAGAGACAGTAGGAGACGGCATCAGATTCAACGGAGCAAGTATTAAAGCATTACAAACCGCAGCAGAAGACGAAATTACAACTATGTTTCAAGGAGCGAATATCCTTGCCCACCAAGCGGGGCGTGACACGGTAACACCATTGGACATTAAAACCTTCCAAGTATTGCGCAACATGTAGTTGTTGGGCGTTTAGAGTATTTAATTGAGTAAAGATTAATTTATATGTTACGTTTACTAAACGAAACCCCATTTGAAACTAATATTACACTACATGGTCGTGTACGACTTATTATTTCTCCCCAACATCTTGCTAAAAAGTTGGACAGCGCGCCCTCTTACAAAGAATATTTTACGGAATGGATACATATTCTTAAGAGTGGCCCCCTCTATCAACAAGTTGATTTTTGTATAGACCCGTGGTGTAGCCAAGAGATAGTTATGTCAGGCATTGGCATAACCTCTCTAACGATGGGATTCAACGACATTCGAACCGCGTGGACCCGTCATACTCCTGGAGTATACGACTGGGATTCTGGCTTTAATGAAGTAACCATCACCTGCCAACCCGGTAAAAGTAACGTAAAAAAACAACGAAGAGGGCCTGCTATATTTGGAGACATCCCGTTGCACATCTTAACTAAATCCGAAAACCCAAGCTGGCAAGTAATAGACGAACCTATAACTACGGTACAATACTCACCACAGTTCAATGAAAATTACTACAAGACAGAAAAATATAATTCGCCCAACATTTAAGTACAACGACAAGCCCGTTCGTGCGGCAGGTCTACTAGTGTATTGCACAGAGGGAAACCAACGATACTATTTGTTACGGTCAGAGAAAAAGGGTCGTTGGTCCGATATAGGCGGCAAGACGGACGAGGTAGACGAGGATATCATATCCGTAGTTGTGCGTGAGGTCACAGAAGAGACCAACAACCATTTATTCTCAACAGTGCATAACTACACACAAGCCTATTCATTTTTGGACACCAAGTTAAGGGAGGAAGAGTTAGAAATTCACTATTGCCCAAAGGGGAAATATATTTTGTTAAAAGTGGAATTTGATAGCAAATACAAATATATGTCGAACAAGAGGTTCGGTCTCAAGGAAAAAACCGACGGGTGGACGATGGACCACTACTATTCTTGGGTCCCCGCCAACCGAATACAAAGACACAAGCTTCACCCAAGACTGCGTTTTCACACTGATTATTATAATTTATTCTAGTATAAGAGGATTGTATAACTTTATAAATGTTTAGATACCTACTTCTATTTGCCCTTTGTGGTACATTCGCCTCCGCACACTCTTACATAGGAACTCCGTGCACGCAAGATAGTGACTGTTCACGAGATTTGTACGGGCCCGGTGACGATTGTGGGACCAACAAACGTTGTAAATGCTACACTGGATGGTCTGGGCTACGATGCCTAAAACATACCAAACATATGAGTCGCCAGGTTCGGTTAAAAACCAACCAAACAAACTGTGTCGATTCCATCGTATCATTTTCGGATATGCGTTCTAGCCCTACAGAAACATCGGAATGCGCACCATACGTATGTACACAGGAAATCTTTGTATGTCCCGACGGAACACCGGTAGGAAGGAACAATAGAAATTTCTGTGACTTTTTCCACTGTCCCATTCGATTGCATCAACAGTGCGACAGTCCAGAGTCGGTAGTGGCAGCTCCTAACCCTAGCGTATACTCGGCAGCCGAACTGGAGGGCAGCATCATGATAGGTACTAACATCGAAGCCTCTATGTTGTATCCATCGTCTGGGACATCCACATATAACCCAGATATTCAACTCTACGCTTGGGAATCGGAGAAATACACGACAGAAGCGGTGGCAACCTTCAACACCTACTCTGCCGATAGAGACTGTGGTTGGGCCACCATACAACCGTACAACGAAACAGAATATAGCTTTGATGCATGTACCGCGGTATCCGATTTTGCTTCCTGTCAAAACAAATCATTTAAACTGGGACCGTTGGTTTCTATATTTCAACTACCAGCCTGGGTAGAACAAGCAGATTCTGAAATGACAGCCAAGGCACGTCTCAACAACTATATCCAGACAGTCGTGACCAATTACCGGGATGCGGAATACATTGACGTGGTGGAAGACGCGATATGGGAGACGACTACCACCGTCAAGTACAGGTCTTCCAACAAGCTATGGTATTCGGAAATAGAATACAGCGCCTTGGACGTGCCGGATTATATATTACAGGCATTCTACACTGCGCGCGTGACGGCTCCCAATGCAAAGTTAGGATACGTAGACTACGGGCTTACCAACCAATCTCTCAAGTTTAGTTATGTTAGAGAAATGATACAGACCATGGTAGACCGAACAGACCCTATCAAACCAGACTACATTACCATGACAGACCAATTGTGGGTAGGGTGGAACGAACTGTTTCGAACCTTTATTGGTATCAACGACTTGGGTATGGTGGGCGTAAAGACACACTTGGCACCAGAAGGTATAGTAGTGCACAGCCAAGACGTATCCAGCGAAACGCATCTTATCACCACCAGCTTCTCACGCAATGGTCAGGCCGCTGTGTACGCAACACTTCTCAAAGCTTGCTTGGTAAACCCTTACTGCGAAAGCTTTGAACCCATGTTTGCCGATAGGCGCAACCCGTGGACCGCGCACGCGCCAGGGATATTTGATGCCGACTACGCAGAAAAGACAGCGTTGGAAGCTATGAAAGCCACTCTGTCTGGTAGCTATATATGGATAGATGAATTCATGGCAACATTAGATACGCCACCGACCAGCGCACAGCTAAATCATGTCCATGGTGCGTTGAGGCCAGCACCAGAATGTAGTATGGCTAACATTTGCGACGCTAGAGGATGCCACAACGGACAGTGCCACGTCCGGTACCTCGAAGTTAACCCTTCCAATTGTGCGGATGCGACCGCTGATTCGTTGGTATCGAGCTCCGCCTGCGAGGTAGACGACGGTATATGCCAATGTGAGAACTACTTCAACCTTCAATCGATTCCAAAACCCAAAAAGAAAATTGGTTTTGGTAAGCCATTTGCCCCCAATAATAAATTATCCAAAGGCAAGCTTCGGAACGTGGACGAACTTCATTGCCAACTGGACAAATACGACGGGAATGGTGAGCATGTACTGGTAGAAGTATCCGTACAACACGGTAATTACTCCAATGTGGGGCCCAATGCTTTCTTAGCGTCGTGCAATGGGCTAGACTCTAGTGGTGCCAGCTCAGCCGTCGAAGATGTCACCGCTAACATCGTGCACGACTGGGGTTATTCCGAAATCGACAAGTATGTTATTCGTGTAGATTTGGAAGCATTGCCAGACGCGTGTAAAGAGGTATCCGATACCAATATTGAATACTATTTCCAATTGGAACGTGAAGGTTGTATGGATACGCTCAATCAACAGATGAAACGGTACGCTGTAACGCTGGAGACAACTGTCCAAGCTCAAACCAAATTAGGAGTCAGCAACACCCCGGATGTTGACATCATTGTAACCATGTACTCTGGCGGCACATCCGAACAAACCGAATGTGTCGTGGTGAATGCGGACAACCTGGAATACAAGTATGCGGGAGAGCTACACGTAGAAGGTATGTCTCCCAACCTACTCTGGGCGTTCGATGTGCCGAACAGTGATGCCATCTCCGACTTTGTATGTGCTTCTCCTCCCTGTTTGTTTGGCCCAAACGAAACCATACGGGTGGAATCGAAAGAAACGCATGTGGAGGGTTCTATTGCTAGAGACCAGACATTTCAAATCAGTATTTATGAATTAACTGAAGGACAAGCCGAACCGGTACTGGTAGGGACCGAAAGTGTTATGAAATCATTGCAAGTTAACTGTATCAGCGGTAGTAGCCAAACCATTGACATAGTTAATGTCCATACTGAAGCTACGGCGAACGTGTTCTATTACGATGACGATAGCGAAACCTACATACAGTGTGAAGGAGACGACTGCGACACGCTAGACAGGGACGATGAAGTAGCCCTCACATTGACACTGAATCAGCCAATGCAAGAGTCCGGTCTATCTGTCGAGAATATTCACTGGTCATTGCAAGAAGGCCTACCGGATGGGGATATTGTAACGGTGGAGGATGTGATGTACCGCAATAGTTTGTCCATTGGCGAGCGATGTGGAAAAGACTCTATCTGTGGTAACTGTAGCTTCAATGGTATAGAGTACGGCTCGAGGGTTGACGTATGGATGGGAATAGAACTGGACGATTTCATTGTAGAATTGTTACAACACAATCCTAATTTTTATTCGACGGTAGTGACCATCGTATTCGACATCGAAGCGACCATAGGATATTGTAGAGCAGAAAGCCGACGTCGTTTGTTAAGTATTTATCATCTTAGCCACCCAACTACACCGGCCAACACTGTACGCCAACAGGCTAAAGTTGGTGTACGACTGGGGTCGGAAGCAGATTGGGACCCGGAACATCCACACAGCCACGACGATGATATAGCGCCGATTGACCATCCTACTGGCCCAGGTCCAGCTTCTGGCCACCACCACGGACATGCCCACGCGCATTTGAGAGACGGTACGGACATTGTTTCACTTACCATTTCCGGTGGTACGAATATTTTAGTGTTAGGAATGGGAATTCTATTCTTAATGGCACTATGTTTCTTGTATGCACTCTGTCGTAAAACACGTCCACCGGTACGAAGATTAGTTACACAGAATCGGGCACTTGCGAGGACGTGGTAATCACTATATAAAAGAGTTACATATTTTAAATGTCTAACATAGAACATACGCATACACATGAAATAGATAGTTATTTTCAACATGCTAGAGATAGCGTGTCTTTGGCAATCGACGGGGAAACCAACGTTCTCATATTATTTATAGCCGTTATCGTTTTTCTATTGGTCGTTTGCCTTGCCAGACAGACAAGTTGTCACCGTCCACAAGTACAGGCACGCCACGTTATTAGAACGGATGTGGGCTTTCAAAGGTTTAATCAGCGTAACAAAAGAGAATTTTATACTTAAACACAATTATTATTTATTAATTTTACACCACTTCTACACTTACAACCACAGTATTCACCGTCCCATGTAGCTTCTATATCACCGTAGAAACTCATGCAAGCACCCGTAATAGGCGAACACTTACAAGCCGGCCCGGCATATCTATCTTTATGACAGTCGTAACCACTCGATGGGCAGGCAACCGTGCATAGAAATTCTTTACGCTGGAAGGCTCTTGAACCGTCTGGGCAGGTTATGTAATAGTTTGGGTCGCACAGCGGGTACCGTACACGCACGGTTCTAGTTTCTTTTTTCCCGTTGCAATCGTATGTCCAGTTATAATCTCCCACTAGCTTGGGGTTGAACGATGGCACCACCGTTGTTTTAATATCGTATCTCCATCTAGCGTCGGTGCATAGAGCACCGGGGTCTTTGTACGTGGATACATTTTGTCCAAGTATCAATTCCACTATTCTGGGTCCTAACAATGTAATGTTGAGGTCGTCGTTGTCCAGAATAAAATCAGAGCAGTTTCGCTGCGCTGCCGAACACTCTTGAGATTTGTACTCTTTCTTCCACACATGCTTCATCATATGGCAATCGCCAGAGTCGTGGCATTTGTCTGCGCAGTGTAGCTTTTCCCACGCGCACACTATCGAACCAGGAGACCATTGACACTCCGAATGCTTGTCGCACCGTTGACCAGGGCGACAATCTCTCGAATGTAAACAAGTAGAGTAATACCGAAGCCTGCTCTTTAGCTCGTCCACCTTGGCTGCTAACTGGGCTACCAATTCGCGGGTCTCACGGTTGTCCTCTTCGAGCTCCGAGACAATGGTTGGGATTCCCAGATTCAGGACATTACCATTGTTTATAACAGTAGTAATAGCATGTTCGAGAGTATCCAACTCTATTTCTATCTCTGCCAGCTTGGTATCCCTGTCCGAAGCGCTGTTTTCAAGCAGTTCTGCGAGCGTTTCCAGACCTTCGATAGCCTCCGAATGGTTCGAAGCCGCGTCCATCAACAGCTTTATCTGGTCCTGAATGATGAGTATCTCACCTTCCGAAGGACAGAACGGGCTGCATTGTATTTTTTGTTTGAGCAATGCTATGTCTTCTAGAATAGCTTCCAACGTTGCGGGCGGTAGCATGGTCTCGAATGCCGACACGCGCTGGTTAAGAGAGGATATCTCCGTGCTTAAATTCACCAATGGGTGGATTCGCTCCAACTCCGTCAGCCGATTCAACTCGTCCCGTATCGACAATACCTCTTGCGTTGGGTTTAAATTGGCCACACGCTTTGCTATATCATCCAGCTGGGTTTCCGTGAGTTCAACGTTACCTCGCAATTCGTGAAGCAGTTGCACAATTTCTTCCGTCCGCGTGTTGATAGTCTCGTAAATAGAATCTATTTGAACGCTAAAATTCATTGCTGAATGAGCATTTACAACGCTCTCCAACACGTCTATACGACGTAGCAATGGTGCAAGGGTAGCATCAATGTTCGGGTCGAGTAGGCTGGAGTTTGTTATCAATGCGTGCGTGGCATTGAGCGTGGTTTCGAATAGTTGAGCGGTCTGATTCTTTAGGTGGTCTATCTCAAGGCGCATGGTGTCTAGCTTGTTTAGCTGGTACATAAAGTGTTGCTGTTCTGTCTTGGTATTGGCCACTTCGACATTTAGGTTTTGAATATGTTCTGTAAACTCGTCTACCAATTCTTGAATGAAGGTAGAGTCTGGCAGGTCCAAGAATGCATTGCGTAGGGCAGCCATCTCTTGTGTCAGTTCCAGACGGAGGGCTTCTGCGGTGGCGCCCAGTACATTTAATTCCGGTTCCAAGCTTGCTACTTTCTGTTCCAACCCTTCGATTAAAGCTCTATTAATATTAATATGCTCGAGGGTAGTGTTGGTAAGCCTGTCTACACGCCTGTGTAGCTCTTCCACCAGTGTCATGACTTGGGGTAAATCTTCCCGGTGTTCCCTAAAGTATTCTATCTCTGTCCTCAATTCGTCGTAGTCTTTCTTATTGCTCATGGTAACGCTACCAAATTTCATCATCTCTTGGTACACGTAAGCAATGCGGTCGTCGTATTCGTTATTCTTTACGACAAACTGCTCGATGTACGTCTGGTGTTCAGTTATCTTGTCTTGAATTTCTAGAATGGTTTCGCTGGATACCGTGCTTCCAGGCGTGGCGCCCATGGTTTCCAGCTCTCTTCTGAGCTCGGACATCACCGCTATGTTACCGGTGACAACGTCCCATATCTCTTGTAACCGTATTTCATTATTTGTGTTGTTAAAAGTGATATTGCTCATCTGTTCCAACATATTGTCGATGAGAGGACGGCAGTTGTAAGAGATGTTTCCATACCCACATATCAATTGAGACTGTTGTAGAGCTTGTATTTGATTTTCCAGTTGCTGTACCCTCACATAGGTATGAAGGTCTAGACCAGAATTGTCCGTGCCAATCCTCAAAGCCTCGAGCTTCGCCTCCAACTCGTTCAACTGCTGTCGTTGGAAAACTGCTTCCGCCTTGGCAGCCTCCAACTCGTTGCGGTCTATCTTCTCCTCAATCTGCTGCTGTAAGTCGGTGATGGATGTATAGATAAAGCTAGCGTTCGCGTCGCCGTAAAGAACATTCGATTCCAACTCTACCAAGGCTGCCCGCTGTTCGTTCACGTCACCAGTCAAGCTTTCCAACAAGGTAGCCGTTTCCGATACATTTCCCAGCGCCCAAAGGAGCCGCTGTTCGTTCTCCAGTATCTGATGCCCAGCAATACTAATCTCCGCGTGGAGCTGAGATACCTGATTACTTAGGTCTACAGAAGGGTAGTCTTCTTGTATCTTGTTGAGAACAGATAACTGAGACTGTAACGAGTCCATTTGTTCACCGTGTAACAACTTTAAATAGTCCAACTCTTCTTGAATGAATAGAATTTTCTGCTCTTGTGTCACAAACAACATGGAGGTCTGGGTCTCTAGACTGCTCACGGTAGCTTCTACCTGTGCAAACTTCATGTTACTCTCTGTGTATTGTTGTTCTCTCTTCTCACGCTCTATTTCGAATGCTATCCTCAAGCTATCAAAGGTGTCCTGTTTGACGTAATTGGCAAGCACATCGTCTCGAAAGGTGGCAACTTCCTGTTCCAGGCTCGACACGCGTTGTTTCACCAGCGCTACCTCTTGCTCATTGCCCCGAATGGATGCGTTGTTGGCTATGATGTCTTGCTCTATCACCACTATCATATCCTGGACAATATTTATCTCACAATTGAGATGGTGTATCATTTGTTTAATGTTGGGTATTTCGATATGGATTTCAGCAAACTCTGCTTGCATGGAAGCGTTGAGTGAGTGTAATTCATTTCTAAGTTCGGATACCAGAAAGACTGCGGTGTTTGTAGCGTTTATACGCGCCTGGGTCGCAGCAGCTTCGGCCACAACTGAAGCATAATATTCCAACTGGCTCGCCCGCTGCTCCAACGACAAGAACATGGCATCTCGCTCACGCTGTGCGACTGACTCTATTTGCATCGTTATATTGTCATGGAATATAGGCCACAGCGTATCGACTACGATGTCACGCACATCGTCCGCGGTTTGGTATTTTGCGTGCATCTCTAGTGATAGCGCATCGATGGCTTCGGTTATCTTGGACTGGGCAAAGGTAGCTGCTGCTTGACGGGCTGCCTCCGCCTGCTGGTCCGCATAGCCGGCTGCCTGGTCCAATGCCTGTAAGGCCATCCATTCTACGTACTGGTTGGCAGCTCTATGGGCTTCGGCTGCTACAGCATCCGCATACTCTTCTGCCTTGGCCAACCCCTCGTCGTACGACTGTTTAATCATTAGCTGAATCTCTGCCAAGGTAGGAACTTCACCTATCTCGTTGAACTTGTCGTACATTATCTTTTCCAGAGCCGCTGTTACGGACAGCGAATGGTTAAGAGCCATGGCCCCTTGTATGTCCGCATAGTCCTTTAGCTCTATCTCTGTATCGTACAGCAACAATTCCAACGCGTTGAGGTCGCCAGCGTCCGCTTTGGTGAGAACCGCATCGTATATCTGGTTGATACGGTCGTCTAGAAACATAACTGTGATTCCCAACTGTTCCGCCGTATCTGCGTACGCATCTTCCATTATCTTTAATCGACTGCTGGTTTCGTCCGAAACTTCTTCTACCTCCTTTTTAATCTGGTGTATTTGCCATGCGATAGCTTCTACCTGGTCATCTAACTTCCAATCTACACGGCCTACGTCGTATGTCAGACTGTCCAACTGTCTCTGAATGTCTGTCATGTTCTCACCGCTTAAACGGCGAATGAGTTCGGTCTCTGCTATGAGAGCTTCTATGCCAGCGGCGTGGTTGACATCTCGGACAGACTGGTTGTACAGCTGTTCTTCGTGTAAGGCGGCAACCAAACTTAACTCTGTCAAGCGGGCAAAAATTTGTTCGTCCGTGGTGGACTGGTTGACCAGTTCTTTCCTGATGTAGGCTATCTCGGATTGCACCATGGTAGAGAGTCCAATGTGGGACTGTTCCAACTCCCACAACTGCTGAATAATATCTTCCTGCTTCAGCTCGACATTGGTCGTTCGGTTGGATTGCTTCTCGTTTATTTCTGCCTGGTTCTGCTCTATCGTATTCACGTCCTCAATCAGCACGGTCAAATCGTATCGCATGGCGTGTCGAATCTCACGGGCAGCGTTGGGGTTTCCAGACTCGATAAGCTTGCTAATCTCGTGCAAACGTTCGATTAAACGTGGGTAGGTAGTCAAATCGCGGTACAACAGGTCGTCTCCCGCTTTATCTATCAACTGCTGAAGCCAAGAGCAGCTCTGGTTGTTGGACTCTGTACGCTCTGGTACTTCTATTTCTGATAATTGTTCTCTTATCTCAGCCATCCTATCTATCTTGTCGTGCATCTCGCGCAAGTGTAGCAGCTCGTCTTTGTTGGCACGAGTCTCGTTCTGAAGTGCCCAGATGTACACCCACTGTGCATCGGTAAAGGTGTTTAGGTCTATTAAAAACAATTTGGTACCCATTTCTATCATGGCCAGTTCTGTAGCAGAAGGAGAAACCGGTGTGTACTTGCATCGTGTAGGTCCAGAGCATGGCGACCATACTGTCTCACCGCCACAAGACCTCATGTGAACCGTATCGCAGCCAGTGTTTGTATTTTGCATGTACCGAAAGGTAGCCATGATAGAGTGAAAATGTTCATGGTACGGGCATTGAATGTCACAGCTGTATGGGTTTATACCATTTTCATTGGCCCATTTATGATACAGAGAACCAGTACCGTCACAAGCGCAGCATGTGTTTACAGCGGTGCTAAAATCACGGTCCGTATCCCATCCAGCAATACGCATGTTACACATCCAATCCTGGTCTTCAGGGCTGAAGGTACCATAGTCCGCACAGCTGTGTGAACGTCCACCAGACATGCTAAGCGCATCGTCCCATGGGAATTGCCTGTCCGCTTCTCCCGTTTTGGGACAGTTGCGGGCTAAAAACTCTGGAGAGAATTTGTCAAATAGCACGCGGTCCGATACCTCCGAACCGTTCGCATTCCACATGGTTGCGAAGAATGGTCCTCCCTTTCCCCCGATAGACAGAGTAACGTGCCCCGTTGCTGTGGGAGTTAGCTTCTTGTCTATTATATGTCTACTAGCGAGTGGAATATCTTCTGGCCTTGAATATTGCAAGCCGGTAACAATACCAAGCACGCTATTGGGCTTGGCACCACTGTAGTATAATGTTACCATGCTCTGGTCTCTGGTCATATACATCCGTTCGACCGAAGCGTGGTGATTGCTATTACATTCCAGCACACCGCATGGAAATTTAGGACATCCATCCTCATTTGTTTCTTCGTTTTTAACGTATACACAGTCTTCTGGCGGTGCAATACACCCTGGTATAGGACAAAGGGAGGGACACGCTACTTTGGTACACAGCAAGTTACCGTCTTTGCACTGGCAAGTGTTGCAATAGTTATCACCAGTATCTCGCCCTACCCATCCAGGAGCTACGGTGGTACCGTCTGTTAGCGTGCAAGGTCTGGCACCGTCACAATAAATCAAAGTGCATAATAGGACACCATCGTTACAGCTACACGTGTTACAATAGTTATCGCCAGTGTCTAGCCCGGACCATCTATCTTTCACTTGTTCTCCCCCGGTTAGACGGCATTGTTCACCGGTACTACATTCTCTCTCTGCCCCGTTCTGAGATAGACAAGGCTGGCCACCTCCTTGAGCAATCTGAGTGATGATGAATTTACCGCATTGGTCTCCCTTTGGCCCCTCTTGTGTCCACACACCGACGCAATCTTTGGTGGGCTGGCTACAGGCGACCACCGTGCCAGCAACTATAGAACAGTCTAGACCTTCGCCTTCTACGGGCGTGGTCACGATATATGTACCACAGTCTTCACCATTGTGACCTTTATCGGTCCATTGTCCTATGCAATCTACGGCAGCTGTTGGTATTTTATAGCCACATGTACAACATACATCGTTAGGAACGGGCAATTGGTGGTTTGAGAAGTCCATATGTCCCGAAGCGGCACATCGCCATATGTCTGTGCCTTGTATTTTGCGTCCAAAATCGGCACATGTTTCTCCGTCTACTTTCCAGGAGGCCGAAGCGTCGTCCGAAGGTCCATCGCATACGAAGGATAGGTGTTTGTATTGCAAGCCAGTGATACCAGCTTTCGATTCTAATATTTTATCGCACCCGAGTTCCGAGGCTTGGTGGACGTTGTAAGGAGGTACATTGAGCAGGTTGGAGCAAAATTCCCACGGCTCCAGTCCAGCCTTACAACCGAGGCATTCGGCCGAATATGCTTCACAACATAAATCATTTTCTTTGCATTCTACTCCGGACCAGCCATCGTCACAGGCGCAGGTATGAGTAAAGACGTAGCTGTCGTAGTTGTTGTCCTGTATCCAATTGGAACCACCGCGGTCACACTGATGCATATTGCTCATTTCATAGCACTCGTGGTGGTCTTTGTCAAGCACAAAATATTGATACCGTTCAGCGCATGCCTCCGCGTTTCGAACATCAATGGGGCCGTTGAGACCTTTGGTACAGTAACCGTTAGCAAACATCATTTTCGTCACGTTGATACACTTTCCATGCTCTCCACAATCTGGACAAACGCTTGGTATATATTTTTCACAGGGGTAGTGTAAAAAATTATTCCAGCTGTTGTCCCCGTCTCGATTGCATGCTTTTTTTAGACAATACTGGAAGTCGGTGTAGCCGGCTCCAACGCAGTCACTGTCAAATGACCGGTCTGAAATGGCATTCACATCGGCACTAAACGGTTTTGGTTGTTCGATATAGTTGCACTGCGTGCATTCTCTATAGGTCGGTCCAGCGTTGCAAATGCTTAATAGCAATAGTAGAAGGATAATCAACATTTAGTAGACAGGACGGTCGCTATTTATAGTATCTCGTCAACGGAAATGCCAGGGTATAAAGTGACATTTTTGCTATCTATCATGGGTGGTTATTACTCAACGCAAAATTGGTACTGCTATTCAAGAGACTTAACAAGCGATGGGTGGAACAAAGAACCGCTATACGAGAGTGAAAAAGCGTGCTTTGGCAGGTTTAAACATTTAGTATACCGCTTCGCACTTCAAGAAAACGACGACTTTAAATCTTATAAAACAATATACATGTACAACGGTTCCAACCGCGTTGCCAAGGCTGAATTACACCGGCCCGAGCACGACGAATACTACAAGATAGAGCTAGACTTCCAAACGCCGGAAGATGCGGAGACGTGGGACAAATGCGACGAGCAGATAATGAATCAATCGGTACTTTGGAAAGAGACAGAATTTAACAAGTTCTATGTCTCGCTACCGTGTGACGAAAAATACAAACGCAGATGGCAACTAGTTAAATCCCTAGTAAAGCCGAAAAAATCTGCTATGTTAACTGTAGGGGATTATTTAAATTACTCTGGGGTTGATATAAATGTATAAAGTTGCGTTTTTTATGTTTGTTACCATATTCATATGGATATTCTCGTTACCGTTGCTAGTTATGACGGCCACGTTTTGGTTTCTACCTGGGTCGGCATTGTTAGTCGGTTGTACCACCTTCAGCATGTGGGTCCAATGGAGGCATCACGATGATATCATAGTGTCAAGCTTATGGCGTGATATGGTATCGTGTATAAAGTTTCGTACATGGTTCAAGAGCTACAAACAGCATTGGACTGGTGATGCCTTCATTCCGAAGAACTCGTTGATAGTCGCCCACCCGCACGGTATTCTATGCTGCGGAATGATGATATATCATTTTGAGAACAAACATACAGTGATGGCGGTAGCGCCTATCCTGTTTTACATTCCCATCTTTGGATGGGTGGCTCGCTCGTGGGGCCTCATTCCTGCCACCGATTACATGATACGAAAAGCATTGACCGAAGGCCATAGTGTCATACTGTACATAGGAGGTGTGGAGGAATTGATAGCAACGTGCGAGCGTAGACTGTACATAGAACCCCGATGGGGTTATTTGAAAATAATAAACGATTTAAAAATTAATGTTATTAGCGTTTGGGTGAAAGGTGAATACGACACCTTTATCAGTCCCCCGTTACCATTGTTGGAACTAAGGCAACGCTTGGTCAAATATGTAAAGGTTGGTATTATGTTCCCGTGGATATTTGGTTGGAACAGTATATGGATGCCCAGAAGGGTAGCGTTGGATGTACACCTTCTAAATTGTGGTAAGCCGTATACTACATCTTTACCGGCAACAAAGGGCTGGTATCACCATCATCTGCGTCAAACACTGGAGAAGGCTTATGCCGAGGAACCTCTGGCCATGAAGTTTCATTCCGAGCAAGTTCCATCAATTCCCTTTCCAAGTCTTCCTCATCGTAATCCACCCCTTGTGGATTGATGTCTTCGGAAATGATGTTAGAAATATCGGTAGCGTCCGCAATGTAGTCGGATAAGTTCTCCATTAAGTCTTCTACTTTGCTGATATCCTGCTGTTTCATGTAACTACTGAGAGTACTGGTGGTAAATCGCACGGTTTCCAGGTGGAGCGCGGACATCTTGATACCTTCCAATGTCAATATTTGTTTGTCGATAGCCAATAGACGCTGGGTTGCGCTAGCCATGTGGTGTTCAATTAACTTTTTTCTCTTAAGATAATATATTTGATTCGTTTTAGATTCTTTCCTAGTAATAGATAATTTACATGTCTTTATCGCTAGATTTAAATCTCCATCATACTTTGAAATCTGCTGCCTGAGCAAGTTACCAACTTCCTTTAAACGAAAAACGGCTTCCTCTAGGTTCACCGCGACCGGCGGTTTGAAACAATCCATAATACGGCGTAACATTATGAATTGAGTATCACACTATTTATAGGCCGGACGGTATTTAATATATCATGATATGGGTTTCGTTTTTCAAACCTATGGGCATATTTGAAGGCAGTTTTAATAAATTAGCCGCTTGGTGGACGGCAGGTCGATTCTGTCACTGTGAAATAGTTTGGCACGTGGAACCACAGATATTAATGGGGTGCGTGAAGCAATTGTATACAAATTTAAGAGCGGCGAATGTGGACAATAGTAAATTATGCACCGAATTAGAATCGGTATTCTTTGAAAACAAAGACAATAAAACATTATTACAGTTAGGAAAAAAAGTTTACGTCTCGTTCTCGTTGTTATGGGGTGACCAATTACGCGTTAGGTTTCTAATGAACATCGAAGACCCGTGGTTTTCGACACCGGAGAAACCATTTTCGGATATTGAATGGCTAAAATGCAACGACATCAAGCCTGAAAAACAACGAGATACACTGCTGTGGGCTATAGGTGAGTTGACAAAACCATACAATAGTTCAGCAGCTCTATTCTCGTGGGTACCATCCTGGGGAAGCAACGATGTCATATCTCGACCCTCTTATTTTTGTTCAGAGTTTGTGGCTCTTTGTCTTGTCCGTATGGGCTTTCTGCTTCCTTTAGCCACACATCATTGCACTCCGAATCATCTAGAGGCAATAATACGTCTCGAAGAACACAACAAAGAAGAATCAACTCAACAAAAAAAGCCACCATCGGGCCTACTAGAATCAGAATTGTCACTGCTTGATGATAATACCCCCAAACGCTCCAGCATACAGCTCCTAGAAGACGAAGAAGAATCATCCCAACAGCCAAATTATGTGTCGTCCTCGGATGACGACATTTCCACACTTGAGGGAGAGATGATGTCACATCACATAGTGACGCTGTCCACGAAAGAGCCAGTAACAGAGTTGTAAGTTCGGTAGTCATTAATATAAAGGTTTTAATGTATTATATATATATTATTAGTGTTTTAAAATCCAGTAGTATTGCGAAGACTGCCGTGTTGTTTTATATCGATGGTAATGTTAAGCAAGTGAAGTGCCAACAGGAATCCAGCTACCACTCCAACGAACCAACACAACATCAATAAAATCACGATGCGCATCTCTTTGTGTGAATGACACATTAACAGCAGAAGCACCAACACACAGTAAGCAGTTATACCTACCGTACTCAGCAAACTCTCCGCCATGAATATCTCTTCGAAGCTACGCTCCGATAGAACGGTTACAATGACAATGCCCGCAGCAATAAACATTAATATTACCATCCAGTAAAATTTAAATATAAAACGCTCCATGTCTCTCAAACGCATTAAATCGTAGTTTGCTACGCCATGCATTTTACCTTTGGGATTTTTACGTAGCATTGGTTGACTCTCTTCGTCATCGTCTGATGCTCTTATAGCAACATTAGTACGCAACATTAATCATTACAATTAGCCTTATATACTAATCCTCATCGCTGTTGAAATCGTCATCGGCTGCCATTGGAGCAATCCATATCCGAATGAATGAGTTTTGTTCACTGTCTAGGTAAGACGTAGCACAGAGTGGCATGCTGGGGTGAAATTGCAGGTCCACACCAGGTGCGCATTTTATCATCGTGTTCAGATGGTCGGCCTCCTTGTTGGATATACGCTGTCTCTCCGAGGTAAAACTGGGCTCCGCTTGGTACACAGTAGCCATCACGGACGGTATAGCATGCTTATGCTCGAATACACCGATGTCGCTCTCACTCTTGATAGTAATGTGCTTATCCTTTTCAATACCGAAATCGATATTACCCATGATAATCTTACAATCTTTTATCCATTCGGATACTAGAACAGTAGACACCCGGAACGATACATTAAAGGTAGGATTGGGTGGAGGGGCCAACGCGTCCTCGTCAAAGTCAACGAGGAAAAGGGTCCAATCCTTTATGCTCTTGGACTCTCCACCGCCTTCGATGGTGATGTTGAAAAAGCGCGACCCTTCCGTGTGGTACCAAGTTATCTTGTCTTTCGGGCCAGCAGTGCTCATAAACTTCTTAAGCAATGGCATGTTGACTCCCAACACACAGTCACGGGTACACGTGAAGGATTCGAACCATGCCGCCTCTAACACCAACTGACGCAAATCGGTGTGGCAAGAATTAGTTGCGGTGACATTTATCCCTCCCGTGGATACATAGAGATTAAGGATTTCTACACCTGATTCCAACGCATCAACGATTTTTTTAATAAGGTTTGGGTCTTTAAATGTGCAATTCATTTTTAATTATTATAATAATATAGTTAATTGGACTCTCGCATATGATGCACATATATGGATGTTCTCTTGTCTTTGTTCAAACTCTTAGCTACTGGAGCTGGCATCTCGTTCCACTTTACAGGCCTGGCGCTTTTGGTGCGTTTCAATGAACGGCGGGGACTTCTCTTTTCTTTAATCGCGCAGGACATCTCAAACAAATCAACAGGTGCGGTAGGCTCTATCTCATACAGGTGAGCTTTCGTACCACGGTTGGCATAACACATCACGGATATCACATCCAACATGCTTTTTATCTCGAAGATGGCACCCCTGTCCAACCGATGTCCCATCACTTTGAACGCCTTGGAGAATTGCTGCCCATTGTTCAGGAACATAGAACAAGCGATAAGACTGGGCAAATATTCTACCACACCGTCCGGGTGCATGATATCTTTGTCCAACATACTGACCAAATGCTTGTTGTAACAAGTGGTTGAAACTCCATACGTCTCCTCCATCAAATTCATCAACTCTTTATGCTTCTTGGGGCGGTGAAACGCCAACCGATTGACCGACATATGAGTCAATGCTAGCCACATCATCATCGCGGTCTGGTGGTCATTGTTCTCATGCGCTCTGCGCATCACCGTAAGAAAGAATCGATAATTGCTCATCAAGCTCGATTTGGTAACTTTTTTATCATCATTGCTAAGTATAAGTTTAACCGTATTGCTAATGCCAGCAGACAAACGTTTTGGTATATCTTCCGCTCCGCCTGATTCCCATATCTCACCGTACAGCGCCATAGTTGACAATCGACAAGAGGATACTACCATGTCCACCTTGTCGTCCCAGTCGGAATGGAAACAACTAAATAGAAAATTTCTTAACGTACGCTTCTTTAGTTTGGGACCTACAAACATACCATCCAGGAACAATTCGACGCCCTGGTCAGATAGCGTTCGAGTTCGTTTCATTTACCTATAAAGTGGATGGCCTATATAGTAATGTTGGTTGAAATACTTATCACGGTAGGGGTTTTAGTGGTATACTGTGCCACGGCAATGTGGATACACCACACCTGTGACCGAAAACCAGATTCCAATGACCCGAACAATAACTTGATGTACGATGATGACGGTGGCTGTGAATACTCTTTGATTGAATAATTAGTATAAATGAACCCAAGCTACGACTATAATGAACTTGGTAACTTTGCTTTTGTTATTGTTGGCGCACGCGGCCTTTTCGGCTCGTGTCATACAAAAAACGTACTCTACATCAGACCCTACGTGTTCTGGTGGAGTAGCGTTTACAAGTGACCCTACGCTTGTAGCGGAGGCAGATGGGACAGAGGTATGTACCAATCTAGACTTAAATCCAACGGACGGGGTGGCAGAAGCTTCCGTCAGAAATAGATGGTGTGACCAGTCTTACCGTGTATATCATGTTTCACTATTCAATGAGATTAATTGTATATGCTCTTACGGTGGATGTGCCAGAGAATTCCCACTAGATGTATGCTATCTAAACGGACAAGTACCAACCATCACCACGTGTGACGAATGGGACACCGTATTACCGGTGTCCGACACAACCCTACTCAACATAACTACCGTAGTGCAAAATATCACCAATATAACACACCACACCACCATTCATCAAAACGTGACTGAACAAATCACTAATAATATCAGTAACGTGATACAGGAAGCGGTACCAGGACCTGCCGGACCACAGGGTGCAACAGGTCCACAAGGGCCCTTAGGCCCGCAGGGAGCACAAGGAGTGCCCGGTCCACAAGGTATGGTGGTAAACGGTACTACCATAATAGAAAAATACGAATGGGGACCTTCAGGATACTTTGGTGCACTTGCCGCTGGTGTTCTCGTCGTGGGTATTATTGCCTACACGGTATACAGTATTAATGTCAATAAAGCGGGCCTCGATGCGGCAAAGAAACCACTATTGGATAAAGAAAAGAAACTGTACAGAGAGAGAAGAGAAAGAATATTCTAAGCATAATCTATATAAGTTATAACGCTATTTCTATTTTAAAACATGTGGCGTAACCCAAACTTAGTCGCGTTTGATATGAGACAGCCTAAAATGTCAAAGAGACAAATAAAGGAAAGAATGAAGGATTATTATCAACAAATGGAGAAACATCTTAAAGACCTAAGGAAGAAGAAAGAAGAAGACTACGACGATGACGACGTAACAGATGCCAGTGATTATCGCGCCATGCGATTTGATAAACAAATTTCGAAGACGAAAAAGGATATGCGGACGTGGGCTTATTTAATTAAATGGGGTATTCTGGTGGCCAAACCTGGGAATCGAAACGTAGCCATAATACATCCTAAATCGGGCACTTGTATTTACTACATGACATTATCCCACAAGGCGAGAGTCCCCAAAAAAGGTTATGTGAAAATGAGTTTACTCGAGCTAAAGATGTGGTATCACGGTCCTAAAGATAAATATGACACTGGATACAAAGTTGCGCCAAAATATCCAAAAGACTACAGAGATTTCTTTTAGAATTAGTTAAGAATATTCTATATAAGTTATAACGCTATTTCTATTTTAAAACATGTGGCGTAAACGTAGAAAACTACCTCCTACTGTTCAAGTACACCTTCTAGATGATAAACGCGTCGAAGTCTTCCCCAGACGCATGAAACAGGAGCATAAGCTTCTCATTCAAAACGCTCTGGACCAACCCAAGAAGCGCCAGAAATATCAAATTCCCATGGCCAAAGCGCTACCACTTCAGAAACTGTGCATGGAGAACGAGTGGACCTACGAGGGTATTCCTCTCATCATCCTACAGCTCAAAGATGCTCTATTGACGCGTAAGCTAGACAAGTTCGAAACGGATGAGCCGCTCAAGCCACTGTTCACCGACTTGTGGAAAGAATTACATCAACATCAACAGCTGGGAGTCCTACAAATTATACAATACTACAAGGGTAGAGCCATGCTCTGTGATGATATGGGACTGGGTAAGACTCACCAGGGTGTAGCCCTCGCTCTCTACTACGCGCACGAAGGTCGGTGCCTCATAGTATGTCCTAGCTATCTTCGATTCCACTGGGAAGATGCCCTCATACGCCATGGTAAGGTATCCGCTCGAGACGTACAGGTGGTGATGAAGACCGATGAACCTTCGGTGTGCAAGTACGTCATCGTTAGCTATGATATGCTTCCACGCGAAGGATGTAAGGTTCGTAAAGCAGACTACAACATGGTGATGTGCGATGAGTCACACTATGTGAAGAATCGTAAAGCCAAGAGGACAGAAGCGGTAGTTAAGTTAACAAAGAAGGCTCCGCGTTGTATCTTCATGACAGGAACACCAGCACTCAACAGACCCATTGAATTGTTTGCGCAGATGCATATGATTCGGCCTGCCTTTGCCAAGTATTACACACACTTTGCCAAGAGATACTGTAATGCGACCATGACAGACTATGGCATGGATGACAGAGGCCACAGCTGTGATGAAGAGCTACACTGGCTGCTCAAGAAAGTATACATGGTACGCCGCATCAAACGTGACGTGTTGACCACCTTACCGAAGAAGACCAGACATACTATTATGCTCGAGATTAATGAGTCGTTGCTAACGGATATAAATGACGGCTTTGCTAGATGGAAGAAGCTAAACCGCGACCTTATCCACGTGAGGGACGATGCAATTCGCCAGAAGATGAATCACGAACGCAAAGCGTTGATATCTGAACTGTTTCGACTCACAGGAGAGGCAAAGATTGAGGCAGTTAAACGATGGACGCAACACTTGCTGGAGACGGAAACCCCATTTCTCTTTTTCGGATACCACCTGCGTACACTTGATGCGATTGAGTCGCTAATGGGTACCATTCCGTACATGCGCATCGACGGTTCAACGCCGGCAGAAAAAAGACAGCGCAATGTGCGTGACTTCCAAGCGGGGCGTTGTAGAGTAGCTATTCTTTCCATAATGGCTGCCGGTACAGGTATTACACTGACCCATGCTTCAACGGTAGTCTTCGGCGAGCTCTGGCATGTGCCTGGTATTATGATACAGGCTGAGGATAGGGTGCATCGTATCAGCCAGAAGCAGCCGGTGGATGTCTATCACTTGTTGGGAAAGAATACACTGGATGACCGCGTGTACAACAATCTGATTGAGAAGTTGAAAACGCTGGACGCATTGGTAGACAAGAGAGGAGATAGAACGCTTAAAGGTTCTACTACCACAGAGTTTGATGAGAGTTTAATTGAACTATAAAGTATACTAATGTATTATGTATTATGAGTGGTAGTGGTAAGAAGGCAGGTAGTAGTAGTGTTTCACAGGATGTACAAGATATTATAGACGACATTCGCGGATTAACTCCCAATGGCCAAAAACAAATCAGAAAAAGTTTTGGTTGGACGGAACAAGCTGTTGCAATGACGCCTCAAGGCCAAACGGTAGGGTCAGTGTTAGCCCAGACACCAGGTGAGATATATAAATATTTGAAGGAGAATACATACGGTGAGCCCTCCAGGGGTACAGCAGGCATATACATTATGGTGTGTATTGATTTCTTAGACGAACAGGAAATGCGTAGGATTGCCCTAGAATGGAAGAAATATTTTCTCACAAAAACTGGGGCCCCCGCTATGCCTGAAAAATATCAAGTCGAGGAGCCAGGTTGGGATAAAATCTGTCATAGAATTTATAAAGCGGGCAGAACAGAAACAATGGGCATAGATAGACATTTTAAAAGCGCTAAGACTATTTCTGCTGTACCACCAAATATGGACATGTGGCTTTATCATACATGGGTTACCTTCAATAATAGCGAAGGAGGTAATATGCAAGCGGATGTAGAAGCAATGTTCTTAAGAAGGCTTAAAGACTGGCGTATGAGCTCTACGGTAAAGCATGGCCAAACTGAAATGGTATTGGGGTGCTCACTAGAAGATAATGCTACAGACTCACTACAATACATAGTTCATTCATCTGTATTAGAAGTCATCAAGTTGCGTGCGAAACAAGCAACTGCCTCTGCCGCCGAGTTCGAATGGAAAGACAACGGTACCAACCCCGGTGGTCTTTTTAACCGACGAAGCAGGAGGTTCATAGGCAATGGTGGTCAAAAAGAAATACCTAAATTTACCATGAATAGTGTACCAGGAAAGATAATAAGATGGCAGAAGGCCCCCAGGGCGAACCAACGGGACGTTCCTGTCCACGAACCTGCGTATAATCCAGCGATGCAAGAAATTATCGATAATGCCCAAGCAGCGTTAGATAGATATGATTATTTATGGATGTATAAATGGCTCGAGCACTTGGATATTGATTATCAACGATTTCCAGATTATGATTACGAAGACGATAAGACCCGATTGAGGCAGGAAATGGTATACCAAGCGTTGGACCAATACGAGAAAGACCACAAGATGGAATCTCTGGCTAAAATAGATAGATGGGAGATGGCCCAGAAAGGGGTAGTCCACGAAAAATACCTGGAAAGGATTGCAGAATTAACTGGGCAACTCGATGAGGCAAATGATAAGCTAGGAATACAACAGATAGCTTTGGAGGAGAACGAAATGTTAAGACAAGAGAACGAGAGGTTAAAGCAACAACAAGCACAATTGCAATCAACACGTAGTAAATCACCAAGGTTTAATAAATTAAAATTTTAACGTTGACCAGCATATTTCACTGTTATTTTTGCTTTACACCCAGCACACGGACAAGGACCCAACGGTCGAGGCGGTTTGGATATTTTAGAAGCGTTCAGGTTAGGACGTATACGTCCATGATTTACAGCATTGTAATAGTTTTTAAAATAATCACGGTTAACTTTAGGCATTATTTTGAATATAATACATGTTTTATAACCTCTGAAAACTCTTTGACTCCCTTAGATATACCATCCCAATCTGCTTCCACCTCGTATGTCTTGGTCCCTCGTCCATCATAACATTGCTGTATAGACTGTTTCGAGTACACTGTCTCTGTCATATCAATGCTGAGACCTTCCCACAGTTGAAACGACTTCCTCTTCTTCGACCTCCAAGCCGTAGGAATATAGGGCGGCGCAGCGGATACATTGCTAAAAATAGCCATTGGTTTTATTTGTTGAATGTGTGCCAGTATACTAAACCTGCCTAATGGTACGGGTCTTTTACCCATTACACCAGGCATGTTGAGCATCTCCACCCATTGGTCTTTCTTGTACTCTGTGTCATGGAACTTAATCTTACGTCTGTTCAAGGTGATAGCATAGTCGGGGTGCGCTGGTCTCCACGTCAGCTGTCCGAAGCCGCGGGCGACGGGATGGGCTTTTTTCTTATAATATACCGTTGGTCCGCATAGTTGAAACATGGTGGACTCCTTGAGCAGCTTGGGTATGGACTTGGGCTTGATGAATTTTTTCACTTGGGAATTCAATAGTGCGCTGTTGACAGGCTTCTCGTGCGAGCCGGAGATACGAAGCGCATAGTGGTTGTCTGGGGTCATATCGATATCGTCAATGACTTTTCTTTTTTGCATCGATTCAACGCGGCCAGAACCAGCAAAAACTTCGGACCGTAACCCATCGGTAAAGTATATTGCAATTGATTCTTGAGGTTTAGGGGGTACAAATCTCCCAAGAAGGGTTTGCATGTCGTTAAAGTATCTTTCTGACACACCGGGGTGAAAAGTTCCATCGGGTAAAAATCGTCCCAAACGGGCTTCTGTTTCAATATTGTCGAGAGATGGGAGGCGGTCGAGTGAGTTGTAAAGTATGGTAGATATATCATCAAACATTTGGTTTTATAACAGTTGTATTATTATATAAGAATATTCTTAGAATATACTAATAGTATTTATACGATTTCGACCCCCTGCCAAATCCTCCCGACCGTTCGACTCCGGCCGTTTCTTCTGTATTCTCCCCGTGTACTTTTTTAGAATATATATGTCCGTCTACTTGGTGCCACGTCTCTTTGATATGTGCAAGTACGTAATCTGGAAAAATGTAAGTGGTTGGGGGCTTGGCAGCAGCTTCGATGTCGGCCACTTCTAGGTTGGGGTAATGTTTGTGCAGCCATAGCACAGAACGTTCTTCGATGGTTAACTCGCCTACCCTATTGTCTTTCTTTAGGAATGACATTTGGTAGGGGGAAGGTACCGTATATACTGTTGAATTTTTAAGATTATAAACAGGACGTCTATTAATTATAATGATACGTTTTTTAATTATTGCTCTCATGTTACATGCCGCCCTATCAAAACCTTGTATCCCGAGTACTTCTGCCCTTATTGGAGCTTATAGACCGCAGTGTGGAGAAAATAACACATGGAGGTCTTTGCAATGTCACGGTTCAATAGGCTACTGCTGGTGCGTGGATAAAGAAGGCAATGTGCGCGGTGATAGTTTCCGTCCTTGGATGATGACATCTGCTGTCGCTTTGCAAGACCATTGTATCGCAGGGGATTGAATGGTATAAAACGGTATGTTCTTTTAATAAATGTCCGGTACGAATACTGTAAATTGGACTTACACCGATGAGAATGGAACCACAACTGGAGGTTCATACACAGTAGACAACACCTTGACCGACCAAGCCAATACCGCCTTCGTAGTCTGGCTGATTGTAATTTTCCTATCCGTATGTGGTAGTGTGTCTTATTGCGCTATTAATAAAGTGGGCTGTTTCGCCCCGTCGGGGAAAGTGACTATTTCTGCCGATAGTGGGTTGTTAAAGCCCCTTACTATGGGGGATATAGAGGAGGAGAAGAAGTGGCGTAAAAATAACCTATAAGAGTGTACCAAGAACTTAAGAAATGGAAGGTTATGTAGTAGCTGTTCTTATATTTATAGGAGTCACACTGGCTTTGTATATTTTATTGGGTATCGCTGGAATTATAGCACTTGATTGTATATGCCGTAACTGCTGTGCAAGTTCACAACCCGCATCATCTGACGAAGAAAAAGAACAAATGGTTTCAAATCAGATGACCAACAACGGTGTTATCAATGAGAATGTTTTCTCCAAGTACGTAGATGACCATATATAGGCGAGGCTTTTACCATCCACAATGAACCTTTTGAAAACCCATGATAAAACGTACTATCGCCCCGTAGAAAGGTTGGTTCTACCATTCGACATAAACACTGGAGATGGTCGCGAAAAGCGTGCGGTAGAAGTTCATATTAAAAAAATATACATACCTGGAAATGGAAGGACTATTACTTTGCATTATGTATATGGTCCAAAGAACAAATTGGAACTTAATGGTCCCGACATCAATCACGAAATCGTGATTCCACTTGTCAGTCCGTTCCTTGGGTTTTTCATTAAGGGTGGGGTGATAATGAAGTCTCAGATACATGGTGCGCGCTGGAAATGGTGGCAGGCTTACACCACGCCGGACAGCAAACCGGATGAAATAGAATTGGTCCCGATGAGCGGGGAGAATATAATAGTGGGACGTAAGTTAGTGAGCGTTTTCAAGCTCAAGCATGAGCAATTGGGAAAATGGAAAAAGGCATGGGAGGCGGAAATTAAAAAGACATGGGCTAGTGTTTACATAAATATAGACGCCACAAAGCAGGGTGGTCCACCGTTCTCAACCAGTTTTAAAGCCGTTGAAAATGTCCCCGGAAAGAAAAAGAAACTGTTTCTTTTCACTAAGTTCATTAAAACCCAGGAGGGAGCGCCCAAAACCAGGACGGCGGGGAGTGACCGTTTAAAGGTACAGTTAAAATTTTAATATATAAGCATCTGTTTTATATTTAATGGCAAGAAAATTATTACGAGCAATCGCTCTGGACGATGGCGCAACACCGAACGGAGCATCGTCTTTCGCTGAGTGTTGTATTAACATCTTACAGCAGGGCTGTTCATATCCCACAGGTGTAGAAAAACGTATTCGTAAACTTATGGAAGGTAGGACGGAAACGGTATGTGCGGATATCATTATGAGGATGGACGCTCCCCGTGGTGGGTTTGCAAAGCGTCGCAAGCTTGGCCCGCCCCCGCCTGGGTACAAGACTGTCAAAGACAAAGATGGATTTCCTTATTTTGTACGACTGGAAAAGTCACAACATGCGGATGGTAGGAAAAGGTGGAGGTCTCGCTCTCCTGATCGTAACGATCAGAGAAGACTCTATTATGAAGATAAGAACCCAAATGGCTACCATCCCTACAGGCCAAGACAACCAGCCCAAAACTACCATCCCTACAGGCCAAGACAACCAACCCAAAACTACCAACAGCGAGGACGAAGACCCAAAAGGCGCAGAACAAGCGGACCCAATACTAATCAAATGGGAAGAGTGGGCTCTGTCAGCGGAGGAGCATTACCACGCTTTGGTGAAATACAGAGACAACCCCAGAGGAAGACCAATGGGACATAAAGCTTAATCTACGAATATGCGATATGTTTTATAATCATATAACCTTTTTAAAAATGGATAAAGTTATTAAAATACTCGAGCAAAATATTAATAATTTGCACGGTGATTGGATAACCAAACCCAGTAAATATGAAGCAGATTTCTGTAAATTACTAGGGTGGGAATGTGTAGATTCAAGATATTATGATGCTGTTATGGATGGTAATATACTAATAGAAATAAAAAAGTGTCAAAAAAATATGTTCTTCAATTTAGCCCGTTATGGTGAAATAGTACATGGTATTGGTCCTAAAGGAACCATTACTATAACTATTCTATACAAGGCCTACGCTAATAAAGGAAGAAAGCAGCAAAGAAAGATACAACCCGAGGTACTTGAAATCATTGTTATGGATACTGAAAAAATGATTTCATATATGAGCCCTGAAAATTTAAATGAATGGGCTTATGCCATTAAGTTGTCTAAAAATGCACATCGACGCGTGTGTATTCAGGAAGAGTTTGACTTGTGTGATATGGAAGATATGGCTGAATGTGTTATTAAAACAACAAAATACCAGCAAGACTTAACGCAAAGAAACTGCAAAGGCAAGTTTAAACACAATAGAAGAATACAACCAACAAAAAAAAGGAAGCGATACAACGGTACCTTGCCAAGCGTCGGCGGAGAGTTTATAATATAAGAATACTCTAAGAATATGCGATTAGTATTATAATTTTTATATAAATACAAATGAACCCTATCGGATTATGGTGGCAACAATGCCTACAAGACAAGACATGGTGGCCTAAATTGCGTAATAATATTGTACACAAAGACACATTGATGAACCATTTCGTATCCTTTGTTGATACAATGGGTCCTTGCACGGAAGACCGCTGCGCGTCTTCTAAAAATGTATTCTGGGAAAATTTCTATAAGATTCAACCCATACCACAAAGGGACAGGAAGTGGCGTAGATTCGTACAACAGCCTGATGGGACTAAGAAACGTGAGATGTTTCTCCGGTTACCAAAACACTACGAGTGCTTGAATCATTCTTGCTCTCTTTCGTGGGGAATACTCTAAGAATATGCGACATGTTTAATAACACTATAGATATATCAACACACCAAACACTACATCATGACTACACATCAAAACCAATCCGAACCAATAACATGTACCTTCAAGGTACCAGACCATATAGACTGTGTTGTAATAGAATTACAAGGACAGAAGATTAGATTCAGTAATATATTGGACCCAGAGAACGCGTACCTACGCACTGCCAGTCTCACCGGTAGAGAAGAAGGCCACGTCGGCGATATGATATACACACCATTGTCCGTGCGACAGGCTAAGGCAGCATTGGTACACTACTACAAGAATAAGGTTTTGCCACAGATAGAGCATCCGGACAAAGATTCCGACAATTTTTTCTGGGCGTGGATGTTGGCGGCACTGCCGAACAAGTTGGAAGGATGGGATAAAGAGGCTTGGAAGCGTGCCTTCTCCAACGAGTGACTATTTCACCATTTCCCTGACGATATAAGTGAACACATATTATCTTTTCGTATCAATCGTTACGGGAATATACATAACGTACATAGAGCCCACATGTATTGGTGGCAAAACGTTTTAAGCGAGTTGGTGCGCGGATTGTTTTAGAAATTCATCCATGCATATAAACTGTATTATTCATTAGCCTAGTAATGCAAACCATAGCCCTTTAGCAGCGGCACGGCTCACAAATGGTGTTACTATACCGTGGATGGTACCAATGCCCTTTATAACTGAACCCGTTGAAGACATAACATATGGTAATATTGACGCTGCTATACTTGAACTAATAACATTTCCCATTTTAATAAAAAAAAAATTACTTATATATAACATTATCAGAAATCGAATCCGATTAAAACAACGAAGCTCAACGTAGGCAATACTACTGGTTTAAGAGGATTTTGAGAGAAGAGGGCAGAGCTGCGAAGTGTTATCACACTGGTGTGTTTAAATCCATAAGAGAAGAGCTGAGTTACGTTAAAAACTTTTCGTATAAACAAGTTTTATAATATATTATATGTCTTATTCTCCTGGAGATTGGGTACAATACACACTCTATCCCGGCTCTAAACCTATGCTCGTCGCTAATGTGATGTGTGATGGCTCTATGCTATGTTCTGTCTGTGAATATGGCGGTGATTGGAAGATAGTCCGACCTCAACTAGTAAAGCAGGTACATTTAGACCCTATAGAGGCTCTATCATTAATAGGTCATTATAATGGGTGGTTTTACAATAATAAAACGCTTCGTTCTATTTTTCAAGAGACTCTGGTGGTAGCCCTGCTGTCGCGTAAAGTGCAATCGTAGTTGCTGTAACTCCTATATGCCAGAGGTTGACCAATCTAATATATTGAATCATGCTAATGGGTGGGTTCTGGTAGAAACGATAATAGTAATAGATAAACACTATTACTGTTACAACAGCAAGAGTCCACACCCACCATGGAGCGGTCTCGTAGAAAGTTATCACGTACAGGGTCTGAAGCACCAGAGTAGCCAAACTATCCAACCTAGATATCCATAGAAGTTTGGGCCATATACATCCTTGGTGTATTATGCTACATATTCCTATAAGTAACCATAAAGCTATCTTAGGTATACGATAGTCTTCGGAAACTTCAAAGGTGGCAGCAGTTATACCAGTTAAAACCATGACTATGGTGGTGAATATATTATTCCATACTGGTCTAGGGTTTTCACAGTATACTTTGTAGAGGACTTCTTCATAAAATCTATCCTTTCTGGTAGACATTTATATATATATATTATGTTATTTTTATACTTAAGAAAACGGCGACTTGAATGACGGCATAACCAACGTCCTAACATCACACCCGTGTTCCTCTATCGCTTCCCGTATGGCGCGGGTCATGTTGTTCTTGCTCTGTGTAAAGGTTGGTTTGTTAACAGAATAATGGTCTAGTGTATTTGCTTCTGGTAACACGCTTTCTAGATAGAAATCTTTCGGTATAATCTCTACACCAGAGCAGAACATTCCCCGTTTCATAATGTACAACGCACTGGCCACAAAGGTTTTGAACGAGAACAAGGACGAGCACGTTTTCCCCATCGGTGTTTTTGTTGTAATGATATTCCACAATGTACAGACGCGTTCCGCGTATGCCTTTACTATATCTTCGGTCTTGTGATACTTTGGCAACAACCCTTTAAAGACTCTTCGACGCTTAATTTGATTGATGTACAGCGTTACCATGTTGGTAAATATGACAGGCCTTCCTATTTTCTCACAACCTTTGTAATATTTCATCACAATCTTTTCGGCCGCTTGCTTCTGCTCTAAATACTTGCGCTGCTCTGCGTATAGTCTGCGTTCGCTAAACATAAGCAAATGTATCTGGTCCCTGGCAAAGGACACGTGCTGCTGGGTACGGTAGCTTGTGGAATGACTTTCGTACCCATTGCCGGCGCGAATGGCGTGCGGGTCCCGGTGTTCCTGGGCAGTTGCCGTGATTCTATATTGTGGTATCCAGGTGTCTGCCGATTCGGATTCGTAACGTATACCCGATATAGTACACACACAGCCTTGGTCTGCCGATACCACTTTCCGTCCACCACATTGTGAATGGCACCAGTGTGGTGTTCCGGTCTCTTTGCATATGTAAAGCTGTTGTATGTTGCGTCTCTTCTTTGTTGTGGGCTTGTTTAATGAAACCATTAAACCGTCGGAGTTCTGAGAGACCCAACCATTTATGTGTATGATGGTACACGATTCGTTCGTACACTGATGCCCTGGAACCGATATAAACCCGGGGTTGTTTTTTCGCCAGAGGTCGGCCAAATCTCTGGCGATTTTACTCGTATTCACCTGGACCTTTGCCATTGCTTAATATTATTGAAGTCGCTATATATGATCGTAAATCCAAAAAGTAAATCCACTGTACGAGTATATAATACTTCAGTTACGACACAACAATGACTGATACCCATCCGACATTGCCCGCTCTCATACAGAATAATTTATCAGAAGCCTTAAAAAAGATAACTGAACATGTTAAGACATTTCACGTAGACGGTGATGTGGCCTGTGCTGGCTATCTGCGCAATGGTAAAGGAGCTAAAATTTTGATATCCAATTTAGAAGAAATAGGAGAGGATGACATCCATACATGGATACACCATTGTAAAGTATCAGGGGCAATACAGGTTAACTACACGGCAGACTTTGGGTCCGGTACAATCACTCTCGACGTAGAGTATAAAAGACCAGCTACACCTATTAATTATTGCGAATGGCTGAAATATCCATTGATACTAGCAGCACTGGCGGCGACGCTACAGATTCTTTAGAAATGGTAACCCAACCGACCGTTGAATCCGAAGATAGAAATTTTATACAAAAAGTTATAGCACACATACAGTCCATGCCGGGAGCAACGGGTGGCGAGCTCCAGGTGCAAACAAACACTAACTTCCCGTCACGATACGTTTTGATGCTTAAGAATCTACCCCCTATAATGTTTAAAGATTTTGAAACGATTAAAACGCTTGCTCCACGCTTGAGAAAACTGATGGTTTCTCTCAAAGGCAACTGGCTGAAAGTGGACATGTGGAAGAATGGAGCAAAGACGAAGAAGCTGAAACGTAAGATGGCTTCAGTCACCAAGCGAGCTTGGAATCTAAAGAGTATCAATGCTACCGATAAACCGATGTTGGAGCGTATATTGAACGGGCTTAGTAACTTACCGTCGATACCCTGCCAGTTTCACGTGTCTGTAAAACCACAACCGCCCAACTATTACCTTATAGATATCACATCCAACGACCAGTTAAATATCGAAGAAGTGGCCATGTTCAAGCACGACTATAGAGCATTTGTAAAGGAAATAACATTTAACTTTCCCCAAAACAACATGCGTCTTAAAATAGAGAAAGCTTCTGCGGATACGGCGGCGGCGGTGGGACATAGAAGAATAGTGACCGTATATAAACGTAAGAATTAATTTTATATGAATAGAATAGAATTTTTATTTGTTTTATGCACTCTCCTAATATGTAGAATAGACGCAGTAGAGATTATAAACAACGGTACTTGGGAACTTATATCACAGTTTGCTTTGGGTGTTTGGAAGTATGCCAATACCACTTCGATATTACCAACGATACCACATTCTTAATTTTCACCGTTAACGATATCTTTCGAGTATTCGCTGATGTCTATAGCTACTTCCAGCTTTGCTTGCTTTACAGTTTTAGCTGCTTCTGCCGCTGCCCTTAAAGAAGCATTTTGAACTTCACTGAGAGTGGCGTTCGTTTTATGAGTATTTTCATCCGCATCTGCGCGGTGTCTAGCTAATAAAGTATTCATTTCTGTTTGTTGTTTAGCCACTAATGCGCTTATATCTTGTTCTCTAAGCTTTTCTGCCTCTGTGTCCATTTTTTCTGCCTCCTGTGCCTCCTGTATTCTATTGTTCATCGCGGTTACCTTCTCTGCGAGCATCATGGAATTACCTTGTTGTTTCTTGAGATGTCTTAATTTCTCCATCACTTTCTCGTCTTCAACGCCATTCTCCTGGTTCTCAATATACTGTCCTAACTGTTCTTCCCACTCTTCCTCATCTTGATTGACCAAGAATTCATTTACTTTCTTCAATTCATTGCCGACGAGTGCAACAGTTTCCATTATTTGGTCCTTTCCTAATATCAACGAAATCCACAACTTATAGCTTATGTTACCATTTGCACCCATCTCCTCTACGAACCCTTGAAAACTGGTTCCATCCGTATCATTTATCAGATTGATTTGCGAGACGGCAATTTGTAAACCATTTAGACCATCTGACAAATGCTTGCTCGCCATACGTAGGGAATTGTCAACCTTGATACATCCTTGCTTCCCGTCTTCAAGTTCTTGCTTGTTGGTGCCTTTATCAGCCGCCGAAAAGATAAACTTATCCTTACAAATCTTTGGACCCTCTGCTTGCCTATAAAACATACCAGACGGCAATCTATAACTTGTTTTACTAACCTCAGACTTTTTCTTAGAAAAACGTTTTGTCCGTGTAACTGCGACCGGTATGCGTTCTTCAATATTTTGAGTTAGTTTACGGTTCAAACGGCTCATTATTATTATTGTCCATCTCCTCCATATATACCCTCCTAAAACAAACACGCGCACTATATATATGCCCTCGATTACTTTAAATGCGCCTCCAGAAGTTACTTGAGGTCGTATTACTCGTTGTGTCGTGCTACATGTCATTTGCTATGACCGTATACTTCTGGAAAGCAACCCAAGGCCGATATATTCGCATAAATGAACCCAAACGTTGTGCATCCGATTGGGTTATCAACGCTATAGAATCCTCACATTATGATATATTGATATACTCCAACATGGAAGGTATCAACGCAGTAACACCTCTAACGATGCGCAATTGGTTTGCGCGTTTGCTTCCGTGTGTTAACCATGCGCGTATAAGGAACAATACCGAGATGAAGAAGAATAGAGCGTCTGGATGGGTGCTGCCAAATTACAGAAAGAATGTGATGTGGGTGAATGGAGAGTATTGGGATAGACTGGATATCGAGGACCAAGCATCGCTTATAATACACGAGTGTACTCATCTAACGTTGGGGACCTTGGACTACGCATATTACTGGGGTAAAAAATATTCATCCCTGAGAGGACAAAACGCTACACGTAATGCGGATACCATTACTAAAATTATAATGAATATCAATTATTATACTTGTTAATAAATTTTTTATTTTTTCTAGGCCTTTGCCTAGACGACAACACTGCCTGTATCTCCCTTGCCTGATTTATTATTTTCGTATCTTGGTTGCTTGCCGCAATACTAGAAGCCAAGTTGATACCTATTACCGCCCCCAAGGCTATTCCGAAACCTATTAGTATTCGGTACGCCCAGTATTTCGGAGCTTCGGTATCTTCTGAGACAGCCAGGAACTCGCAACGGTCACCCCTCTGCCCTTCTGGACATGTGCAATTGAATCTAGTTGCGTTGTTGGTCTCGTTGGTTAGTATTTCGCATGTTGAATTGGTTCCAAGACATGGGTTGGGGTTGCAAACGGACGGAGGATTATCCGCTATCGATGCTAGATAGTTTTCAATCTCCGTATTCTCCCTCACTTTAATTTCTTCTTTGCGTTCTATCAATGTTACTTGAACCGTTTCACAGCTGCTAAAGGTTTTTCCTTCAACGCATGGAATGTATGGTTTGATAACAAGCCCATCTTCGTTTATTTCCAAGTCCAAAGTGCAAGCTGGGTTGTCGATACCGCATATATTTTGGTTCAGACATCCCGTTACAGCTGTTGCATTTTCATTCGTGGGTGTACATGTATCTCTAGTACACGCTACACCGTCCTCACATACCGTATTGTCGTAGCTGTTGTAACAGCCGGTAGAGTCTTCAGACGACAACGGAGCACACAAGTTAGAAGAACAGGAGGCTCCATCGTCACAAACAGAGTTGTCCAATTCGTGCGTACAGCCATCTGGTCCAGCATTCACGCCTAGAGCACACTTATCGATGGTACAGTCGTACGCGTCCGTACACATCGAGTCATCATCGGTATGAACGCAGGTTCCAGCTGCGATGTCACAGACGTCGAGCGTACATGGCCATTCATCGGTACACAGCGAGTCTTCTGCTGTGTGAACGCAACCCAAAACAGGGTCGCAGCTATCCACCGTACAGAATATATTATCCTCGCATACAATGGGCTCATTGGTACACCCTTGGCCAATCACGCAAATATCTATTGTACATATGGAACTATCATCACACTGTGAATCGTCCGTTGTAAATATGCATCCAGCGCTAGTAGCAGACTCTTCGTACGGTGAACATACGTCAGCAGTGCAATCTACACCATCGTCACATTTACCATTGTTCATAGAGATAGTACACCCGTTGACATCCGCACCGGGGGCATCTGGAGTGCACGCATTGTCTGTACAACCGTATTCGTCTTCGCAAAGTTGAGCCGATGGCACGTGATAACATCCCGCTTGTGTGGCAGACGCGTCCGCAATGTCGTAAATAATAGAACCAGGGTCGCATATATCTTCCGTGCATGTTATTCCATCGTCACACACTATTGAAGGTGTGTTGTCACAGTTGGAGCTAGAACAGCCAGTGAAGCTAAAGGTCATGGTGTCCAACGAGCATTTTGCCCTGACTCCCGCCTCGCCCGCAATGTATCCGGCCAAGCAGGTTGGGTTACATTCGAACTCGGTCAATGCGCCTCCAGAAGTATCACAGTTGGTCAAATCGTACTCCAGGTAATCAGCTGGATTAGATACCGTACAGGCACTAGAGCACTCGTTGGTAATGTCTATAGTGCCACCTGGATTGTTACAGCTAACAGACACTTGTCCGTTGGAACTAAAGCCACCGGCACAGCTCAGCGAACACGATTCTTCAGTGTACACTGGCCCTGGACAGTTGGCCAAGTTGTACTTGGTTAAAAAGTCTGGGTCGTTCGGTAAGCTACAGGCAGGTTCACATGTCAATGTTTGACCAAAAACAGCTCCAGCAGTAGTACAGATAGGCTGTGGGTCGCTACAGACTGTACCTGAGCAAGCTCCATACCCATCCATGCATTTTAGATTGCATTCGTCGTTTCTGACCATTCCCCCATCTCGATAGCAGTCAGAGGTGTCAATCGTAGCGTCAAAGTCTGGCTGACAGGCAATCGCGCATCCGGAAGCACTAAATGCTAAGCCAGCCCCTGGACAACTGTAGACTGGAAATATAGAATTGCTGAATGCACTCAATTCATACCCAGCAGAACAGGTCAATAGAGCCTTGTTCTGTGTTGCTGGAGCATCTAGCTCGTACCCTTCGGTAGTGGGAGCAATGCACACTGCTTCGCAAAATCCAGTGATAATATTCCACGGTTGACCACCATTCTCGCACGCTATGACAGGGTTCCCATCGTAGTTGGTAGAACATCCCACCTCACAATTGCCTATAAGACCTCCATCGTGTGGGCAGTTGGTTAAATCGTACGCTGGGTTGTCCAATGTAGAGTCTATCGTGCATTGTGCATTACAACCAGTTAGTTGAAACACTTGCCCATCCCCTGGACAGGTAGTTGTCGTACCACCAGATGCCTCTGTAAACCCATCAGAGCATGATACCGTACAAAGACCTTCAGCAATAGGCCCGTCGGACGTATCGCATTCGGTAAAGTTATAAGATGGGGCCACCGGTGGCGCTATACAACGAGCCGAACACCCCTTAAAGATAAATGTCCCACCTTCTGTTTCGCATTCTTTGCTGACCGTTTGGTTCTCAAAGGCATAACCCCCAGGATTACAATCTATAACACATTCTGTCGAACGCATTGCCGCGCCAGACGCGGACACACAGGCGTCTAAATTATAACCAATGGCATCATAATCCGGCTTGCAAGCATTCTCGTATACTAAACCATTGTCTGCTAGAAACCCGGTCCGTTGTTGGGAGTCGTCTTCCACACCCGAACCATGGTTTATGATAAGGGTTCTAGGCCCTTCAGTAGGGACATTGGTCAAGTTCGATGTAGGAATAGCCCAGAAAAATTGTTTTGTAACACCGTCTGACATGGTGGACTCTTCTGTATATTCGAACTCCATCAGTTGGTCGTCCGCATCCAACCCTTCCCAGTTGAGAATAAGTATTGATTCTGCTTTGACAATTGGTTTGGAAACTTGAACCATAACTTGAATGGTCGAATCTGAATTAATAATCGATTGAATGGAAGTGAAATCAACCTTTGAAATTACCGGCGGTCTTCTATTGTAATATTGGACTGCCGTATCGTAACCCGTTTCCACGCACCAGGTATCGTCCGTGCAATCACACTCTTGTGGCGTTCTGGTCAAAAGTCCTTCAACGCAAAGTGGTGATACTTCCACACACTCTCCTTGTGGTGTCCATTCGTTAGTAAAGGCTTTGGGACAACCCATGCCGCCCCATTGCGTGCCGTAAAACCCTGGCATCATCCAAGGATAATTGTTGGTCATCACGTACGCATAACCATTAAAGTTCTTAATCGTTGAGAGCGCTACACCACGGCCCTGAAGCCATGATATGTCTCCTTCGTCAAAATCGTATCCATTTGCCATGTCCAAATGACAATTCCCATCTTCATCGAAATCGTAATGGCTTGTTTTGGTACCATCAGAACCTTCCTTTAATTTGTAACAAGAGCTCAGCTCTACATTGTTTATTTTACAAGTGCTTAGAACAGGCAAACCGTCGTACAAGTAACCTATGAGACCACAATTTCCAACATAACCCTGGACGCAGCTAGGATAAGCGCTGTAGTGGTACACACAATCGTTCGTAGCATGACCAGAACAATAGTCTAATTGGGTACCGTACAACTGTACCGCTACATCATCTGTGCCATGATAATGGTTGTAAAGGTATGCTCCTGTAAATGTAGAGATACCAACGTCAACGTCCGGTTCCAATTCCCAGAACTGCGTACCCTTTTCGGCATATTTTGGAAGCTGAAACTTTGTACAGAATGGGCAGGTTCCAGAAGCCGCTGCCGCAAAGTCTTGGGCGGTGTATCCGTTGATATCTATAATATTTCCAATGTAGGTTTCTGCCGGCCATCCTCCATCGGGATACGGTTCCATCGGGTGAATAGGTATTCCATTCGTCTGAATAATTTGTTGTGTTGGGTATCCGTTCACATGCTGGTCGAAATCTTCCACCTTGAGAAATGATTTGCTACTATCGCACTGGTCACAGGTTGCTGTGATACATACTGGTGTACACAAATCATCACATCTAGGGTGTGGGTTGTCTGTTTCGGGACATACGGTTGTTCCAGCCAGCTGGGAACTCTCCCATATCACCGGTGCTGGGGTACCGTCAGCGGTCGCACAAACTGCTCCCGACCCATCTTCACAAGCTTCCTGCTCCGCTTCACATATAATATATCCAGACACTATGTCGGGACAAGGTGTACAGAGTGGCGCACAACCGTCAGAACATAGACCATTCTCACCAATTGGTAAGTTGTCTGAACATTCAAAATCTTTTTGAGAACCATCTGGGTTACGACCACATCTTGGTTGAGGAATCGTAACCGCTGTACAGTAATCACAAGTTGGCCTACAGGTATCCGCACATACCCCATCGTTCTCTGTCTCGTCCGAATCGTCATCGCACCGAACTCTGGCGTTGGTACCGTCCACATTTTGTCCACATTTTGACAAACTCACTGATGCTATATCACCACATTTTATACATTGTGTGGCACATCCGTCTGCGCACAGACCCTCCACATCTAACGCAGAGCCTAGCGTACCATCTTCACACACCTGTAATATGTCTGAATTGTCTTCGTTCTTACCACACATCGGTGGGCTTGCTGCTCTATCTGTACAAGCTTCACACCCGGGTAAGCAAGCATCCGCACATCGCCCATCCCCATTCTCATCTGAATCATCTAAACAAGGCTTACGTGAGTGATTTCCGTCGTTGAACTGACCACACTTTGGCAATGGGTCGTCCACCACTTCACAATGGTCACATTCTCCTACGCACAAATCGGTACAGATAGGCCTGTCTCCGTTATCGCACGCGAGGTCATAACCAGCTGAACCGTCCTCACAGCTTGGTACCACGCCATCTCTACAAGGAGATGCGTCGTTGACACACTTAGGCAATGGGTCTAACGCGTCCGGGCACTGTTCACATAATATAGGACAAAGAGAGTCCGTACAGTTCGTGCTCAACGGGTCGGACACATTGAGTAATATTGGTTTATCGTCTGGGTCTTCTGGGCATGGAATGCCGGTAGAACCACAACGAGGTAGTGTTCCGTCCGTAAGCGTCTGACTTGGACAGCTGTAGCATTCTACTTTACAGTCACTAGGACAGTAGATATCGTACGAGGAGTCTAAAAAGTTTTTGTAATAGAACGGTGAAAAGGTTTCCACCAGACCGGACAGGTCGCCAAGCTCACCCTCGCCCTCTACACCATCCCATGCGTATGGGTCTCCACCATCTGGACATGGTACCGCATCGTTATCGCATTTACTAAATAGTCCAGCGTTGTATCGTATGCGGCACGATTTACACTGAAAACCACAACCATCCCCACATACAGGGTCTACCCCATACTTACAGTCGGTGGTTTTCGTTCTGTCTTCGAAACATTTATGGTCCTCAGACAGAGAACCGTCATAACACTTAATTACAGCTGCCTGGCCTAACCTATCTTCACCGCAGGAAGGATAAGGGTCTGGTAGAAAACCACACATCTCACAAGCTACTGGGCATCCATCGGGACATTTTCTCTGTTGGAAAGCAACAAGAAGAGTTTGCTGTTGTTCTTGCTCGGTGAGGGTGGATAGTGAGGCCATGTCATAACACGGTGAGTCTGAACCATCGTCACAAGTCAGGTTTAATTGAACGTTAAAACTTTGTACAGTGGTAAAGGAGCCACAACCGGTTTGCTCCTGTTGTGCGGGCAATTGTCTACATTTAGGCGCCTGTGTAATACCAGCTGGTATAGTTGGGCAGTGGTAACAACGTGAAGGGCATCCGATAGGACATTTAGGCCTTGAATTCTCACCACTACACTCGTACCCTTCGTCCGTCCATTCACCATGACAAGATACATTGTTGCTGAGGTCTTCGAAGTAGGAGCATGGAGCTTCTCCAGATGGACACACCGTATATTCTTCTTCGGTTACGAACACCGGGCACTGGAAACAATGCGGAAAGCAAGAGTCCGCACATGATGGAGGAGTTTCTTTATTGGCATAATTATACTCAACGTTTCTAGACTCCGGACATGGACGGTCCCTACCATCACACACTGGAGCAGGCATGATTCTAGGACAGGCATCGCACACTGGTAAGCAACCAGAAGGACAGTAATCACTAGTGACAATGGTTCCTTCTCCACCACAATCGGTACAGTCGGTTCCAGGGTCGCAATTGTTCTCTGTCTCGTCGCATACACCATCGTTGGCCGATGCGCACGTATCTTCACATACGAGTTTCTGGAAATCAACATCTTTACCTTCTGTATCGGGGTTTTCAGGGTCACCTTCCAGACAAGGATGATTGTCTAGACTATGGTATCCAACCTCGGAGTCCCAGCCGGTTATGCCACAACTTGGTGCTTCTCCTAGGGCTGGAGCATCATAGGGACATTTCTTACAGACACGGGGACATTCGTCGGGGCATAGACCTGTCACTGGGTCCGCATTCACTTCCAATTCTGGACATTCCCACGCTTTTTGAGTCCCATCGGGATTATGTCCACAGAACGGTACTACCAGCGGAATGCGTGGGCATGGTTCACATACAAATTTACAAGAATTTAGACAGAAGCCATCTATTTCACGTGCTGGACAACCCAAGCTCTTGTCTTCTGTCATCGGACCTGCGGCGTCCGTTCCAAACGGGCAATCAGAATAGTCCGAATTAGGACCTCCATCGTCACAGTTACCATCGTCAATAACACCTACACCAGATATCTTCGCCTCGCATGTGGCATTCTCAAAGGTCGCAAGGAAAAAATTACCAGCATCTTCACAAGCAGATTGAAGTTTACCAGTGTAAATATTGGTCATCGTGCACTTCTGAGGAAAGCCATTGTCTGCTCTCAACGGTACATAGGCCGGTACATTCGTATACTTCGGGTAAGTATCGATATCCGAAGTATATGGCTCTGGTAAGTTATACCAATCCGTCTTACATTTCATATAGAATAAGGTGCCTTGGACTTCGTTACCGTCCCCATCGAGGTAGCCTTCATCACCAGAAAGCTCCGAACAAGCTCTGTAACGCAACGTTTGGTTTTGGTGAACACGCGAAGTGTTGCCACCGGCTGATGGAATAATATGAATTTCCTGGTCACAGTCTGGTTCTGAACCATCCGTTGTAAACACAATATAAATGCCTGGAGCCGCTTCGTCCGATGTTAATCCTATCTGACCTAATGGCTGGGGCAATATAGACCGCTCGTCTACATATCCAACCTGGTCAAAGGCTCCTTCTATCTCTGGGAAGGAACCCGTTCGTAGACCATAAGGCAATGGGCCTGGATTACCACCCGGTAGAAATTTTGCGTCTTCAGGGTCTGCCAAGGACATGGTAACACGTCCAGGCTTGTACAACGTTCGAAAGGATACTAAACTAGACATAGCAAACTCGCCTTCTGTACCTTTCGCTCCGCATATCGCTTCGTATTTGGTATCCGTGGTAAGACCGTCGAAATTAAAGGACTTGCCAGCTGTTTCTAAGGTCGCATTCTGGTTGTACGTATTGTAAGCTATCTTTGCTGGCCAGCCTTTGACATCTAGGGAGGCAATAGCCAACGTAGGCTTCTCTCTGTACGGGTTAATGATATAGTAACTGTCGTATGGAGATTTCCACACTAATTTATCCGGTTGAGCACAACCAGTCAACTTGGTCGGTAGTGTTTGATTCTCAGGCATATCGGTTACTTCTGGATAGTCGCACTCTACTAACGCCGCAGCTACTACTACTGCTGCCGCTGTAGGTTCGGTAGCGGCCGTTACAGTGATAACACCTACCATACGGGCAGCTGTTGTGGAGACATAATAGTAGGTACCAGACTCCGTAGGTCTCCAGTGAACCGGTAGACCATGTTTAACATCCGCTATATCGGAGGTTCCCAGAGTCGTATACGTTCCACTACCACAATCAGCACAATCTTCCGCTGCCACTATCCTCAAATCATGACCTGGTGTAGTCCTAACAAAGGTATAGGTAGACCATTGAGTTAAAGTGATATTGGGGTTTACTTCTCCACCCATGTACCACGTTAACAGCTCATTGTTATCTTCAATAAAGAAAGTATCCGTCGATACATGGGCAGTTATCTCGTGAGCATCGCCGTTGGCAGTGGTTATACCACCCAAGATTTCTGCTTCTGTGGGGAGCGTACCAGTTATGGGTCGAACGAAGCATGCAACCTCTTCGTAGTCGCTGAAACCCACCGACACTGAAGCTGTTGTATCTAAAATTTCCGTTACGTGTGTATCCTGTATTACCCTAGGTGATTCTAGTGTTGTAAACGCTATACCAGTTGATATTAACTGACGTCCTTGACAACAGAACACTTTGTAGTCTGTATTATCTTCTAGTCCAGTTTCGATTCTAACGGTTACTTCTGTTTCTGCTGCGAACGTTTCTTCATCGCTAGCTACCACACCCTCTCCATCCATACACGAGTCGTAAGTGGCTACATTTACTGCTGGAACCACTACACACCTTCCATCGTCTTCGTGACTCATCTTGAATTTAACTTGTAGACCATAGTGTCCAAGCTCGTCCACCGATGGTTCTTCCTGGAATACTTTCGGCACTGTACGGTAGGTTAGCTTGCTGTTTCTCAACACTTGACTATCTACAGCAGTGTCGTATCTATCCTGTACACAGAAGAAATCATATTCTGTAGAATCTTGTAGACCTGTAAAGGTGACCACTACTTGTGTATCGGCAGTATTATTTACCGCATCAGGACTCGATTCATAATCTTCCAGCGTTATACCGTCTTGAAGTTCTTTATTGGTAGGTATAGCTCTATCCTTTAGCAGCGCAGCGCATCGTACGGTACCCGCGTGCGAGTAGGTAATGGTCATGACAACCGTATCAAACACCGCTGGTAACTTGATTTGGGCATCTTCACCTGGACAATCGGGGTCCTCCCCATCCGCACAACCTAGGACATTGTTATCGTCTCCCAAGGCCATGGCCGCAGTTATTTTCTTAGACGCAGTTGCAAAGGTAAAGCTAGATACCACATTCTTAGGGTCGTCTAGTTTTGCCTGAGCACAGTACGCTATGTATTTGTGCCCTTCTTCCAGTCCAGTGATTTCTTGGACGTAGAAGGTAGCAGCGGTTGCTGTACCTTGGTCTGGAGTGACGTAGGAGCCGAATTCGCCCGATACTTCTTCGTCTATAGAGGCATCTTCATGTCCATGCTTGTTAAATATTTGAGCCAGAGTTGGTGCGTCGTCTGTAAATTTCGTAACCATACACTGTACTGGGTCCGTATGACTGAACTTGATACGGACAGAAACAGTGTCGGTCGCGGTTAACGGCGTTTTAATTTGAATACCATCAGTCTCCATAACGTATCCGTCACCCGGTTCAAGCTCTGTGGTTATTCGTTTCTCTACGGTTCGTACTAGGAAAGGACCAGATATCAATGCTTCTTTATTATTAGCAGACTGTTGTGCGGTAGGTTCTGCTCCTTGTGCACAATACACGTGGTAATCAGTGTTGTCACTTAGTCCAATAAAAGTTGCCGCAAAGGCCGTGGCAGCTAAGGAATCACCCTGGTCTGCCACAACTATAGCAGCATCGTCGTCTCCATCCGTACCGGTAAAAATCTGTGTTAGCGTTGGAGCTGTTTCATCCTTGGCCAATAAAACACATCTAGCTGGGTCCGCATGGTCGAAAGTAGTCTCTACCGTTACTCTATCCCAAGCTGTCAATGGTAATTTAATTTGATGCGTTGGGTCGGTCTCCATCGTGTATCCAGAAGATAGAGCGGTTTCTGTGGTAATCGTTTTACACGTGGTGGTAAAATCTGCTTCCGCAAACAACCCATCTATACCTTCGTCACCGCCGTCATCGTGTGCGCAAAATACATCGTACACCACACAGTCAATTATATCATCGTCGTCGAAGCTTTCTGTCCACGATGTGTCAGCAGTAACAGCGACAACGTCCGTGTTGCCTAACGCCGCTCCCCCGTCCTGGGCTTTGGCATCTAAAATCTGCGTTATAGTAGGAGCCGTGCTGGAATCATATTCTACAGTACACCTGGCATTGCCAGGGTCTGAAAAGGTAACGGCAAACGTAGCAGTGTTCCAAGCAATGTCAGATATTGCCAGGTCGGAGGTGATGGTTTCTTTAATGGTTACCACCTGCTTCTTGGCGCTAAGAACTTCCGTATCTTCCTGAGCACAGTAAGCATCGTATTCCTGGTCGTCCTCTAGCTTGCCTAGTGTTGGTTCTGTACCAGCACCAGAATTACCAAACCATAGCTCCGTTTTAACCGCGGTGTTGCATTCAGTGCTCCACGATTCCGTTCCCGCACACGTGGGTGTAAAGGCCGTTATATGAGCTTTGACACTATAGAATTCAACCGCCCCTTGACCGGAAAAAACGTGAGCAATACTTGGAGCCGCCGCGTCTCTAGGTACTAGGACGCAGGCAGCATCATTGGTATGGTCGAATGTAACTTCTATCTTTATTGCGGAGGTTGCTTCTGTGATAACAATAGGTTGAGCAATAGTCGGTTGAACAGTAGTCACCCTCAGGGCGTTGGAAATGATGTCAAAGTCTGTCTGACCACAGTACACGTCATAAGCTGTACCACAACAACCTACGTCAATGGCAATGGTCACATGTGGAGTATTCGCTACTGAATTTGACTCTACGTACGCTACCGTACCAGTAAAATCTGTTGCTAGGTCTGCTGCCGTTGGAGCCGAAGCATCTGCCGCGACAGCCACGCATCTAGACATTTTAGCATGGTCGTATGTCGTGGTAATCTTGAAGCTGTCGTACGTAATCTCAGACGCGGTTGGTTGAGCAGTAATAGATGGCTGAACCGTAGCAGTCTGTAATAGGTCCGACTTGGTATGGTAAGGGCCATCGTAGGTATCATCATCACCCTTTAGAGCACAGTACACGTCGTAGGTTGTACCATATACCAACCCGGTTATTTGTATACTTTTCTCCGTATCCTTTGAGATAGACAACTCGCCAGAGGTGGAGCTTGCTCCCGTACCTTCTATAATAGCTGCCAGAGTTGCTGTCTCATCTTCCGCAAATACAGAACATACTATGGTTTCATCTCTATCTATGGTTGCTTTGACAGTAAACCCGGTCATGGTATGGTCTGACGCAGCCGGCTGAGGACTAAACGTTGGTGCTTCGGTAATAACCTCCACCTGTTTCGAATCAGTAGACTGGGTGCATTTGATATAATATTGTGTGTAATGCTTCAATCCTGTGAATTCTTTGTTCTCCGACAAGGCTGACGGTGTGTACGTCATGGTTTCTGCTGTGGTTGCGGTAGCAGCAGCATCCCAGTCTGCTTTGGTCTGTACCGTACAGGTGACAGATGCCAACACCTTGACCGCAACCGTAAAGGTAACGGACCCAGTGGTCTTGGAATCCACAGCCAAGTCAGCAGTAAAGCCCAAGGTATCAAAGTTCACACTGGAACCAGCATCGGTCGTCCCATGACTACTGTGACAGCAGCATTTGTAACTCGTAGCGGCTGTTAATCCTGTAAAACTAAAGGCCTTGGTAGTGAGGTCAGTCGTCTGAACGGCTAGAGGCGTTGGGCCCGATTGGCCTAAATCTTTAATTTCATCCCAAGAGCAGGTATCTCCGGTACCCATCGCAACACACCGAGCATCCGCTGCGTCCGTCCAGCTACTTGAACAAGTCCCGACCGTTGCTCCTACCCCACTCATCTCCGCATCGCCTACAACAGCGAACAAATCAGGGGTGAGTTTATCAATGGTATCAGACCAACCGGTGCCGATGGTACAAGCAATGTCATAGTCCGTTTCGTCCGATAACCCGGTAATAGTAGCTTCTGTAGCTGTCGCTGATGTAGTAACGAATGAAACTTTATCTTCGGCGTTCGTGATAGCAGATACAGAAACAGTCGTACCCGTTGCTAACCCAGCACATATGACTGATTCCGCATGTGTGGTAGTGATGCTTAGTTTGAGTTCAACTGTCAACCTTCCACTGCTATCTTCAGACCCATCGGCTTGTTGAGACACAAAGGTAGGTTGGGCTGTAATACAGTCTATAGTGTGTACCGTTCCATCCGCTGTGGCACAATCATCACCACCGTATGCTGCTACTGTGCTCTGTGTGTATGTCCTTTGTTTCTGCGCATTTCCCCATTGAGTAACACCACAGGTTCCCCAAGCGCTCCAAGCTCCTACGCATTGAACTGGGCAAGCGGTAGTGGTAGCTGTCAAGGCCTGTGTAGTAGTCGCCGATTCGTCTACTGTACAAGATTTCGCCTCGTTGAATGTACATGTCGCTGCGGCATTGTTACAAGCGTTACAATCGGTACTAGCTTGATTGGTCGTACAACTTGGACTACCAGTGTCTACACACCAGCATTGGGTGTCCCATGTACTACCACAGTATTTCCAGTCTGAGCCTTGTGACCCCCCTCCATATCCGGGTGGATATGAAAATCCAGATGGACAATCGTCCGAACAAGCACCGTCGTTACAACCATACCACCCGGAAGAGCAGGTCGAAGCCACTGAAACTGTACACGAACATCCACATTCGTCAGCATTGGCCTCTGTAACCGAATCTGTACCACACTTGGCTTCATTCGAAGTGTAGTCCATTTTCCAAGTGTAGGTACAGGTTGCGGTGATGGTGTAGCCTGTTGCACAGTTTAAACTATCGGCGGAACCGCTACAGCTGGCACTGGTAGACTTGGTATGGGCTCCAGAAGGGAAGTTGGAGTCGGAGCAGCCAGCGACTGCCGACGCACCAGCTCCTATTGCGTATTGCCCTTCTACAATATTAGGACATACATTGGACCAGGTTTCTCCAGCCATCAACTTGGGATGTTTATGACCTCCCCATTCGTGTAGTTTTCTTCTTACATGTATGACAGGATGTACGTAATCTCCCCATACAGACGGTGCTTCTATGGAATAGTTACCAACGGAGTGAGGTGCTTTGATAATATTAAGCTCGCCGGGTTTTAGAGCGGTATGTAGCTCACCGTTGGGTTTGATTAGGTTATGTGGATATTCATCCCCTATGTCGGTCAAATCCAACTGTATATCATCGACTTGTTCTATTTCTACGTAGTGGTTGAGCGCACCGAAGTGCGGTTCTCCCCACGCGGATAGACCAAGTTTAATGGTGTTGGTTGTGCTTAGTAAACGCCTAACTCCTCTTCCTCTGATTCTGCTGTACTGACGAAGCCATTTACGATGTGCGTACAGGTATCCAGGATTGCCAGGACATGTAGCAGAACCAGGTTGAGTTTGAGGCGGATTACTAGAACGATAGAGGGTAATCTCGTCTACACCATTGCAAGCCACTTTGATATCCCCTCCCGTCGATAGGCCGAAAACGTAATGGTAGGTAGCGGGTCCAACGACTCCAAAGTCTGGAAATTCTATCGGGTCAGAGATAGTCAACTCTTTACCATCGGGAACTATCCATTGGATGACCGTAACTTCGCCACCGATGCGAGCGTATTGCCCTTTTCCTCCAGCGGACTGAACGAATTCATCGTTGACATAATAGAATTTATAATTAGCAGCGTTAACCACTACTAGTAGAAGTAAGTATACGATTAATATCATGGTTACTGAATATATTTAGAGCTTATATACACGTCTCTTTTACACTTATATTTCTCTCCACACATCCTCCCTTTTCTTTCTCCGCACCCTATAGTATAACATTGTATGTCCGGCTATCGCTGGTGGTGGTGGATTCGCTTGCCTGGGCAGAAGCGCGATGCATATTACTATCGCTATGACGAATATAATACCGATTATGATGTCTTGTTGTAATTCGTCGTCGTGGTTATGGTGATGTCCTCCTGTATGGTTGTGAGACCCAAGTGATGGGATACAGCTGGGCATCCAATAATATAAGTTTGTCACGGATGCAACGAAGCTAGTATCGTCCCAGAATGTACTCTTTACAAATACACTGGCCATGTCGATGGTAACGTTGGTCCCACACCGAAAGCCGCGGATTGGTATCCAAAGCTCGTTTTCATGACGAACAAAACTTTGGTTAATATAGAATGTTCGGTTCTCGTAACTTTGGTTGAGCACGTATTGGTAGCTTCCTCTGGCTCTAACTGGTTTGTCGAATTGTACGACAATATGGTTGTGTTTCGAATGGTATTCTTGTTCTGAATAACGTTTCTTTATCTCCGAAGCTCTCATACAACGCTCACACGGTGGACCTTTCCTGTCGTAGGCTATTTCAAACACCGACCTCTCTTCGCATATAATTTTGAGAGCTGCCGTGATATTTTGCAACAGGTGTCTCTTTAATCTCAAATCGACAATGGCCGCTTGTCCGTTAGAATAGCTATAGTCCGCCTTTAAACAGCAGAACATTTTCTGCTGCCAGTCCGACAGGACCCAGGGCCCATTTATATGGTACGTGGTAAAGAACTGCGACTTACTGCCTGGTGCCATGGTTACCGCCTGAGTGTATGGAGTACCGTAGCAGGATTCAGGAGGAAAGTACGAGTTGGAATTGTTGACCAGAAATAGACCAGCGTCTACGCGCATACGATAGCTAGACCCGTTGTTCTGGAATCGATACTCTTCTGTATTGTCCAGATGTAGAGTGGTCCCGGCCCAGTCCGTGTTAAACAGGTCTTTAAGATTCAAGTTTGCGCCGTCCTTGACCATGGTGACTGATATAACGCCCTTGTCTGTCTTTATTCCCACCACTTCGTTTGGGTATAGTGGAACAATGATAGGGCGCGTTTCAAATTTCATGTCGATGGTATCTAGAGAAAGTTTTTCTTCTTCCGTGACCCTGACTCTCCACACGGCTTCGTCTACCAAGCCGGTAGGAATTTTCACAAAGGTATCGGTTACCAGGAGATTGGGATAGTTGTAGTTGTCTAATATGTTGCGCAAAAAGGCCCTGCGACGTTTTCTTTTTGTGGTGGGGTTGTCAAAGAAGTTTGTGGTTCTGGGAATGACCGCGGTGTAGCCCGTCGAATGGTGAGAAAATACGGTGGGAACTGGAAAACTTTGGGCGTACTCGTCCCCCTCCAACATGGCCAATTCCGCTAAGATGTCGGTCGGTCTCAAACAAGGTCGGATTGCCTTGTGCTCGTGTAAACATTTGCGCCCGTTGCGAGTGTGACGATTGTAGTACCCTATAGTGTCAATGTCGAATAGATTGGATTCCTGAAACATGATAGCGTCGAACTTCTTTAGATACGCTAACCGGAATGCGGTCTCGTATTCCTTCGTATACAAGTCTGCTATAAACTTGGAGTCGTATTTGTAGTCTATCTGCTTCTGTGTGTCCAACCTTGCATTTCCCCCGTACATTTCCACGGAATAGTCTACCAATTCGTACCAGAAATGAGGCGTGTGCCCGGGCTGACTGGTGCGCGAACCGTGCGTTGCCCGTATAAAGTCCATGATTGCAATGCCCCCAGACATCCGTATCATATCTTTGTATAGTGAATAGTATTGATAGTCTGGTTGTTGAAAGTATATTCCAGCTAGTTTCCACCCTTTCATGTATCCTATGATATAATCTTGTAAGAATCTTGTAGCGTTGGGTGGTATAGTGCCTATAAGGTGTACATTTTCCAGGTTGCGTATCTTTCGCAGTGCTAAATTCCAGTCGCCCGACAAGTACGATGGTATTTCGTGCGGGTCTACCACCACGAAAAAATCTTGCTCTGGGTAGTTGTACGAGGTCTTTCTCAAATTATCGTAAGCCGTGTATGGTTTCTTAGGCCTGGCTCCCAATTTAATAAATACATCGAGTGTTTTATGCGTGCTGGGGCTGCTGTATACGTGGTACATCTGGTCTCCCACGGCAGAGCTAGGACATTCCAACCCGTCTACCGACCCATATGCCCATCGTGCTCTACAGTCGCGCTTATAAATATTGGCATGGGTTGCAACGAATAAAAGCAGCAAGTGAAACAAGATAAGCTTGTCCATCCTGTATTGTTAGAAGTGTTCTACCTTTTTATATATAAATTTGATAGACCTTCGAACGTTTACCATTGCTAGATAATAATCGGTATCGTATGGAGAAATGGTGTTGTAAAGATTGGACATCAATGTTTGTGTCTGGTCCCAGATAGCGAGCCATTGGTCCGGTGTAAAGTTGTGGCGGGTTAAATGGACACGAAACTCACATTGCATGTTCATCTCTACCACGTCATCAAAATCCTCAGCGTCCAATTCTATCTTGTCTACTATATCTGTGCAAGTTCTGAACAGCATGGGCGCGCCGTTCACTATCCTCTTCCTCTTGATAGCCGCTTTGTTACGAGGACATAGCAAGAGCCCCATGTTGATAACTATCTGTTTTATGGATTCTTCGACCGGTTTGGGCCTATCTATAAACCGAACTTTAAGTTCAGAGAGTGTATCTTTAGATTGGAAGACACCCATTGATGTGTATATAAGAGCCCGTTAAATAATAAGAATGGACGTTTTCGTATTATTGGTAAGTTGCGCTATTGTATTTTTTGGTAGCGTAGTATGGATGAAATACAGGAGACCATGGCGTCCAACTATGGATTATCGTATTAAGAGACGGCTATATGATTTACCCCTTAATATTCTAGGGTTTTGGATTTTTCTATTTGCTTCGGGATATTTCGAAAGTAGAATAATCCAAATACCGGACATGCGACCTACTTTTGTCATGTGTTTTACACGCATCATGAGCCTGGTCATTACTGGTATATTTTTACATTTTAGTATGACCCGGCCGACACATCCAGGGCCGTTTGCATTGCCCGCGGTGTTTAACACCTTGGCAACCATTGGTCAGTACGAAGCATTGAAATCGGTATCTTTCGCGGAGTTTGGAGCAGCAAAGAGCTTGAGGGTCTTGATAGTGGGTATATACGGGTCGAAAAGTAATATAGAAAGAATAGCTTGGGGGATAGTAGCAACACTGAGTGCTAAATGGGTATTTTGGTATGAATTTAGTAGAACGCGCTGGACTATGCCTCAAACGATTGGTATTGTATGGTTATTAATTTTTATATTGGCCGACTCTTACACATCCATTGGACAGGAGGAAATATACAAACGATTCAAAGCTAGCAATATTACAATGATGTTCTACATCAATAGCTTTATGTTGTTGCTTGTAATTCCTCAACTGTTCCTAGAAGAAGACACGCTATTGGTAACCGCACGGGCATTAACTCACTCGCCATATTATATCCTACAACTGATATTGCTAACTACATGTGCTGTTATTGCTCAATTCTTTGCGCTGCGGTTAATACGCCAATACGGAGCGCTCTCATTCACTGTTGCGTGTACCTTTAGAACACTGTTCACTGTAGTGGCTGCTAAATATATTAAATACGGATACTACGAAGTGTACGAGATAGCGGAGGTGGTTGTTATTGTTCTCATGGTGTTAATGATTATTATTAGACGCAAACCATGGCGTAAGGATAGGAAAAATCTCCCTAAAGCCTTGTTGTCGGACCTCATGCCATTGGTGTCAAACGATTAACTGGCAAATGTGTGCTGGTCATATGGTGACAGACCAGCCAGTTCTTGATTAAGCTGCTCTCGTGTACGCCCGTCTGGCATCTCCCAGAGTTCAGCGATGGTTGTCTGACGTTTACCGTTTTCAGTCTTAAAACCGGTAGAGCCGAAGCCGCTACTACCTCTAGCAGTGGGAGACAGGACTGGTACCTTCTCGAATATACCGTTCCAATGGGGCATGATAACCATCTGTGCTATCCTGTCACCTTTCTTAATGTGAAATGTTTTGTTCTTGTCCGTGTTGGCCAACAAGCATTTAATTTCACCACGGTAGTCGGAATCAATCACACCGCCGAAGCAATATATACCGTCGTTGAAGGCCAAACCACTACGGCCTTCTATCTTACCGAACCATCTTGCTGGCATAGCCAGGTGCAAACCGGTGCCAATCCTGGTACGGTCTCCAGGGCCCAGAGAATAGTCTTTGTCAGCGGTAAGGTCATAGCCAGCAGCCATTGCGGACCCCTTTCTTGGGGCACTTGACGAGCCTGAAAATTTAATAATTGCATTGTGATTAGTGAAGTTTGACATTTATACTTTTATAATAATATTATAATATACATCACATATTCGTAGATTAATCGTTAGCTTTAAAACTTTTTATTAAGGAGCGGATATCCTCCACCGTCTGACCCTCTCCTACTTCCCAGTGCGTGTTCGTCTTATCATCGTATACCGTAGTATGTACTCGTGGTGAAAATACTCCCATCTTATCCTGTTTACACAAGTATGCCAACTCACTGTTTACCTTGTCGTGTTGTACCAGTCGCCGATGCACTTGATTCTGTTTATCTGCGTTCATATATTATATTCGGCATAGTGTTTTATATATGAATTGTGCAAAGTAAACGGTTTTATCCCAATCGAAATCCGCCATGAGACAGTCGAACAGTTCATTGATAAACCATACCATAGATTGTCGTGGCGATAGAATGCTGAGGTTGTCCATTACCAATTTGATTTGAGCCTGGCTTAAGCCTTCTATGTTCGTATCCAGGTATTCTATCGACGTCGTTACTCCTCCCGTTCGGTCTGATTTCTCCTTGTATATCCCATGATTACCCTCGGGGTCGATGACAACATACCACCTTTCTTTATTCTCCATGCGATACGCCGGCGCGGATATGGTCAAATGACAAGTCAAAAAGCCCCGGAGCATGATATCGATGTATCTCTGTTTGGTGACGAGCCAACTGTTTAGTCTTTCGTACCGTATAGGTTCTTCAATCAATTGTATTAAAATTTTGTTGTTTTCGAATAGTGATTCTGATACGACAAAGGATACAGCCTTGAGTACATGTTTAATGGTCGATTCTCTTGCTTCTGGAAACTGCGCTTCTACTATATCAGCGTTGACACGTTTACCGTTTAGTTGGTTAAGAATGACAAACTGCGCCATCGATAGCCGAAACAACATTTCAGACCATTGTCGCAGTACCTTTTTACTTTCTGTAGTGGTGCGGTATAGTAGGAGTTTAAGAGCGGGGTCGTGTTCCGCTTCGCGCAGGAGGCGTGCGCGCGTTTTGGATATAGATTCTTCGGCTGCGGTGATGCCTCTGGATATAGAATGGAAATTAGGAGTGTATTTATCTTTAATGGTTGTAGTACTTTTCCCTTTGTTGGTATTTCCGATATCTCTAAGAGCAGTTTCAAAGATATTTTTAGACATTGTTATGTAACAGAAATAATATGTAAATACTAGTATTTTATTCTCTTGCTTCTTCGTTTCAGAAAGTCTCCATCATCTTCATTTGTTTTCAACTCTGTGTAAACACCTGTGCCCACTTGGTCGTCATCTACCAATTCTTCTTTAAGCACGTCCCCTATTGAACCAAAGAATTCGTATTTATCCAGAGCTCCTTCTTCGGGCTTTTTGCCAGTTGTTTGGTTCTTGACTAGTTGACTTTGAGGAATGGCACAGGAACCAGGATAACAGCAACAGCATGATATAACTGCTATGATAAGATATATTAGAAAGCCCAAATTGAGCGGGCAAGACAGGCCTTCACAAGTGTTTAATTCGACAGTTAATAACGCGAACATATTAAATGAAGAGGCAATTCATTTATAGGTCGAAACGGTTGAAGCGACGTATAAGAGCAGTCATGCGTCTACCAATGAAGATTGCTGAAATTGGTATTGCATGTATTCCTTGGGCCCTCATATTCTGGAACGCCACTCTATGGGAAGAGTATAGTGGTCAACTATGGGCGGAGTCGCTAGTCCCTCTGATATTGTTCGCAACGTTGTCAATGGAATATTTTAAAAATGGTACGATTCCCGACTTCAAGTATGACGAAGACAACTGTTCGTGCTTTGGACTCGACGCAAATGGAAAGCTCTCGAGTCTCCTCGTTCGTTTGCTCTCTGTAATTTTCATAATAATACAGATAGCTGTATTTTTAGACGATGACAACGGCTGGGGCGATATAGTATCCAATCTCCAGTCCAATGCTACCACAACGGTCTTACCTTCAGACTTTGGAAAATTCACCGCGTGGGCTTCTTACGCGTCCATCTTGTATATTTTGTCGGGGTTGATACTCATTGTAACACTCTGCCAATGTGGTCGCAACAAAGATAAACAAGACAAGAGCGAAATGTTGCGTTGGGGTTTGCACGACGTTGTGCTAGGGTCTATATGGTTGGCTCTAACGTTACAATTCCACGATGTTGTGGACGACTACGACGATAAACACTGGAGACATTTGTTCTCCAGTATGATAGTGTTTCATGTTATTATTTTGTTGTTTGATATCATGAGCAATCCAGAATACCAGATAGACTACGAAAAGAAAGAAGTTAAGCTTTGGTCTGACGCAACCAAACCCGCAATTAAAGAATCGCTGCGCTTTATATTATATTCAGTGATTTATTGGTGCATACTAAGTCGTCTCCATGACGATTCGACACTGTTGGTCAATATGGGTATCGACAACATTTCTTTGCACGCTATATGGGCGTCATGTATTGGTTTAATCGTTTTAAACCTCAGTGAGATTGGCCAGTCTCGCACTAGCCCAAGCGGAGCAGCCTTGGTGACAACAGAAACAAAGGAAAAATCGTTGTGGACGAAGAGGTCTCGCCTTAGTTTTTAAACAGTATATATAAGGTTTCGCCATGTTGTATACAAGATGTCTCGACTACGATTATACAATAGAGAAAAAAAAGAGAAAGCGCCAATTGCTGAGATTGCTACGCCGCATGTCGCTGCCCATCACATTCTAATTGAAGCTGTTCCCGTTCCGGTAGGTACAAACGAGTACGACCCAAACACCGCAAAAATGCAAGGGGAAACTTTGAATGATTTTCGCTCGATGGCGAAAGATACGTTCGAGCCTAACGAGTGTCGGTGTGTATCGAATGCTGGCCAACGGTTGTACCAGACGACAGAGACGTACGGTACTGCCATGTCAGCTGAACAAATGATTGAGAAAATGAGAAATGGTGATTTGACTTTGCGTATTAACTTTAGGCGCCCAGGCATTCACTCCGCCACGACGTGCATGGAACTTAATCACGAACTATTGAGCAGGTTGTTGGAAGAGTCACAGGACGCCAAGGGAAACAAAACGTTGGAGTTGCGGGTCAAAGCCGAAGCGCATGTAGCTGTGCCACGTCACGGTGCTATGTTTATCACAGTCACCAAACAAGGCCCACTACATTTGTTGGCGCACATTGATTATAAAATAATGTCGTCTTACGACCAGATGTATCATAGTAATTAACGTCTTTTTTAAAAATATTATTTTTTACCTTTCTTCTTATCATCCTTCTTCTTTTTCTTCTTCTTATCCTCTTCAGCCGCATCTGCCTTCGTTTCACTTTTCCGCTTTTTATCGTTCTTATCGTCGTCAGGCTTCTTAGTTCGTGCTGGCCCCTTACTCTTAGTGAAATTACCCTTCTTTGGCTTCTTATCCTTATCATCATCTTTGCCAGATTTATCATCCTTCTTGGACTTGGAACCATTGCCACCATCTGAACCTTTGGACTTTGTTGGTTTCCCAGATTTATCGTCTTTCTTCGGGGCCGATGACTTTTCATTCTTATCCTGCGGCTTTCCCGGCTTTTTGTCATTAGCCTTTTCAGCCTTTTTGTCCCCCTCTTTTTTCGGTGGTGGTTTCTTGTCAGAGTCTCCTCCTTTTTTCGGTGGTGCGGCATCTGGCTTCTTGGTACCACTGGTAGCTTTGGAAGAGGTCTTGGCTGTATCGGCTTTGGAATCTTTGGCCTTGGTATCGGCAGGCTTGGCCTTTCCATCGCTTGGTTTGCCCACAGCTTTCTTAACAGCTTCGTCCTTGGCTGACTTGTCATCCTTCTGAACGTTCGTTTTACCAACAGCGCCTTCTTCCTGTTTCTTCTCTTCGGCCTTCATGACTTTCTCTTTCTCCTCCGTTGGCGAGCCAGCTCTATCCAGGGCTTCTGCGCCAGGCTTGACTGACCCAGGAGCGTTGGGGTCACCCGGCAATCCCTGGTTTGGTGGTGGGTCCTTGGCTATACCCATCAACTCTTTCTTCTCTTTGTCTTTTAGTGGTTCGTCTGGTATAGTATCCATAGGGATAGAAGTGTTCCTAGCGATGTAGGTACAATATGTTTTCCAATCTATTACGCCCTGCGTATACAATTGAAACAGCTCTTCGTTCGTAGTGAATGGTGTAGTTGGAAAGGTGATGCGCGAAGACATGCTCTTGGTCATCAAGTATATGTCTTTACTGTCTGCCTTGTTTGCTCGTTTCGAAAGCCTATCCCCCACCTGACTAGTAAGTTCTTTGGAATTGATTATGTTGTATATCATCTGGCACATTTCAGATATTTGACGCTTCCACCATACAATAGTCGTTTGGAACATTTGATGCGTTCCCACCGCATCGGACTTATGAGGAGTGTCACTCATAATCATGGATTTAGGAACACCTAATACACCGCATATGGTATCCTGTAGACATTTAAGAATAATTGGTATATCATTTCTCCCTTGTTGTATGTTGTATGAGGCTAATGTTTGCCCTGAAGGGATGGGTACCATCTGGTCTAGAATAGTGTTGGGAGCTATCTCGTCTGGCATTGCGTTTGGTTCGAAAAAATCATCGTACAGTTTTTGCTGCTGTCGCAGTGCGTCTACAGCCGCCCTATTACGTTTGTACTTGGACTCCTCTTCAGCCTCGGCAATGTCCGCATCCGCATAGAAATCATAGTCAATTCCTTCGTTTTCGCCCGTACCTTGCCCCATTCCTCTATGGGGATTTATCTGAGTCAACAGAGGAGGCTTCACTCGTTTCTTTTCTAACTGAACCTGGCAATTTACCATGGTAAAATAATATTGAATGTCTGGTATCAACGTATGTAACATGGACATCAGGTCTCCATCGATTTCTGGGCGGTAACCGAATTCATCGTATACATATGCCCCCTTCAACGGTTCGTTGGTTTTCTCGTCCATATTGTATATATGATATTCTATTACACCGTCTACCTCCTTTATGGTAAGTCTATAGGTGTCCTTTAAACAAACGATAGGGACCACGACGTCGCCTATCTTTCTCGTCCTCCAGACTACAAACCCGTATGTAAGCGCTTGGTCTAGAGCATCTTCACAGAATGGTAGCCAGAAATCTTCCATAATATGCTGTGAGAAATTATTAGCATTCGCACCCGATTTGCCCTTGAATTCGATACCGTTTGAGAACAGATGCTGTCTAATCATGTTTCTGCACATTTGAATCGTTGGGATGCCCCAAAAATACTTGTAGACTAAATCCATTACCCCGGGATTAATGGGTATCTCCTTCGGGTCTATTTTTGATGGCATTTGGTATGGATGCGGATGCTTATATACTCTGTGGTTTCCACTCCCCCTTTAATAATTCTTCGGCTTGGTACAACATACAGGTTTCCTCGTACGTAGTTGTGGTGTGGTCCTCTCTTACGATGCCATCTTCCGTTATAAACGAATAGTCTAAAGGATGATAGCGTTCGTCTTCCACCTTCCATAGTATACCATAGGTCTCGTTGCATACCAGGCGGATACCCTGTTTAGATGGTGATAGGCGCATATTGACCAGCATGCGCTTGGATTCACACAGAAAAACAATTGAATCCGGGACATAAAGACCCAAAATACGTATGTTTAAGTTGGTAATGACGTCGTATTGGTTAGTATCGCAGGTTTCTGTAAAGACATCGGCCATGTAAGTCCGCTTTTCTTTCCAACGTTCCGACAATAAAGTGGCATCATCGACTTCGGTGGTAGTGACAGTGATATCAGCTTCTGTCGGGTTATGAAATATAACCGCAGCATCCCAATTAATCCACGTGACTGAAAAGTAAGCACCAATAATAAATAATAACACAGCAACACATAATTTACACCGGCTTTTTACTAAATCTTTGTTTGAGAGGCCTATCTTGCCCCTCATGTAGTTATTACACCTGTTCTTTCGTTTCATCGTTGGTATGTAAATAATACCTATATATAAGTGTTCTATTAGATGATAAGGATTCAACAATGAGTACGCCATTTTCATGGGAATCACAACGCACTACTATAGTCGAGCCTTTTAAGAGGACTCTGCCACAGACCCTGAGGGACGCCGTAGACAACATGTTTGAAGGTACATTAAACCCAGGAGCACATAGACAATCCTGGTTTGATTTCTTGAATAGCTCTGCTGCCGGCGACGTCGCCTTGGATTTGGGTATCACCGAAGAGACGGATTTGTCTCTCATGTTACCACCCATCGAAAATATCTATTTACCATTGCTGGACCAGTTACGAGAAACACTTTCCGAAATGAATGCGGATGCCTGCTGTTACCCATACTCTGCTCGCAATGCTACCGAAATCAAGACAATTGTAAACCTTTACAATGCTGTTAAAGCGAAAGTTCAGAAAATGAAAGGCGAATTACAAATGTCAGAATTGAAATTAAATAAAGAGGAACTGATAAAGACAGGCCTAAAGGTCACTCTCTTGACAAGGCCAACCATGCCGACGTCCGAGCGCAAAAAAACACTTTCTCAATTGGCCACACAAGTGTCGAGAATTCGTTCCAGACGTCGGGCTATCTTGAAACAGAAAAAAGACAGCAATATGCTAATAAACCGCCAGCTCATGTTCCGTGACCGTTTGGAGCGCACCTTCTTTTCAAGCCCTAAATGGAAATTCAAAGACACGCGTGGTGGAGCAGTAGGATTCAAAGACACGCGTGGTGGAGCAGTAGGTTCGGTGGACAGGATTAACCCCAACGATATCGAAATTATTAGCAGTGGGCAAATAATTAGCCATCAGACTATTGTGGAAGCTATCCAAGAGCGTGTAAGCGGGTTGAAACAATCATCTATGGATATACATCCTATAGCGTGGAAAAACTTGCTGATTATCCCGTACGCTGTCCAAGGCTTGACACCGAATTGGGACCAGGCCGAAGGAAAAGATTATCGTTTGGGTCAAGCACGTAATAAAATTAAAACAAATAATTTTAGGCGTGCCTCTGCCCTTATCGCAACGTGGGAACAGTTTGCCACCTATGGTACGAAAGGATTCGCCAATACATTGCAAAAAGATTTACAAGCACACAATGTCAAATTGAAGGCTCAAGTAGAAATTAGTTTCGATGTCAACGGCACTATCCGGCCAAATGTCCCATGGTGGGACAATGAATACGCAGCTGAGAATGGCAAGCGACAAGTAGGCGGCTACGCCACCGCAGAAGAAGAAGTGGTGCGAGATAGCTACTCTGGTGGTGGCAACTACGGTGTCGGTGTCGGTATTCATCACACCAAAACCAGCCAGCGCGGGGTTCAGTTCATATCCCAAGTGGGGTTTGCTTGGCAATATAAAATACCAACTCACTCACGGTCGAGACTAGACAACACAGATTGGATATTGGCAACCGATGAGAACGGAGACCCATTCAAAGAGTTTAACTTGCCAAAGGGGACTACAGAATACGCTGTGCGACTATGCTTCATCAAAGCAGATGGTAATGTGGTACCATTGTCGAACGTGCTTACCGGCTCTGATGTACAACAGAGAATGGAGGCCATTCTCAACAAAAAAATACGTGGTAACAAGTATGTCCCACACTCAAGACGCTACGGTCCGTCAGGCGACAAAGTTGTTAAAGGAACACGGGAGGACGCCAAAGTGTGGAACCAAGTGACCGAAACAGACCGTAAGCGTTTGACTCGTAAAGCTCGCGCACTGTTAAACATCACGTCCGAAGTGAATATGGAGACATTCCAGCAGAAAATAGTTCCACTCAAACAAATTCTAAACTCGTACGATGCTCTGGTAGACTCTGCCGAAGCTAGATTGCAAAATGTTCTCATCCTGAACGCTGAGGTAGATAATATAAAGGAAAAAGCTGAGGAAAATTTCGACCAGAAACTGAGGATGGACGGTGCTCAATTCACCGACCCAATCTCGGGACTTGTTATCGCAGCTCCAGTGCGTGGGTCCAGCGGTTTGCCAGTCGCAGCCCCAGCACAACTAGTAGCAGGTTTCAAAGCCGTTGACTCGTCTACCACGGTAGCAGCGCTGAATACACTTTTCAAGACAACAGTCACGAATCCTAGCAACTCGACCGACGATTATGATTCTCAAAACCCAATTGATGTTTTACAACAGGCCAAGGCATTGAAACGGGCATTCAACGACCCAGAGACATCGCTAAGCATTAGCGCGCGTGATTCAGCCATTGACCGGTTCAACTCTGCCACTACAGCGGTGGAAGATATGGAACAGAAGATGGTAGAATGGTCTGCCGGGGGTCATTACGACAACTTTAGCACGGAACATGCTCCTGGGTTGGTATCCAAGGACCGTGAAGTAACACAGGTTATCAGCTTTACCAAGACTACTTTCCCTTCTAAAATGGCGAAGGAGGAGCGTGAGAACAATGCTGCGATAGCTGCTGGTGCCGCTAGAGGCCCACATAGGCGCCCTGGTTATTGGAACCCCTTCACGGAAGATTTGCCAGACGAAGCGTGTCTCATGTTGGAGCCATATTTGAGGACCTTTCGCGATGAAGAATCGTTGGGTATGTTGAACGCGGGCCAGCTGAGAGCACACAACTATTCTGGTTCCCCTGGTGGTACGGTGGATGTGTCTGGAGATACCCCAAGTATCGGCTTTACGGCGTGGAAAAACCTACAGTCTCGAATGGCTACCAAGTTCAACGATGCCAGGAATCCGCGCGATTTGACACCGGATGAACAGCGTATCAACGACTTTAATTCGCGTAATATATCTGGACAGATAAACTTCTCCATGAAGTCCAGCCGTGCCTCTGCTCTTATAAAAGCTAGGAAACTGGCAGAGAAAGAGCAACGTGAAAAGTTTGAAAGAGAAGAAGCAGTTTTAAAGGCACAGTTGGAAGCTGCCGAAAACGCTCGTGCCGCACTTAAAGCGAATAGAGATGCCGAATTGGCCCAGATACGCGCTAACGATTCAGCGGCACAGGCAACACTGACCAGGTTAACCCAACTTCAACAAGACACGGAGAATGCTCGTATTGAATTGGCAACAAAAGAAGCTAATATCAAATCATTAGAAGGACAAATAACCGCGCTCGAAGCCAGAAAAGCTTCTAACGGGCTGGACGCGAGCCAACAAGCCCAATTGACAAACTACCAGACCACCATGTCGGTGGAAAGATTAGAAATTTCTAAAAAGATTGCCAATATCGAAAGGTTACAAACAGATTTTAACTCCGCAAACGACCAATACAACAAAGATGTCGCTTCCGGAATTCAGAAGAAAGAACAATCATTGGACAAGAAAATTACTGATGCCAAAGAGGATTTGAAGAATTTAAACATCCAGTACAAGCAAACGTTGGCGGCAGCTGAAACGGCAGCCCAGGTGGCAGCAGCTCAGCTCGAGACACGTGTACAGCTTATGGTACAGGCTACTTCGGGGGACCTGTTAGGGTTGGAGAAAGATATCATATCTGGTAACATCGCTATTGAAGAGAAGAATAAAAGTTTGTCTACGAACCAAACCATCGCCCCGGCCGATTTACGATTCGGCGGTGGGTATTACTGGAAAGAGTCGGAAGATATCAAATCGAACCCTTTCGGTCAATATTTGGCATACGACAGCGCTGCTACGTCCGGCGACCGTATGGAACTGATGTGGTCAGAGTTAAACCCAGACGATTCTTCGAATAACAAGAAAGATATAGCTTTATACCGTTACACCGATGCAAACACACCAAGTGTCAAAGCATCGGTAAGACGCAGCTATGTCCAGCCTGTTCTAAGCGATAAAATATATGTCAAGGGGGTAGATAGTTTCACAAAAAGTCTCACACCTACACAAAATTTGTTTCGTCTGACCAAAGCAAACACACAATCGAAATCGGCCAAGGGTATCGTGTACCTTGGAAGAACGGCGGTGGGTGACCGGGATGTGGAGCTAACGCCTGGCGCTGGTGTTACGAGGGAACAGATATCCGTTCTAAACTTCTATGAAACTCTACCAAAACCCGGCACCTTTGTACACTTTGTAGTGAACAAAAAGTCACCAGACGAGGCCCGAATTATAACCAAGTTTGGAAACCATGGGTCCGTTCGTAACCGATTAAGAGTACTTTCAGACGCATTTTCGGTGGACCTAGACAACGCTGGCAATGCTAAAATAGTATTTGACGACCCTGAATCTTTGGTGGGGCTTAGTGGGCGTATCGAAAGTGTTCATATTGCTAATTTAAAAACGACACTTAACGCTGCTAAAGAAAAGACGATGGCTGATGCGCTTGTCCAGTTGGAAGCGAATAGGGCCACGGAGATTGCGGCAGCCAACGACCCTGCGAAAATTAAATCGCTGACCGACAGCATTATAACTGAAACCAAATTATTACAGAGCACCCGCGCGAACAATGGTCGTTTTAATTTCGGTAAGTACAAGTCGGACAGCGAATACCAGGCAGTAGTGGTCGCGGATGTCAGGATATCTTCGGACGATACAACCGGCATAGTAAAGAATGTTCTGTTTGCGGATATAGCTGTTGTAAACCCGTACTCCAACAAGGCGGAATCTACAGTGTTGTATAAAACAGAGGGTCGATACAAGGAATACCAAACAGGTGTATACCATGCCAACAAAGATGATACAGTAAAGATTGTCTCTGGGAGAGACATCCTAACCGTAAACAAGGAAAATCTCTTACCAAGATTGGAGAACAATACGCCAGTTATGTACTTCAACAATGGCACCTATGGCAAAGGCAAAGTCATTAGTTTCGGTGACGGGCTCTACAAAATTGATAAGGATGCGGTCGAAATCAGCATCAACCCTGACGATGTGTCAGCATTGGAGGACGACTCAAACAACATTTTACGCACGATAAGTACCGTAAACACCGATATAAACACCATATCCTTGGGCCTGCGTAAATCACAATACGTGGCACTCTACCATAAACTATCTGTGGAAGATGTACAGCGTGGGGCTACAATGGAAAAATTCTCTAACGAATTGGAAGCGTACGTGGGTCAGACGACGTCCCAGGACTTGAACAGGGGCTTTAGCGATAGGAATGAAAACAATTTCAGAAATTACAACGATGATTCATTCCCGCCAACGTTTGTGAGCAGTCCGGATTCATTGTTTCGGGCAGAATTTACTCCCAAAGACCCCTTGGAGATGTTCAAGGTGTCCGGTAATATCAACAGTCAGGCGGTCCTAGAAGACATGTTGAATAAGCTGGGTCGGCCGGGCGCCACCTCGCGCAATTTGGCCGATGACAAGAATACGTACGACGTCACCAGCATCATGGGAGATGTGGTGATGGTCGGTAGCGAAGGTCTCACCGGGCGAGTGAAGGATAGTACTGGTGCGGTCATTAGTGGTCAGTACGTTACTATACGTTACGCTGAGAATGGTACTGCGAAATATGCCAATATCTCTGTTGATGGTTTGAGCTTTATCAAAGTTCCTCACACCGCTGCTGACATAAAACCAACCGACGCTGGACTTGGTTACACGAAAGTGTCCGATTCGCAGGTTCAAAACATGGTACCACAAAAAGCTATTAATATTACGGCTCCGGTACGTTCTTCTTTAATGGTGGCTAAGAGTATGGCAGCGACCTTTGCGCTCACATCGGGTACGGAAGGTGACACAGACTTGGTGGTAGAAGAGGACGACGAGAAAGGTGGGTGGACATCCTCCTGGGTCCAAGATACTGTAGCAGCGTGGGCAGCTTCCAGTAGTAGTAGCGACGAGCAAATGCTCAAAGCGATGTCGGACGTGGACCAAATGATTCCCAACTGGGCATCGTCATCCTCTGGAGATGAGAGTGTGGAGAAAGCTGCTTGGGCAACGACGTCGGCGAGTGGTGGATTTGCATCCTCTACAAGCGATGACGACGCGGATGACTTGGCAACTATTATTTCAAAAATAGACAGAGTGTCGAAGCCCGTATTTGCCGCATGGGCGGAAGATAGTGAGAGCGAAATGTGACGATTCGTCGTCGGAAGAATCGTCTTCTGAGTCCGACTACTACAAAGTCTCGGATAATGATGATTGAATGTAATAAAGTATAAAAGGATAATAATATATATTATATTTATGCCTAGTAAGAGACAAGTAATGGTATGTTTTGTACGCAGTGACAGCTCTGTGCTAGCAGAATCGTGGCTAAATTCGGCCGCAGCGTTTGTAGCTCCGCGTGCTGTGCGCAATGGTGCACCTTACATACACGCCGAACTGCTTTTTATCCCTAAAAATAACCAACTTCGTAACCAGTCCGAAGTTTATGGCGACGCATGTTCCATAGTATATTCAGGTTCGGTACATATGAACAAGAAACGTTTTAGTCGTAAAGAGTGGGAATTTAGGTCGATGGAATGCACAGAGAAACAGTTTAAATCGATGAAACAATTTTGCAATTCACACGTAGGTGAGTCATTTAATCATATGGGTTATTTTATGTACTGGGCGGGCCTGCTAGCTCCTAAACCCATGTTCTACACTTACCTTGGCATGTCACCTCGATGGTATTGCTCTGAAATTGTGATTGGCGCGCTTAAAGCTGGTGGTTTACTAGAGGAAAACTTCCCATCGGCTGAACACCCAGACCGTCTGTACCGCCATATTAAAGGGAAGTCGATGATGGACTGCGGTCGGAACATGCAAGAGGTTCAGCTCCAATTTGTCTAGATAATGAAATAACACCTATTACCGCCATACCAAACCCGGACATAAATATAATATATTCTGCTGTCGAAACACTAGCCATATCACCGAATATAATAATACCTTGTGTGACGTTTAGAACGCACCAGGTACACTGGAATATGGCCACAGCGTGCGTAGCGTTGAATTTTTCCAATGCTCTGTTCAGAAAAATAACCTGAAGAGGCAATGCAAGGAGCGCTATACCAGACACGCCGACGATTTGCATGGTCGGTGGTAAGGGCATATTCGATTGTAATAACCATATCATATCCAGAAGATATTTTCCCATCGTCACGAATTGCGAACCCATTATACCAGATATAACCGCTAACGATACCAATTGATATTGAATTTTATCTACCAAATGGCACAGCAGGTACATGATTCCAGCTAGGGTCCACATAATACATATGAATATGGCAGTCTCTATCTTTGCAAATCGTTGAAATGTTTCTATCGGTGCATGGGTTTGAGCAGTAAAAACACAGGCAACGCAGCCTAACGTTATAAGTAATATAAAGTATTTTTCTTTTGTTTGAATTTCTTCAAATAGTAAAAACCTAGATACAAACACATTGATGGGTATACTCATACATCCTAATATACCTATCATAGTTGTTCCTATGAACAACAAAGCCATACTATCACACACCATCGCACATATAGACAGTACAAACCCCAACACCATATAAGGTCTAGTGTATACGTTGTCAATGCGCTTTTCCTGCCGTATTACTCGACACGTACGAGGGTCATTGTAGTCTGTTTGGCGGTGTGCTAACTTCTGGAAATTCATACCCACGCTAGAGGCGGTGGATGCCACGAATACCAGAAATATACCGATTAAATTCTGTATCATTCTTCTTGAGTTTCTTCTACTTCTTTCTTGTTTATACTCCTTTCGGTAAGCCAAATGGCACCCACCGCCAATCCGATAGAACCAAATAAAGCGACAATACATGTAGTCTTACCACAGGCCAATATCATGATATTGTTAAGTGTTAGCCAACAAACATACACAGTTCTTCGATGCTCGAGCGGGTGAGAATACAACCAGGCGAAAATCTCACATTGAAGCGTTAGTGTGTTCAAGTAAGCGGACAACTCGATGAGTGTGTCCAAATTTATCATCACGCAACAACATAAAATAATCACATTGAGCACCAAATTGAACGAGGGAGATTCAAACCGCTCGGAGAGACCCATCTTGGAAAGTCCTACAAACAGATAGGACGTGGAACAGAGTTCGGCGGTCAAAACGCCAAATGCTGCCACACAAGTAGCAGTACCCATCCAATATCGCCATCCAACGCCCCCGGCTTTATCTGCCATCGTTACGAAACTTCCATCTACCCAATCGTTGGGGTCGTGTATATAATATGTACCCAACGAGAAAACTACAACCATCATCAACCACGTACCAACGCTGTTAAAAAAATAAGCGAACTTGTAGCTGTTTTCCACATCCTCTACGTTGTGCGCGTATGGAGTTGCCATATCGTACCCATTTATGGACCAAGTGAGGACGGTAAACGTTTGCTGTATCGAAGCCCATGTGATGACATTGTTCGTTTGGGTATACATGTTCTCAATAGGTGTAATAAACACCATACCAACAAATGGAGATACAATAAAAAGACACAGAAATATGGCAGCTGTGCCCTGTACCTCTCCATAATTTATGAGAAAAGTCACCGCTATCATTGTCCAACTGATATACGGATTGTATTCTGGATTGATTCCTAACATGTCCGCACAGTTATCTGCGAATAGAACAGGATAGATAGCATTGTCTATGAGCGTGTCTAATATGTCCCACACTGCGTTGGCTATTCCAAGACGCCTACCAAAGGTTTGGTACACCCATCCTACAGGCCCACCGCCTGGTTCTTCTACGTCGAACATCATGCACATCTCATAAGACATCTGAGAGATGGGTATCATGTAGGTTATTAATAACCATAGACATACTCCCATGATAGCGTAAATATTCGACCCAACCATGGCCGATTCCATACCAATCGGACCGCCAGATACGGAGAGAAACATCATCGAAGTTAACGCCCATTTAGACAGCATATGCGTTAAGTTAGTGAGACTATATAGTCAACGTTTGTCATCTCTAAATGAAAATATTGTTCGCAACGATACTGTTATTGGACGTGCTTCTAGTATATTCCCACCACGCCATCAAGATACTCATGTCGCGCGAAACAACAAAGTACAATTTCCATAAAATATGCGGATTTAAACACATGCAATCGGTTGTGAACGCTTTCAAAGGTCACGCCGCCATGACCATCCGCAACAAGCGAGTGTTCTGTAAACACTGTGGAAAACGAAACGAATACAAGGTGAAATATACTCATCATCCCGTTGGTTCCGATTCTGACGTGCAAGCTATCATGAACGAGGTCATGGAAGTTACATCCGCACTAGACATTATTTGTCCGGAATGGGACGAAACTCTGCGAGCCATGGATGCGGACGAAACGATGAAATGGGTGGCAGCGCGCAAAGAGATGAATGCCATGCCACAATGCATTGCGTTGTCAGAGAATCTTATCCTAGATTATGGTAAACAGGGGAAGGTGGATAGGATGAGACTCATGACACACGTCGCGGCGGTGCTCAAGGACCCTAAGCTGCGGTTGGGATGGGCTGCCATTGAGGCTGATTTTAAAAGCCAGGATGAATGTTATTTAAACTCTTGCTTTCGCGTGGTCAATGCTCTTACATATTTTAAACCCGAAGTGTGTTCGCATGGAAGCTTCTCCAGTGTGTTGGAAAATATATGCCCAGAAGCTTGCTCAAAGGTGGAGCGCAGACTGGTCGAAACGGGTATTAATGACTGTTGTGACGACTGCTTCGGTGATATAAGTGGTTTAAATGAGTCAGAGAAGGATTTAATCGACATTCATCCATTTAAATCGTGGAAAGAGATTATATAAGGGGTGTCTGACAAGATATAATGCCTACATTTAAAACCAACCAAACGAGAAAAACTGGAACTTTAATAAAAGCCGATAACAACCCAGACGATTACGTCTTCGCTTCCATAACCAAAGACGACACAGGGGCTCGTGAGATGCATCTCTTGAACGGTGCCAAGAAAAAAATCATTCTAGACAATCAGAACATTCTAATAGAGTGTGCCAACGGCTGGACCAAGCTGAGTGTTGCCAACGTAAAGGAGGACGAGACTTGGACTGGTTGGAAGGACTACTTCCCGTCTGCGCTGGAAATGCAAAATAGCGTATCTGGCTACGACGATAAGAACAACAAATTTGTCACTGCTTACAACGAAGACGATGGTAAGTTGGTTATTGCTTACGGTAATGAAATATTGTGCGTGGAAGATGAAGATTTAACTATGGCAGTGATTCAGCGTAACACACCTGGCACCTCACGTTTCGACGTATCTTTCGCCCTACATTCGGAGCATAAAGTGATTACGAGCGTATTCGACAAGAAAGACTATGAGTGTGTACTGTCCTACTTGCAAGACATAACAGAAGACATCTACGACAACGGCCCGGACCCGTACGACTGGAGTCGGTTCCTCAAAGTACAGAAGAAAGATGGTGGTTCGGTAGAAGACTGGCGCGGTGTATTCGCCCCGTTAACTGAATCCGAAAACGAAGAAGCTGATGCCGATGACGATTGGGGACCCAACGATTCCGATGAAGAGAGTGAAGTATCCGAGGCAGAGGAAGAGGAAGAGTTCGACGGGAGCGAGTCCGAAACGGACGAAAGTGGCGAATCAGAGTTCGAGTTGGAATCGGATTCCGAGGTCAGTTCGGACGACATGGAAGGAGCAGGATATGAAAGTGAAGAAAATTTTGAGTCGCCATTAAAACGTAGGCGTGTTTAAACCATACTATTAGTTATTATTTTATAGTTATAAGTGTCATATACTATTTGGAACGGAATAAAAACCCAACTAGCTTCATGTGTAAACAATATCCATGACCACATAATATATTTTGATATCGGGAGACCCTGTTCTTTCTGTATTCTATACGTGATAAAACAATAAATTGCCACTCGAATCATCAGTCTCCATTTTTCTATTTCGTTCGGGTTATAGTAATTTGGCACGATAGACAACAAAGAGACGGCTACAAGCATTATTTGTTTCTTGTTATTCGCGATATAGACCCCTACATACATGTTAAGTATGATGATGTGAGTTAGCATGGTAGCCACGAGGTGTAAATGTAAAGGTATAAAGAGCAGTGAATGTTGTGTCAGCCTGGCGTATACCAGTATCATAGCATAGCCCACCGACTGATTCGTACTTCCTCGCCACATGATGAATAATAAGTACCACAATATTCCTATGTCACCCATCCACCACGCCATTACGAATAGAAAAGAGTACATATTAAGTGATTGTGCGTCCCTTGTATACTACAAATCGCAAATAGTATTGAATTTCACATAGAGTAAATTTATTTTGGAACCATCGTTGTATTCACAAAATTGTGTTGCTAAATTCTCAATGTTCTCCGTGTTGATAGTGTCAAAACTGGTAGATTTGGTCTTGTACCACTCACCAAAGGCTTTAAAAATTTCATCGTCGAAATGAACAATATTGTAAAACTTATTTATCTGACTAATAAAACGTTGGTGAACACTCTTTATATTTGTACCACCCTTGAAATGCAACACTAACAAACGGCCGGACAATTCATCCAATACATTCTTACTTATCACGCATTCCGCGTTGACAGGGCAGGCGTTTAACTGTTTTATCAATCTACAATTTCGCAACTGTGTGATAAGTTCCGGGTTCAACCCAACGCCTAGTTTCTTAGCTTTTTCTACGCGTATGGTATTGTACGTACGCACAGCGTTTATAACCTCCTGGGCCGGGGTGAAAAAACTATATTTCGTTTGAACTGACCATTTTACTACCGTGACAAAAGAATCTAAATTCATATTGTAGGGATACACAACGCTTTATTACTCCGGATTTGTTATTTACGATCATGTATGTCGTCATGGGATTATCAAACCATGGCAGCTACTACCGATTCACAATACCCTCATCTGTACCAACGCATGGAAAAGATTGAAGACGCTCGAATGGACAAAGACATGCTGTATCGTGTTATTATGGACCCAGACCCAAAATGTCTACAAGATACCATTGAACACTTTGTAAAAAAACTCAAAGAGACCAGGACCGAAGACAATGCTACGAATTCGAAACGCATGGTACGGATGATGGAATTGGCAGTGAGGGATTCGAACCGTTTGCTCAAGCATTCCTTGATATTCTTCGCACTCCAACTTGAGCCATGGGCGGCAAAATATTTCATGCGAGACAATCGCTCTCCACCGGATAAGATTAGCAGATTCGTGTCCGGGGAGTTGAAGGAATGTGTGGCACAGCTGCTAAAAGGTTCTTATACATCCTTACAAGGTATGGTGGAAGACGCACGATGGCGGTATGTTGTACTATAAAGGTAAATCATTGACCGGTAATGGCGCTCAACTTGTTGGATTTGCCCGCTGGAGGAGACGGTGAAGACGATGACGAAGGTGAATTTTGTCCTTGTGCATTCTCCGACGATGAAGAGGAAGACCATGGTATAGATTGTAATTGTCCACTGTGTAAGCATGGTGATGGTGGTACGGGAGATGCGCATGAAATAATTAGTAAAATGGAAGAGATAGATACAGCTTTGACAGGTAATATTCGAGACGATGATATATACCGTTTACAAGCCGAGATGTTTACAGAACATGTACAGAAACCTCTCGAAAAGCAAGGGTTGGAAGCCCCGACAATCACACCAGAGATGTGTAGGGACCATTTTTCAAAACACCGTGTAAACGCCAAGAGAGTAATAGCGGGCGAGATACGATTTGTAGATACTATGCAATATCACTTTAGGAAACAAAATATATTAAGTAGAAATAATCAAACTGGTGAAACCAGGATTAATACATCCGCAGTGAAACAATGGATACAGCTATCCAAACACAAGATGGACCTCATAAAATATTACAAAGGCCCTCTATCGAAAGGGGCGACCGGCAATACGAAGTCGATGACGCCTTACTCGTTTTCATAAAACACCTATAAATAAGACTTTAATATTTAATAAGTTAATATGTCCTCAATCTTTGGAAATTCACTACGCAGCCCTGCTCCAACACCCGGTGCCATCTCTAAGGGACGTATCCCTGCGACACAAGTTGCTACGCGTAAACGCAACCTACCGACTATACAATCGTTGCAAAATCCTTCTATTAGGGCTTCTGTTACAGATTTACAAACTAACTCTACCGCAGCAGCACCATTGTTTTGCCGCCCGTTCCAGAAGGAATGGGAAAAGAAATACGATGAAGGTGATATACTCTTTGTGAAGGCGGAAGACGTTTCTGTAAACTCACGTAATCAATTCCACGTGGTAGCTAACATGCCGGTATTGAATCAACTGCTTCGAGAAACGCGTGAAGTTGGTATTGGCGGTGTACAAGGTCAACGACGATACCGCGCCGACGCCGAAGGATTCAATAACCTAAAGAAGGACTGGCATTTCTTCGGTGTGATGCTTAATGATATGGACACTGGTAGCCAGTTCCAACGCCTACTAAATGTAACGGTTAGAGGTCGATGCCGATTGCCTAACTACTGGTCCAACGATGCCGGAGCAGCTTTTGGTGCCTTTGGAGGCAATAGAGAATTGAAAAAGGGCCAAGTGGTTTGGGTTGGATTCATTAAACATGAAATTTCAGCAGGCGGTGAAGTTCTGTTTGAGCCAGATGGCGCCCGCAAATTAGTAAATGAAACAGACCCTGCCCGCGTAGGTAACGAGCCTTACTTGCAATGTATTCCAGTGCTTGAGCCAGATAGCTGGGCTGGACCGGGCACTGGTCGATATGCCAGACGGGGACAAACAGGAGGCAATAAGAAGTTTGAGGAGTGCTTACATAAAATCCCAATCGCTGTTATTCATCATTTGCCGTTCAAAAATACACCGGTCAAGCGTCAAATTAAAGCGCAGCAGGTAACAGATACCGGGAAATTACTAGACCGTATGGAGTGCTTTGTTCGAATCTAAAATAAATTATTATATCAAATCCATAATTAGTATTTAACACCTATATAAATGTCTGAGCCCTCAAACATACAATGTACAACCCCAACGCAAAACGCCGTAGAATCAAACCATTCGCAAGACCAACTTCATTCGATTATAATGTGAGATACGACATCCGCCAGTACCAGGATGTCAAGTACAATCGAGTCAAAAAACCATTCTTTCGCGCAGCTTCCAACGATGAATGTTTCCGCGTAATGGAAGGCGAATTGCTCGCAAAATCAAATCAAGCTAACGCACGATACAATGACAAAGAACTACACGTATTCTCATTTGCCAATGGGTTGACAGCGCCCGAATCGGCACCAGTCAACAACGCAAACAGTGAATTCCTAGAGACGACAACCAACAGTGCTATTGACCAGCGCGAAGTACGTCGTGCTATCCTAGGCACTATCCAATACATGGGCGTTGCGGTTACTGAATTTTCTCCAGCACGTGATGTATACGAGCAGGGATTTGTAGCGACCATAGCGGGCCTTAATACGTTATATAATAACGGGACGGAAACAGTCTATCCGGGGCAAACGGTTTGCATGGACTTACCACTTTTAAGGCAAAATGGTAATGGAACCCATTACAAACGTGCCCTCCAGCAGGGTGTCCCTCGTGACAAGCTTCAATTTATTCTTCGTCCACATAGCGATATGTTGGAGGATTACAAAGACATGACACTTGTCAACCGATTTATTATTGGCACAGCCATTTCATACTCTCGCCCAGGCGACACAGTAGACGTTATTTTACACAGGATGAATTATACTTCGACAACTGTCGGGGGTTCATTGGGCTCTTCTGGCGTTTCGAGCAGTGGTGGAAATGACGATGCCCGCGACTCTGTTGTTGGACAATTCTTAAGCCGTTTGGTGGACGGCGATTCTCCTACCAAGCCGGAACTGACACAAAGGTATCAAGGTATCATCAACTATCATAAGTTAGTCAATCGTTTGCAAGGAGCTGAAATTCAGAAAGCCATAGACGAAGTGCGCGGTGCAGACGGTTTGGACCTTCTACTCAGCGCTGGCGGTGCTATTGCCAAATTTGAAGAAGGTCAGCGTGTTAAATACCTGTTGGCCAACGATGTTCGCCTGGATGCCATGGTAAAGTCTGCGGGCTCAGAACTGGCGAAGAAAGTGGCGGACGCAGCAGCAGCTAAGTTGTTTATCAATGCCGCGTATTCCGAAGCAAGAGCAGGAACTCTGTCAGAAGCCGTTGCCTCAGGCGGTTCGTCAACGGAACAACAGGAGTTACTAGACGTTTTATACAGTGATGTCAATACGAGGATTAGGGCAGATGTGGCTGCGTCTGGCTTGCCCAAGGTGGCGGGCGAACCGTCATATCAAATCCTTGCCGCTGGTTCATTGTCTACTCTTTTCGTACAGATGAAGGTAGCCGCGAAGGCGCTGGACGATGTGTTTGGCTCCGCTGGCAAACCACACACGAACTTATTGGGTGATAGTGGTGGTGTTCTAGATTTGCTTGAGAACCCACTTGCAGCAGGTGGTATTACCACGGCGACGAAGGTCGATATCTCATCCCGAACTCTGAACTTGACGGGGGGAGGTGCAACAGGTACGAGCGCGCCTGGAATTACGGCAGCCATCGGAGCAGCTGGAAAGAGTAAGAAAAAAAGAAAGTAAAATTTAAGAAACCTAAACTATAAATATAAAGTTATGTTTATTATAAATGTCATCTACAGTAGATAACGGATGTACTATATGCCATACAAAATTGAACAAGACCGGAAAAAACGTAGCGGTTTTTGATTGTGGTCACCGCTTTCATCTAAGCTGCGTTCTAAAAGGTAAGAACGTGTTCTCGACGGGGTGTCCTACCTGTTCTATGGTACAGAATCTTAATTTAAAGCCCAATTTGGGTGACGATAGGAAAATCTCTATAGCTTCCAACACCCAGGCTCGTATCAAACGCAGACAGATGAACCCCAAAGTTGAACCGACTTGGTTTCAGAGATTGTTGGCAGCCATTTCACCCTTCGCCTCCGCACCAGACACCATGCATGAATATATTAAAGCAGGATATAAATTAGGAGACCTACAGAAAATGGGTTTCGTACCCGAAGATTGTGTACAGGAAAAGATGACTTGGACCTATCTGAGAAGCCAGGCCAAGGTATCTCAATTGTTACAATTCGGTTTCAAGTGGAAAGATATGGTAGCTATGGGTATTAAGCCTCATGATTTGAGGGATTTTAACTGGTCACAAACAAAACATAGTCTAAATTTGAACGCGAACGAGCTATTGAAACTAAACATGTCACTAAACGAGTTGGCCGATTTACAATACACACCACATCAATTGAACGATTTGGGTTTTAATTGGGAGACCTTTGTAGCCATGGGTGCGGATGTAGCTAGCGTTTCAGCCTTTAAGATGTCTATCGAAGATATCAAAACGTATTTCAATCCTAACATGAGCCAATGGATGGCCGCCGGTTTCTACGACAAGAAGAAATTAACACAGAATGGGTGGAATGTAGATGAAATCATTTCCACTTTACCTGCTCTGACTGGTCGCGCCGACGGCAGGCAGTTGAGATTAACTTTTTAATAAATAATATTAACGTTAACACCATTAAAACATAAATAACATAGTTCTTTACACTTCCCACTTCAATATCCAGTATTGGTAATTCTATACCCGGACCTGTCTTTACCGGTGGTGTGTACACTGACGCTTTTACGTTCGACATATATATATCGAGCGAGATACACACCCCTTATACTCTAGTACACCGCGTTTTTAAAACCGATAAAACGTACGGCGCACCCTCTGAATGAATCCATGGGCGGTCACATCCCTGGCATATCACTCCACTCCTCTCTTTCTGAACACCTTCTCTAGTATCGTCGATGTAGCTTATGGTGTCCCACTTAGCAGCACCCCTCAATGAACCACATATAACGCACGATACACGGGTATAAAATTGACCATCCTTCATACACTGACCACAATGCAAACCATGCGCCCCGTGTTGTTGAGGGTCGTAGATAGTCGGAGAAGCACACAATGGACAGAACAAATAAAGCACGCCGTAGAACTGGAACAATGAACCTGTCATGTTGAACTTGAGACATTCTGTCTGTGCGCATTCGTCGTTCATGTATTTCTTACGGCGCATCTTCCATGACTTCTTACGGGCTCTCTTACCATTCTCTTCGGCCTCTGCTCCAGATTCACCCATGAACTCTTGTATGGCCACGCGTGGTCGCTTTTTCGAATCGTTCTGGTCGCTACGCCTTCCACAGTAACACTTGAGTGTCTCGTCATCTATAATAACTTTATGATGACCATTGGCAAATAAATTAGTTACCTTGTCGGTTGGTTTCACCACAAAGGCTTTGAATGTATGACAAGCTAGACAAGCATAGACTGTTCCAACATTGGGACCCATCGGGACTCCATCTGGTATCTCGTAGCGTCGTCGAAGGGCTCGTATCTGTGCAATATAATAGTGTTTGGGCAAGGGAAACACGCGCACTTGGTGGTGTACCTGCCAGAATATTTTAAACAACTCACGTATTGCTTCGAATTCATAACGTGATACGTCGTTGAGTAACTTCTTCACATCTGCGCGAAATGCATTTTGATGGTAGTGCTTCTGTATATTTTTGAGGGTTTCTATAGCTTCTTTCTTCACATTGAAGTATCGTAACCATTCCACTGGCACGTCAGGCCTGCGCTCCACGCGTTTGGCCATAGCACGCATCAGGTCGCGGTCTTCCCGGGTGAACACCACGTACGGTTTGGCTTGGTTGTTGGCTTCGTCCAAGCGCTCACACATGTTTAGTATGGTTTGAGTGAAGGTTAATCGTTGCGGACGGAATAAATTACCTAGCTGTTGCTTGTTTATGTTCATCAACATGGGCTCTGCGTGCGTTAACCAAGCTTGTATAAGCTTTGCTCCGTTGTTCACGATATTATCTTCCAGGGTTGTACGCATGGAGTCCATTGCGGAGCGCACGCACTTCTCGAAGATATCCCACTTGTACGTCTCTCTTATCTCTTCAAACAACGAAGGTATGAGCCGAATGGAATAGGTCAGGAATTCTTTAATGACATAGAATAAGAAATGCTGGTACCCACCGAATAGGAAGACTTGCATTTGTGTTCGGTTGGGAGGCGAGTAAACAAACCTCCTGAGGACTACGATTCTAGCTTTCCAACTGAGTATGGTCTTCGAGTGTTCGTAAGCTCCCAGTATACTACACAGCACGGTCTTGCTCATAAAGTCGTATACCTTGTCATCTTGCTTACAGTAGTTTGATATTATCTCACGTAGATTTCTAATCTGGCACCTCTGAGGAAGAGCCTTGCATAGAAGATGCACGACCGGTTGCATCTTTGTCTTTGTTTCATTCCAGTAGGTACACTTCATGAGTTCTGATATTACGTCCGGCAAAGCTCCCTCGTGCATAGATTCATGTGGTTGAGGCTTGTACGCGGACGCTAGTTCGATAGCTTTTTTATCGCTGAGCAAACCATAAACTCCCATCTCATCTTCGAACGCACACATGAGTGGTACATGTGCATCAAAGTATCGCATGAGTGATTGGTAATGTGGTTTGTCTTTTGAGGATTCGATACATTCAACGGTTTGGTTAATGATAGTGATAAGCGTGTTTAAAATCTTTGTTGCTGTTTCTCCAGCAGCTAGGATTTCAGTTTCGGGCCATACACTAACAGAAGGCAGGGATGCGGAGTCAAAGGTGTGTACACGGTCGGTAAACTCGCCAAGAAATAACCATTCGTATTTCGTACCATTGTAACACTGTTTGAGCACCTTCATCGGTTCGTCTTCTCTTAAAATCTCACCGTTTAACATAAAGGGACAAATGGGACCAGGCAATTCCTCTACTGACTGGTCCCTCCCCGAAAACTCTGGCCATGTTCAGGGTATTTCATTCTCCATTGTTCCAAGTGACGAATGCCATTGATAGTCTTTACGCGGTATCCAGATTTGATATGGAGAACAACAGGGTCCAACAATCCTTGGAATATAGATGCGCTGCTTAGAATACAATCGTCCAGGATATATTCACCCGGAACACCAGTGATATTTCGGTAGTCTTGTAGAATCATATTGTTCTTCACGCCCATGCCATCGGCCCGTATGTTAATGTACGCGCGGGCAATCTCTGCTCGTTTGCACAATATACATAGTCTACCTTCCTTTGGCCATTGACAGGTGCGTTTGGCTTCTTCAGCTTCGGATGGTAGCAAGAATTCACGCAGCACGAATCTATTGTCTTTGCACTGTGCTAGTTGCATGCCTTGACAATTTTCTTGCATGATGCACGGTCTTTCGTCCCCTACTGGTTCTCTCAACGCTTTCTCTTCGAACTCCCTGGTGACTACTTCAATTTTGGCACGGGCGGTTTCTTTGTGTCTGGTATCTTCTGGAGACAGTGTATCTTGTGGGGCAATCTGAACCATGCCACGGATGAAGGGAAAGTCGTAAGGTCTTAAATGCGATAAGTCATCACGTTGCCAAAAATCGGAATTTTGTCTGTTGAAGTACATCTGTTCCGCTACGATTTGAGCAGTGCCTTGCTGTTCTTCAGTTGGCGTTGGGGCCGCTTGCATTAGTTCGGGTATTTCTTCTTCAGATACATTGCTGGTTACAGGCAACGATGTAAGTGTAAATGGTGTCTTTTTCGTTTCTGTTGCTGGTTTCTCAGTCTCAGTCGTTTTACTGGCTTTTCTCCTGCGTTGGCGTTTCTTTGCGGGTGGTTGTTGGTCGTATATTGCGTCGAAGTTGCTCCAATTAGATAGATTCATGATAGAGTATTAAAGGTTATTATTCTTATATAGGGTATATATGATCGTCACGATCATATATGCATCCATATAAAATACACAATGAATGCTTTGGTAGCCCATCCCGATATAATCCGATGGATTATATGGTCTTGGAAACCCAAACCAAATACCAAATGGAACGATGCGTTGTCAGGGTTGTTCGATATGATGATTAATACACCTATAGACGTAACTATCACGAACACAACGATTACTATTTTCCACGAGTACGAATTGGACATTAATAAATCGCCGCCCATTGTGAGAGGGTTGTTTGTAGAGTTAACCATGAAGAAACACGAGTATTTTGAAACCGTTGAGAACAATCCAATCTTTCGTAATATTAAATGTAGTCGATGTATTCTCAACACGCATTTGTGCAGTTCGATGGATAGAGCCGGTTGGGTGTGTTGGGCTATCTATTGGATATTAAAGTTTCAACCGGGACGTTTTTTTACCATGAAAGATATGTTGATAGTATCGTTGCGTCCTATGGTGAACAACAAATGCCCTGCCTCCAACTCGCCTCTGCCTACACCGCCATGGATTGAGGAGAATACACGTAGCATTCAAACTATATATGACCGTTTATCCACTTCCATATATGCCGAATGTTTCGCTTCATAGCATTTACTGGATGGATATGGGGTTTTGCTCTAGCACGTTATATCATATGGTCGCACCGTTGGGAGGGTATCACATGGTTACCTAAACCCAACGCGTCATCGTGGTATTCATTGACCGATTTAAAGGGCAAACCTAAACCTAAATATCTAGTATACATATGTACTGTACAGTTAGTTACTACACTGCTCGCTATATGCACAGTGCCGGAGTATCCTCCGCTCTTTATCTCCCTATTAATCGTCCATATATGCTCCGCTTTGTGGTGGCCGGCCTTTATCGAGCTCAAGTTTAGCTGGAAAACATGCTTCGCCTTGGCCGCCTTGGCACATATCAGTACCATATACATTGGTTTGTTTGTATTGACTCGCCTGGGTGGCAGCTTATTCTTACCATTGGCAGTAGTATTGGTCGCTATTCAGAGTTGGATGGTGTGGATAAGCGGATACGCCTGGATAGTGGTCCGTGAACCAACCTTGATGCTGGCTTACCAAAGGCGAGAATCGAGAAGGTTAATAGATGTATAAAGGGAATGACCCCCGTCATAACATGCCCGAACTATCGGCTCGTGATAAAGTTACCACCGATATACGCATTCGATGTGCTATTACCTTCCTTTTAATTCAAGCTATATTGGCGTGGTGCGGCTCTTACTCCAGTGCCGTTGTCAACTTAACACCCATGCTCAGTTGGCACACGCTGATTGATGGCGTTATAATGGTCTCTACCTTTGCCCTCGTGACGGTATTTTCGAGGTTCGCATCTTATTTTGAATTGTTAGCGTGGTTGCTAGACGGTACTATATTGTTCCTCATGTTTCAAGCCGTTACAAAATGCTTTGACATATACCAAAGCAAAGCGTGCTTCTCTACCATACCACAAGACATGGTCACTATCAGTCTTATGGGCGCTGTCATCTTTCTAGACTTTATGCAATACAATGCGTTGACAGACCAGACAGGATACCTCGAATTAAAGGCTCAACCAGCTGTAGAACAACATATATTACAACGCAGAGCACGGCTCTTACACATATGGTCGCTACCATTCGCAATTGGCATTTTAGTCTCCGATATTGTTTTAGCCGCAGACCAGACTACAGCCTCCGCATTGGCAACGCCGATATACGTGCATATTGTACTGGACCCCATACTTTCCTACACCGCAACGCAGAACGAACCCGCGATGCTACATGTGATTGGCGCCTTCTTGTCTGTGTTGCTCTTCTTTTCTGATGCGGCAAACATGTATTATTCCTTCAATGGTGTGAAGATGACAACGTATTTGGCATACAAGGAATGGTGTCTTTACACCTTGTTGGCGTTTGATGTATTTGTGATTGGTGTGCGGGTGTTGATAGCCACTTACAAACCGGAAGTGTTGGACTTGGTAGATAGTCAGGTGAACAAGGCCAAATGGGCAGTTACCAAATTAGTAAATCCCACGCCTTTCGATAAGAAAAAGACCTAAAAATAATATAAATAGTATACTTATTATCATCAATGATAATTCTAAGCGTAGCTACTCACAATGAACGCATGATGGACATTTTCCAGAAATCGTGTGAAAATAACAATTGCTCCCTCAAAGTACTAGGATTCGGCGACAAGTGGCAGGGTTTTGGATGGCGTTGGACCATCATATACAAATGGTTGGAGACTCATAAAATTCCAGACGATGAAATAGTATTGGTAACGGACGCTTTCGATTCCTGTGTAGTGGCCAAATCCAATATCATTGTGGAAAAATTTAAAGAGTTCAATTCACCAATGGTATTCAGTTGCGAGCCCTCGAGCGTTTATTTCTGGTGGATAAGTGCTTATTACCGGTGGAGAGTTTTTGGCCCGGACCCTATCATCAACGGTGGTTCCTATATTGGGTACTGTGGAGCAATCAAAAAGTTTATTTCCAAACTCAAATACGAGCCAAGTACCGACGACCAGCGATTTCTAACCACACTGTACAAAATGGTTCATATGACAGTAGATTTTGATTATAAAATTTTCTTTCACCACTGTGCTTGGATGAAACACAAAGGCTTTATTCCAGACACCTGCGTCGTTACATTTCCAGCGTCAGGATATACAAGCAAGATACTGAGTAAACTGGGATATGATTACGAATTACACAGCGAGACCTGTGGTGAATGTATAGAGGTTGCCGTCCGAAGAGTCAAACATTACTTTCCATTCTTCTGGAGAGAAGTTGTCGTCTTATTAGTGTCCATGTTAGGGTTGGGTGTAATACCACTTATTCTAGGATTAATCGCCTATTAATGTCACGCTATGATATTTACAACATGTCTGCTGTACGTCGTCCTTGCGAATACCTCCGCTTCAAAGGAAGCCAACTGGTATTTACTATAGTATTTACTCCACATTTTTTGGACCGTCAAGATGAACGTAGCAAAGCGGACCAACCAAATGTGTTGTCAGAATTAGATTTCGATTCATTGTTTAATAGAGCCACGGTAGGGCAATGTTATGCGTTGTCAGTTGTGGGTAATATGTACTTGTACGTGAGAAGAGCGTGGCATCGGCGTCGTAAACGGCACGAGTTCGAACTAATAAGCCTAACTCCGGCAAATCATTTGCAAACCAAAAATAGGCATTTTGCATTGCCTTTCCCCGAATCCTTTGAAAAAATATAAACCTACTATATAGGGGGGGTTTGTATTGGTTACAATGCCACGAGTGAAATCAAAGAAAAAAGTAGACCCGAACAAACCAAAGCGCCCATTAACTGCATTTATGCGTTATTCTGCTTCGCGTAGGAAGGTTATCAGAGAAAAGAATCCTCAACATAGCATGATACAAATAAGCAAAATAATTGGAGAAGAATGGCGTGGATTAACCGACGACGGTAAACGCCCGTACCACGATGCCGCTGCCGTTGACCATGAGAAGTACAAGAAGCTGAAGGATGCGTACGACGCGTCTAAACCGAAGCGCCCACGCACAGCCTATGCCTTTTACATGAAGTTGAACCGAGCTCGCATCGCCGCGGACCACAAGGAGGTATCTCCTAGGGATTTGATGAAATTCATCGCTGCTGAATGGAAACAGCTGGACGTTGACGGTAAAGGCCAGTACACCACGATGGCGTTGGAAGACCGGGAAAGGTGGAGCAGAGATAGAGCGGCTTCTCTTTAAACTATATAAGTGTTAATTCTAAAATAAATGGAATATTTAAAACATAAAACCCTATCTACGTTTATATGGGTGGCTTTCTTCGCGTGGCCATTTCTACACCAGACGCTATCCGTTCCCAACCATGCAATACTCTCCTTTATCCTGTATATGGCAGATTTTGTAACTTTCTTGAATAAAAATAGAAAAATGGTGTACAGTGAATATAAACTAATTAAAGGCGCGGACCCACAATTCTTGAAGACCCACCTATGGCTCATATCGATACTAATATGTCGTGTAATTGGCCAAACAACCGCCTGGACTGCTATATCCGCCATACATATATTTTCCCCGCTGTATGGCTTTACACTACACGGGCGGTTAATATTATTATACACCTCTATGCTGTTCGATATATTAGCAGACGGAATATACAGGCGATGTTACAAGAAATGGGTAGTTCATTACGACCCAGTACCATTAACAAATGACACAGAAATACTCCCTGGACCGGGACGAAAGGCTATCAATTAATTTCTTCGACCGCTCTATTAGATACCTCACCGTTATAGCATCCGGAAGCGCGTCCGTTTCACCAATCAGGGTTTTCTCTATTGTCAGTATTCTATTTGCTATGGTAAACAGTATGGATGGGCCTTTGGGATAGTTTTGAATTTCAGAATCAACCATGATTTTGACGTGCATATTCTCTATCGAACGAAAGTAATAATCGTCAGAACAATTTGGGTCCATCTCTTGTTTCCACTCACTATTGTACAACACATTCATCAAGTCCACTGTCACACTATACAAATCAGCAACCCGATATGAAATAAGAACAGACATTATAGTCTAGAACGGAGAGGGTTTATAGTCCGGAGTATAAGAGTGTCTGTGAATCTATCAAATGTCGCTGGTCGAATGTTCGGTGCTGTATGATATAGGAAAAACATTAGACGACCTAGAAACAGTAATTGCAAATTTTGACACCGTCGATATACAAGAATCCGATGGTGCGGACCTTGACGAACTGAAATCGAGTTCCAAATTACAATACAGCATAGCCCGCACTAAAAATTTACAACTGTTAGTGGAATTTTCCGGCGCTTTTCCACACTGTCTACATCCGAAGCAGCAGGATTCGGCCATGACGAAGTGGGTAATCATAATCGATGATTTGTACTGGTCTGTATTTGGATGCGAAAATAACGCAGTGGTAGAGGAGTCCAACCGAATGAAGTTGATACATAGAAAGCTTCAAAAAATATATTTATCATTAAAGGAATACATACCTTCTAGTTGTTAAAATAATAGTATATAACTTCTAATCTAATAAAAAATGCTACAATTACTATACATAATCGGTATCGCTTTGGCCTTATTGTGGTGCATCTGTTGGTGTGGTACCAAATGGTCCGACAACCAACGACACCAGAAACAAAATGGTAATGTTTCACAAGAAGATATCGACCTGGAAGAACCCTACGACCCAAAGGTATTGAGTTTCAAACAAGCTATGCATGACATTTCTAACGTCTGAAACGACCTACACGGGCCGAATGCACTGGCAAACCGAAGTTTAACTCGGCGGACTCGCGTTTCTTACGCCCACGGCTGTATGGCTTCATCAGGACCTTTACTGCGCTGTTATCAGCAGTCTCTTTATTTACTGCCTTTGCTATTTGTTTCCTACTCATTCCGCAGTATGTTGCGGTTGTTGCTATTACTATCGCTGCGAATGCCAATATCGAGGCCATTAAAAAGATAGTCTTGTTGTTGAATTGGTATGTTTCATCCTCTTCAATTATATACATCTCCAACAAGAGAGCAGCCAGCGTGATACGGCATAGAACAATAAACATTAACATGTATTGCATGGTGTTCTTACTATTTAGTATGAACTGCTGTAAGTTGCATTCATTACAATGATATACAAAGTATCCAAATGCGAATATACTAAACAATGTGTTGACAACCGCCAACGCTTCGTAGTAAACGGGCGGGTCCACGTGGTCGAATACTAATGAGAGAACTTGGAAGGATACGACGAGTTGTATAAGAGATAGGTAACGTTGGACATTACCTAGGAATACACCGTTCTGGAATATAGAAGTCATTACTTTATTATTATTATTAGTCTCTTATAGTCTTAAAAATTATTTACTGTATCTACCACCCATTGGAACACGTCTGTATCTGGCACCGCTAGAGGTGTTATATTTGTATTGAAATAGGCATTCTTTATATCGTTCTCCCACGTTTCCTTGGATAGCAGCATTGGGTACACTAATCTCAAGTTATTAAAGTCGTAATGGTCTATCAACGACTTGATTCGCAACTGCTCCATCACTACCCATTTTTGTACTATACCCTCCCTTTCGCACAGAAAACGCAAGACGGAGCGAACTAAATTCTCAGTGTCTATAGGCATCACCTCTGGTATTTCTCTCTCTATTAATTGGGACTGAAAACGACGCATGACAACAGACACGATGTAAGACACATTTACAGGTTTGGGTTGGTATACAACCTTCTCACGCTTAAAATCTTTAAGAAATATAGGCGGTACCAACCCTCTGGCATTTCCAAGACAGTACATTTCCGGCTCCCTGTGACACATTATTTTTAAAAATACATGACCGTTGTACGAGTTTCCTAACACCAAAGTGCCGTCATGATGGGCTTGCCATGGTAATTGGGTGGTTATAATTAATGGCTCTACACCGTCGCATATTTTTTGGAGGTTGGACCAATCCGATTGATTTACGTAGGTCATGCCTTTGATACTATATATGGGATGTTACTAGTAGTATAGAATATGCGTCTAGTAATCGGATTCATTTTGTTGAGTCGGGCGGTAGCCTTGTTTACACACGAATCATGTAGAGAACAGGGTGAACCCTTTTGCGACTACATGAAACAGTATTCTAAACAATACGAACACCACGACGAATACCTAGAAAGACGCAAACGGTTGGAAGTCGCACAGTCTCTAGGGCATGGGTTTGGATTCACCTCGCGGAGCGACATATTGCAATCAGAGAAGTCAATCAACACTGCCTTCTCAACGCGTGGACAATACAAACTGTCGCGCAACCGTCACGGAAGAGGCAACCCGTTGCGTTTAAAATCAAGTGTTCCCAATGAGTATGATTTGAGAGACCATCACAGGGTAGCTGAACCCTTGAACCAGGGAAGTTGTGGAAACTGCTTTGCGTATTCTGCTGCCGCTGCGGTCGAATATTGGTATGCCCATTTGCGCCAATTCAAGCGTGCGCCTCCTACGTTCTCAACGAAAGAGATTACCGAATGCACATCTACAAACGACACACCGAATGACGGGTGCGACGGTGGTCTAATGCAATACGTTTTTGAATACGGTAAGGACCATGCAATGTCGTTCCGGATGGAATACGCTGACATGTACCAGAAAGAATGTAGCAACAACCTTGCTCCATCACACATCACCATTGAATCGTACGATGTACAGGGGTTGGACGATAATGAATATATAGAAGAAAGGATTCCAGCGTTACTGTACAAATACGGGACGATTACTATAGGAATGGATACTAAAAATGATTATATAGATAATTATGTCGATGGCGTCTTTGACGAGTCGCTCTGCGGTACAGATATCGACCACGCAGTTGCCATCGTGGGTTACACACATGATAGTTGGATAGTTAAAAATTCATGGGGAACAGACTGGGGAGACAGGGGTTTCTTTAAGTTAAAACGCGGAGTAAATGCTTGTGGTTTGGCTGAATATGTGTCTTACATCACAGGCGCCCGCGTAGAGCATAAGGCAAAATCTACTGGTCCGTTTGTTTCTACGGACCCCCCGGATTGGGGACTGGACCCAAGACTCTCGCCCGCGTAGAGCATAAGGCAAAATCTACTGGTCCGTTTGTTTCTACGGACGCTGCTTTGGATACTGGACCCAAGACTCTAATGTGATAATATCCAATTCAACATCAACATGAACCAAGTGACCAATATAAAACCTAAACCATAGTAATACCATCTACCTCGTGATAAAATTTGTTTTTTCATTTCCCCCTGCCATCTACCTAATTCTTCTTTTTGATGCCGCAGCTCTGCGGATAAATTTTCACCCATTCTATTTTGGTCGTCGTACATTTCCATCTGAACATTGCCCAAATGGTCTACTTTTTTGTCTATGAGCGACACCTTCTCGTCAAGCTCTGTTATTCCGGCTTCCATCTTGTATAGCCGCTTCTCCATTGTCCCGTCTAAGAGTTGAACACTTTGCATCATAGTGTACTATATAAGTTCAACCACGTGGCTATATAGTCAAGGCAAGCAAATGGACTGGGAATCCGTATTAATAACAGCAGCTCTTGGTTCAGTATTTGTATGTTTATTGATATTATTTATCAACCAATCGGGTAAGCGTGGCCAAGCTATCACGTGGCTACCGGCAGCATTAGCAACCACTCTCGCCGTTACGTATACTACAAACGAACAGGCGTTGAGCACATTATTAGAAACAGCATTCGGTTCCATACTCATATCCGGTGTATTTATCCTTTCATTTTCAGGTATTCTGGGCTACCTATTACCAGGTACAGAAAAGAATAAGGATTTCTGTTGCCAGACCAGCTGTGTGGACATAACAGACGGAACCAAAACCATCATATTTATATCTACCATCTTTTGCGCGTTAGTAATACCAATGTTTGTAGTATGGTTACTAGAACAATATGCGAACCCATTCTGGTCGCTCGTAGCCGGCTTCGTAGGTATAGGTATCACCACCATTGATGTTATGTCACACAAACGACTCGAGTTTGAACCGGGAGCCATATCGTTCAGCATTAGCAACTGTTGTGTAGCAGTAACCCCGGAAGATAAAAAGAAAAAGAATAAAGAGATTTGGATGCTGATTGGAGCAGTGATAGGAACATTCGGGTTCGTTATTCTACCAGCTTACCTAGCAGACTGCTCGCCAGAGTTTCCATGTGCGGCCAACTGGGCAGGCATCGTCGCCAACGCGCCCAAGATATCGGTCATGATTATGGTCAGTCTGTGGGTTACAAGAGATGAAAAATTAAATGAGCAACAAGAAGATGTACTTAGAACAGAATTACAGGAACATTTGACAATGTTTTCGTATTCTACAGGTATAACTGCTATTTATATTTTAATAGTGTGGTGGAACCAGGTACAGGTCAACCCGGAAGACTTTTGGTGGGCATGGGGCGTTGGTTTCGTATTGTCGCTGGGTTTCATTGCCGGTATTCTAATTCCCGTTTGTCTTGGACCGACTCTACCTGTAAAATCGGACGGACAAAGGCAGAAACGGAGCGTTGAAGTCGGTAAGGCGGCGTCCGTGCTCGCTCCCACAGACAATCCTGCCATCCATCCGGTAAATTTTCAAGGTTACCCAAAGGTGAAATTCTAAAATATATATTCTTGTCATATTTAAAAATGCTTTTTCCATCCGATATCCTACAACTAAGTTCGAGGTCCTTCCTACACAAAGGACACGCTATCTTTATCCTACCACTCTTCCACCTCGTATCTATGTACTTTATTGCACAGTCTTTACAAAAACAATGTCCACAACTTAACTCATCTTGCGTTATACAATAACAGGTACAACACGCCATCTGATTATAGAATCAGACTAATATATACAGATATGTACAGAATATGTGGATTCCCGAATGGTTCTATATAAATATTAAATTGACAATGGCCCGACGACTCGCAGCAATTTTACAGTCTCCGGTTGAGCTCAACCCGAACGATAAAATTTATTTCACCTTTAAAAAAAATAAATTCAGCGCAACCGTTACCGCAGCAGGTCTTATCCACCTAGTGATATGGGAACCACCAGTAGGAAATGCGGTGGAAGTATTCAAACTACGCACTTTCGAATCGTTAACGGACTGGACAGAGACATGTATTCAAGAAAAATTACAGGAATACCACACGCGCTACAGTGCGTGGAGACGTGTACGCCACATGCCTACCAGCAAACCTATGGAAGCATTGCACAAGGAATACCAACGCATTAAGCTGACCAACACCAAGAAGATGAACGCTACAGAAATGCAGCAGTTGATAACCCTGTCACAAGAACGCATACTATACCTTGAGAAATCTTTGGAAGGTAGAGACGGGGCGCTAGCGTCATGGACCAACTGGTTTAAAGAGAATTACCCAAACGACGTTGAATGCCCCGTAGCTTCACAGGCTCCAATCGAGCAAGAAATTCCAGCACCGCAACAACAACCACAACACCAAAACCAGGCTGTAGTTCAACCAATTGTTCTAAATTCACCAAGTGGTGCTTATATTACCATTCAACGGGTGAAGTCCACCAGTTCCGAAGCGGCGGCCCACTTGAAATCAATAGGCATGAATGGATTCCGCGACATGGCTCGTAAGTACCAGAAATCAAACAAGACCTGGTTCCCTCCGTCGAACACACCTTGGTTTGAAAAGACATTAGGAGAAATTAACACCGACCCGACGTTAATAGCGAGTGTAGTACACGATTTTTTTACTAAAAAATAATATTATATATTTGTTACAGGTCTATCGTCCGATACTATCTCTTCCAACTCTACAGGCTCTTCCTCATCCAATATCTCATACGATTTTCCAGCTTCTTCAATGTGGTTTTTGGCACAGCCGTATAACATGATTCCGACGAGCAAAAAACACACTAAGGCATATATTCCGATGTAAGCTATAGTTTCCCAGTTCATTTATTATACAAACTATACTTATGTACCTATATTTTGTCAAAGAAATTAGGTGGGTGTACATCCCTTCTCAGTTGTGTACGGTACTCTGAACTACTACTACTGCTCCCAATCACATCGAAGAAGTGTTTAATTACATTCTGGTACAACTTGTCATAAGTGGATGCTATCTGTTCGCGCTTCTTAGCACCCGTTATGACTATCTTGCCAGACCTAAAGATGAGGAATACAAGTTTTGGAGAAGTAGTTCTAAACACTAGACCGGGGAATAAGTCAGGTTCGTATGAGACATAGGGACCGTACGCTTGGGCTAACTCGTTCAGCTTGATAGTTCTCTGGACGTTGGTAGCGGCGACGATATTCTGTATCTTAAAGTCGCGGAATGAAACGGGAACACCATGCTTCTGTAACAGTCTAACATACTTACGACTTGCCAGCCTACTCAATGCTTCATTCTTGGCACCGGTACATACCATGTTGCCCGACGCGAAGGCTAGCGCCGTAGTCCTTGGCTCTGCTATTCGCATAGTGGCAGCTGCGAATTTATGAGGATTGTATTCTATAAATGGACGTGTTAGCGCCAAATCCCTTAAATCTACACGGTCGATACCAATGTTGAAGGTGGCTACAACGTTCTGTAGTGCGAAAGGTGGTGTCTTGTCATAAGGTCCACCTACGTCGAGACGCTGATAACCTTCTGGGGCTTTCAGGTCATCGATATTGACCAATACCTTCTTCTTCTTCTTCTTTTTGGGTTTCTTGGACTTTGGATTGGTTTTGCCCATTCTGTTTATTATTATAATCTATATATATGATCGTGACGCTGTGTATGAATCCACAATGTCGTTGCATATCATACTGCTTTCCGGTATGGACGCTAAGGATACAACGGAATACCTTATCAGTAATGGGTTTAATACAGATATAGTGATAGAAAATCAGTTTCAGAGATTCGTAAAGACTGTAGGAACAGACACACCGGTGCGTGTTACAATATGGGTAGCTCTGAATACAGCCCTAACACAAAAACTAATAGTAGGAATAAAATATAGAATGAAAAATATATTATTTCTTTATCACGCGAAAAAACCACTCACTATGATACGTGCCCATGGATGGTATAAACATGTAAAAGCAACATTCGATTGTTCCAACTATTCTATGATTTTGGCGTCTACTATAGCCAATACGCCATCACCTAACAAAGGATACGAGCGCATGATATCCCATATTGCCAATAAGTTTATAGATATGAACGATTCAATAGTCCCGCATTATGCGGCCACATTAAATAAAATTTTTAAACAGTTTTAGTATTGGCTAATTCTTTGTGATTTATTACCACCTACAGCATCCTGTACGGCTTTTCTCTTTTTGGAGGGCGGGGCAGGCGTTAAGAAATTCTGGGGCACAATCTTTATTCCAAGTCTGTTTGCCTCTGCCTCGTCTCTAGACTTTATAGCTTTACACATACCAGTGGGGTAGCAGATGGTACGAATGTCGGTGCGTTTTCCCCAATCGCTTACATCTGGAAGGACCGCGCCTAGATACTCACTACGCTGCTTCTTTGCCCAGATATCGATGTCCATAGCTATGGTTATTTGTGCTTTTTGGCGCGTCTCGTCTTTAATAACATTCCCCTGTTCGTCCTCAGCTTGGTCCATGCCAAGTATGAGCTTTGATTCGTCTGAATTGTGAAGTACATTGTTGTACTTGATAGTGTTGGAATCTATACCATTCTTAATATTGGCCGGTACAGGGTTTTTCTGTATCGTTTTGAATATATGATATTGCATCTGTTTGATTACAGCACCTGGATAGAAATAACGACGCGCAACCAGACAAGTCTTCGGAGTCTGGTGTGTGTGCTCTATTTTCATTATAGTGTCCAGTACCGGGTCATATTGTAGTTCCTTGTGGTTTTGTAACAATTTAACATGAATGTACAACGCATCGCCAGTATGATATGCCGATGTCATGCGTGTTTGGCGACTGCCGTTGACCACAACAGGCCAGGTTTTATCGTCGGCAGTTTCGGGCAGTACGTGCTGCTTTGACTTTACAGAAGCTCTACACAATTGAAGCAGGTACGCTTTAATGTTGTTAGCACTGGTTTTACCTTCCGCCCCGCCCATAATAGACTGGATATGGTTGGAAATATTAATCAACGTGCCTGGCATTTTGATATAGTTGAAATTGAAGCTGGTATTGTCGGTATCGTCCGGCGTAGGATTACCAAACCTGAGCTTGGTCTGGCTCTGTTCAAGATATACTTTGCGCAATATCTTGTGCTCTGCTGGGTGTACAAACTGCGAATCCATCATAGTCAGTGTAAAGTATACCATCTCTTCGGTACATACCAGATGAGACTCTATAGCCAGTAACTGGTTTTCGTCCCAGTCTTGACCGTGGTAGTTGAGTCCATTACCGTTCACTTGGAATACGGTGGCCAACGCCGTAGTGATAGCTTGGATACGAGCGAAGATAAAGATGCGCTGCCAGTCGCGAGTTTCTGCTTCGCGTACAGACTTACCATCGAAATTCTTTTTGAATTTCTGTTTGATAATATAAAATGCGGACATCTCTACATCTTTAATGATATGGCACCAAATCATTTTCTCGACCAAGAAGACGCGCGCTTGTTCTTCCTGCCATTCAAGTATAACTTCGTCGCGGGCCAACTTATCCGTACGGGACAAAGCGCGTTCACCGTTGATACAGTCGTCAATATCTTTGTTTGGGCGCTTAATCTTCTCAAAGTTGCCCCAGTGGAAACGAGTTTTAAGGGCTTCTTCTACCTGGTCTTGTGGGTCATTTGTTGCACCCATCCATACACCAATACATTCTGACTTGGTAGTGCGTTGAGACCGACGTCCAGTAGCTTCGTCCAGGTGGTAAGTCTTACACGATACATGATTGGAAGTCAAACGCTCCTTAAACATCGCTTCGGCAGAGCTGTCCATGTTGCGATTGTTAGCAGTGCGGAACATACCAGGCGGTGCTTCGTGACATACCGTGATAACATCATTACGATTACCATCTACCGCATTTGCCTTGGCAGTTTCGTAGGTAAGTTGGTCTATTGTACCAGGTATACTACACTCCTTCATCAAATCGAATAGAAAAGATTTGGAAGTAGCACCTTCACCCGTTTGAAATATATTAAGGTGAAGTCCAAAGTCACGCCTGTAAGCATCTAGTCTTGCATGCATGACTTGGTAGAATTCGCGATGCGCAGTAGATATCAGGAAATACTGCTCAGCTTCTTCCATGATTTTGATGACACGGTTGGCGAATATGCTCAGGTTGCGGTCGAAACGGTACAATTTCTTATAGGCGGGAGGATTACGCCTCTCCATCCATTTGAGAATAACTTTACCTTTCTCACTGATATTGGCGTCGGGGTTGAGGCATCTGGCTTTGAGTTCTTCCATCTCGTATGCCTTGTATTCCATATAACGTTTATTAAACTGAGTAGTGCCCTCTAGGGGTTGTACGTCCGCAATGTACTGGTTCTTTGCATTCTCAGACATTAATGCAAAGTCAGAACGCGAGGTGAATGCATCCAAACGCTGTTGTTCTTGCTCGCTGAGGGTGGATATATCATTCTCGCCGAATACATTCATATCCAGGCGGTCATCGTTATCGCGTACTGGTGCGTCTTTGTTGTTGGTAGGCAGTGCTGGTTGGTCATCCCCAGCTTTATCAAAACCATGTGGCAATGCTATATGACGCGTGGGTTTGATGTGGTTGTCTACGAAGGCTTGGTAGTCTGGTAAGAATTTGCCACAGAAGGTCTTGGTATAATATTGGCCTGGTGACAATCGAATCACTCGTTTGGTATCTAAAAAATGGAATTTACCGTTGAGTATATGAGCCGAATCGTCGCGATATTCTGGATTTTTACAGTTTGCGCAGGCATTTCTCAACGACCAAACATAAATAGGGTTGGCAATATTTTCATATTTGGCCAGGTTGGTGTTGTGGTTGTTGACGGCATCGAGGTTGTTCTCTACCTTTCTGTGTCCGTTCGAAAGCCCACAAACGTTGCGAAAGTAGACTTCTCTCGTTACTTTGAGGTGGAGCTGGTGGTCATTCAACGCTGCCAGTGTATCTGGGCGTCTGGAGTTGGCAGAACGATTGAGTGATTCTTCCATTGCCATGTTGTTTTGTTGCAACATGTAGTGTAGTGTTCCACCGTAGCTCGCTTGTGCTTCATCGGTGAATAGGAAAGCATGGAGTCGGTACTCGCATGATTTTTCCGCATCGTGTTCCGATGGTATCCATTCCAAGTATACTTTTTGGAATACATCTTGTACATTGTCTTTGGCTTCTGCGGAGTTCAATATAGTTTTATGCACTTGACGTACCATTTCGAGAAACAATTGAAATGTCATGTTCCAGTAACGCGCGACAGGGCTACTTTGTCTAATCTCGCCGAAAGTCATTGCGGATTGGCGAAATGCATCTCTAGGAATACGGCACACTACGTGCTGAACGCAATCTGTTGTGTCAGCTTCCTTAATTCTAGAAAATGATGACCATGCCCAACGGCTCATACCGTCTACAGATAAGGAGGATTGCATTTTTGAAGATAATCTTGACATGACGAAGAGTTGGTTTTATATTATTTTTATCAAAGTCAAAATACATCCCACATATTCGAAACCTATTCGTACTATATAACATAGCCGTTATAATTTAAACTAAACATGTCAGAGTTCTCACTCCCACCACTCGAACAAGACCAGTTCTCAACGTATTATGGGCAAACATTAGATAGGTCGGACGGAGCATCTGAATCCGTTGTATACCCAGGTGTCCAATTAAAATGTTCTACCAAATCGCGACAATTGAAGAAACACATTCAACCCCGCAATGTATTTATTACAAAAATAGAGCGCGAAGACACCGTTGAGTTTAGTCATAAATTGTATGGAAACGACAACCAATGGACAGTGTTGCCCAAGAGGTTGTATAGTGTATGCTTCCCCAAAATACACTTGGGTTCCATACCAGAGAACAATAGGATTACATTACAAATAACAGACAATATATATTGTGTTCTGCCATATGTCCCGGATGAATTTTACAAACAAAAACAGCAGAAAGCCCACCGACCTTCCAAGCCGGTTACACGGCGCAACAAACGAGCAAGAGTATCCAGCGAAGATACGTCGACCGAGCAACCATATAGTGGGTGGGGAGTATACGATATGAGCGTGCCTGAACCAAATACCATTAGTAAAGAAAATTTGATGAATGAACTACGGTTTATGATGGATGAAATCCACCGGTCTTCCGTAGCGGTTAAAAATCCATTTAGTGGGTGTGACGATTTAAATAAATCGGAAGAGGCAAAAACAGCGTTGACTACCATAGCACAATTTGTATATCATTACGCGAGAGAAGAATTGAGAATGCAACCGGTCCGGCAAAGTTACAGTAACGAACCCCTCTGGGACAACTTGAAAGACGCTTTACATTAAAATAATTATTCAGCTAACTTTCAAAAACTACAGTATATAAATCATTACTAGGCTACTTATAACTCGATGATGAACAAATTTCTAGCGATATCCCTTATTGTGATGATAGCTTTTGCTGACGCTTCCCCTCTTCTTAAATCATGGCATGCAAAACAGCAGCGCCGTATGAAGAGTGGCGCCACGCAAAAAGGCTCGTTACAAAGTTCTCATCAAGATGCGAAGACGACGACGATTTCCCTATCGTCTACTGGAGGTAGACACGGTAGGAAGCTGTCTCTATCAGACCCAATCCAAGTAGTAGTGAATAACTTGGTCGCGGGTGACGGACAGAGTAATATTATTTGTAAAGCACTGGACAAGGCATTGAAGGCTGGCTACGCAGCCAACCCGACATTGTTTTACCATACTGATTTACAAGATTTTGTACAGTCATGGAGAGACGTGTACAATCAGGATTTTACCGATTCATTGTGCGCAGGTAAACTACATGCTATTGAACTTGCTGGCCAGACTAATTCACAGCCACAAGTTTGTGTAGGATTTAATTTACTCGAAGATGGTTTGGATGCTGACGGAGCTGTAAAGAAAGGCAATTGCCCCACATACACCACTAAGTTCTGTGCCGATTTCAAGACCGACACTAGTGCCGCAACCGGTACTGGTACCGCTCTGGCAGAAGCACAAGAAGCGATTAGAACTGCTCAAGTAAGTGAATCAAATACCACATATGCCGATAACTATGCCCTACGTTTGGTAGACAATGGAGACAGTGTTGAATCTGTTTCCCGTCAATTCCACACGACGGATTTGCCTACGATATCTGCTATATCTGTTGGCGGGTGTCCAGGTTTGGCACTTACCATTGATTACAATGCTGCTGGTAATTCTTCTAGCGACCCAGGTAATACTTACGTACCAGCAGCAGGTTTGCCTGGCAGTATGGAACAGGTAGAAACTGGTATCACACGTTCTATTTACGAGGAAGACAATACGGCTTACACCGATATTGGTACAGAACGCCTGACGTCCAACTCCAACTTTGGTAGCCCGAAGAAGTATTTGGTTGATGCTAATGGTGACTGCCCACCGCAGCAAGGAGGTGACGATTTCGACTACGAAAATCAATTGAACGCGCCCCAAACCGGCTCAGATGGAGCAGTGACTCAAACGAGTAAAGGCTACTGTTTCAAATTGTTGAACGGACCTAATGGTGTATCGGGTATCAAGGGTGTTGCTATCGATGGCTCCGGTGGATGGGGTGAGGCAACGACATCTTCTGCCAAAGCACAAGAAGCCATCGCTGATGTAGACTCGTGCCCAGGCACGGCAGCCGTAGTAAATTATTGTAGCATTGCTGATTTCGCAGCACTTATTACCGGCCAGACTGTGAACGGACAAACCGGTGACTGTGTAAGACGTGTATACACCGACTTGTGTACTGAGAAAATCGATAGTTCTTACAATATAACGTCAGGTAGCGAAGTTGTGACGAAGAATGCGCATGACCATCAATATACATCGAGCGATGTTGCCAACGGTAAAGCATCTTACACCAAACCATTGAGAATTAGTTTGCCAGCTGGTGACTATTGTGATGGCCACGATTCTACTTCCATTGGAACTTGTACGTTGCAACGTAAATTACAAAACGAATTTGTTTTTGAAATGTCATGTGAAGAATTGGCAGCACAAATGACGGCTAATGGTAGCCCTACAGACGTTGTGGGTGTTCGTAAATTGTCTATCCATTGGGACATCGGTGCGCCACACACGGAACAGACCTTGGCAGAGAAGGACCCTAATGTAAGAGCTGATTTTCATTGTGCCGAAGGTGACAACACAGGTTTGTGTGGAATTAATATTCCAGCATCACACCCATGTCACGGTATAGTAAAGAAGGCATGCGCCAACCCGTACTACAATTCCACAGGCACGGCTATTAGCCCGATATACACGACTTATGCGGACCCTGAAGACGCAGCAGCCCAGTTATCCTGTGATGCTACCGATGGTTCGCTATTGACCGCCTGGGAAACCTCTATCGGTAAAACAGGCTCATACAGAAGTGGTTTGTCCATCAACAGTGAATTGTACGACATTACTTGCCACGACTTGAGAAAGGAAATCGAAGAAGATGCGAAACCAAAGATTCAAGACTTGTGCGACCATATCCAAGCCGATTTGGACAAAGCACGTATCGACTACGCAACTTCATACTTACTTCACGACATTCAAGCTGTAAAGAAAGTACAAAAGACTAACTACAAGTCGCACATTACCAACTACCGAAGTGCTTTGGACGCAACTTGTGACGCCTCTTTCGGCTCTTCGGATGTAACCTCCTTGAATGTCGCAGGTATCGAACAGTTGCGAGAAGTTTCGGGACAAGGTGATACATTGAAACAATCATTGGAGAAAGCCGCAACAACGCCAGAAGATGTAGCAATCAACATACAGCGCCAGAAACTTGACCAGCGTTTAATTGATTTGGGCGAATCGCTTAACTTGTTAAAAGAAGCATACGACTCAGCTGCCGTTCCAGGCGTTGAAGTAAATGCTCATATTGTCAAGTTCAACAATCTTGCTAAAACTATTTACAAGACGTTGGCCATTGCATTCACTGAAGACATCGATACTGACAACACTGTGCCTGAACCATTCAACACCCGTATTGGTAAAGAATCCGCATGCCCACACTTGGGTGAGCAGCTTCTCCAGTTCACCGATGTATACGAGCTAGGCGTATTGACCAGTACTCCTGATTTGAGAAGGTTTAGTGCTGCCTCTATTAGCGGTGCTGGTTCAGCAGACGGTTTGAGTATTGTACTCAACGACGGTACTGCCAAGACTATTACTAACTTGGTATCTATTTTGGAATACTTGGTGTTTACATCCAGTTATGAATCCGAATCACAGAGCATCGAAGACCGTGTAGACCACTTGAAGGAAGGTTTGGAGGTATTGATAGCAGAAACTGTTGAATTCTGTATCTGGGAATCTGAAGATAGGTTTGACCGATGTGAGACGTGCGCAGCTCGCAAACAACTTTTCAACGATGAAGATATCTACCAACGCGTATACACCAGATTGAATACCTTGTCCACGTACAAGAGCCAGCGTAGTACATTGATTGCCGCTTCTTGTGAAGCAGAAATCCTCGACGACGTGGGCGCGAATATCGGTGGAGCAGGTAATGCACTACGTGTGGCAGAATGTTCCATCCCAAGCCAATCGGTTCTTGGCTCATTGGCCGGTATTGATGGTACTGCTAGCTACATTAAGGGTTACCCAGGAACTGGATATGACAATGCCGCTACGGAAGATGAAGTAGAGACAGACCAAGCGCATCATCGTTACAGCAACGGAAATAATGTTGTTGATTCGTTGAACTACGATAAGACCGCATTCCAAAACGATTTAGCTGAATGTGAATCTGCTATCGAAGTGCTCGATAGTCGTGGATGCCCTTCTACCACACTTCAGGGTTTGAACAACGAACTAGCGCTATCAAGCACACAAGTACAAAACTTGAACACCGCGGCAGCTGGTGTCAATGCTACTACAGGAGAACCATTGATAGGTTCATCACTTTCTGTATTCGAATCTCGCAGAATTCATTGTATTGATGCTTTGGACGTAGTTATTGTGGACACTTCGGATGCTTACGACTGTGACGATGATGCTGGGTCGGTCACCGGCTGTGTTGACGGTTCTATTACACACTTTGTAAAACAATGTTTAAAGACCGATGGTTCGGATTATGTTGCACACGCAACCCCACACGGGAATGCGTATGATATCACTTCTGAATTGAACGGTCCAGGTATTTACCAAGCAATCAAAGAGTACACGGACGCTGAAGACGCATATGATACTGCTGTTTCCGCCCGTTCGACACGCGAAAGTCAATTGAACATTGACCCATCCGAACTTAAGAACTTGAACGACGATGTTCACGCTGCTGAGACCTACAGAGATGTTATCTTGGCCCACATCGGCGATTTGACAAACGAATTAAAAGCATTCAGGAACAGACACGCAACGGTTATGACCAAGTGCCAGGATTTGGTAGAGGCAAAGGTCCGTGCTAAAGTGGAACATGCTCTTGAATTAAAGAAATACGATTTTGAAGTCGATGATTTGAACGAGAAGAAAGCCGCTGTTAACGCAAAAACTTACGACGGTGCTAAAGACGCATTGGACGAATACTGTGCGGAAGTTGCCGCAGTTAAAGACGCTGTAACTATTGCTAGTCTAGCAGATGTGAACAAGGTCGTGCGCGCTGGCACTAGGTGTAGTTACGGTAGCAATGGACAGCCAAACAGCTACGCCGCGGACTCCAACTGCTGTAAAGCATTGGTAACCGGTGATACCCTTGACGGGCTAGCAGACCGGGCAGCACGTAATGCTGATTGTATCGCAGCTGACTTGGCTATCGAAGCATCAAAATCGTGCGTTCTTGATGCCTCTGGGAACTACGACGGTTATGCTACTAAAGCACTATGTTTGGACGCTATCTCATCAGGCGCGGGTCTTGGAGGTCAATGTGTAAAGACTTTGCCAGACGGTTCTGTTTGTACACTTAACGACGAATGCGCCAGTGGTGTGTGCCGTGATACGGTATACAATGTAGGTGTAGCAGTGGCAGATTCTGACCCTGTAACTTACACTTATGACGATTCTGTTGTTAAGGAATGTGCTGTTGAAGCATACGTTTTGAGTGGTGGTAACTGTACCGCAAACTCTGACTGTAGACCATTTAGCTCTATCCGTACCGCAAACCCTCCATCCGGAGCAACGCAACACGGTAACAGTGGAAGATGGACACAAGTATGTAACAGTGTTGGTGTATGTTCCGACTACAACTTGGGTAACGAAGACGACGAATGTGCAACAGCAGCGTCCGGTGATGGGCATGTTGGTTCTACTTGTGCTACTGGCCTTGTATGTGACTCATGGTTCGGTGCCGACGGTGTAGACGATGGCTCAACTTACAATGACGATAGTGACCGCAGAAGCAATGGTTACGAGACAACATCTGCTCACGTAGGTACCAACGGTAAAGATGTCTGTATCGTCGACCCAAGCTGTACCGATGGGTTACATAACAACGGAGAAGCTGGTATCGATTGTGGTGGTAACTGTTTACACACTTCTGTTTGTGTAGGAGAAGCTGCCCCAGGCGGTAGCGCACAAGGTAGTTTAGCTTCCAACGGCGCAGCATGTACTTTCCACAGCGACTGTGCTAACGGCGCAGCATGTGAACAGCAATATCATTACGTATTGTCCTCCGATGGTGTCACCTCATGTAATGCTGGCGAAACCTATTACCAGGACACGTGTGCCCATACGGCAATTGCGGGAGATAAGAGATGTGGGGCGCCAATATGCGCTCACACTAGTGCTCCTTCGCCAAACAGTTTGTATGGTGAAACTGTAGCTTGTGCTGGTTCCAGCAGCGGCACTGACCCTTCTGCTTCGACCCAAACATTGCATCAGTTCACAGTGAACGGTATTACATTCACTTACTATGTACAAACCGCAACCACTGGTACCACACAAGGTAATGGAGGAAGACGTTTGTTATCCCGACCATCTATCAATACCCATGGATTTAACTTTATCCATCCGGTACTTGAACATGCATCTCAACAACCACGCCGTTTGCGCAGTGTGAGACATCGACATGCGGTTAAATTGGCAAAGCGTTATCAACGTTTGTCCCACGGTGAAGGTTCCATCGACCATGTAGCCATTGCTAACAGTGTTGACCATTGGGCAGAAATTAACGATTTTGCTAACAGCGCCACCAACAGTTCTTCTGACTTATCCGTATGTCGTGTACCACGTGGTACCGAATCGGGTTCGGACCAAACTGAATTGGCAGCTCGTATCCCATGCGTAACGCAAAGCGATTGCTGCTATAAACCAGCCTACGGGCAATCCATGTGTAGCTTGACCTGTCAAGGAGTACAATGGGATGTCGAAAGGGATTCAGATGGTGTAGCTATCTTGGATTATTTGGGCGCCACCACTCCACGATTGGTAAGCAAAGGTTTATGTTCGGCTGTTAGCCCAGGTAACTCCGCATACAGCGTCACCAACCTTCCAGAAGTAGATGCATTGGGAGTATGTGACCAGGGAACTACTGGAACTGGATTTGCCAACGACGGCGAATACGGTGCTGCCATCTCAGAAAAGTATGGTTACACCGTGTCCTCCAACTTGCATTTGAACAGACAACACCACCAATCTCGCACGCGCGGGCGTCATTTGAGACAGTGGGGCCAAATTCAAAAGAGATTGCAACACTACGACAACTCGGCGACCGCCAGCGCGGCATCGACCCACCAGGCAGACCACCATACAACGTATGACCCACACCACGACCACCAAGTTACCCAGCAATCTACTGGATGTGCTGACGCAGCTTCTGATGCTGTATCTACATGCCACATCAGAAGGAGCGGCGGTGATGTCAACGATGGTATCTGTGATAACCCTCTTGCCGACGCGACTGTTCATAGCTATATCTCGGCAATCTCCAATAATAACGGTGTCGTGGAAGCATGCCAAGACATATGTGATTGTGGTTCTGCTGCTAATGGATGGGTAGCAACCGGAACGGGTCGAGGTGGTAATACCCCATTTGTTCCTGAGGTCGTCAGCCATGCCCACCCAACATACGGTCATTCACCAAACGGTTACTCAACCTACGGTGTTACCGACCCAAATGGCTTGTTCCCAGGACAAAGCGATTCCAAACGTGACTGTTTACACGATGGTTTGAAATGGTGTAAATTCACCCAATCCGGTAGTTCCACCGGTCGCGGAACGTACGACTACACTGTTCTACCAGGTTTCTGTTCTAGTGACTGTTCCAACTGTAAAATTGGTGACATCACCTGTTCCAGAACCACTGATTGTGAAATGACAGGTGCTCTCCCATACGTGGCATCCACACAGGTAAACCCTAACTGTCTACCAAAATGGAACAACGTATACGACTCACAATCCGATTGTGAGGTTGCTGAAACGACATGTTTCCAAACACACAGCTGTATGATGACCAACGAACAGCTAGCAACTATTGGCACTCCAGTAGATGCATCAAAATGTAAAGCTGTATATGCCACCAACCAAAATATATCCATCGTCGGATACACTATCCTACCTGGACAAGGAGAAGCGGGAGGTGACGACCGTCCAGTAGACCCAAATTGTGACTTGGCCACCGGTCAAGATTTGAGCGCTATAGGCTCTGTCACCCCAAATATCAATGTCTGTGTACCACCAGCGGGTGCGGCATCGTGCCAGGTCCAAGGTAACTGTGGTAATGGAGTTTCTTGTAGTGGGGGTACCGAATGTGCCTCAAGCTTCTGCTCTAGTAACCTATGCGCGGCGGTACAACAAGGTTACTGTCAATTTGACAACACTGACACTGTACTTCAAGCGCTTAACGATAACCATGGAATTGGTATTGATGATATGACTATATCTGAAATCAAAGCTCAGTTTATCACTGGCACCCTAGAGGCTGACGTCGCTGTCAGTACGTCTGCCCAGGACACTATGATTGTTGAAGAGAAGCAATGCTCTTGTTCGGGTCTCGTAGCACAAGCAAAAACACAAGGTAGTGACCAAACTATCATTATACAAATGGAAAATAGAATCCAAGAATTGAAGAATTTATTGGACGATGGTCATTTGGCTGACATCTGTACCACCGGTGAGGTGGCCTTCTGTGACGCCTTATCATCCGCTGTTTCTGGCGGTGTTGCATACGCAGATTGTAAATCGGAAGGAAGAGCGTTTGTTGCGGACTGTACTGCTTGCTTGACGGATTACGACAGTAATGCGTGTCTCGTAGCCACTACTCCCCGTGCTACTAGCCTTGGTATTGGTTCAAAATTATGTACCGACGCACTTCAATACATTGGAGTAACTAATAAAGCTACGGCAGACGCTACGTATCAAGGCGCAACATTCTTGTATAGCCATGGTCATACCATTGGAACTCAAGGATGTCAAGTATACCAAATCGACGAAACGATGGAAGGTGCTGCTATCAAACAAATTCACGAAGCTAAAGAAAAATTACGATTGTATTTGACCAACACTGCTTCCGGTGCGCAAGAAATTGCCAACTTGGAATCAACCGAGGCAAGTAAATTATCAGAACGTAATGCTGCTCGTACAGCAGCCCTTGAATATGCTTCGACAGCATTCTTGGACTACTACAAGAATACGACTATCAACCCACGTTCCAACGCGTACACCGCGTACGTGACGGTTGTACAAGATGGAAACTTAGCAAACGATGTAGCAGGACAAGATGATGAATACATTGACGAACTACACAAAATCTTTGCTGCTTGTCAAGAAGCCGTAGAACAAAAAGCGTCTATGGGAGTTGCCTCCGCGGCAGCTAACGCGGCAAAAACCGCAGCGGGAAACAGCCAAGTTATCAACGATAACTCGGGCGTCCTTAATGTCACGCATTGTAAAGTATTGAGTACCGCTGAATACGATGCTAAGGTCCTTTTGGACTTGAAGAGAAAAGCAATTGTTGACTTAGAAGCTGAACTGGTAACTGAAAATTATGTACCAGTAGCAGACATCCTAGAGCACCACAAACACTATGCTTGTTGTGGTCAAGGAATGTCTAACTTAATGGACTTGGAACGTTGTAGCTCGAATGTGGATTGCGCACCATACACCAACGGCAATCCATCAGATGGACATTGTGTTGCGGGATTCTGTGTGTTGAACCCGTGCGTGTGTAATACCACGTCGAGTTATGAAGCAGGCGAGAAGGCCGGTGCGGGTATGTTAGACGGATTCCCAATCGCAGACGATGATTGTGCCGTATCAGAATTCACACCATTCTGTGGCAATGGTAAATGTGACATTTCCGTCCACGGAACCAGTAGCGTAGCATCACAAGAAACGTTTGCTAGTTGCCCAGGCGACTGTAAATGTGGTGATTTAGTGTGTGACCACGCATACCAAGGCCAATTCCAAACTGGTGAGAGTTGTTTCAGTTGCCAAGGAGATTGTCCTAACACGAACGCTGGAGTTTCTGATAGTTCATGCCCAACGGACCCTCATAAAGATGGTCAATGCGCATGTTATCCATCCAGCGAAAGCAGTTTGAACTGTGAGAGCGAAACTAATGCGCCAGACGACTGTACTTGTGAAGTATTGTGCGATGGTTACAGTACTAGCAATGACAAATACGCTCAGCCATCCCCATTGTCGGCAGCGAAATTTGCTTACCGTTGTCCGCGTTACGGCGACAGTGGTGCTGCTGATTGCGCATCTCTAAATGAAGCGGGGCTAAACTCTGTCTCCGACGCTAATAGAGCTACTTTCTGTTCTGAATTGAACAGTATGTACGACCAATCCGATGGCACTGTTTTAGTTAACACTAACTTTAGCACTCTTGATTTGCAACACGACGTGTGTAAAGCAGTCGCGTTGAACTTTATTACCGAATGTAGTGATGTTACAACCCTTCACACGAACGGTACATCAACTACCGTAACACCTGACGGTCTTGTGGCTGTAGCTGGCATTGTCGGTAAAGTAGCAAACAGCGGTTTGTTGGCCAATTGTGCCTCTGTTAAACTAATTACGGGCATTAACACCCCAGCCGAGATTATTAGTTTGAAACGATGGACCAACCCACCGGTCGCTTGTAATGATACTGCTACAGATGTCTACGATAGGACGAAGATTGATTCGGTTTGTATCGACTGGAGCATGGAACCGGGTTGCCCAGCTGCCTGCTCGTGCCCAGCAGCTATACAACCAATCATCAACACGACCCTCGAGGTAGTCCAGGGCTCACAAATCTCTGCTGAAGTGGCAGAGAACTTATGCAATGATGTATGTAGGTGCCCGGAGGTTGGTACTGTAGGCGAAACAGGACATGCATTGTCTTACATTGTATCTGCTAGTGTATACAACGCCACAAGCGGAAAGGTATCCGCCACGGCAGAAAGTGGATGTCTGACAGTAGATAACAACCCAGACACCGACTGTACCACTCTAGTGGTGACTGACTATACCACCCAAAACGATTATGAAGCAGCTGTAGGACAGTGCGTCATTGCTAATATCCAACGCGTTCATGATTTTGATTGCGTGACCAACGGAGGAACACAAGAAGTACAAATTGGGTGCGTCCCAGTCACGTACGTGCATGAAACTATCGCACACAATGGTTCATCTGGAACCAATGAATGTTACGGTCTTCAGGGTTATGTAGCGGGTGTCGCAGATTTAGTTTCGGACCCAGCAGATGGATGTCGCGAAACTAACACCGCATTAACCAATTACGGTTCCCTTACAGGCCAACCATGTTTCTACGGAGACGGAACAGACTGTAAGCGTGGTGATAAGAGAGCTATCGGAGGAACTATTGTAGCAGCTACGGTAAATACAACTGGTTCAGGATGGTCAAACGGCGTATTGAACGGTGGAGGCGCAGGTGTGCACACTGGCGGTAACAGACAATGCGACGCAGGCGAGACAGTTAGCAGTTGTGCCATCGATTGTCACTGTGGTGACGGCGTATGTGGTACATTCAAGAATTATCAGAATCAAGATACCGATGAAGATAGTAGCATCTGCCCAGAAGACTGTTCGTTCCATTGCTACAATGGATTAGATGGAGGATGTTATGAATTCCAACGAAGGAATTACCCAGTAGGAAACTGGGACAGTGACAAGGATGCAACATTCCTTGACACATTAGCTGGTTTCGAAGCTTATTGCTCGAGCTGGCCAGAAAATGTCGCACACTTGGCAGTTGGTGGAAATCTTTATTCCGAAATCGGTGGTGCTGGCGCTTGCCCTTCTTCCACTGGAAGACGTAGACGTTTATTGAGCGTTACCAGTCTTAAGGAATGGGCAGCAAAGAACTTGAAATCTATTCAAGACGAGGTGACAGATAAAGTATCTACTATGTTCAGACGACGTAAATTGTTGAGCAACCTCAAACCGGTGGACCGTCAAAGTACGGTACCTTGGTTGCAAGTTGGTGCTACAGCATTCAACGACGACTACAGTACATGTTTGGGTTCTCAATCCGCCACATTGGGCAATGCGATTGACAAATCTGTAAAACGCAGTTTGGGTTCCGCTGGTTTCTTGGGTAGTATCACTCTGGCTAGCGAGGCTACCATAGACTCTGTTATCTTAGCGGGTTCCGTTTCCTCCAACGCGGCTGGATACAATGGTATTGATTTGTTAGCAAAACAAGGCCTTATCGCTATTCAAGCTGAATTGGACAAGAAAAAATCAGACGAGGGTACATGTTCCAGCGACCAAATCGCTGTGGTTCACAAATTCTCACAATCATGGGTACCAACAAAGAAATGTTACCCATTGAAATTTATCACCGGAAGTATCAAAACCGGTTCAACTACAACCGAAGAATTGGGGTACGGCGATGTGAATGTATTGTGCTCTGGTGTTGCTCAGTTGAGTTTATCAGTTCACAACAATCCATCACCAAGTGATGTCGCCGCATTTCCAGACCCTTACCAACGAGGACGCGTACAAGACTCCTTCTTGTCATTGACCAGAGAATTCTCATATTTGGGTTACGACAAGGCAAACATCGTTGACGAATGTACATCTGAAGCCGCTAACGTGTGCTCACAGGAGGCAAAGGATTCCAGAACAAGTACAAGTACCAATTTCTTCAACTCGTGTGCTCAATCCGTTGATTCGGTATATGAGAATATCGCAGACTCTTCGTCCGCCCTATTGGCCTTCCCAGGTAAAGTAGCGTGTGTCCGTGAATTCAGGAACAATCTTGCTGATATCGCCAGACACATTGACTCAGGTTTCCAAGCCTCGTATATGCCATACGTTGGTTCCACCGCAGAAATCGACGATTACACGATGACTCACACGTACTCTGATACCCACATTGTTGGAAGTAATTCATACGAAAGTGAAGAGCATTCAGTTTTCGCGCATACTCATTTGGACAACTTTGCTCCAGAAACACGCGACCATAAAGTGAAATTCACTGGCCAAAGAGCCTTTGTGGGTGACACTGACGATGAATCTATCACCAATGGTAGAGGTACCATCCAAGCTTGCTGGGAATCTTACGAGAATTCGGTCGGTTATGCCACCGAAATTGAATGGATTACCGCATCCGGTGCATTGTCCCAAGCTATTGTAGCAGTAGAGAAAGAATCTATTGCAATCATATCGGCTCATGCCAACGCTAAAGCCGATTGTAAACGAAAATGTGAAATTGAAACCGGACGTGACGATTGGAATCATATGGTCAATGCGTGCCAAGGTATCAGCGGCAATGTCGGTGATGGACCATCCGAATGTAAATGTAGACGTGATGCCGAAGCTACATCTGTTACAGATTTGGGTAATCCTGATTTGGTTAATTGTCGCTGTATCGTTGGTGACAACGGTGGAGGTGTCGGTGACCAATATGAAAATCTATTGGGCGATGACTCTGAAGATTGTCAACTTCAACCAGAAGATTTCATCACTTCATCAACCTCAGGTTCTCAAATCAGTGGTACGGGCTCAAGTTCCACGCATAAGACCGGGGAATATGCTAAGGTATACGCTGGTGAATCACCAACGACTGCTGTGCAATCCGCTTTAAATACAATCATCAGTGATTCTGAAACAACCATCAACGTGTACGTAGACGGATTGGTTAACAATCTGGTTGCGAACTTGGGTAATGGTGGTCTATTGCGTCAACAAGGAGCTTCTTCGTTGACAGCAGTATGTCATAGAATCCATAACGCTGAATTAGCGGTGGAAAGAGAAGCATTAGACTTGTCCAATGTTGACAGTATGGATAGTTTCTTTGCAAACTACTTAGAAGCAACACAAACCGGTTCACTTGAAAACCGAACGGCCTCCAGGCGTTTGGCTTCGGAACCATGCGAACTCTGTGATTAAACTTGAAAAAAAAATAGAAATTAAAATTAAAATAAAATAAAATAATTAACAATTATTAATTAAATTGCATCATCGTGTAAATCAAACTGACCTACACTCACCCTCTCTGGTGGAGTGTCTTCACCGTGTATATTGACATCTAACTCGTCGTCACTCTCGCCCGTAATACTAAATGCGAGGTTAGCTTCCTCCATCTCCACCAAACCCCTCGAAACATCAGGGTCGTCGTCGTCGCGAGGTATTGTATCGTAATTTTGCATGGGGTCCTTGATACACAAAAAGCAGCATATTTTCTGGACATTGCGTTTGCGGTCAGCGTTCTTGTAAAGAGAATATACACAACAAGATATAAATGATAGTACCGTTAGTATGGTTCCAAACGCATAAAACATAACAGCGGATTGTTTCCACTCGTCATCACTCATTTTAAAAATGAGTATATAGCTATGTATACTCCAATTTAAATGCCCCTCCGCCCACGATGGATTCCGACCCTACTATCTTTCTTCTGCCTCACCTTTGTGAATCAGTGGATATCGAATATTATTTCTTTTCGCCAGGCACAGTACGCCCTCAAATTGTTCAAGGCCACCAATCAAACGATTCAACCACTGGATGATATATTATACACTGGTTGGGTACCAGTGTACGACGTTCCCTACGTAGACCAGTTGGGACTATTAACATCAGTGGATGCATTGACTGCCTGTTATTCTCTTCTTATTGTTACATTCTGGGGATGTCGTGGCCAAAAACTATTACCCATGGCGGAAGTGTTGACCGCTGAAATATTCCTTCTACCGATGTTTGCTCTATGCCAATGGTTCACCGTCGTTCCGGACGCTCTACCCGACTGCCTATCTGTAAACAACATACCGTTTGATGGTGACATGACATGGGTATGGACTAGGTACGGACGAGCTTGTGGAGACATGTTGTGGTCATCCGACATTGCGCAGTTGGTTATATTTACAAAGCTATGGGAACAGACATTTAAACGCGGGTGCTGTCGATGTGGCAAGATTACAGTTAAATTTCTTATTCGCGTTGCGGGTATCGTGTTCATTGCGCTTGTTTCGGCTATAGCTCTCGCTGCCAGATACCAGTATTCAACGGATTTATTGATGACTATATTCGTGACAACACTGGTCACCACACACGGTTGGACTCCTCGTATCGCCAAAGTTTTATTCATAAAGTTCGTCAACGAGGAAGCTGAAGCCGAAGAAGGCGTGGCTTTGGTGAGAACTAGCGAGGATAATACAGTATAAACTATATATTTTATATATAAATGGAAAATTTATTGAAAGATTTAAATACAATATCGTATACTGCGGACGATATACAACGCCGCAGAGATGAACAAGCAAAAGAATGGTTAAATTCAAGAAGACCAGAAGTGTCCCAAGGAGCGGCCAAACGGCGTAGATTCAATCGTGGTGCTCGTGAATTTGGGGCCCAAGAGATGCCATCGAATGACGGGCGTTCAGAGCCAGTGGCAATTGCCAGAACTGCTGGGCTGCCGAAATCCTCTGAGACTGAACACTCTGGTACGCAATCCAGCACATGATGATGCCCATAAAAAATGTAATATAAGGTAATTTTCCAGATATTTCTATCCAAAATACATCACATCTACCATGCCCACAAATATACATATCCTCTAAGAAATCATACCACGCTGTTATCCACGGCGACATTGTCATTATACGTCTAGAATCTTCACACCTAGCAAAGGACCCAAGCGACTTTACTAGTTCCTGATTTACACATACATCAGTCTTAAGGTATATCTGAGCAGCCGAATATTCCTCTGCCCTGCGTACATAATAAAAATGCATGTTTCGAAACTGAATCAAAACCCAAGCTACCATCGCCAAACCTGCTAACACTAACGATACCTTTTTAAACATTTATGTTGATTCGGGCACCCCTTATACTCATTTCGCACGTTGTAAAACATAAGTCCTACAGACGCGTTTGGTTGGAAATACATTTACTACAACCATACTATAGGCATCTTCACCACGGGCCAGTACAATGGTCTCCCCTATTTGAGGTAAATTGGATTCATTTTCTCGTACAAATGTAACGTAGGCTATGACCCAGTTCTTGGACCACTGGTCCGAATCGAAGAGGGCCCAGTTCTTGTATTTGTCCGGCTTGGCGTGCCAATCATTGTCCATCAACCACATCCTCTGACCATCGGTGTAGGCCTGTTCGGAGTGGAGGATTTCATGTTTGCGAGGAGGAGGTAGAAAATTAGATTTCGTTGCTCTGTATTGTGACATATAAAGCTGTAGTTTCTTTCTTATATATGGTTGATTCTAGAGGCGGCACAGCCGAAGAAGTAAGAAAGCAAATAGCCCTAACCGATGAACAGCGTGAATCTGTGCGTAAGATGCTTGCCAAGTTTGGCGGACAAATAGACGACGACAAGGACGATGTTAAGAAAGCGGTCGGTGAAGAAATCGACCAAGTAGTGAATAAGGCACAGGATGACTTGTTCCTGGGTACAGTACCAGGTACCACAATAGAATGGCACGACTTAACACCGGGATGTAAGAAGTATCCTTTCGTGAGAGAAGTGTGTGCCCAGTTTGAAGGGTGGTTGCGCACCAAGTCAGAGATAACCCCCAACCAATTCAAAAAGATGTGTTTGTATTGTGGGATTGAACCAAACAACAGCTCCAGCACACTTATCGCTTGTAGTGTAGAACAGGCAGACCCCATAGTAATGTTACACATGCAAGTGGCCACACAAGATAATGGTAATATCATTGTAGAGAGGCTTCGATTTATCACATAAGTCAATATATAAGAGGCAATAGACCCTATCAATGTGGAATACCTTTAGAGATTGTTTGGATACTATATTATCAAATCTAGATGATTTTGCTGTAATTATATTTATTCTCATAGTGGGAAATAAAATAGCAGAATTGTTATATAAGTTTATTGCGGTATTTTTAGAACGCTCTCTTTTCACAGCCCAGGCGTTGAAGTTGTCTCTACAGACCTTCATCGGTGTTATATCATTCGTACATCTTGTCGGTGAAGATGTCATCAAACACGCCTCTGCTGGTATAGCAATAGGAGTAGGATACGCGTTTCAACCATATATAATATCCATGTTTAATGGACTTATGTTGCATAACGATAATCTAATCAACAGCAAAAAATATTTAGATGTACCTTCGCAAGGAATTCAAGGTGCCGCCGTTCAGAGCATTGGGCTTTTTAACACTGTATTGATTAATCAGAACGGTGATAAGATTGTCGTTTCAAACTCTTCACTAACGGAATCTGCTGTAACTATACACTCTTCCCAGCCAGACGCAACGCAATACAAAGACACGAAGAATGTTCATAGAGTTCAACATAAAACCCCACCACCAGCTGCTACGGAGGCACAGCTAAATAGTATGGAGTTCATGCATCGTCAGATACATCACAACCCCATCTTTGCCGAACGCAATTGAATAATTTGGTCGTACATGCGTTGCAAGACTTCGTTGAAAGCGGCAATGTCGAGATTTTCACTCACATAAACTGCCAATCCCAACCATCCGGTGATAATAATGGCGATGGATATTTTGATAGTCCAAAGAAATATCTCACGTGTGTGCTTGGAAAGAATGTGTGTAATCGTTAATATAATAATAAAAATAACTAACCATCCGGCATAATAAGCTACCATTTAATAAAATCACTAAACCTGGTTATACTCGTCACTCCTCTCCGCTAAGGATTCACTAATGAATCCACCTATTAATAAGAGGTACAACAACCCTGTGATAATCAGAGATACCAAATAAACATATGGTAACGTATCGTTCTCGTGGTTACCATCTTTGTCCGATTTGTACCAAGATATAAATATAACAACTATGGGCAGAGCAAACCAAAGACCAATAGGTTTCCACCACCCCTTTTCCTTCATCTTGAGAGCGTACGCCAAGGCTAAGAACCCAGTCAACAATATAATGACCACCGAAGCATCGTCGTATTTTGCTGCTGCTGGTGCATAACCTGCCCAGAAGGTGAATAATCCTATGGTTGTAATTTTGGTCGATATAATGACCGTTTCATCGTCTACTACCGTAAAAGCTTTAAGTACCGACTGCTTAGGTCCCAATAGACCACCGAAATTGGTTACGAGTATTATCCAGGACAATAGGCCCGCTACGAAACACATGGCAAACCAGAAAAAAGGCGAATGGTATATATCGTCCCCGTCCTCGTATTTCCAGAACTGTGTGACAGCCAATACAGTAAACAATAACACACCCTCGAACCCCTGACATATCATGAGAATATTTCTAGACCCTAGATGTCGGTTCTCTGGCTTTTCGGCCAGGTATTTCTCAATACCTCCAATCATAAACAACATGAAGAATAAAGCGGTGATAATGGAAACTATCTGACGCAAGGTTCTAATGTGGTCGGAAAAATCCTGACTAACTCCACCATCGCGTATATCTTCTGCCACTTTCCATATTTCTATTATTAAGAAGAGTACAGGAATAATAGCAAAGAGGGAACTATATTTCCTGTCACTCAACTTAAAAACATCTGCGTAGAAGCAATGTGTACTCATTTTGTATAATAATTACTTAGGTTTATAGATACATATTTTTAATATGAGCTGGAATTGGGTCCGTACTCTGGTTGTGATTTACCATCGCCACGTGCGCAGTTTTTAAATCCTCTACCAGCAGCTTTCGTTCGTGTGGGAATGGGAAGTGTCTAGATATAGCAGATTCCTTCGCGTGTTGGATAAAACTCCCTGTTGAACCCCCACCCCACTCAAATATTGCACTGTACTTCTGAAAGAAGGCAACCGCCTCCAAACGTTCCCTCTTGGGAATTTTCCATTTACTCTCTTTCAATTGTTTCTGGAATATAAGAAAGAGATGCACTGGGTCCGGTTTCTTTAATTTGTAAATGTATCCGAAACGACGTCGGAGTCCCTTGTTTGCGCCAAATATCCTTGCCATGTCGCCCTCGTACCCGGCAAAGATAAAGGTGACATTTTTCTCTGGTGATGTCATCGCTTCAGTGATTTCAGTCAGGACTTCATGCCCGTACGTATCGTCGCCATCTTTGGCGGCAATAAGCGAATAGGCCTCGTCAATGAATATCACACCACCACGGGCTTTTTGAATGAGCTTTCTCGCTTTAGCAACTGAATGGCCTTGGTATTTACCAACCCAATCGCCGCGTGAGGTGCTAAAGTATCGCTTCTTATCCACCACACCCAGAGAATCCCATATGTCCACCAGCACGTTGGCAAGGGTGGTTTTACCAGTACCAGGACGACCCAGTAACATAGTATGTTGCATGATACCCTTCATGTACTCAGGCTTTTTGTATCGCAATTGCATTTGCTCGTCTTCGTCCTCATCTTCCTCTTCTTCCGAGTCTGATTCCTCGTACCCATGTTGTGACATAGCTAGTGCCAAGAGAGCACCGAAGGACGCCGCCTTGAAGGATTCGGGCATATCCTCTGGAAAAGCACTGTTTGGGTCGTAGTCTTCTTCTTCTTCCTCTGACAATTCATCGGTATCCAGTCGAGGGCGTCGTTGCTGACGCAGAGTGTTGCGTCCAACCAATAACTTAGAAGGTTTGCGACGTTTGCGCGCGCTTCTGCGTTTGGGTTGCGAAGCAGTTTGGTGTGAAATTACATATTGGGCAGACTTTGCGATAGTCTCTTTAATTTCGGTTGCACCCACGAATCTTCTCAATTCTTCGAGCGACTTGGTTAGCTTGGGGTAATCCCTACGCCTTTCCCCCGCAAACTCTTCAAGTTTGGTTAGATTCGGTGTAGGGTCTACGGGTTCTTTAATGCGTTTTCTTTTTTTATTATTCAGTTTTTTTTTCTTCAAACGTTTTGGATACATTGAGATTGTTAACTTAAATATAAAATTATTGTTATATACGAATATTCTTAGAATATATTAAAACTCTCCTCCGATGTCAAACGCATTCTCCTCTTGATTATTCCCAACCGTTGCCAACGAATATTCTGCCACTCGTTTCTCGAAAAAGTTAGATTTCGAGTCGATGGAAATCATGTCCATCCAAGGGTACGGGTTCTTCGCACCATAGAACCGAGGGGAGTCGATTCTCCCTAACAAGTGGTCTCCACAATACTTTACATATTCCTTCATTGTATCGGCGTTGATACCGCTCAGTCTATTCGGTAAAGCCTCGTCTATGAATGCCATTTCCAACTGTATTGCTTCGTCCATAACCTGGTGTATTTTTAACGGGTTTGGTTTATCTTCCAACATGTTAAACATCTCCACACCGAAGCTGGCATGTAACCCCTCGTCCCTAGCGATTAGCTCGTTCGAATAGGTTAAACCATGGCACAAGTTCTTCGTTCTCAACCAGTATATGGAACAGAAAGAAGCGCTAAATAGAACGCCTTCGAATATTGTAAACGCCAAGAGCCTTACGCCAAATGGTTGCGATTCGTCCATATATTTACGGGCCCAATCGGCCTTACCTTTTATGGACGCGATGTTGTCAATCGCTCCCTTGAGGTTGTTGAACTCACTTCCTCCAAATTTCTGTAACATCAACGAATAAGTTTCGCTATGAATGGATTCAACGAATGCTTGCAAACTGTAGAACATTTTACATTCGGCCACTGTAACTTGTGACATAAAATTGTCCATACAGTTGTCTATAATAAGGATGTCAGAACCGGCGAAGAATGCTATGATGGTTAGTATAAAATCCTGCGTTGATTTCTCCATTTTCTTCCAATCCGAATCATCTTGGCTGAAATCAATCTCCTCGGTCGTCCACAACACTTGCTGCTGCTGTTTGAATAAATCCCACAGGTTTTCATGTTGAATTGGATGCAAAACGAATCTCTTATGCTTTGAATCAGTAAAGTCCATTATATAGCGAAAGGGTATCCTTATATATGTCGTATGAAAGAAGAAGATTTAAAGGTCCTTGTCAGCTTTGTAAACAGAACGTGTATCGTAAAGGTCTATGCTTAAAGCATTACAAGGCACAAGCGCGCAAATCGTTGCACTGTACAGTTGTAAAATGCCATAGACCCATATTTTCACATACATTGTGTCGAACGCATTTTAAATCTTTTAATACATGGTGTAGAATAGAAGATTGTAGTAGGCACACCGTGTGTAATGGTATGTGTAATTATCATTATAGACGGCAAAAACTGCCCAAATTAGTATGTATTAAATGTACAAAAACTCAATTTATGAACGAACTGTGCTTCAAACACTATATGGAAGAACGACCACAACTTAGAAAATGTATCAATCCCATGTGCTCCAACATGCGAGTAGCACGGGGCATGTGTAGGAAACATTACCAAGCATGGAGAAGAATTCAAAGTTCTCCATCGGAATCTTTGGCAAATGCGTAGAGCATCTTACCTTTGAGAAGACCAAATACGGCAGAGGCCAACAAAGTGGACCCGATTGCCAATGTCCAAACTCCCTCTATCCAATCGTCTCTGTTGCATTGTTCGATAGCAATAGTCATTTATAAAATAAAAAGAATGCGTTTATAGTCGTAATCTCATGTAAATTTTACCCACTGCCCAGTCGTCAAGAATATGGGAAAGGGTATTCACGTCACACTTGTCCACTAGGTCGTAGTCTTTATGGTCCCACACAAGCTGATAAACCACACTACGGCGGACAAATTGAAAAAAAGCTTTGCGTGTAGGGGAGGTTTTAAGGGAAAAACACCACCACTTGAGATTGCGGGAAGAGACGTTCCACAAGTTCCAATCCACATTTTTATGATACCTTTTCATTTCTTCTAGGGTTTTAAATTTATTAGTTGACATAGATTCTTATCTTATCGAAACAGCATCTTATATACCATTCCCAACGTTTCTTACCTGGGTAAACTGAAAAAGTTATACGAACTTTACACCGTTTACCACGGTTCAAGTCCATCGCCTGACGTGCGTGAAACGATTTCTTTATAGTATGCCCTTTATCGTCTATGTATTCCGTCGGTATATGTACTTCATTGCCTGTCCATTTTAGGGTTCCCATCGTTTCTGAGTTTCCGTACATGGTCCTGCGCTTCTTTACCGGGCGAAAGGAAGCATGGTCTTTTGTACGCTGTGCGTAGACCTTTAACCTTGTCATCGCTCTTAAGGGTGTAGGTGGTGTCTGGTCCCATTCTCTGTAAGGGCATCCTAATACGACTACCTCTGTACAACGTGGTATGGCATCCCTTACCATCCATGTCATAGACTGTACCATCCTGACGAGGTGTTCGTAGCTGGGATGAGAGGGTACAAATGTCCGATTGATAACACCGTAAGAGTTAGAGCCACAGGGAAGGTTGGCTATCCAATAGTTTGAGGTGCGCTCAAACTGTGTCGTGTAGAAAAGTGGAGACCATACCTTTAGCTGTTCGTTCAACAACATGTTCATTATGTAACATTTTTCACTGAACACTTTGGTACTTATTTCTAACGGGGTTCCAATTTGGCGTTCGTAAATTTGTTTTAAGCTTCTATAGGCGGTCTTCGGCATCGATTGGCCACGGCGCATCATTTCATCGTATTGGAACAACATTGCGCCCTGTTCTTTCTGAATGTTATCATTTAATTGGTCGAACGGACCGACAAATACCCATTTCCAAAGCAGGTTACAAGTCGAACCGTATGCTATCATATCTCTCCAGGGTAAAAATCCTAATAAATGCCAGAGCAAATCTTCGGGTAGAGCCATTGTAATCATTTAATAGTATACTGTGTGTTATTAAATACTTCGATTAAGTGAAGAATATGCGAAAGCTATTATAACATATATAATAATATTACAAATGAAATAATACCACACAACAACAATGACACGGAAAAAATACGACAAAGATATCGAAGGTGAGGCCATCCAAGCGGTCTACGGTCAGGCCGAAGACTGGTGTGAAGAGAGCGATGAAGAAGAAGAAGAAATAGACTTAGACGCAGTATGGGATGAGATACAAGATTACGTGGAAGGAACTATCAAGCATGATAGTATATCATCTTGGGTACACAAATGGTTCAGTGCCAACGAATTGATTCATCAGATTGAACAGATACGAGAAGAAGAAAAGTATTTCGATTTCTGGGATGGTATCTCCACGCTGCGCTTCTACCATGAACAAAATAGTGATATCGACAGGCTGCGAGACCATATGTGGAACATCCTCGAATCCATGCGCGTGGAACCGATGCATTGGGAGATAAATGCGCTTACTATGCGTATGTTAAGACAAAGGACTAAATATTATTATATTGGACCAAAGACCAGCCACCTCTCTATCGTTTCACACCGGTCGAATCGTTGGTTGAGAGCAAGTATCTGAGGCACCACTTAACACCTATAGAGGTTGATATCATTGAAAAAATGACCTCCATGACGGTTATCGTTACCATCATGGGCCTCAACGATGCCGGGGCAGAGACAGCTAGTGCCAACGATACCGCTCCCCGCATGCCGCAGACAGACATAAATATGGTCTGTTTGAGGTCCCACTTCACACCACCAATACGAGCCACACCACTAAAAAAGAATACATTGATTATACGCCCTACGTAGGCTGCTATGATAGCTGTAACACCCATGCTACTAAACTCGAAGCTAGTTTGAACCACCACACCACCCATTGTTATGTACACGTATGTTTCGGAAAAATCTGCTATACATTGTACCACTGTCTTGGTTTCCTGATGCTCTACTCTATAGTTAAAGACAGCACCATACACAAAGAGACCAATGATGCCAGACGCACCTATCGTTTCGCAGAGTGCGAAGACAAACATACCAGTCACGAGACAAAACACAGCATTCTCGTGTAGTTTTGTAGTCATGAACATTGCCATTATTACACCAATTAACGAAGCCAAACAAGTGAGCCCCAAAGTCACGGCAATAACTTCCATGGTCTCTGTCTTGGTCATGGACGCTTGCTGTTCCCATGTACGTTCAGAAGTGTGTACCAACATCACAGCAACCGCATCGTTCAACAACGACTCGTGTTCTAACACCAAACGGATAGGCGATTCCCCCAGCTGTTTCATCTGTGCCAATGTCCCCACGGGGTCCGTTGGGCTGAGGATAGAGCCTATCCAGAAAGCAACTATCCAAGGTTCGACATCTTCTATCGCCCACAACCCAAGCGCTATCCAAAGCGCGGTACCCACCGTTCCGAACCAAGCTAGTATCATGGATGTTCCAAATGTACCTTGTGATTTGCGCCAATCGAAAGTCAAGCCAGAGTTGAGAACGATTGGTGGTAGAAGAACATACATAAATTGTTCAGGTTTAAATTGCAACGGGTCATTATTGGGTCCAGCTATCGTATTGGTTACCCAAGTAACCACCGCACCACAAGCCATACCATAGAGAGATAACGGGTGCAAACCTTCACTTCGGAGAAAGAGAACAAAGGCCATGAGGGCAGTTATAGCTACCCAAGTGGCACTGTAACTCTGTGTATCTATAGTCATATTATTATTATGTAATTCTTTTCTATACTTAAAATTTTAATGTTATTTTACTTAATCTCGAATCCAACTCAAACTGTACGTCTTCATCAGACTCCGACGTGGGAACTGAAGAATGAGCAGAGTCGTTGAAATTACTCCAGCTGATGTACCTTGGCCACGTCGTCGTATCACCGTATTCAACGGGGCGCTCACCACCTCCGTCATGGCCCGGAAGCCGGTCAATCACCTGTATCATGTCAGAATCTATACCCGTTGAGCTTTTCCACACGAACGAAGAATTGTCTACGTCATAACCAGCGTATCTATTTAATAAAATGACACAATTCAATGCTTCCCTCGTTTCTATTTGATTGGACAACTGGTTTATTTGAGTTAATGCTCTATGGACTGCTATGACTTCATGTCTTCCTGAGGTATCACGCGATTGCCACAATTGACCTATCTGTACAAGCAGAGGGAAATGTAAGCCCGTAGCGCCTTGATAACCTACCCATCGGAGAAAATTCACATTGACTGTCTGTTCATCTTCGTCAGTGTCCGGTCGCCAAATGTCTCCATACTTTATACATGGTACACAGGACACTATACCGCCATCGTAATGACCCTGCCAAATAGTATTCGTTACGGTGCCTGTTATCAACCAGGTTCTTTGGTTCAAGTAGGCCCCGGTCCTGGTTGTACGTCGTATCAAAGCACCAACAGTACATGGCATTTGACGCCAGGGTTCGTGAGGGGCGATATCTGGGGCCATTGTTATGGGTAAGAACCCTTCGCGCTTGAACTGTATCATGGGAATGTCGTGTACTCCAAGGATTCGCTTGCTAAGTTGAAAATTCATGTCGTAAAAGGTTGTCCACATCGTTAACTTGATGATATATTGAGTGTTTTCACCGTTCTCGCTAATGTCCACTACTGAATACTCCCGTGGGTCTTTCGCGTTGAATCTAGTCCCCTGCCTCAGCGTTTGTAGGGGAGTGATTACTGCGGTTTGTAAGTCTACATTTTCGTACATCACTATGTCTCCGCGTTTAATTTCCCTATTTGAATTTTCATAGGTGTAATGACCCATGATTTCTTCTTCTGCTTCTGCTTCACTATCTTCTTCGTCTGAGTCGTCAGGCCCAAACACACGAAGACTATCGTTATCGCAGAATGCTATCACACTTATGAATGTTCGATACTGTGTATTGTAATCGGCTACATCTCGTAATATAATTTGATGTGACTCGCCGATAGGACCTTCGTCGTTTTCTGGAAGTTTTTCGTCCATGTTCACTAGGTTAAAGGCAGTGGCGTGTTTAGACCCATAACCAAACCGGTCGATTCGGTATATTTTCTCTGAAAGTTCCGGGTTTTGGCTCCATGGCTCAGTACCCGCTTGTAAAGCATCGGCACCGTCCGCTTGCATGGTACCCATACGTACACGGCAGTAGGATTTAGTCCTAATTATCTCGTGCCTACGCCCTGGGTATGTCATGGCTCGATGTATAAATCTAATATCGGCACACGGATATGCTACCATACAGTCATCTGGGTCTTCCACTCCTTCCAAATTACAGGTGTTGAAATTGTTCACAATGTTAACACGGTAGAGGCCACCGAGTGGAAGTGCCACCACATCACCCATCAATATTTCCGGCCATTCCAAGACCTCGTCTGTCGTCCCCCACTCGAAACCGTGTTCATCATTAGTGTATTGGGGAAAGTCGTCAGACTCTTCTTCTTCTGAATCATCTTCACCATCCTCGAGAATCACAGTAGCGTCATCGTCGGAATACACTGACTCGGGGTCCCAAGAGAATCCGTGATTTTTAAGCACCAGGCGATACTTTTCAGGGTTCTTCATCCGAACACCCACCACAAAGTGGGGGCTAGACATCTGCCCATCCTCCAAATCACCCACTGTCCCCGGATTCCTCCACCCGTCTATGCTATTGTTCACTCCGAACAGGGCTCTCTGGATATTATACCCTTGCCCATCCTTGGAGATGCCCCGTTTAAGAGGAAGCGTATGCTCTGTATTTTCGAATACACCACAAGCTCTGTTGAGGTAAACGAACGAGTTGTCTTCACTGTCTGACCAACATTTTGGGTTGAATATTAGATTCTCCGACTGACGACTGTGTGAAACGGAAGCACCGTTAGTAGCGTGTAGTGTATTCTCAATGTCGTCCATATCTATTGGTTGAGATTTGACGGACTTTTTCAAATAATCATTGGGACGGTCACTGTCCTGTCCATCATTGGTGTAAAGCTTACTGGACGGGAACGCCGATTGTTTTAGAGGTGAAATACCTAGCGAAACCAATTCCCGCTCGTCCACGGACAATTCAAAGTCGCCACTGTCCCCATACGGCACGCCTTGTCTGTCTGGACTTAAATGGAAGAGTTCTAACTCTTCAATACCCATAGATTCGGGGTCGTTTTGTACCCTATCATCGCGTAGTATCAGCGTTCCCACATAGGAGATTTGTTCTAGAAGCAATTGCATCTTTCTCTCCTCTGTCATGTCCTTCTGAGTGACCCACCCCTCTTTGTCATCTGACATTTGAATGGACCATTTTTCATTCAGGGCTGCCTCTGCGCAAAACATATTCTTCAACTCTTGTAAGAAACCATGCCACTGAATGTCTTTGAAACCAAAGCCACAAGTCCCTGGTCCGGTGTTCAACTCTACTGGTAGAAACATTTCATGCACCGCACCGCCGCGAAACGCGCGTATATTGTTCGTCGCGTCACCGTTGCCACACGCTTCGTAATAACCTGTGTCTAGCCTATGTTCGTGTGGACCTACCACAACGAAATCAAATCCTATCTTACGGGTGGGAGCTAACGGCCTTTTCTCTCTTGGCGGGATGCGAACCACATCAATAAACAACTCATAGTTCGGATTGAACTTCAATTCTTCCGACTGTTGTTTGTTTATCAATGCTTTGTGACTGTTCTGTTTGGCATATTTAAAATCCTCAAGGGTGCACCCGATGTCAGTGATACCGTCTGTAAGAGGACTGGACCACCCAGTCCCCTTTCCCCCGTCTTTTAATATATCAACGTTGTGGTTGTCTGGCTCGAGACCATCTTTTCGCATATGTTCCACCATAAGCTTTACCGCAGTAGCCGTGTCACTCCCCGACATAATGGGCAGGAGCTTAACTCCTGGTTGTGTATAGCTCGATAGAGGAATGAGTCGGCTGGCTGGTCTCAAGTATTGCATTAAAGTAGACACACCAAGAATTTTATACTTTTCTTCGTATGTCTTTCCACTGTCCCCTTCTTCTGGATGCCTCATCAGAGTGTAGTAATTTCTAGCTTGGCAACAAGGATGAGCCATCAGTAGTCTCTTTGGGTCCACGTGTACAACGTTGGTACCTTCCGTTTTAATGCGTATTTGGCCCATAACTGCTAGGCTTTCGACTCCACCTCTCGTTCCAATATCATCGATATGGAATCTGTCAAGGATGCTGGAATCACCATTGAACTGCCATCCACCGATTTGTGTGTAGAATCTGTCGTCAGCGAAGACTCTAGTTCTTCTAAGACCACAATTCAATAGATTGGCCCACGTGTAGATGGACCACCACCCTTCTCCATTGTCGTACGCTGGGTTATGGGGCGAGTTCTCCATGTTGCTTTTGTGCATCAACAGTTGCACTGGTATGGGAACATCGTATGATTGTTTAGAAGGCATAAGCGTCCCGTTATTGAAATCGTGAAATGCTACGTTAGCAACCACTGTATCGCCAATGGCCTCTGTGCCGTATTGATTTTGTATCCATGATTGTAAACGATTTGCACCATTATTCCACTCATATACGGTTCCTGCCTCTAAGCGAGCTTTGTATTTGTTCACGGGAGGTATTTGTATAAGGATAGTTAGGCCGTGGGTTGTACAGTTAGGGTCGGGTCTTTCTTGCTTGTTGTGTCTTTTAAACTGTGAAACCTTGTACGGGCTTGGTATATCAAGCTTAGCATACGTTCTCTTCTGGTCTTTGTCCATCGGCATGGTATCCGATGTCCAGAACCATTCATCATCCTCGTAGTCACCTGGCCACCCAAGCCCCTCGATTAATTCTTGAAAGGTTAAATGGTGCTGTATTGTTTCATCGGCATCCAACTGGTAAGCTACGTCAAAATCTCGGTCTATGGCATCGTCGTCTTCGTCACGCGAATGTTGCTCGTTGCCCTTTCCGAATAGACTAATTTTACAACGAGCCACCCATTCTTGAAATATACTATACTCCGACCCATGTTCGTCCGGCTCTGCTATCGACTCAAATAGTTGTTGCTTTTCAGGACCTATTTGGTAAGCTTCTGGGTGGTCAACAAACCCCAGCGTGCTGGAGCTATTCAAGGTCCTTAGCCTAAACAAGGTCCGCCCGTCGGGTAGTGCGGGGTGTCCATTCTGGTCTAAATATTTCCAACATTTTGGATTTTGAAACCACCTACACTTTATCATGTACGAGGCCAGCAAATCAACGGGAAGGTTTTTCGGAACGTCCATAGTCATGTTGCACCTGTTCACTTCAATGGTGTCGTCCATACTACCTTCGGGTACAAATGCTATCTCTATTTTCATCCTATTTGACCGTGCTAGCAACTGCTTGGGCTTGGTCCGGACCATAAACGATTCTACCTTCTCCATGGTGAACCACGGCAACTGGTCCGTGCCTGGTGGTTTCTGGCGAAGTTTTGGTTTTCGTATAAAGTGTTTTAGAATTCCGTTTTGAGGCGTTCTACCGTCGTATACCTTTGGGAACGGTCTCTCGCCCATGTATTCTATCTTGGAGATTTCGATAGTGTTGATGTCGGGATTGCGTTTCACCTTATTGTATTTATTTACCTTCATGGTTAGAGCTATCTGTTCTTCGGCGTTTTCTTTTGTTTCTGGGAATTCCAATTCCATATCTGGTTCAAATATTGGCACGGTGACCAATGTTCCCAAGTCTTCTTCTTCTGGCGTGTAAAACTCTGGCCATGTGGGCGTGTCAAACCATTTGCATAAATCAGATATCTTCTGTGGTATTCCTACCAGTTTTTTATCGTTTGGAATGTAAATATCAAGGGTATCCTTGGTAGGAACAGGCTTGACATTGTCGGTAACTTCATCAATAAAATCGGCCAATGTAACGTAGTCATCAAATTCCAGTTGTGTTTTCACAGCCCTACCAGGTGGGAGCACTTGGAATCGTGCCCTGAGCCCGCTAGTAGAATCTGCCAACGATTTGCATTCATACTTGGCACATATACGTTCTACGTATTGATTGTACTCCTCTCTACTCTGGTCTTTCTCTTGCTGTGCTATGACACCCGCTTGTTCTTCCACAAGCGAGACCCATTTTTCTATTAGTTTGATATCTTCCCTGTTTGGTTCAAGATTGGAACCGTACACTCCCCTCCGGCTGTACCGGGCACTACCAGTCCCCGAAGCGAACACTGGAAGTTCTACCACCTGACCAGAGCCGGGTATCTTCTTCTCGATAGCGCGCTTTGTTGTACTAGAATTTGAATTGCTGGTTTCCACCTGTTCCGTTTGTGGGTCGTATACTGCCCAAGGACCCCCGCGCGCATCTTCCCACAGGTCTGTGTAATATTCTCCCTCCATTCCACCTTCGCCCGGGTCTTTTTTATTGAACAGTATTATAAGATTCTCTTTCCAATCTTTGTTACGAGCCTTGTCCAAGCATGCTAGCACTAGATTTCGTTCCTGCCCGTACAACGATTTAGTTTTTGTGGCCTTCTGTCGCTGCTCTGGTCTCGCAGCCTCTCTTCGTTTACGTATGAGAGGGTGTTCCAAATTAGGCAGTCTTGGTGTTGGAAACAACACTTGTGGTATATTTTTATCTTGAGAGTACTCGATGCTAACGTTTTTATCTTTGTAAGGCCTGCTTTCTATATAAGAGGCTACATCGTGCATGTGAAGCTCTAAAGAGCCACCACCATGGCCCGTTTGTGGACCTTCGACTTCTGCTCTGCCAAATGGCTCATACTTCATCAGAATATATTGCTTGTCGTAAGCGTCAAAGTCGTATCTCCTACCATCACTCGTCATTGGTACGTTACCAAAGGGGTAGAATTGGTTTTCACCGTATTCTCTGACCTCTTGACCGGCATACTGAAACTGTCCCGTGGTATGTATTTTTCTAGTAGTGGGTATGGCTACCATGATTCGGCTTCCCAATTTCATTTGACACGCTGAACATTTGGCAGTGTTAGGGGTCATAGTCACTGTACCGTGATAGTTTTGCCCGCCGCCCGACTCGTCTACGTAATTTACCGACCTCTTAAAGGGTGGAATGTTTGACAGTTCGGCATGGCCCGCCAGCAGCCCGCGCCATTCAAACATAGGTATATCACGGTACCATTCACCACCTCTCTCGTGGTCATCATTGCGATAACCACAGACCGTTCGTTTGTGATTTTTTCCAGCATTGATAAACCAACGTCTGACACTTTTATCACACGATACTGCTTCGTCTACAGCTAATGGTATAGTAACAGACTGTTCTTTACCAATTCCATTAGGACCTCGCATACGTTGTCGTTGTTTTAAAAATTCACGGACAGTAAAGTTGGCATCCTGGTGAATATCGTGCGCCATCGTGCCCACGGCAGTCGTGATGTAGCTCATCTCCTGGTCTAAATTAATAGCTTTGTATTGCCAGCTTGTGCCACCTGCGCCAGGATTCTTTATAATGGAATCGTACAGACATGACAAATGATAGCAGTGTGGGTGGTCTTTGTTCTTGGAACATCGCCCTAAGAATACAGTGGCTCCTGGTTCGTTACATATCAAACACTCCGTAAAGGGTATTCCCAACGCTGTTTCTGCGGTCTCGTCATCTGGAACAGTAAGGTAACTGAGTTCTTGGTGTTGTTGTATAATATGTTTCTGTATTTGTGACATCGTCATGTCCTCAATTAGGGATAAGTCTACAGTAGGCAGGGAATTCCAGAACTCGTACATCTTCCCCATGGCCTCTTGTACCCTGTCAGAGTTATTAATCTGTGTCGCTCTGGCAGCTGTAAGCGTTTCAACCTTACGCCATAGACCCATAATCTCATAGTCTTGCTTATCTATAGGTGCCATCTTAAACATTCTACGACCATCGGCACCGATGCTCTGGTATCCATCGCTACCAATGACAGCGACTGCTTTGTAACTCTCTGCTATAGGTATATCGGTCTTTTTGAGTCCGTTGATTTCGAAGAGAGCTACCAAGTCAGAGTAGAAATGAGATTCGTACAGACGCCAGCCTTGGTCGTATTGATTCTCTTTGGACAAAAACTTATCTTCTGCTGGTAGATTATCTGGTAGAAATAGACCAGCCATGGTCTGGTCTACGCCGTGATACGTGGCCAACGAACCCATTCCCATCAACTTACCATAGTTTTTCTGTGCTACTTTTTCGTGAATGAGTTCGTATTCTAGTTTAATCCTACCAAAGTCTAGTTTCAAAGCGTTCTTGTTCTTCAAACGATACACATAGAAGAAATTGCGGACGTATACACGATTCTTGTACAAGTAAGCTGGCTCTGTTCCGGGCAGTGTGATTTTAACATTGAAAAGATTACGCATCTCCGACCATTTTCCTACTCGTTCAAGGTTTGTCATCCCTATCTTGTCCGGCAATCCTGCCATCTGTAGGGTATAATCACTTCTACCTTCCATTGATATACGGGACCGCCCTTCGAAGTCAGAATAGTTGTCCCATACCTTTTCTATCAAATTTTCCACAGAAGATTTGCCAACCAAACGGACATCTGCTTCCTCTTGGTCCAATCCTTTTTCGTTCCTTTCTTTCATACGTTTCTTCACAATATCGTACTGTTTGTGTATAATATTATTGATTATATTGGCGAGACCTTGAACGCGAAGACGAGGAGCAAATAGACTGTAATCCCATTGTATTTCTATATCCGTAACGCGGAACCACTGTACCTTGGCCGGTGGTTTCCTCCAGTCTATGCCAGCGTTGAACATGGCCGGAAATTTGAAGAGATGACTAACAAACTGCTGGGTCTCGGCCCCGTATACAGCGTTGATTTCTCGGTAGAAAGCTAGCTTTCGGCTCTTCATATCAGCGGCGTTTAACCCTGCTGAAATGTTTACATTTTTAGTGATGTAGGTACTAGCCCTTGGCAATGGTCCAAGGCTTGGGTCGGCGAGCCCAGAACCTCCCCATCTTAGGTAATTGAATCGACCTTCCAACGTCAGGCCGTGTGAGTTTTCTATTCCTGCCGATGGTTGGTATGAGCGCGTTGCGTTGAACCATTTGTTGGCTATGTCCATCTGATGGCAGCGTCTTGAGCGTATGAAATGGTTCAGAAGGTACCCTACTTTGCCATAATTATCTAGATTCAGTTGAACCTCAATATCTTCATCTGTCAGCTCCCAGAAGTCTGCCTCCATCTTCCCCGGTTGGCCTGTTACGTCTGTGTAAGGTTCCGCGCTTTGGAACGGGCCAACCAACGAATTACCATCGGCCCTGTATTGTTGAGGCGTTAAATATTCACTTTCCATGATTTTTTTGTCTCTATCTTCCGCGCCCTTTAGACTACCTGCCGCAAGTATGCCTTTTCGCAGTGCGGCATATTGCGAATGCTGGTATGCCCTCCAGTCGGATTTTATCTTACTAGCACTGCGTGGCACTTTGCGGTACACATCGTATCGTAGAGTCTCCAATTTACGTACGTGTTTAAACGTCTCACGCATGATAGCTTTCCGTGCTTCGTGTATATCTTTCGTATCAAAGGCTGCGTTCCCTTCGACCAGCCCAGCTACTTCTTTCTCTAAGTAAGTCTTACGCGCTTCCAACGCTTTTACCTCTTCCCAGTCTGGTTCATATATGGCTATTAGAAGGCCAGGGTTATTATTTTTAACCCATCGCCATCCTTTCTCTCCATATAATCTGCCCCCCGACCCTTCGTGATATATCGCCCCATTATCCCATTTAAACCCGGCATCGCTCATGATATCATCGCGTGTTTTAGTGTTGCGGTTTTGTGGTTGGTATTTATTCCACTCTATCGCCGCCATAGACTTGCCGTGCCGTACCCTATCTTGTGTTATTCTCAGAAAGGAAGGCTTGTACGTCTCTTCCCACGCGTTTGAAGGTATAGTATGAGTCTTGGACATCAAAGGCCCTACTGCCGTGACCATGGATATCTCAACCGGGTTGTTAACTCTACGCTGTTGTGGTTCCAGAGTAAACTCCATGTTGTAATTGGTGTTTTGAGTATTTGTGAACCGATTATCCAACGCTGCTAACTGTGTCGGGTGCATGAAGTTTTTCTTTAGATGGTACCCAATGCTCTTGTTCAGGTCTGCGACCGATAGTTTATCCAAGAAGAAGGTCTTGCCGGATACCGAACGGAAATACTCATTCATTTGGTTCATTTTTATTTGCAATGCACCATCGGTGTATGCTTGTTGCTGGGTTTCTATCCATTTTTGTCTAAGAACAGAATCGCGGATAGTCATTCGAAAGCTGAACACCTGCTGGCGAAGCGATGCTATAGTCAGTGGACCTCTGATATTCAGCTTCTTACCAAAGGCGCTACCAATCACGTACAGAATAAAATCCCACAACGATTGATTTAAATTCATGCTGGTGCTCGAGCCTGCTTCTTGGATTATTAAATCATTGAGGTATGATTTAGGTATGGTCTTTGTATGGTCGATGTCGTTGGACATATTAAAAAGACCCGAATTAGGCACGTATTGTTCTATCAACTCTATCATCTTATTTTTATCGATGGCCTTGTTCGTGTCTGCTAGAACGCTATGTATCATAGAAAAAGACATGGCATCTGGGTATTCACTAAGCATTTTATCCGTCATATCCATTCGTGAACTTATGAGCTCTTCTGTATGGTTCTGGGCGTCTCTAATTTCATTCACTCGGTTCATATGAACGTTCAGAGTTTCTAAAATGTTCTCAGACAGTTTAAATTGTAACATACGGTGCGGCTTTTGACTTAACTCCCCGATATGTATCTCTAGGTACGCATTGTCCTCGTCAATATGTTTGATTTCCGGATAAAGTCGTGTGTAAGTATCGCCAGGGTCGTTCATCATGTCGTACTTTGTTTCTTCTCCTTTCGCATTCAATGTAGCTACATGGAGTTGAATAATAGACAACGACTGTTCTGGTGTGAGCTTGGGTGGGGCGGTTCTTATGTTATGACCAGCAGGTTGGTATGCGTCAAACGATGCAAAGAGTTCGGTCATGTAGTAGGGGTTACTAAGCATATGCCAGCTCCGCGGGAAGTCACAAACGTGTTTAAACATGGTTTGTTCAGGGTCCAATTTCAACGCCCATGGTTCGTACGTCTCGTTCAACATAGCTATGGTTCGCCGACTATCGCTATCAATACGTTTTCGAAATTGATTGAGTTTTTCCTCCCAATACTGTGTAGCGGTCGTACCTTCATCATCTATGGAAATACCTGGGTCAGACCTAATGAGTGAGAATATATTTTCCTCTTTGAACGTCTCCGTCGGTATCGGCCGCTCCACCGCGTCCAACAAAAAGTTTTCAGCTTCCACTTCAATACTCCCCATTACATCTAATTCGCGCAACCCTTGTTTCTTGACGAATGCGTTTTGAAGTATGAAACCCCATTCCCGCTGGCTATTGGTCTCGAATTGTATCGGGAGGCACGGGTTATTGTCCGGAATCCATGCGGTGGGAACGTAGATAGTCTTGAATGATTTTTCATCTTCCTGGACGATACAGACAGACCTTGGTTTGTATTCGATAAACAAACAAGCATTGTAATTCACTACTACTCCCTCTTCAAGGTCCTCTGCTAAATTGTACTCCGGCTGTACGTCTTGCATACCGTCGTAGTATGTGGCATTCTTAATCGGTATCCACTCTTCTGTCACTGTAGGCTTTATAAAGGCGTTCGTGTCTTTGTCGTTAAGATTAAAGGTCATACGGGACACTGGTTCTGCCCTGTTGTGACTACGTAGTTCAAAGCCATATATCTCTGGAAACATCTTGGTCCCTCGTGGGCTACCATCTCCTGTTCTCATGTATTCGATATGTGGATTGGGTCCATACAGTGTGTCGTCCGACATACGTAAGCGAAATTTGGTGTTGCGTAGGCCGTCGGTAAGGCGGACCCTATTACTACGATACATTATTACTTCGTAGGCATTCGTATTCTCTGTGGATGCTACACGTGCACCATTTTCTAGCTCTTGTATGGATGTAACACCGATAGCAGATAGAACGAAATAGGCATTGGTGGAGTATTCAAACATAAGTGAATCTTCGTGCGAATCCTTGCACCATCTCACGTCCTGGCTTACGTCAATTTTCCCTGTCAGGTCTCTATCTTTTCGTAACCCAAGGGTAAGGTATCCCATCTCATCTAGCTTGGACACGGTGCGACCCTTTAATCGACGCGCCATGCGCTTTATAAATTCAATCAACTTTCCCTGTACTGCGTATTCGGCTGTGAAGAAATCATCGCTACCTTTGAGTTGAAAACATTTTATGTGCATGACTGGCGAAGTGTCTTTGCCGTGACTGGGTAGCCTTAGCGATTCGTCTAATACCCATTCGTTATTATTGTTGAGCACGGGGTGGCGAAACCATCGCTCATACTCTTTTAGGACACGTTGCTCCGTCTCGGTGTCTTTCCAATCGATTAGGTCGCCCTTTGTGGCTCGCCATAAATTGCCATCCCTTTTCGCACCTTCAGAACGAGGATGGTGCATGTTGTGGGCGAAACGATGCTTTCGGAGCGTACCGTCGTCCAATACGAAGGTCAGTGTTTCCCCCGACGGCATAGTGCTTACGTTAGACCATTTAACAAAGCCTGTTATCTCACGTCCAATACCGTATGAATATATGTTGGTTATTTTAAAGGTGATACGTAGAGATTTGAAATCTATTTTCTTCTTTTCTTCCTTATTATCAATGTCTTGGCCAAACGGAACACCCTCGGGCGTTTTTAAAAATTCATTCCATTTTGCTTCTAGTGACGCACGAACTGGAATAACACCTTCGGCAACAGTATGGTTTTCATACATCTCAGGAAGCCAGGTACGGTATATGACAAGTATGTCTCCTACTTCATAAGGTACGCTTATAAACGAAGTGTAGTTTTTAGGCATATAGTTTAAAATGATAATCAGTTTATACTATTTTTTACGTCTCTCCTCCTCTAAATTTTTAATGGTTTCAATATAATAATCCACATCGGGCCAATCGTAGTGTTTAAACACATAAGCTCCGGCTACAAATCCTAGTGCGAATCGCCACATATGTTTAGTACACACATCGCTATATAGTATTGTACAGTACAAATCGGCAGCACTCTGATTTATTAAAAAATATGTATGGAAAACTGACGTTGGCATCCATGCATTGTGTATCCAAATACAGCAGGTCGTACGACGGTTCATCTTCGAAGAAACTAACCTCGTAAATCAAATAATCTTCCTCTTTACTGATTACATCCAGGTTGTACGACTGATTCTTACAGGTATGGCCCATTGCTATGATAACTGGCTGTTCGTTATCATCCATATACAAATCAGTGCTGTACTGTTGCCATGCTACCAATGTCATACTAAGAAGCATGACCGCTATGGTTACCATCGTACAGGTACGACAGCACCATTTAAAGGATTTGGTGTCACAGGGTTCTACGTGTTCTTTTTTGTGTTCGTTTAGAGGAATGGTTTCAAATGATGTATCGCCAGAGGCAAATTCAAACATAATAATATATAGTTTAAGTCTTTAATACGTTTTATTTGGGTCGTATATGTCACTGTCGTCACTGTCGTAGCCAACCGAATACACCGGGGCACTATTAACCGGAACCGTGTATTCTGGGGACATCGGGGAATCCGGATTGTACTCTGGGCTTTTCGGAACCGTGTATTGTGGGCTATCTGGGTTGTAAGCGTTGGGTTTTGTCGGGTCGTAAGTTGGTGATGTCGGTCTTAGTGGGTCGTAAGTTGGTGATGTCGGTATGTTAATGGGAGGTGGGTGGAAAACTGGCGGCGCGACAGCTCCCCAAGTCATTTGTGGCGCTTGGCCGAATGGTTGGGCGAAGGAATTCGATGGCAATGCCCAAGGGTCTGGAGCCGGTGCACCCACTGCTGCCATAACATTCTGCTGGTATGGTGTAGCGTGTTGTTGTTGTGCCCACATTGGGGTAGTGGGAATATGACCCGGCATCATTCCTCCCATCATAGCTGGTTGCATGGTTGGCATGAGATGTGGTATATATTTCTGGGCTGTTGCCGATGAGAAAGGATTGGACGGTTGGTTGCTGTCAAACTGAAGCCAGCCATCGTCGTCCTCGTCGGAATCTTCCTCCGCCGCTTCCTGTACCAACTTCTTGTACTCTTCCGTCTTGAGAACATCTATATCAGCTGTACCTATTTTCGGCATGATACCCATCAGTATTTGTTCCGACACGCCTGTCAAAGGGTCGGACTTGCACTTGGTGGCAGCATTTAACAATACTTCCACCGGCTGTTCAAAGGTAGCACGGGCCAGGGGAGATTTGTTCTCATACTTGGCAATGCCATGCCTTGTCGTGGCGGTGATATTACCGCTAAAAGTCATTCGAGATACCATAACCTGGTAGTGTCTACAGCTAACATATGAACCATCAAAGCTGAGTACGCGGTGGCACTGTTGGTACAGTGTCTTACGCGCTGCTTCAATGCCAAACTTTTCGAGAACATCGAAAGGATGATTGGACATGACCGACTCGATGCATATATAGTCCAGCTTTAACTTGTATAGCTCGTATATGTTCGTGCCTACCGTTTCCACCGTTAGTTTCCCATCGTCCAAGCAAGGCTCCGCTACCTTGATGTTTGGAACGCCCCGAACATGACAATTCATCAAACGATTACGAAGTACAGCGCAACTATTTTTGTTGTTTTTCTTGCCATAGTTACCTATGTGTATCACGCTATCCCCCACCGGGTTAAAGGTGTAGGCTATGTTAATTCCCTTGGTAAACTTGTTGTATAGTGCTGACAATATTTCTTCAAACTCTACCTGGTACCGTATAAGGCGTTCTACTGGTACTACCATTTTCACGCACCAGTTACCTTCTGGAGCAATGCGTTTGAAGGGAACGTCTGGCATCAAATAGTACATGGGATGTTCTTTCGCAAAGTGTATGCATTCGATTGTCGAGTTGGAAACCAGTTTCCGTACGATTAGGTGCACTATTTTAAAGGATATCTCAACGGCCTTGTCAATTTCACCCGCCCCTTTGCCATTAAAAATAATGCTACAGTTGGGAGTCTTTGGTTTATCGCTCGCATTGATGAGTTCCTCGAACCTGGGAACACCCATCGAAACGTTTTTGGAGGATATACCAGCGTGATGGAAAGTGTCAAGTGTCATTTGTGTAACGGGTTCCCCCAATGATTGAGCTGCCAATGTTCCTACCATTTCTCCCGCACCTATAAGTGTCCGCTCGTACTTATCTTGAAGGGCGGTCAAGAGCGTCATAACATCCATGCTGGTCAATTTGTAATAAGCAGACAGTCTCTTGGCAGCACAGGTTTGTAGAACAAGAGCCCATACTAATATGTTGCGCTCTTTAAACCATTGTAAAACACCTTTAGACAGTTCCCAAACTTCATCTGGCATCATGTGAACCTCGTCCATACCAGAACTCAATCTCTCTGCTTGTCTCTTGACGTTGAAACAGCTCGAAACTTGTTTTAATTCTGTATCTCTTATAATATCTCTAGCTTCCACGACCATTTCGAACTCTTCCGTGTTACCCCAATCGTAGCGGTCTATTATCTGACTGTCTGTCAACGCTACCATCTCAACGGCATTGAACTCGAGCGGTTGGCCATCAAAGCCGTCTTCTCCGTATTTGAACTGTATGATAGCTCCATTGGCATCTCGAACACTACCATCCCATTCTGTCTTACATGTCTCCATCGCTTTAACCAGTCTGCGTTGAATATACCCAGTAACCGCAGTGTTGATAGCAGTGTTGATAAGCCCGTCCCGTCCCGTGATGCCCATGAAGAAGAATTCGGACGGTGTGAGTCCTGCCATGTACGGATTTCTTACCATGCCTAGTGACTCTGGTGAAGTATCGGAAGCTTTAAAACAGGGCAATGTCTTCCCTGCTATGGTTCTGGCTATGCGTTTACCACCACTGTTCTGCTGTCCAACCATTGCCATGATTTGTAAAATATTCATCATGGAACCTTTGACTCCTGACGATACCATTCTATATAGAAAGTTGTCCCTCCCCATGGTAGCAGAAGCTGCTCTACCCATTCCGTTGCGAGCTCTGTTCAATGCGTGATTGATATCAGTCTCCTTGGTCAGTTTGGATGCCTCCGTAATAGCTTCTTGGTATTCTTTTTCTATCTTAACCTGTGTCTCTGCCGATGCGATAAAGTCACCAACACCGATAGAGAATCCCTGCTCAGAGAACCAGCGGTGTACACCCAATTGTAATTTGTTTATGAAGTGGATACAGGCATCCGGGCCGAAATCCAGCCATAAAATATGTACCAAAGAACCCTGTCCCCGGCCGAGTATCTTCTTACCGAACTGTCCGTACAGGACCTGGCCATCATGAATGCACACATTGTTTATCTCTTCATCCACTACAGCTTTTCTGGTCTTGTACCTTAATTTTGGGGGCATAATCATCGATAAAGCCTGTTTCCCTGTCCATAGTGGAGCAGGATGGCATATAGCTGGTATAGGTATACCGTGTGTATCGGTTTCCATCATCCAATCAAACAATTCACGCTTGGTTAGAAAAGAATCGCCATGGCTCAGTTCGGACGTGCCCAGAAAGCCATCCATCACTAAGGACATCACCGGTCGATGACTCTGTGGTGTCACGATGTTGTGTTTCACCGCCATGATGTTCTCAGCTTCTGCCCTGGCTTCTATCGTTTGGAGAGCGTGAAAATTCATCTCGTCACCATCAAAGTCGGCATTGTACGGCGTTGTACACGATAGGTTAAGACGAAATATCTTACCAGGCATGATACGTACATAGTGTGCCATGATGGACATCTTGTGCAACGACGGTTGCCTGTTGAATAAAGCTATATCACCGTTCTGTAGTTTACGTTCTACCTTCCAACCGATTTGTATTTGTGGTTTGTTGAATCGCAGGTCGAGGCGCTTACCGTCGGCTCTCACTACAAATTTCACAGGACATTCACCAACATTAAATTTGGCATTGATTATATCTTGCCAGTGTGCCATGTTGAACGCGTGTATATTTTCTGTAATGGTTAGAATATTTGCCACAAATTCTGGCACCCCAACCTCGTGCATGCCCATCTTCGCATCTGGTCCTACCACAGAGCGAGCAGTAAAGTTTACACGTTTGCCCATACCATTTCCACGTATGCGGCCATTCTTATGTCGTATCCTATCTCCTATACAAGTCACTTTCGAGTTAATCATCTTCTTACCTTTGTTAGAGCGTGAGCGGTAGATATATCCGGCCACTACTTCTTGTTGTTTCTTTAATATATTTTTGATTTGTGACGGATGTTTGATAGTCTTCATGTGTTTCTGAACGGTATTGTTCATACGCACAATACGCAGCAGCGTTCGAGTTAAATCGTCTTCACCGCGTATTTCATCTCCTCCAATGGTAGGAGATGGCCTCACACAGTTGGGAGGAATGGGCAAGACTTCCATGATGGCATGTCCCGCTTTGTGGTCTTTGATTTTCGTTAGAATATCTACCGCTTCGCAGGGTAACAATGGCTTGCCACCTACCTGGACATACCATTGGTCGTGTTTCTGTATAGGAACTTGAACGGTGCCACAGAATTCACACTTTTTGTCTTTGCGTTGTGTGTATAGTTTCGCATGCGGTGCGTAACAGTTGAGACATACCGATTTGAGAGCTTTTATCAACAGGTGCACCCACCCGGGATGGTATAGTGGAGTAGCTAGCTCCAGGTATCCGAAATGGCCGGGGCACATCTTCCATGTTTGCGTACACGTGGGACAAATACCTTTACGCGCAGTGATGCCCATGCGCGGGTCACGTAGTCCACCTTCTGATGGCTGCTGATTATCATAGAGTTTAGGGTTGGTTATTTTCACCACCGCAAACTTGCGAATGTCGTCAGCAGCCCATGGCTCGAACGATAATCCTGTGATATTCGCATCACGGAAGAATGTTACCATTTGGATTTTAGATAGATGTTATTATTTATGTCGCATATTATATACATATTCTAATTGTTAAGTAACATCCATGAATAAAACAAATATGGCTTACTACCGTTTGGACGAAGCAATAGCTACATGTAAAGGTACTGAACACGTATTAGCATGTGATACCGCCAAAGGTAATGGCATGGTAGGAAAGAAATTCTTTATCTGTCCAAATCTATGGACACAGGAGGGAGACAACGAGTTCAAGCGTTTGGTTCGTGCGAATGGACCCCACTTCTATGAGATTCTACAACCAGGCCGGGCCACTCGTATCTTTATGGATATAGAAACCACCAACGGTGTACACTCCCGCGTTAGGGCAGGCGTTGATGTCTTGGTTAAAATGGTTAAGATGTGGATGGAACACAAAAAAATACCAGACGTCCAACCCTTCCACATTTTAGATTCGAGCAATGAGAAAAAATGTTCGTTCCATGTTGTGGGTGGACCACTACTGACCAATCCGTATCACGTAGGCGCACTCATCAGGCGTTTAACATGTTTTATATATTCCGCCAGATACGAGACTACGGAACAACCATTTGACTTCGAAACATTGTTTGATAACGACGGCAACTATATTGTGGATGAACAAATCTACACGTTGAACCGACAATTTAGATTGTCTAAGATGTGTAAAATGGGTAGTAGCAGGACTCTCAACGGGTGTACAACTTTGGAATCCGTTTTGCAAAACGTGGAACCTTCCTTTGTTGAAGGTGTTGACTGTCTCGAGATTGATGAGTCAACCCCGTCATCTACTTCCAAGAAAGCAACGGTCCTCTTCAGCAAAGTGGACGATGGGTGGGTTCGTGTTGCCGGTGTTGCGATGTCTATGAGTAAGACGAAAGCTAGTCTTCCCCAGTCTTTGTGTAAGCTTCGGCTATGGTTGGATAGCTGGATGGGCCATGGGCGTATAACTGGGTGTAGTTTTGATATACTGAGAGGTACTTATCTAATGAATACTACCTGTAAGAAATGTTGGATATCCAATCGCATGCACAAGTCGAATCATACTTGGATAGTTATCAACCCCTGGCAGCGTGAATGTATTCAGAAATGCTTTGACGAGAATTGTGCCCGCCAGCAGTACACGATACCTGTCCCAGTAGACTACTGGAGCACTTGGACTTCGTATATGGATAAAGATGTAGACATTGGGAGGTGTTGAGTTTTGGTCTTTGACTAGTTAAAACACACTATATATTACTATTGAAGTCTTCATAAGACAATGATAAACTGTAGCCCGCTAAACTCTATTTACGGAGATGACATCCCCTCTGATTTACAAGACGCTTTGAAGGAATTGGAAGCTCAGCTTAACAAACAGAAAGACTATGTGGTCGCTGTCACCATTTTGCCTAACTGTTCTATCGATTACGACAGGACTATCCATTTGCAAAAAACTCTCAGTGAAAAAATTCCCTGGGTGATGCAAGGTGTCTTGGTCACGTTGAAACCCGAATATAAGCTATCGTATGCCGATGCGATTTGGTTTCATCCAGAGATGGCCAAAGGCCGTTCAGTATTTACAATTGATAAAGAAATTAGCAAAGAACAATTAAACTCGATTAAAGAATTACACCACGTCGATGGTGACTACGACAAGGCAAGCCCTGCGGCATTGTCACCATTTCACTGTGATATTGGCGAGTACAACGCAGTATCGATAGACGATATGGGCCTAGAAACGGAACAAAAACATTTAGTAGTCAATGCCTCAATGGAAGCGTTGACCTACTCCTTATGGACGCAATACCTCATGACAGGCGAGACCGTTGGTAAGATTTACGAAAACTGGACCACCATGGATATGGGCAATGGTAAATCTATTATGGACACTGCTTCCCATGTTCGCAACCAGATTGCTAGAGGTATTCTAGGAGCGACGGAAATCGCGGTGAATGACTGCCGTGTGTATTCGGACGAAGTGAATGCACTTTATTCCGATGGTTCGTCGGTCTATTTCTCCAACCATGCTATCAAAACACCGAAGGAAGACGGTGGCCAAATCCTGGTCCACCTGTCCGCTCTAGGTGGCTACGAGCTTTACTCTGTAGAGAGTGACGAACTTTTCATCCCATCGAACATGGGTCTATCTTCCAAGACATTTAATTGGGACGATATGAGCACAGCCCAGCGTCATCGTATTTTTAGCGACTGTATGTGGGAAGGTAATGAGGGTTTCAACACCTATGTCTTGAAACCGCCAGGCATGTTGGCAACTAAAAAGAAAGACTTTGAAAATAAGTACAACTTGTCGAGCGGTACTAAACTGCGCATGAAACGTGCAAAATTCTCAAGTCAACCAGTTCGTGACTTTATGGACATTGGTAAATTGCTTAAACTTACCCCGTTGGCAGAACACTTGGAAGGACTGAGCGTGGAACACATCCTACGCAAAGGGGACAAGATTTCCATCCCACTGAGTTTAGAGTATAAACCGTTCAGTGATTTGATTGCCCAGTTTGAAAACATTCAGAAAGAGAACCCAGGTTTTCAACTGTTCAACGAAAAACTGGTTGATGGAGGTTATATAAAAATCCCAAGAGATATCATAAGTAAACTTAAGTAAAATTAAATAGCGTTATTATATACACACTACATTGTATTGTTGTACACACCTGTCAGCGTATTAAATGTTTTAAAATTCCTCGCCGACTTTCTATAATCCGCAGGAGACACCATGAAGCTGCTGGTGTTATCTCTACCACGCCCGCCTATTTTTTTACGGAGCGCTCTCAAGCACAGTGTCTGCTGCTGTATCAACCGTTGATAATTTCTATCCAAATTGTAATTCAAACCCGATAAGAATGCCGACATCTTTATCCGAAGAGCAACCAAACGTGCAAAAAGAGTACCACCGACTGAAACCATTAACGACTCCATGGGAATCGTTGGGCCTATCATCTCATATGCCTCGTGAAGGTGTCCAAATATGGTAGGATTTAGATAGACTAAACCCGACACCTCCGGGATGGTGGTCCATTTGTGTTGGAAGGCCTGCTCGGTGTTGGTGCTGTCTAGCGGGTCTGCGCCAGGGTTAGTAATGTCGCCCAAACCGCCGCCGGTTGAAACGGCTGACCGTCCAGGTTCTTCGGATGGTGTGTTCCACATATTTTCTAATTTTATATTGGCGAATGCTGCCACTTTCATAAGAAATTGGTAGGACGGGTCGTTCCTTAGCTGTTGTTTATATGCTTCGTGACGATGTTCCCACTCTCTGGTCTTTTTATTGATTGGTGGATAATTGGGCGGTTTCAGGTCATCCATGCGTTTATCCCATGCCTCTTCCTTTTTCAAATCTTTAGCAGGTGGCGTTTTGTTGTCGGAGTAAACGTCTATATGTGTTTCTCCAGGTTTTAAAACACCTGCTGGTGCTAAATCGTGTGTCGTCCAGTTCTGCATATTGGTTAATATCGGTCGGCCTTATATATAGAATCTTGCGCAGTTTGGTTTTCTGACGGTATATATTGGTTTATGTAAAGTGTATTATCATGAGCCGTATCAGTAGAAAAAACACCACCTCTTTAAAAAATACCCTGTCAAAACCAACTGAAGAAAGTACAGACCAAGTAATGGAAACGGAAGCCGAAGAACCAGCTCTTAATTTCGCAGAATCTACCAAAAGTGAAGAGAACATCGCACGTGTAGTGTTCGAAGCAAACGCAACTGCTGACCAATTGGCACGTGGCCATACGGTACGTTTGGCCGGCGCTAAGGATATTTTCAAATCTGAAATCGCGTCAGTAGATTACAGTAAAGGTATCATCACCGGTATTAGTTGTAGTGCCGTCTATTCCGACTGTAGTGAGCCAGTCACTGTTTCTTTGAATTTGTTTAACACATCTGAACAGCAACCAAATGTTCAGAACGAACAGGGCTGGCTTCATGCACCAAGCCATACCGATTTTGGTTCGCGCGCAGCCGTGGGTAGCAATGGTTTCAAAAATATGCTTAACGTATTGCCTTACGAGAAAAGTAGGTGTAACATCATTGCATACAAACCAAGTGACGTCGCAAACGACCGCTATATCCAACAATACGGTTCTTACAACAATGAGAACTTGTGGGATGGTGTTGTAGCGTTTCCCGGAGAACAGTATTATTTGGTACATCAGGGTCACGTAGTCCTTAACGTTATTAAAAACAATTGGGAACAACTCGGAATTAATGTAGACGATGAACATAGGTTCAACGGTACCTACGTCCAAGTTCCTGCCCATGTATTTGACCGTGTTATTAAGGACTTAGAAGCACAGGTATTGTCACGCATGCCTTTTACGAATTTGAACGACATTCGCGCTAATTTCACGAGCAAGCAAGCGTCCAAGTTTAATTCCAACCACGAGGAAGGAATTAACGGCCGTTACAAAGTTATGGTGGAATTGTCATTCCAGTACCAATTCCCACCTACCGTCGAGAAAACCGATGAGGAATAAGCGCATTGAAGCTCAAAGTAAAATTAAATCCTTTAAATCCTAATGTTTCTAATTTTTAATATAAATTCTACCTCTATACCCTCAGTATGTCCGAACGGAAACGAAAGCGCAGACGTATCGAACACCCAGAGAAACAACTCCATGATAATTTTATAAATAATTTAAGCGAATTAGAAAAGAATATCAAAGATTCCAACGCAGAGGCCAAAGACATGTTGTATAATTTTTTCTCCCAGTTCATACGCATCACAACCGGTAAATTCACTGAAGAGTTTAAACCAATGGTGCGCCAAGCTATCTATGAAGAAGTAGACGACGACGATGCCAGAATAGCAGCAGCACGAATCATTAAACAGAGTGGTGTAGAATGGCCAGAAGTTTTTTTAGGTCGTGTCTACCTGTCCGATATCCGTAACTTTGTCGTATTTGAACTATGGTCCCAACACCAACACGTTATACCGGGTCAATGGACGCCGGGCAAAGGACGCGGGGACGAGGCACAAAACGAAGCGTGGTCAAATGCACTGGGGACTATAGGCGTAAAAATACAAAACCCCAAAGACTCGAGCCGGCTTTCTAATTTGTTAACCTGGATGCACTTCCTAAAGCTTATACACCATGTCAAAGCATACCTGGAACAAAAAGAAGGTGAATACGACTCTGGAGACAACCTCTACACGTTTAATACTATTTCGGGAGCATGTTTGCATAAATACAATAACGAGGGAATGCCCAAACTAATTTGGGAACTATTTCTAGACGTTTGGCACTATGACAATGTATCTTGATAAATGCAAGATATGTTATGATAGGAAAGCCGATTTTAGACTTCCGTCCTGTACACATTGTATATGTTTTAGATGTTGGTGTAGAATAAGTAGTAGTAGTATTCATCCTCAATGTCCTTGGTGTAGAGCTGTACAGCATCAATCAACACTACAAGGTTTTGTTGCCAGTTTCGCACGGTTGGACCCAGTGGTACAGGCACTTGTTGTATTTGGTATTTATAAATTAGTGTATGGGTAGTATTTAATATTAACAATAAACAATATTATGTCTAGTTTAGCTAAAGAACAATCTACTGATTATGTCCCTGATTTCGGTGGTAATCAAATTATGTTGGAGATATACCAAGCGAAGATGGCCGAGCTAAATTCTGTGGGAACCGACCAGTTTAGACAGAACATAAAAAGTAAATTAGTCATCGTTGTCCAACAGATAGTTACCGAAATGTATGAAAATATACACGTTCTCCTTCCGAGTGAGCAAGCTCAAGCCGTTACTAAAGATTTCCAACTCTTTAGTTGGTTTGCTTCGGAATGGGAAACACTAGGAGAACCCACAGGAGAATCCACAGGTAAACTTCGCAAACAACCACATTTTTTTGTCAAAGCACTAGTTAATCCGGGTACTGGCCTATTCAAGTACGGTGACAAATGCTATTTCCATAGAAAAGAGGGAGAAGAATGGAAACTCAACACATATATTATACACGAATGGGAAGAACGGGAAAAAGGATACTCTGCTGCTGTGGGTGCCATGAAGAGTAATCTGACAACTATCTGGACCAATCGCAAAGCGTTATGCTTGTATAGTAGAGAATACAGGTTTACACCCTTTCAACGGGGTAAGCTTATAGACTTTGACTATGGGTACGCCGCAGATAAGCACGGGCACATACCAGCCTACAGGTATGTAAAGCCGGAGGAGAAGGGAACATACACCAACATCTTTGGCTATCGATTGGAAGATTTTCAGGTAGAGTTTCAAGATATGTTGAATAGAAATCCACAATGGCACAACATGGACATGGTAGAGCTAAAAAATATACTAATCGAAACGCTCATTTTGTTCCATGAGCTCATCCATGTTGTAACCAATACAGCGCATCAAGTAGAAAAACAAGACACTGAATCAGAGATGTGGCCCGCCATGCCAAGGGATTATCCAGTAGAAGAATTTACCGTTGAAGACTGGCCAGACTTCACCCAAGCAGATGAATATAAGAAGGCTATCGATAAAGAAGATAAAAAACAATTCGAGGAAAAAGGGGAGACGGTATGGCCCTTCTTCTCTGATGGCAGCGGACACGGTGTAGAATTCTGTAACATGTATTCACTCTTCGCAGGTATGCGTGGTCAAACCACTCTATGCTCTGTATCGTATGAGAAGAGAAAGACGAGACGGGCACTACAGAAGAAATTACCAGGAGGAATAGCACGGCCAAAGGTCCGCAAGCAGCCGGTGGGGCCGAAGCTGCATAGTCCCAAGTCGAATAGTACGAAGTATGTACCCCAGCAAGAGGAAGATGGGACAACAAGATGGGTAAAAAAACCAACAACATTGGCAAAACAA